AGGCACTCCGAACAGTAACGAATCCGGATATTAAAAAGGCGCACCGTGTAAGTATGCTCGGACGCCTTTCGCCGGATCTGTTTAGTTCAGAGGTAACAAAGAAAGCGTATAAACGTATTTCGAAGTTGCTCGAATCGCGCTCGATGATTCTTGATTGGGAAGATCTCTTAGAAGACCCTAACCTGAACGTTGACTATCGTGACGAACTGCGCAGCGCGGAAGAAGCGCCAGCGAAAGGCATGAAAGGATTCGAGCGCATTCTTGATCCACTTTTAAAGTATCGCAAACGTCGAACCATTATGAATGTGGGGCGCAGCATTGCAAAAGATCTGGAAGGTGATGAGGACGATTTTGATGAGGATGACTATCTTCTCAAACTCGCTGATCATCTTAATCAGGCGAAAGGTGGATCGGTTAACGAACGTGTTCATTCTTTTGGAGGAAAGAAATCGAACGCGTTAAAACTCGCGAAGAAAGTTCTTAATGCGCCGTCTGAGGTTCTGTATAAAACAGGCTACATTGAATATGATAGCCGAAATGCAGGCTTGCCGACGACTGGTGTTTTTATTCTCGGTGCAAGTACATCCGGCGGTAAATCTGTTTTCAGTATGAACCTTGCGGATCGAATGGCGCGTGCAAACGGTATCCACTGTCTCAAGATAACTCTTGAAATGACAGAAGAACAGGAAATGAACCGTATGCTCGCCATGATCAGTGGCGTTGATTTCTGGAAAATCAAACAGAACAAACTGACGAAGAAAGAGAAGAAAGCTGTTCTGAAAGCAGCGAAGATTTACGATGACCAACTGCGTAAATCTGGCGCACGTAACAGTTTCGTTTCTCCGGATCGTGGCATGAGTATTGATGACGTGCTTTATATGGCAACGGCATACAATGCAGAAGTAACCGTGCTCGATTACGTTGGTCTTCTTGAAGGTGTTGATGATGGCGACCAGTGGAAAAATCTCGGAAGCGTTGTGCGTCGTGCGAAAGTACATGCGCAGCAAAGCGGGAAGCTGATTATCATTCTGGTTCAGATTGATAGTGACACTGGTAAAATTCGTTACTCGCAAGCGATGAAGGAACACGCCGACGTTGTTTGGACGTGGAACTATTCTGATCCGGAAGTTCGTGAAACTCACGTTCTGCCGATTCAGGTAATCAAAGCGCGTGATGGCGAGCTATTCGATCTTCCGCTTCGAGAAGCGTTTGAGAAAATGCAGGTACTTGACGGCGAAGGTGCGACCGCTACTTTCTCTTCTTCGGAAGATAACAAATCGCAATTCCGAAAAGGTGGCGGTAAGAAAAAGCCTGTTGAACTTGCAGACCTGAAACCTAATCGACGTGCTGGAATGTTAGTTAACGCCGCGTATGATGACGATGGCGATAGCGGCAAGTCGAAGAAGAAGAAACGGAAATCTGCGCTTGAGTAAATATGAATCCCCCTACGGCGTTTTGGAATCAGACGAACTGGTTCCACGCTGGTCATTCCCTTGCGATGGAAGAATAACGCAGGTGGAAGAAAGTTGGATGCTTGGCGATATGAGTAACACCGTATCGCCAGTGCGGTTGACACGCGGAATTCACAAAATTCACAATCAGGATTTTGATTATGACGGAACTGATGAAATCGATCTCGACGAAACCGCAGATGCAATTCAAAAAACAGAATCGCGTCTCCTTATCAGACCTGAACTTCGCGGAATCCGCAACCGCTCCAAAAAGAATGGTATTGGTGCGGAAAATGTTATCGAAGTCTCCGACGATCAAGTAAGCGATATTATTGATCACGTAGAAGAAAAGGCCGATTCGTTCCGCAGCATGTTGTTGCGCCGAACTGTTCCGTTGCTTCTCGGTTATGATATTGCAGCGGGTGAGTCCGAAGCAATCGTGCGCGACATTCTTAAAACCGATATTGAAATTGACGATGAGTTAGTTGGATATATCGGGCGCGTCACGCTCGCAGACATGATCAGCGAGTCGATGAAAACGTGTGATAACCTTCCTGAATCGGTGCGTGCTGACGTGCTGAAAGACTGGTTAATCAAAGCGTTTGACGGAGTGCGTGCTGACCATAGCCGCGCCAATAAAAGCAATCTTGTGCGTCGTTTGAAAAATGAATACGAAGGCATGATTGCCAATGGCAAGGTTCCGCTGATTGGAACATCAAGAGGATTGTCGCAGCGTCATGGCAAAGAAACCTAAAGTAGCGGCGGTTCAATTAAAACCGAAACGCATTTTAGCCTTTGAAACTTTGCTGAACGATGGCGAAGATGAAGGTGAGGATCTAACTTTCGTAGAAGAGAAAAAAGGTACAGACGTTTCTTTTCTACAGGAAGGTGAAGTAAATATTGTGGATCTCGTTGACCTAGCGTTGAAAGATAAATCGCTGGTTCCGCGAGATCTTAAATTCGATGATAGTGCTTGCCCTCAAGCGAAAAACTTTTTGGAATGGGTAACGTCTCCGCATTTCTTAAAGCAGACGCCTTATCTGGAACAGGCACTAATCGGTTTGCGTTTGTTTGGTGAAATCTGTCCACGTTGTTCTGATCTGGATTGGTTGCCTACCGAAGCGCATGAACCGCAAGAAGGTTTGGCTGGTATTCGAAAACACCTTACCTTACTTGAACACGGCGAATGTCCTAAGTGTGGCGCTCGTCGTAGTGAGTTGATGCACTCGAAAGAATTAAACTTCTACAACGAACTTGCGGTGAACGCAGGACAGCGTTGCGTTGGTGCATCTACTCCGGTTATTACTGAACGAGGTTTGTTGCCGATTAGCCATATGTTTATCGGTCACGACTCGCCGGGATTCCATTTGCCGCGCATGAATATGTGCGCAAATACCGGAAACAAACTGGATCGCGTCAAACAACTTTATGTGAGTACCGAAGGCGCAACTAAACGTGTTGTGCTGCAAAACGGAATGCACATTGACGCGACTCCGGATCATCCTCTTAGAACTGAAACAGGTTTTAAGCGCGTTAAGAAATTAACCACGGAAGATCATGTTCAAATTTGTTTGGGAACAAACGTGTGGGGCAAGAAAGTTACTTTGCCTATCACGATTGAAGAGGCTGGCCTTGCAACTCGCGATGCCGCTCTTGAATTTCTCAGACGCAACTCACTACCGATAGAAAATGATAAACTCATTTACACGTCCACTGCGCCTAAAGCGCAAATGGCTTGGTGTATTTTGCTTAACGCTGGTTTTCTCCCTGTTGTCCGAAATGCTGGCGATGAGTATTCTGTTGTATTTGATCTTAATTCTCAACCTATCACTAAATCTCTCTTCATAAAGATTGATAGCATTGAGGATACTGATGATCAGATAACTTATGATTTGGTGATGGATGGAATGCCTCAGTTTATTGCTGGCGGCCTTCTGAATCATAACAGCGGTAAGAGTATCGTTGTTGCGATGTGTTCCACGTATCTTACACATATCATCTTAAAGTCTCAGTCTCCCACTGGTATTCTTGGAATCAGTAACACGACAATTCTTCACGGAACTTTCGTAGCGCTGACGCAATCACAAGCGAAAGATACTTTGTGGACACCGTACTTCAACATGATATCTGATAGTCCGTGGTTCCAAAAATATCACGAAGTTATCAGGCGACAAGAGAGAAAATACGGTATCGAAGTAATGAAGATCCGTGACACGTTTGTGTTATACGGACACCGTAACTTAATTGTTTATCCTGCTGGCCCTGATGGGCGTATTCTGCGTGGGCGTACACGAATTTTTGGCGCACTCGATGAAATCGCATACTTCGATAACGATGCGGATAGTAAGAAAGTAAAAGTAAGTGCCGGGATGGTTTACGGCGCACTTGATCGATCTCTCGCTACCGTGCGTGCGGCAGAGGATAAACTTATCGCCGCAGGCTATGACCGCGCATTTACTGGATACATGTTTAACGTGAGTAGTCCGGTTCATGCGCGAGATAAAATCAACGAACTGATGCGAAGCAGTGTTGGCAGTACGAAACTTCTCGGCATTCACGCGCCAACGTGGAAGATGAACCCGACAATGCCGCGCAATAGTCCATTCTTGGAAGAAGCGTTTCGACGCGATCCGGTTGGCGCTGCGCGAGATTATGGCGCGGAAGCTCCGTTGTCTGCGAATCCATTTATTACTCAGCCTGTTTTCGTTTCAAAAGCAATTCGAGAGAAAGGCAGAAACATGTGCGTGTACAGTCATAAGATTGTGCGCCACAAAGATGGTTCGCGCCAACGCTACGGAACTCTGGTAAAAGCCGCGACAACAACTCAGCCTAGTATTATGGCGCTCGATGCTGGTTACTCGAATAACAGTTTCGCGATGGTAGTTGGTAGTCGAAATGCAGCGGGAATTATTAGCGTAGATTGTATTGCCGAAATAATTCCATTGCCAGGCATTCCCCTGAACTATACGTTAATCTTCGATGAGTTATTGTTGCCATTGTGTCAGAAACGAAACGTAAAAGTTTTGCTGGCTGACCAATGGAACAGTATTAAGCTATTGCAGGACGCCAAACTAAAAGGCGGGATTACGGAAGCAGATAAATACAGTCTCAAGTATCAAGACTTGTGGACAGTAAAAACTTTGCTGGAATCCGAAGTTCCTCGTTTAAGTTTGCCGCGAATGCAGCACGCCGAAACAATCGCAGATACGTTGCTTTACGATGGTGAAGACTATCCGTATTGTTTTGAAGGTAAACCTACCGAACACCTTATCATGCAAATTCAAACGGTACAGGATACCGGGAGAAGCGTAATTAAAAACATGGGCGCAACCGATGATAGTTGGCGTGCTATGGCGTTGATGGTTTGGGGATTCGAAAGCGGAAACTACGAAGAAGCATTGACCATTCGCGAAGAAGTTCACGTCAATCGTGATCCGTCTCGCCTCGGTGTTTCTAAAGGCCGTAGAAATACGGGAAGCGCATCAAGTACAGCGCTGTCTAGTGGTAATCCGATAGGTTCCGTCAGGACGCGAAGAATAGGACAAAAATAAAGTAATTTGGAGTTATACAGCGGGAATAATTATTCCCGCTAGTCCTATTCAAAAAGGGGAATAAAATGAGTAAGAGATATTTCAATCCGTTGACTGCCAACTCCGCTTCTTCTGAATCTTCTGTAAAGAAAGATCAGGTGGCTTCAACCTCTGCGTTCAACATTACCGATCCTTCGGTGTGTCCGAAATGCAATAGCGCCACTATCGAAACAAAACTTTTATCGAGTGAGCCTGTTCGCTTTTGCACAAATTGCAGAGTAGTTATGGCGCTTCCAGAATAACGGGGAAATCTAATGGGTATCAAACTCGGTCGTGAAGTTCGCGAGCCTCAAATCTCAAAGGGCAGCGAAACCGCGAAGAAAGCAAAGACTCGCCCGTTAGGATCGAAATCACAAGAGCGTGCGCAGGCAAACGTTCAATCAATGTCAAAAGTTGCGAAATCTTTCCGTTCGACTTCGAGCGGTTCCGGAATGAGCGGCGGCAACATGCAAGTCGGCAGTGTTCCGCTTGATATTGATTTGGGGCCAATGTTGGAAGGCATGGATTATGATGCCGATGACCGACAACTTTTTAATCTCTACCGTGATATCTATTTCTTCGATCCTATCGGCGGCAGTTACGTCGATTTATTCAGTACCCTTCCGTTCTCAGATGTAAGTTTTAGCGGCGCGAAAGATAGTGTGCTCGAAGCATACTATGAAGTGAACGAACGTCTGTCGCTTTCCTCCAGTATGCCAAACATCACAACTGATCTTCTGGTTACTGGTGCTTTCTGCGGAAGCATGTTGTACAACAAGGAACGTAAAAAATTCATCGACCTGATGACGCACCGCTACGATAACATCGAAGCAACGCCGTTCCCGTTAATGTCGCAAGATCCGATTTTCGAACTGCGTGTACCGCAAGACGTTAAGCGTGCATTCTCGAAAGAGAGTCGCCGCGTTGATGCGCTGCGTAAAGAACTCGGCGCAGGTTTCGTTGATAAGATGCTCAACGAAAATATGGTTGAACTTGATCCGATTGGTACGATTTATATTCCGCGCAAAACTTTTACTTTTGGTGAAGGCGTAAGTGCGTTTCGTCGTATGCTTCCAATCTGGCTGATTGAGAAAAACCTTTATCGCGGTACGCTGATTGAATCCGGTCGCCGCCAGCGTGGTATCCTTCATGCTCAGTTGGGCGATGGCGATCAGTGGGAACCGTCGCAAGAGGAAATGGATTTCATCACTGATTTACTTTTGAATGCGGATAGTGATCCAATCGGTTCTATTATCACAACGCGTTTGGGCGTAAACATTAGTGAATTCCGTCAGGGCGGTGACTTCTGGAAGATTACCGATATTTGGGATCAGACTGCATCATTCAAAATGCGCTTGCTTGGAATTTCCGAAGCATTACTTTCCGGTGAAGCGAACTATGATAGTGCGGCAACTGGTCTGACAGTATTTATCGAATCTCTCCGCGCTTATCGCGATTTCGTAACGCGTAAAGTTTATTACGAAAAAGTTTTCCCGCTTATCAGCATGATGAACGGTTACGCTATCGGCAAGAATGGCAAGATCATGAAAAAATCTGGCCTGATGGATGGCAGCCTGAATGAAATCATGTATCGTTTGAATGACGGCAGTAAGCTGTTTATTCCTAACGTGCATTGGTCTAAACAACTGCGTCCTGATATTGATAGCGCGATGATGGAAAACTTGCGTGCGATGACTGAACTTGGTGTTCCGGTTCCGTTGCGTAGTATTGCGGCGGCTGGCGGTTTCAACTTCGATCAGTTGTTGATGGATCAGGATGAAGATCTTGCGCTGCGTCATAAACTTCTGGCTTACAAAAAACGTCAGCAAGAAATCGACAAGCAGTATTCTATCGAAGAAGCTGCTGGCGGTGATGGCGATAGTTATTCTTCTGTATCGTCTACTGGTCGTGGTATGCAAAGCGTTCTCGGAATCCCTAACGTTCTCGGAAGTCAGTCTGCGGTTCTCGGTGGCGTTCGCCGTCCGGGATTAAAAGGTCGTGATTTCGGCGAGCAATCCGAAATTTTCGAACTGTCGAAAACTGGCAAGAAGAAACATGTGTACCGTCAGGCACGCGCCAACCAAAGAGCAAACGACATGATTTACAAAACCATTCAGAACTATGAGCGCAATAAAACTATGCCTCTGGATTCTGGTCTTGTGACTCATGAACCTACTGCTTACGAAACGCGTGCTTTGCGTCGTTCAGGATTGTTCTGATGAAATTTAATTTCAATGTTCCGTGCTTAGGTACGGAACGTCGCATATGCTATCAACATCCGGTGTTTCCAAACTACGGTTTGGCTTTATCTGTAAACGAAGACCGTACAGCATTAACTTGCTGTATTGTTTTCGGCGACATTAGTGATTACCGGGATTTGGAAATCCTCTCGGATCTCACTGCGCCGATTGATGTTTTCGTTTGGGCTTTTACCATAATGCAGAAAATTCAAAATACTGTAAATGGTATAAGTGTAGACGTGGAGAATCTTCTCTCCACAAATAAATACTTCTATCAGGAGAAATAAAGTGAGTGAACTGTTTCCGCATCGCGTTCTTCCCGCAAAAACGAAAGGCTTTGTTTTCGTAGTTGTTGCCGAAGACGAAGACGTTCAGGATCTGATCGATGGCGCTGCTCAGGCCGAAAAAATCCTCAACTCAAAGTTTGAAACGGACGCTAACTCAGGTCTGACTTCGGAAGACGCACGTAATCCGGAAGAAGTCGATATGGTTTACGCCGACGCGGTTTCGCTGCTGGAGGACAATAACTTCCCGCTGGCTGAATGCTTTATCGTTACCAGTGTAACGGTTGTCGGCGATCTGGTAGTTGTGGTTGCATCGCTCGGCGATGTGGACGACGAAGACGAGGACGACGAAGAACTTTCAGAAGAAGATTTTGAATAAAAAGTTTCGGGAGGCAGCAATGCCTCCTGTTTTCTTCGGAGGATTTCATGACAGATTCAAATAAAGGAAGGCATCAACTGATTTGCCGCGTGCCTGAAAGTTTGCCGCCTTTCGATAGTGCTTTAATCGATCTCGATAAAAAGGGAATGTTAAAGTTGCTTCTGTCTGCCGCTCCGGATGTTTGTCAAATCGTTACTCTGTCCAGTGCGAAAACGCCTCTCGCAAAATATTTCCCAATGCTTTTCCGAAAGAAATTTCGCTGTATAAATTTCTCGTTGGAGTTTCCGAACGATCTGCTTTTGTCTGGACGTGTCGTGCATTTGTTTGTGCGCAATAAGCCGTTGTTTACTGCTCTGTCTCCGTTGTTCTATCGTGGTTCAAGTTGTTTGCATGAACTAAGTCAATGCTCAGGCCGCGTAATTGATTTGTATGTTGGCGGTCTTACGCTCCATGAAGCGCTGAAAGAACGTGTCGGGATAAAAGAGTCGATTGTTTTTATGGAGGAACAGTGAGTAGATCATTTGGTTCCATTTCCGAAGAAAGCGAACCAAAAGCAAAAGTAACGCAACTCACACCGAAAGTTGTCTTCCGCAAGAAGCCCACGCTTCATGTGTTTGATGCAAGCAACTGGTTGTGTCGTGCTTACTTTGTGTCGCAGAATCAAAATCGGAAATTAACCGCACCGGATGGAACACCTACGGGCGCAGTGTATATCTTTATGACGATGGTTGACGCAATGCTTTCGCAGATTCGTCGCGATCCTAAAGGCGCTTACGCTGCGTTTTGTTTTGATGGACGTTCTAACAGTACGTGGCGCTATCGTGCTATTCGTAACTGGAGTGCGGAACAAACGAAAGACACAATCACAAAAGTCTTTCCGAAAAGCAGTGATTACAAAGGCAATCGTGACAGAACAAAAACTGCCGATTTGCCGATTCAGATGGATTTGGCTCAAGAGATTTTAGAAGCGTATGGAGTGTGGGCGCGTCGTAAAACCCCATACGAAGCCGATGACATTATCGGCACGCTGTCTCATCGTTTTAGTCGAAAGTATTTTGTTGATATCTACTCACGCGACAAAGATACGTTGCAACTTGTAGACAATCCGCGCACGCAAGTTATAATGGCGGCGCAGTCAAACGCTATCGAAAAACGATACACATTAAAAAACGTTCATTCGCATTTCGGCGTTTCTCATGATCTTATCGTAGATTTTCTTGCGATGTGTGGAGACTCTGCCGATAACGTACCGGGATTACCGGGCGTTGCAGAAGGAACGGCAGTAAAACTCTTAGAGGAATATGGAAGCCTCGAAAATTTAATCAAAGCAGCGCCAACGATCAAATCAAATGCTCGCTGGCGAAACGCTATTATAGGAAAGTACCCGCTGATGGATCTGGATCTACAGCGTGAATTAGTTACGATTGATCGCAATGTTCCAATGTTGCCTAAAAACATTTCCGATTTCGAAATCGGGGAGCCTGATTTAAAAGCGATAAAGGACTTAAAGAAGCGACTCAAATTTAAACGTATATTTGAAATCTAAGGGTATTATCTATGGACGTTCAAACTCGCTTGGTAAATTTTGTAGAATCTTACCACTCTGCGTTTCAATCTGATGACTGCGAATCTGTTGATGTTCGTCTTATCAGTGTCATGCGCAGTGTTCAGGGAAAAGATCCTGAAATTCTTCCGAAAGACTTGTTCAACTCCTTCTTGTTCCAGATTGCGTACAAACGTTTTTATGAACACGCACAAACCAAACTCGATCTGTCGTTGATTGCTTTGGCAGCCTGCATTAGCAGTCTACCGGGCGAAGTAGTGATGCTCTGTTCCTATTGCTACCTCAAAGGCATTTCAAACTTCGATGAGTTTGCTCTTGATGTTGGGTTCGACTCCTGCCCTTCCGATTTAAGCGCAGCATGGGACGCGCAAAAAGTTGAAGGCGCTAACGCGCTGGATATGTTATCGGAAGTTGAAGCCTACCGTACAAAACAGTTAGGGTAAGTGCTATGGATCTATCTGCAATTGGTTATGCAAGAAAAGACTTTCGTGTGATTCCGGTACATGAAGGATCTTTTGTGCGCGATTTCCTGCAAGGGGAATTTAAAGTGATGGGGATCGAGTGTGACGCTCGCGCATCATATAATAGTCCAATTCAGACTAGACTAAAATCCATCTTCCCAAATCTGGCGCAGCAAATGAAAGCTGTACAGCCAGATACTAAGTTGTTGGGTACGACAATTCTTTCTGCTGTTAACACGCATTCCATACAATGCGGCTTGATTGCGAACATGTTTATCTCAACTGGATTTGGTTTAGACCGAACTGGAAAAAATAAAAGACAGACTCCTGTAGATCGTTTTAGTGAAAAATTTCTGATCGAATCATTTCGAAACCTTGTGACGCAACTCAGGCGGCGCAACATCGATCCTGATCGTCAAATCGCGGTACAGCGTTTTTACGGTGGCCCAGGTGGTGTTGAGTGGAAGAAAGTTCAGGACGTGCTTGATATGATCTGCGAAGAACATCGCATAAACATTATGGCATATCTTCCGAAAGGTCATGACGCGAATTTTGTGTCTGACTCTAACCACTAAGGTGCGTTATGATTCGACAAATTGTACACATCGCATTCGGAGACGATACCGATACAGATCAGGAATTGATTGAGTCTATTGATTGGGACAAAGAACTCGGTTCCGTTACGTTGAGTTTTGCACGCGGCGCAACGGAAGTTATTAAAGCACTCCAAAATAACGAAAGCCTCTATGCGCAATCGTCGGAAGGAATCTATCGTGTTCAGTATTATTGTCCTTTCCGGTTTCTGGTTCCCGAAGCAGGTGCGGAGATTTCACGCATTACTTTGGGGTTGCGGTTAGTCACTTTCCATCCGGGTCAGTTTCTCGTGATGGTGGAATAATAAACATGTTCAATAAAAATGAGATTGATAAACTTGTTCTGGAAATGGATTTAGGAAATATTCCTCGTCCTACTGATGAACTTGTTTCAGAGGTTCTCTCTCACGGGAAAACCCGCGTTCTTTCAAACTCCGGGGAAAATCTTGATCCATTCACTAAGCAATTTTTTGCTTTCTGTTGGACTCAAGTTGGGCGTTTTGGATTTAACAATCTTAATGCTGTTGAGATTGGATTCCTTACGCACATCCAGCCTTTCTATATCGCCTGCGCAATCAGTCGCTACGGTATGGATTGGGCTACTAAGTTTCTGCATATGAAAAGAATCACGGCAATTCACCGAAGCAAATTCAGTGTGATTAAATTCCGTGATAACTATTTTTCAGTGTTCGACTTAGAACGAAATCTAAATTCAGGCCATTCCCTTAACAACATAACTCGCGAGTATCGCGGTTATATCAAGGCTGATGATGTTTTGGGATTGCGCGAAGCGGTTGCTAATTCTGGTTCTTCTATCTGCATGGTATTTGCGGAGAAGCCGATTTTCCGACTTCCGACTGACGACGAACGTAAAGCAGACGTAAAGCCTAAGCGCAAGCGCACGCCGAAAGGAGATTACAATCCTCGGTATAGCGGCGTCGATGCTGACATATAATTGAATGGGCAGCAAGCGCCGCCCATTTTCATAAGGCGCAAATATGATTAGCGACATTACAGAGAATTTTATTTATTGTTCCCCTAGCGGAATTCCATTTCGCGTAAAAGAGATTGCTGCACACGGACAAGATTGTTCTCTGGCTATGGTTGTCTATGAGAATTTGGAACCTACGAAAGACTATCCGGCTTTTAAAACGTGGGTGCTTCCGGAATCTTTGTTCGTGAAACAGTTTTCTGAATATTCAGAAGGAAAGTTTTATGAACGAAACAACATTGTTGCATCATCTAAAATCGCGCCATTGGAATGCGGAGAAGCATTTCGGTTGGCTGTCTCCTAATCAACTGACTGTTCCGCTGTATAGTTTTGATCGCGCAATGCGCGGGGTTCAGGTATACACTCCGGAAGCGCCAAAGAAAGATCCTAATCCAAAAGCATGTCGTTATTTTACGCGGGTGTTTGGTGGCAAACAGTTGGTGTGGGGAACGGAAATTATACCTGAACGGGACGACCGTATTTTTAACTGAATCAGTTTTCAAAGCGTGCGCATTACATAGCGTTGGCGCTAATGCGTGGTCTGTTCTCGGAAGCAAAGTAAACCAACAATTGAAACAGCAATTGAGTTTGCTTGGTCTACGCTTTGTTTGCGTGGGCGATAACGATAAAGCGGGTGAAGAGTTTGCAGAAACTTTTCTGCACGGATGCACGTCGAATGATCTTGATGAGTTATCTCAAGATGAATTGCGTGAGTTAGTTAATAAATTCAGGTGAAGAAATGACTAAAGAACAAAAAGAATTACTTGCCGCTGTTGAGACTGCTTATGGCGGGAAGCCGAAAGTTATTTGCGACGAAACAAATAACACGGTCGAGGATATTGAGAATAATAATCTCAATCTCACTATCATTCTTCCTCTGCCTGCAAAGTTCATTAAGTTTGAAGCAGTAGTTCAATAGGAAAACGTATGATTCACGCGAGTCCAATTAAATTTCAAGGGAACAAGCGCCAGCTAATGCCTGTTATTCATAGCTTGCTCCCTACTGGCTGCACACGGATGATTGATGCTTTTGGCGGTAGCGGTGTTGTTACTGCCAACATGCAATTCAAATCGCGTCTGTACGTTGAGAAACATCCTCAAGTTTTCGAAATCGTTAAGCACATTTCGCAGAATGATCCGAAAGCAACTGTACGCCGTATTAAAAACATGGTGAAGAAATTCGCGCTGACTAACAGCAACGAAAAACAGTTTGAGGATTTCAAGAAGTACGCGAACAACAAAAACGATCCACTGCTGTTTTATATTCTGCACCGCCATGCGCATAGCAACCTGTTGCGTTTTAATCTTTCTGGCGAATTCAATACGCCGTTTGGAGATCGTGGTCTGCTTGGTCGCATGGATGAAGTGGAACAGGAGATTACGAAGTTTTGCGAACTCATGGAAGGCGTTCAATTCTATTGCGGCAGTTACACTGGCGTAGTGGAAGCACTTCTTCGCCGAAAGCAACTCAACGCGAAAACTTTTTTCTATTTCGATCCTCCTTATCTGGCCTCTGGCGCGAACACTTACGCCAAATGGACAGAAGAAGATGAACAGCGTTTGCTGAACAATTTGGTAGGGCTTTCCAATCGTAACGTTCGTTGGATGTTGAGCAACGTTACAGAACATCGTCATTTCAAAAACCAATTCCTGATTAAATGGTTGAAGAAAAATGATGTAAAGGTACATAAGATCGACAAGCATTATTGTTTGGCGAACTCTCATCGCGATTCTCATGGAACAAAAGAGATCATCGTGACCAACTATTAGCGTGTGGAGTTAATCATGATTAGTTTTATCAAACATTGCGATCAAGACTTCATTGAAACGGTTAAACGCAGCATTGCATTACGCGTGATTGTCTATGTAAGTCTGGCGGTCAATGCTTTGCTGCTGACCAATCTCGCTGTAAAACTTTTTATTAAGTAAGGATCGATATGGAAAACTTCGGTGCTATCTCTGCCAAAAGTTTGGGCAGATTCGAGGCATACGCGAAATGGGAATCAACGTTCGAACACGGTTCCAATTTTGAAATCTTTCTGAAACAGTCCGAAGCAGTACGCAAGGCGCTCTTTCTCAAAGAAGAAGATCTCGAATTGCTCCGCGACGTTTGGCGCACTTATCACGTTGGCATTCCGTCTGCGAATCATCAAGTGAACATTGTTATTGCGGCGTTGAATCTCGATCCTATTCAGGAAGTTTTACGCCGCTACAAAGACATTTTGGATCAACAAACGATAGTGGATGCTTACGAACATGGTGTGAACATCTACGAAGAAATTGTTCTCATCCAAACCGCTCGCCGTATGGTTGACAGCAATATCGCTATGTATTGCGCGGAAGTATTGGTAAAGGATTACGAAGACCGAAACGAAAATCGTTGTCTTGCTTTTCCGGGTATGCCAAATCTTCACCCACTTCTGCAAATTGCTTTCGAATACACGGCAAAATATTTGGTCGAGGAAAACGGTTCGTTTGTTAGTTCCATGATGACTCGCTTTAACGATCAACCAATCATCTACCGCTATCCGTTGGATATGTCAGACGACGGGAACGTTGTTATTTTAACGGGCGGCGGTTCGATTTATCTGTTAGGCAAACCGCCGCGTACTGATACTGCGGCAAACCATTTGAAAATTGTAAGGAACACCGATGAGTAACGAGAAGTGCGAAGAAGTTGGTTGTGTTGGGTCAGTCAGGCCAGACGGCGTAGAAGGTGTGCCGGGAAGCGATGAATGGACTCCAGCGGCAGGCAGTGAAAAAGGCAAACTGGAAGATCCGTTCGACAACGAAAACTTTTTCGATAATCTGGAAGTCGATGAAAATCGCATTCTGGAAATGCAGAAAGGCGGCGGCGAAGTTGTGGAACCGTCTAACGAATGCGAAAGCGGCGCGTGCATGATCTAATATAAAAACTGTAAATAAGGGGTAAGGAAACTTACCCTTTTCTATTTGTGGTAGCTTTTTAACTTTAATGGGGAAACCATATGACTTTCGAACCTGAACACTTTCATTTCAGCCTTGCGCATGAGAAAAACTTTCTCGCATACGCTCGTATGCGTTTGATTGGTGCCTCACTGACGAAAGAAAACTTCTTCGAGAAAGTTTTTCGTCCGGCAGGTGAAAAGCTGGATAGCGAGATCATGCAGATCTTCACCGATCTTCCCGGCACGCAGGAAATGCACGCTAACATCGGCTTGGATTCCAATCGCGATTACGAAAAGGTGTTGCACGAAATTCAACTCGGCTATGAGTATCATTACGATCTCTGGCGGCAGAAGCACGAAGCATTAGAAAAAGTTGTTCTGAATGTGCTCTGCGCAGTGAGTGACAACAACGCTCACATGCGTTCACCTCACTGGAAGATTCCGGATGATGTTGATTCTCGCGTCTGCGTTTACGGCTGCCATTGTGGTTTCCTTTTACGAATTGCAGACCAATTCTTTGTGCGTCCTCGCCTTCGCAAAGAGTTGCTCTCAAAAGATTATCCTCCAACGATTCGTGTTCAGATTGCTGTAGCTCCGAATCAGGACTTTACCTTTGCAACTCTACGCCGTGCATTCTAATGAAAGAAATTCTTATCACTCGCGAAAGAAGATCTGAAATGTTCAAACAACTTCTGGCACTCCAAACGCAATTCTTTCATGCGCGTAAATGGACGTGGCGTGAAGGTTGGTGCGCTGGCGAAGAGTGTGACGAATGGATAGATGAATCCGGTTCTATTATGTGGGCGTCTGTTCAGGATTACATTTTCTCGCCAGCAAACATTATGATGTTCATGGAGAGACACGAAATCTCTATCGAGCATAACGGAAAAGAAAGTTACACGGCAATAACTAATACCGGGATTGTTGGTCACGGTATTTGCCACCGTAGCGCTGTATTGACAGCAATGATTAATCACTACAGGAAAGAAAATGGAATCAATTAATCTGCCAATCAAAGATCGCGTACAGCATTACCCATTCCTTGCTGCGGCGTTCAGTCTGGCGAATATTTCTAAGGCGCGGCGTCGTGCGTGTGGCGCTGTTCTGGTTCGCGAGATTAACGGCATTCCGACTATCGTTGGTAGCGGAGTAAACGGAACGGAACCGAAGGAAGAAAACCTTTGCGAGACTCACGATCTCACGCTGTCTTTTCCCGGTACTGTTCACGCAGAGATCAATTGCGTTTCTCCTTTTCGCGAGAGCGCAAAAGACACGGACATTCTTTATATCACCGATTCGCCGTGTGAATTCTGTCTGGAGTTTTTGAAAACAACTTCGATTCGCACTGTTGTTTTCGCTCGCTGTTATCGCATCACGGAACATATGGAAAAAGCAGAAGGCTTCCGCTTTATTCATATTCCGGAACAGGCAGTGATTGACTATATGAACAGTTCAATTTCTCGCATGTCGCAGGTTATTTCGTAAGGCGTCAAAATGGATCAAGTCTATAAATGCCGAAACTGCAAACACATCTATGACGGAATTGTTAGTAGTTGTGATTGCAATAACGAACCGTTCAAATACACAACTTATTTGGCGATTCCAAAACCAACTCTGCGTAACCCAAAACTGATTGATCAGTCGCTCATTTCTCCGGGCGTATGGGTACGCAAAGGAACCACAATTTTCGCAGTAACGCCTCAGAAGAAATTTATCGTGGGAACAAGTTCTTCTGAATGTGATGATCCGGCACAAGAAGCAGAAGCTGCTATTGCTAATGCGCGTGTAATGGGCGCGAGCAAATTGATGCTCGAAACTTTAATGGTTCTCCAATCGCATTTCCGCACACGCATTGCTATTAATCCGACTTCGGATGTGCCGCGCTCAATGCTGGAGTTAGTCAACAACGCAATTCAGTATGCAACTGTCGATGCAGAACAGGAATAAAAATGGACTACTACTTTTCTCTTGAAGAACTAAGAGCGTGGGCGCGAGTTTGTTTAATCGTGATCGTATTTGGTTCTCTCTTTTACTCGATGTACACCAACTATGTGCGCAATAAATATGAAAAGATTGCGCGTCGTATGTACATCAATGGCGAGCTTGCTGCGGGTCAAGTGTGGCAGCATTATCGCAATAAGCGTTACTACACGATTCAGGTTGTGTCTAATGCAATTGCGAACGGCAAAGAGTGGCCTCTCACTATCGTATACATGACGGCGAAAGGTTATGCAGTTTACAGTCGTCCTGCGCACGAATTTATTCGCAAGTTTAAATTGGTGGACGAAGAATCAAACGCACGCGAAACTCCCACGCAAAATCTTCTTGCGTTAATGTCATATGTGACGGGACGAGTTTCATTACCGGAACAAGGTTCTAAATGGGTGCGTGAATATGGAGTGCCTACTGGAACATTTAACGAACTCGGTCACTGCGAAACGCGATTGGTGAAAGAAAAGATTGTGGTTGATAACGTAACTAACCTCAATCAACCGTGTCCGTATGTGAACTATACAGATCAAAACGGTTCGAAGAAAACAATCACGCTGCATCACTTCCGACAAAATTTTGTGAAAGATGTAGTGATTACGGATCGCGTGTCGCACTGCATTCTGAATAACGAGAATGTGGCAGCATTGGACGAAGCGACTCTTCGCGATGGTGATCGCGTAACTGTAAAAGAAGTAGTAGATAACGAATTTATCGTTGTCGATTACTGCGGCATTTCTGCGAAACTTGTAATGGCTACAAAAGGTTTTTACGTGGGCGCAGAATACGTTATTAATGATGGCTGTCTGACGATAGGGAAAGACGATGAGTAATTACCCGCAACTGGATCTCACCAAAGAGCGCGACTTTGAAATGTACGCTTACGACAATTACGATTGTTTGTATATGGGGCGCGTCGATGCAATCAGAGCCGAAGGGCGTCCGGTGAGCGATCCGAAACGTACAGAAGATCAGTGGCGCACAATTCCCGGTTGTGTTATCCAACTTGCAAATACAGCAATGGCTTTCCCTGCGCCGCTTTCTAAAAAAGCAAATTGGGTTGCGGCTGTTGATGAAAGCTGCTGGTTCATGCGAGGCGAAACAAATATCAATTCACTCAATTCTAAAATTTGGGATGAGTGGGCTGATGAATCCGGCGAATGTGGCCCGATCTATGGTGAAATGTGGCGGCGCTGGCCTGACCTCAAAGCGTTCTATGATTACACGCAACCTTCTGGCGTGTGTCCGGATGCCGATGTGATTCGTGCTCGCAAAGAAATCGAACGTATGCGTGCGGCAGGCTACAAAGAAACGATGATGCTGGACGGTCGCATTCTGTTTGAAGGCGAAATTGATCAGTTGCTGGAAGCGTTAATCGCAATCAAAGATCGTTCGCGTTCGCGCCGCATTCGTGTTCAGGCATTCAATCCTTCTTATCTGCATATGCAGGGATTGCCGCCGTGTCACACTGGTTTCGAATTCAACGTGTTGCCGTCAACGCTTTATGAACAAACGATCATGCGTGCTGCACACGGAGAAGCGTTCGAAGAAACTCTGCACATTAGCGTCTTTCTTAGATCAAGTGATACCCTCTTGGGTTTGCCCTTTAATGTGATCGGCTATTGCTCTATCTTCCATCTGTTCGCGAAATATTGCGGTCTGAATATCGGTAGCTTTACGATTGACAGCACCAACACGCACGTTTACGAACATCACTGGTCGGCGCTGGATAAACAGCGTGAGCAATTCGAAGAACTGGTTGCGGAAGTTCGTAGCACTGGCAATCCGATGCAATATCCGATCATGCGTATCGATCCGAAAATCTTCTCGCTGGAGCCGAAAGAACTTCTGGATTCGATTAGCGTAGAAATGTTTAATCTCGAAGGTTACAATCCGAAAGGTAAGATTACCGGGCGCGTGACCAAATAAACTATGGCGGCCTTGTGCCGCCTTTTTCATAGGGAATCCGTATGCCTATCATGCGTAATTGGTTTCACTTTGCGGCAGTACATCGTGACAATATTCGTGATGTGCGTATCCAATTTGAAAGTGAATCGGAAACAGATCATAATGAAATGTATCAACACAAGATCGGTTCTCCGGTTGTGCTTGGTATAAATCAAGGCGATAAAAATATTTCCCATTTCATTGATGCGACTATTCTTGCCGTGCGTTTCAGTGAAAGAGTCTGCTATGATATCGCGGTGCCGATTGGCAACTCAGGCGTTATGGCAGTGATGAAAATGATTTCCGGGAGTAACCTGCGTTCACCTGAAACTGCATACGAACCGGAACCAGCGCCCATTGAAAATAAAGTAAATCTCTCCATTGTGCCAAAAGAGCTTGTCGAAGTGGAAGATTTAAGTCCGGTTGCGTGTGAACGTTTTCCGGAAACTTATTTCGGCGAACAGGTTTCCGATATGCCTCCGCGAAAACATTGCGTGAAGGTGAAGAGTTTAAAAATTTCTGGCACGATGCAGTCAGAAGAAAACCATTTTCAAATCGGAGACGAAGTTATTATTCCTAACTCTCCAAATTCCATGCGTGGATTAATCTACGCTATCAACGTTAGTCAGCATTTCTCGTATGACATTGCAGTGCCTACGTGTGACGGCTACTATGCAATCCATCGCGATATTGATGCTGAATATATTGAAGCTAACCCGGCTAAGGAAGAATAATGTTTAAATATCCGTTTAAAATTTTAGGTGTTGAAGCTATTGGCACTCAAGGACGCGCTGAAATCTACACCGAAAGTTTAGTTCCGGCTATCGGTTCCATTGTTCCGCTTGACCTGCATCCTTTTGCGCAGCACGGCCTTTGGTTCGTTACAGGTTGTGAAAATGGTGCGATTCAAATCGCAACTTATCGTATTCAGATTGACGATCCGTTTGCTCTGGTGAAATTTATCAACTCTGGTTTAGTGCAAAACAAAGACGCTGATAATCGCAGAGTAATGATCAGCAAGTTCACACACGAATTCGTAAATGAATTGGCGCGTGCTGAAAAGAAATTCCCGAATTGGAACAAAGACGCCGTTTATGCAGCAAGCATTATGGGCGAAGAGAGCGGAGAAACTTTGCAGGCTGCGCTGGACTACCAGCAAGCGCCAGCGCATAGCGATGAACTGAAAGCGAAGATTCTTTTAGAGGCGATTCAAACGGGCGCAATGGCGTTACGCCTTCTGATCAACGGCGATAGTTTTGAGCATGACAGCAAATCGTTCTCGGTTGCCGAAGTCGATTCAATCCGCAAAATGTTGGAACTGCAACTCGATCCTGCGGAGATTGTTTCGTTCATCAAAGATTTGATTCAGGAAAAAGGATGATTCCATATAATGAAACTGCGGCGCAAATTTCTTTTTATGTTATTTTTTATAGCATACTTCTGTCTCTTAGCGCTGCTTTATCGTGGTGCGTATGTCGAGTATATAAAGTGATGCACGCTCACTTGAAAATATTCGCAGATTGTACGGACAGAGAGGCGCATATCGTTTTGGCAGCAACACTGGCAACATCTACGTGGTTGGTCAATCTTCCTATTAAACTTTTGCTTTTTGTACTCACGCTAATTTGAAAGGGAATAATATTAGCGCGAGGTAGACATGTTCAAACCATTTAGATTTTTCGGACAGGAGAGAGCGCCGTCTAATGGGTTTTATCACATACGAAATTTCGTGCGAGATATTCCCGTTGACGCTGGACTCGAAGAGATTGAATTCGATTTCACTCCGGTAGAAATGAAAGCAATGTATCGCCCATCGTTGGCGCTCGAAGTTTATGACGTTGATGATGAGATTGAAATAACTTCTATCGGAGTCCTCGGAAGCAAGTTGCTTGTCCGTTTGCAGAGACGCACTGGAAAAATTGCTCACATCAAAGCAGTATGGGAAGAGAGGTATCTTTATGACTCTTAATTCCGGAATGCTGGTTGAGGATTACACTGGAACTTATCTCGTGCTGCGCGGCATTCCTCCGCGTGAAGGTTGTGTTGTAGAAACCGAAGACGTGCCTTATATAAAGCTATCGTCTTCTGGTCGTGGTTATATTCTGGAATACATTTATGTTCCGGAAAGAATGAGAGGACATAAACTTTCGTTGTCCTTGCTGGAAGTTTTGTTTGAATATCAGGAGAAGAATAAAATCGACTTCCTGAAATTCGAATGTATTTGCAAACCCTTCTGGCGAAAAGTTTCGGCGAAGTTTCCGAAGCGTATTTTCTTCCCTCCAACTGTACTGCAAAAAACTAATGTCGCTGTTGTGCGCCTGCCACACATAAGACCCTCCGCAATCAAGATTGGAAAACTGTAAATATAAGGGGAAAGGATATCCCCTTAACTTACTGAGAGGCCAATCATGAAAACTCTTACTCCCGTCATTTCCTGCCAATGGTTCCATAACGGAGATTTCCCCGGCGAAAATCCCGACTTTGAAGGAACGGTTGTGCGCTATTTCCGCCATCCAAATCATCCCGGCGATTCTATTTGTCCACACTGCAATAACAAATTTCACGATCATGGTTTTGTAGACCGTTCGGAATCAATGGTTGTTTGTCCGGGCGATGTTCTTTTCAGTTTCTACGCCAACGATGTGATAGAAAATCTCGGAAAAATCAGCGCTAAGACTTATAAAGAAATCTTCGGCGCAGAAGCATTATTCCGGGCGCAACAACACAATCGCTCGTTTTCTTCCGGCGATACAGCCGAAGAAATTTTCCGTCGCAAGTTCTCTCTAGAGTACGCGCCGCAAATCCGTTCATACCTGAATGCTAAACTGGCTGAACACTGCAAACAGCATACGCAGTTGAAACTTGCTCCTCCGTATCCTCCACGCAATTTGAATACGCTGGAGTGGCACGTTAACCGCCTGAACGAAGCTATCGTGGAATACTGGACGCTGATTGCTTCTGAGTATCGCACAAACAATTCGCTTTCTTCTCGTGTTATGTGCGTCTGGAATTCTCCACTGATCAGAGAATTGCAGAATGACCTCAAGCCTCTTGATCTCAAACTTTTCGCAGAGGAAGAATTTAATGAACGATTCCCCAATTGGAAAAATTGATTTTGAAGCTAATCCTTCTATCACGCAGGTAGAAGCGTTCTTAGAACACTACAACTGGATTAGCTACAACGGTATTATGCGCGTTAAGAACAACGGCAAACTGTTAGTCTGGTCGGTTGATATCCGCAACCTGTACAACATTTTCCCGCGCTATGTCGAAGCATATAACAGCGAAGGCGAGCGCGTAAAGGCATTGCGCCTTGTTCTGCATTTTGAATACCGCGAAATGCAAACGGCTATCTATCCTGCTGATGATATTCTTTGGAAGGATATTCTATGCGCATTTATTTTCCTGCGCGATTACTATCAGAAAATCGAAAGCAGTGCTGAATATTCTCCTTCGATTTTCTATGTCCAACCGAAAGCAACCTACGACGATAGTGTTTTCAAAAACATCGACGTTAACTCACCTCACAAGTGGAGCGTAATTGAAAATGAGTGATAACTCTCGCGACATGATTGATCTTCCGGAAATCTATTTCTCCCCTGAATGGCGTGAAGCCAATCCGGATACCGATCCTATGCAAGCTATTCCTAAGCAGTATCGCGATGTGCTGTTAGAAAAACAGGATCGCCACGTTACGATCATTCGCCCTATCGACGAAGACACCGAAAGCAATAACATGTTTACGTGCGCAATGGATCTTCCGATCCCGCCTAATGTTTTGCGCAGCGTTATCGAAGGGCATATGTCGCTAGAAGTTTTCTGCACTAAAAAACAACTGGTGTTGGTAGGCAACAAACATTTCGACACGGTTGATTTGTTTCGTTTCTACGGCTGGCGCGATAAAGCCAAAGAGATTCTTGCGCCGCTGTATGTCGATCTTTGGCAACAACTCAAAAAGATTCCTGACATGGAATTCTACGTCGATCATGCTGAGGGAATTTTGGTTCGCAAAGGCGGCGTTGATCTGAGTGGTTTCTACACTCCGTTTGAATTGGTTTCTCGCGCTATCGCTGCGCACGCCATTCACGAAAAAGTAGTGATGCAAATTTCCAAAGTGAACAGCGCCGAAGGTGAAACGGAAATTGTTGTTCCGGAAATCACCGGGAACGTCACTTACGAAGATATGGCTGCGGAATTCAACAAACGTTTGAAACCGTTGCAGCCTCTCTACGAACAGAACGGAATTTTCACTGCGTTCTTTGCGCGTAGCAGTACGCACGATGGAATTGACATTGTTTCGGTTCTGCCTAATGGCATGGGCGGTTATGTCAATCTGTCACTTACCCTGAGTCTGTATCTGTACGGTAACAATCTGATGCAGCCTAAGTTTAAACAAGAAGGCGATATGTTTATGGTTAGCTGCGAAGATACCGACGCTTTCGTTGCTGCCGATGTTGCCGCGTGGATCAATTTTGAGGAAATGGAAAGTGAATATAATCTCTGCTGATAGCAGTGCGAAACTCGGTCTTTGGATCGTCGTTGAGCCAGAAGAAAACGAAGTGATCATGGAAGGAACTTTCGAGCATACCTATGTCGGAAAAATTCTTCTGGAAAACACAACGATCAAAAAAGTCGGCGAACAGTATCATATCACGTATGAAGATGTGAGTCTGCCCGGTCATACGGAAGTGTACGATCATGTGGCGATGTTCCATGCGCACGCGCTTTCTCCTTATTTCGAAAACATCAACGCAGTTGAGCACGGTTGTCTGCCGTCTGATTTTCCTGCGCCGATGATCAAGAAGATGCAGGAAGCGATCAAAGATAAAGGCCAGACACTGACTGCTAACGAACTGTTCGGAAAACTTACGATCAACATCTTCGAAAAAGAAGAATTGGTTGCTACGTTTGAAGCGCCAACGGCTGAGGCGTATCTGGATTATCTCGTTAGCGGATTGCCTCGCGCAAAGAATTTCTACGATCACCGTGCGAAAACGTTCGGACATTACGGCAATGACAAAACCGAAGCCTATGTGGAACAGCTTAACGATAAACTGAGCGCTGCGGCTAACGCGGTCGGTGTTCCTGTTTCGTATGCGTTCTTTGATGCCAATGCTTTGCATTTCGTTGTCGGTTTCCGCAATGGGCGATCTACTGTTCAGAGCTATCCGGGCTGCATTCTGAACTTTCTCGAAGAGAATCAGATTGAAGTTCCTTTCGAAGTGATTACGGAAGAAAATTCATTTGCATTTGGTAGTGGTATTGAGAAAGTTCTTCCGGCGCATATTCTGCACACCATGCGCAATCTGAACAAATGGCCTATTTTGCAACTGATCGGTAAAGTTAGGTAATCTGTAAATAAGGGATGTGAAGTGCATCCCTTTTGTTTTGGAGGAAAGAATGTTAGTGATTGATAAGCGCACGCCTGCGAATATCGAATACCGGGAGCTTTCAATAAGTGGGCTTGTCGGTACGCGGCTTGTTTCTTTGCTTGGGACAAGTATTTTTGCGGAACTGGCGCACGAAAACATTCAAGCAGAACTGGAATTCTATTTGAATGCTTGGGACATTCCTAATCAGGCAGAACTGCATCAATTTACTGGCGAAACTTCTGACGCTGCGTTGGAGCTAACGAAGTTCTGCGAAGGTAAAAAGCGTGTTGCTGTTTGCCGCGATTGGATGAATCTTACTATTCATATGGCGGATATCTCTAATGTTGAACAAACGTCTAACTGAATTGGAAGCAATTCTTAAAACTATTAAAATAGACGAAGCGGCAGTTAATGGCGCATTGGATAAAATCAAACAGATTCGTGAAGAAGAAAATGAAGTGCCAAAAGTATTCACGGTGAAACATTACGTGTCTGATGAGCATCCATCACTGCGGGGAATAGGAGTAGATATTTTTGTTGCGGAGGATCGCGATGAAGTTGAAGAATTTGCTGCTGACCTTAACCGCTTACTGGCGAGAATTCCTCCTCACAAAAATTCGCAGGGTTGAGTTTCGCCGTGCGAAGTTTCGCGAAGTCGCTGACGCTTTCTTGCTGTATGAGTCGTTAAGAAATTTCGATGATCTGTATAGCGTGTGGGATTACGGCACGGTGTATGCTGCATTCCACAAAAGTATTCTGATTGGCTACATGTCCATTTCTGACGATGAGCTGATCAGTTTTTATGTTTGCCCTGAGTGGCGAAATAAAGGCTTGGGAAATGCCTTATTGGAGAGATACTCTCCGCTTGTATCACATGTTATGGTGTGGCGTGATAATAAAAAAGCATTCCACCTATACAATAAATATGGTTTTCGAAAAGAAATCCACTCCACTGAAACAGTTGTTGTGTTAGGAAAATAATAATGGATATGTTAACCGCGTTCGTTTTCTTTATCATGATTATCCTTATGCTGATAGTCGGCGCAGTTACAGTGTTGTTGTTCGCAATCAAAAATTTCCCAATTATTTCGGCTATCGTTGTTGCAGCGGTAGTCGTCTATTTCATCAAACGCAAATGAGGAAAGAATGACTACAATTTATTACGGCGAACGAATTCAGCAAGCAGTAGATGGCAATAAAACTGACGTGCCGTTTGTTACAGTCTCGCTTGATACTGAAACTCCTAATCCGGAAGAAGTTGCGATCACTCACCGCCTTCTTATTCTCGGTGCCATTGGCGCAATTCTCGTTACGGAAACTTTGGAAGAACTTTATATTCCTATCCAACTGGACGAGATCAATAACGTGTTTCTGGAAGAACAGTGGCACTCTCTGCGCAGAAGTCATCCGGTTAAAACAGTTAAATTCCGCGATGAGAACGACAACACGGGCTACGGCAAGCTGGCGCAGGAACTTCAAAAATATCGCCGCGCTGGTTTGATGATCATGAAAACCGATGTAGGCGCGACTGCTGAAATTGTGGAGATTGAATTATTATGACAAGTGAGCAAATCAATGCGGCTGTTGCTAAAACATTGGATATGTTTCGCAGCCTAAGCGAACATGCCAAAGAACAAAATCTGTTTCTCGATTTTGAACAAAGCGGTGCAGTTGTGCATTACCCGAAACGGATCATCAATTCTCGCCAGACGTATTCTTTGTACGATCTGATAAGCATGGCGATGATCGCTGTCGTCGCTGATAAAAAGTTTTCAGTGTGCATTAACGCAACGGCTGGTGAAAATTTTCTACAGCCTTTCGTAGAATTCGAAGGCACTGAGCCGAAGCTGGATGATGTTTTTGTGGCATTGAATGACTCGCTGGATAAATTCATCGCTGACAATCCTATCGATGGGCTGAAATGCGGCTGGCGCTATGCACCTGATCCGGGCATTAACGATGATCGTTCCAGTGCGCCGTTCGCACTTCTTAGCAATATTTATGCTAATGGTGCGTTTACGGATATCCGATTCACTCGCGATTTTCTTTTCTTCTTTGTTCTGTCGGATGCTATTCGCTATTCCGAAAAACATCGTGTGCGCGAAGGCAGTACCGAAAGTTATTCGTACATCGGATTGCCTGATGAATTACATTCCGGATATCACGAAGCAATGAAAGAAATTCTTGAGAAAGTGCAGAAAGCTATTCTCGAAGATGCTTTCAAAAAGCAGTATTCGGTTCAGCCTAAAACAGAGGTGCGCTCCGATGTTCAGTGAAAATAAAGAACTCGAAAGAATCATGGTTCGCATGGCTGAACGTTTTGATTCTTTTTATCACCGCCTGTACTGTCTGAAACTCGAAAAAGGAATGGAAGCAGAATTACGTGGGCCGACTGCCTGCTGTCCAAAATCCGGATCGGATGCGGATATGCTGGAAGAGATTCTGCGTTTTCAAAATAAAATCATCACGACGATTGCGGAAATTCGCGCACTGCAATCTAATGACTCTGCAAAGAGTTACAGCCTTACCGCCAGTGATATTTATTTGGCGGTTCCACAACTGGAATGGATTGAATGAAATCTTTAAAACTTATGTTCTGCCTTTTGTTTGTTTCCTGTTTCAGCTTCGGAAGCACTATCGTAACTTCTGTTGGAAACAGTACATTTGTTTCGGATAGTAACGGAACAACGGTATACAACAAGGTGGGAAATCAGATTTACGGAAGCGATGGAACATCTGTAAATAGGTATGGTAACACCACTATTCTGAATGACGGGCAAGGCAATTCCACCATCTACAATAAAGTTGGTAACAGCACGCTAGGCAGCGACGGCACGCTGATTCAGAATGTAGGCGGCAGCATTTTTATTACTGACGGCAACGGTAAAACAACTGTTTGCTCTCATGTAGGAAACTCAACCTTCTGCAATTAGGAAAACCTATGCGCCCGTTATTTGAATTGCGTCAAATGGAATCTTTGTTTTGGTATGCTGAAAATATTTTGCGAATCGCGCAGAAACTTCCGCTAATTCCTATGCCAAACTATCAGACGGAACAAAATTCTATTCTGAACGAAGAAGAGATTATTTCTCGAATTGAACAGATTAAAGGTTCGCTGTCGCGTCTTACGAAACATACAGCGTTCTATACTCGAATTCAAAACGAGTGTTCGTTTCTTGAAATCGAACAGATAGATCTTAACTTCCAAAAAATTGACGCTATCGTTGCTGTGGTAGATCGTGCGATTGCAGAGAGGGGAAGAATCCTATCGATAAGTTCATCCACGTATCTTCTCAATCAAGAAGAAGTTATGCCACCACTAACGATAACTGAATTCACAAGCAGTTATTCAATACAGGCGCATCGCAATATTTACCATCACGCGTTGCAAGCAGAAGCATTCGAGTGGATGTGTTGCTTGGATGCGTGTCTATCGCATGGAAACTTAGGCGAGCTTTTACCAGAACCTCCGCAACCTGTCGGAGCGCCTAGCGGCAACCTCTACGATTACAACGATCAAATCTGTGCTTCAATTTCGCAAAGAACCATGCGTGCATTGCACGAACGAACTACTTATATGGTTTCGACTTACGGATTAGAAGTCCTCTTCCCTTGCCTTGTTGATAACATTCGGATGCTTGATGAAGACGTTCAAGAGCGAATGGAGGAACGACGCAGAAATAAAGGAGACTGAAATGTTTTCGGGGAAAACTGTTTTTGAATTGAAGGCCACGCACGGATTACCTCTCGATGTATCGGTTGATCGAATCATTGTTCAAAACAATATGGCAATCGACTGGCCTGAATTTATTCGCACCGCACGTAAAAATCTTCGTTGGGATTTTCAGACAATTTCAGATATTGAAAATGCTTTGATGGATGCCGACGTGGATCGTAACGTAGCAGCGGAAATTGTAACGCGCTGCAAACTATGGGTGATGCAAAACCCAATTTAATAAAGCCAATAGTGCTATAGTTCAAAAGTTCTATAGCCTACTTCCTAAAAGGAACGAAGTCATGAAAAAAGAAACTCTGATCAAAGCAACTAACGCTGTCGCTAATGCAACTCCGGAAGCAATCAAGTCTCTGGATTTGAAACCGGTGCGTAAATACAAAGAGCATACGAGCTATTCGAGTGCTTTTGCAATCGGCGAACATGCGGAGTTGTGTTTTGATATGTCAGAGCAAATTCCTTTCGGTCGTATCGAAGGGATTGAGTTTGGCGTAAACGGAATCAATTACACTGTCGCTATGGCAGTTAATACAGGCACGCAGGAAAAGCCTGATTATGAATTCCATAGCGGTCGTCCTCTTGTTGGTGTGGATGAGCGCCTGTTGGATTCGTTTGTTTCCACGCTGCCGAATGATATCGCAGGCAAATATCCTACGCTGGAAGGTTGTAAATTCCAGATCGGCGATACGGTGCGTTTCAAACTCGAAGATCACGTTGCGAAAGTCGGTGCGGCAATCCCTGTTTTGATTTGGGGCGTTAGCTACACCAAAGGAAAAGTAATGTATGACGTGAGCATTGACGCAGATGAATATCAAAATACTTCTGCGTACAATGATATCTACGAGCGTTATTTGAAACACTCAATGGATCGCGTCGATTCTGTTTTCATTCAACCAATCGGCGGGTGGAAACTTGAAACAAATTGAATTGCTTCCGCATCAAAAAGAAGCTATGAAACTTATGCGTAGTTCCTCAACGCTGTCTATTGAACTGAACAGAGGAACTACATGTACGAGCCTTTCTATTCGTAATAAGGAACAGAAAAATGTCAATGCGAAAGATCGTAATTGAAAGCGGCCTCGATTTTGGGGATGCGTGGTCGAAGTTGCTGACTAACGTTCACAACGATTCGAAAACCTTACTGGTTATTGATCGTGAAGGCTGGAACGGTGCTGATCAGTACGTGCGTATTATTTCTCCGCAGGCACCACATCCGGACGATTCGCCCGACGCGTTCCCGCAGAATCCGTATTTCACTATGCGCGATAACAACGCTAAGGCTGACGGAACTTTTTCGCCGTTCGCTGTACTGAAAACCACGCAGAACAAAGTTTTTCCGTGGACTCCTTCGCAGGGCGATCTGTTCGGCAAAGACTGGCGCATTTCTTCGGTGAAAGTAGATGCAGAATAAAAATCCTGTAATGCTCGCCGTTAAGATGCAGTTTATTGAGCAACTCGCTAACGGCTTCGAAAACACTGCAATCTTTCGTCTCGCCTGCACAATCAATCAGGATAAGAAATTCAATCCGGATGAGGTGTTTGAGAAGGCGAAGAATCGCATGTTCCCGGAAGGCATAGAAAAAGCGATTGTATCTGGCTACGATTATATGGTGCTGAAAGCGTATGTGGACGGCAACGAAATTCTGATCAAGCCGGGTACGATTATTTTTGTTCGTGAGGATTCGCATGTTGGCGTAATCACTACGAGCGACGGCGTTCCGGATGTTTCGATCCGCGATGGAGAATTGATTGTCAACTAAGGGGAAGTTCGTGGCAGCGATACGTGGGTTCGTAACGCGACTTCTCTGCACGCACGATTGGAAACGTTTTCGAACTATTCACGGAGACGAAGCTAATTATGCGCGTAGCGAATGGCGTTGCACGAAATGTAACAAACATCGCTACAGTATTTTCATCAACGAAATGGAACAAGATGTTCCCAAAGAGCCGTTGCTAAAACGCATTGCGCATTCGATCCGCTACACCATCGGAAGCATTGCGTTTCATTGCCTCAACAAAGAAGACCGTGATGCAATTTATCGCGATTATCGAATGGGGCATGAGTTGCGCACGGTTGAAACGTGGATGTGCGAATTTCCGCAGGCGGTAGAAACAGCACGTTATCTACGTGTCCATAGTTACGGATACAAAGATGATTTGCCTTTCGACCATCCGGATCGCCATGCTGCGCGGGATATCTCCTGTTGGCGAGAAGACTTTAGGCGTCGATTTAAATAAACTGTAAATAAAGGCTATCAGCATATTGTTGGTAGCCTTTTTCATTTTCTGGAGCGTAACATGGAACTTAATGAGATTGATCGTTGGCAAGAATGTCTGCATGAGTTTGGCGGCATTCCGGTAGGCACAAGTGTTGATAGTATCCCTATTGATGTTCTGAATAATATCCGTCACTATCTGGAGCCGAAAGGTTCTCGCGTTTTTCTTTTGCCTTACTACGGTCTGGAAGTTGCGGTAGATGTGCAAAACAATATTGATTTGAACATGGAGACGATCCCAAATCGTTTCATTACCGAAAGCGCACGCGAAAAATTAAGTGCTGATCCGGATCAGCACGGCACGCCAGATATTCACTATATAGGTGCGAAAGAAGTTATTCAGGAAATGCTTCTGCAAATTCGTGCGCATTACGATGCTGTTCAGATGCACCGCTTTGATGATTTCCTTATTTACTCTGAAACTGAATTTGGTATGTGGGAATTGTGGTTCCACAAAAGCGGCGATTGCAGCGTAGCACATGCGCCTAAATATATGGACTTCAACGCGTGGGTAGAAGAACGTTCGCAAACGTATATCGGCGTTAGCTGTCTGAATGTTCCAAACACCCTCTATGAAATCGAAGGGCAGGATCTTCTGCGTAAATTTGTGTGGTAATCATGATTCGTTTTATTATCTTTCTGATCTATTGTGTGCCAGCCTATTTCTTTTCCTTTGGTCTGGGCCAGATTGTAATGGACATTACCTCTAACGTGTTCAAAGCAACTGGTGCGCTGGCAATTTGTTTCGCTTTTCTGATGATTGTGTTTTGGGCTATCGCTTGCCATTTACGCCGCAGAAAAGTTTATTATCTGAATACGGTGCGCGAATGAAAAAACTTCTGCTGTTAGTTCTTCTGTTGGCTGGCTGCAACGATCCAAAGGATACTAATTACACCAGTGAAATGTTAGTTGAACATAATTGCGAGCCTACAGGTTCTTATTTCTACCGTGAAGAAACAACGCAATTCAACGGGCAAATCACAAGTAAGAAAAAAGTTAAGTATTATATCTACACCTGCGAAGGTGGAAAGAAAATATCTGAGACTTTGATTATCGATCCAAACAAACAGATGCCTGAAATTGGAGAGGCACCATAGGAATTTTATGAACAATATTCGTGTTGACCGTCCGATAGTTCTTGATCTGAATCCTCGCCGTAGAATCACGGTGCGTCATTGCTATCAAGCATTGCAGCAACTCTCTATCATCTATAACGCAGAAGTTGGTTACGATGATCCGGTTGATATTCACAACGATAGAGGCCACGTATACCACACGGCATTAACTCCTGATGGAGACATGCGTACATGGTGCGCTCTAATGCGCCAGTGGAGTGTTATCGATCCGGAAACAAAACGGCGCGTATCCGTACTGTATTTCGATATACCTACCGAAGTTACTTTGCAGACGTGCGCCGATCTTTGGAACAAATACATCAAGCGTGCAACTGAATCCATTCCTTCTGTTCGCATGGAAGAAATGTGCAAAGTGTTCCGCGATGAAATTGAACTGATGGAAAGTTACCGGGAGGAATAATGGAAAAGAATTCTGATAAAAGAATCGTGGTGATGGATATTGAAATGTTTGCGCGACTCATGGAGTACGCCAACATCGGAGAATTCGAAGCCGGACAGATAACCGGATCAACTCTCGCTGAAATCAAACGCCACGTAAACAAACAAAACACTTTCTTAGGTGAAGCGCGTACCCGCACGGCACTGGAGGAAGGCAAAGAGCGTAAGAAAATCTCGGAACAGTTGAAGCGTAAGGCGCGTTATATCAGCCTGCGCAAAACTGTAAAGTTCTATTATGCCGAAGGACAGCGCCTGATTCCCGTTACATTGGGAAACAATAGTCAGTGGAAAAAGAATTTCCACAATTGGGGGCACCCACAAGTTTCCATTAATGTGATTCTCCACTACCCGGTAGAGGAAATTCATACGCGCATTCGCATAACAGATTTGCTTTGTGATCCTTTCGACAACGAATACATTGCTAATCTGATTAACAACGAAGGGTATGTAAAGGAAGAACTCGATGCTCAAGAAGATAAAATTTGCTGACTCTCTGCGTTACTTTAAAGAAGAACGTGAAGAAGAACGAGCGGCGAAACTTGTTGGTCGTGAATTCAATTTTGAATCTGGTCGTATCAACGTTCTGATTGGTGAGAACGGCAGCGGCAAAAGTTCTTTGCTTGAATCACTGGCAAAGAAAATCATGGCATATAACTACGGTCATACGCGTCTTGATGATCGCTTGATTCGCTTCAACGATGAATACTGGACTAAAGAAGATCCGGATCGTTGGTACAGCAAAGAGATTTATATGCCAGACGTTACCGTTGAAAGTGATGCACCAATCTACGGCATGTATATGTCGCCAGATTGGAAACCGTGCGACTCTCTCAATTGGGCGCACGCTCTCTGCTACGGTTTAGGCAAAGAGGCAACGGATCATTTTAAACGCACGGAGAATTTTTCTTCCGGTCAGGGTATGAGTAACGTGATTACTCATATCGCAATGGCGTTAAAAGAACGCAGCCCGGAAGTAAGTTTGGAAGAAGTGAAATATCACATTCGCCCACAAGATGATAACCATCTTGCGAAGCGTGCGAAATTCTTGCAGAAACTTTTACCTCCGGCGGGTAGCAACATCGTTGCTATGTTTGATGAACCTGAACGCACTTTAGATTTAGGTTCGCAACTTGTTTTCTGGCAACTGATGAATGACATTTCGAAGCGTGAGCACGTACAGATTATCGTTGCGTCTCATAGCTGCATTCCGTTAATGTCTCCGGATAAATTCAATTTCATTGAAATGACGGACGGCTACAAAAACAAACTGCTGAATATTACGGCAGACCTATCTTTCAAATAGGGATTCTTATGAGCAAGGTAGAATACGCTCCGGAAATAAATAACGGTGTTGCTGAAATCGTTAAGTACCGCGTGCGGCGAATCAATGATTGGGTATCGCATAGAATACCTGTATCCCGCCGCAAAGTTATTCGCGGAAACACTTATCAGAATATTCGCCGCTGGAGTTTCGAAGACTCTGGAGAAAACATTCCGGTTGAACTTGCAGTAAAACTTAACGCGCTCGATATCAAAGAGCGCTTTAAACAGGCAGGAATGAAATGAAAGCGCTGAGTGTTAAACAACCGTGGGCGTGGCTACTGGCAAATGGATTCAAAGATATTGAAAACCGTAGCTGGCACACAAAGATACGCGGTAATGTTTTGATCCACGCATCGAAGGGAATGACTCGCAAAGAGTATGCAGAGGCAAAAGAACTCTGCGATAAACTCGGCGTAAGGCTTCCGCAATTCGAGGATCTTGATCGCGGCTGTATCGTAGGCATGATGGAAATTTTCGATTCAGTTGATGCCAGCGATTCACCGTGGTATTTCGGGCAAGTAGGTTTCTGCGTGCGTAAAGCGCGACCATGTAATCCAATTCCGATGAAAGGTAAGTTGAGTTTCTTCGAGACTGGTATTGAAGCGGAGGATCTGAAATGGATACGCAGGAAAACGAAATAAAAATGTCGGAAGGAATGATTACAGGAATCGAATTAAAAGCAAGTCGTTGTCCTCCCGGATTATGGGAAGCGGTTGTGCGCGAACAGCAACGCCTTTCTCGGTTGCTGGATATGCTCTCGCCGTACCGTACTGTATATCGCACGCTTCCGGGAAGCTGGCATTTTCCTAGTACGGAACAGTCGTTAGGTCGATTAAATCGCGGCATGTCTCCGTTTGTTCCTCTTCCGGACTATGAACCTTTCTTTGAACTTGAACGATTCGAAGAAACCATTCAACGCAATCTGATTCAATCAATGGGAATCAATCCCGATATTCTGAAAGAACATTGCGTGCATCGTTCGAAGATCAAAGTAGGAGACGATAATCGCATGTACTCCATTGCACGCCGTCCGGGGAAAGCAACTATGATGCACCGTTCTGATCCGCGCACCATTACCGCAAGCCTCCTTTATTCAGGACTCGATCCGGATAAGATTTTGATAATCGATCCAAAGTTCGCACCTGTTCCGAATTGGGAAAAGGAACTTGAAGATTTTCCGCGTACATGGGAAGGAACTTTCACGGTAGAAAACAAAGACGATTTGAAAAACTTTATGGAAGGTTTAGCCCAAAAGCCTATTCCACACTATGCGCCAAAGCCGGAAGTGAATCTTTCGCCGCGTGCAAAACGCAAATCGTTAATTCAGGCAACACGTAAGAGATTCAAAAAGGCTAGAAAAAATGGACGCAAATAATCTGATTGCTTTTCTTGTGTTGTGGATTACGTTTGGCGCGATTTTCGCTTTTATGGATTTCGTGGAAGCGCTCTATAAAAAGCTGCGTAAGAGAAGTCAATTGAGTTGGGTACAAACGTTTGTGTATCCTGCTCTGATTATTATTCTCTGGCCTGTAGTGATAGTTACGTTAATTTTACAGGTGTGTTTTCCCAAAACGTTTTCGCGCTTGCGTCGCTGGCTGGATTTTAAAACGCGCTTCTATCCGGTTCCGCTGTATAAAAGCGCAGAGTTTGATCCTCGACTTTTGAAATCTAAGTTGTGTGAAGTATCAGTTATCGAATGGCAGAAGCCGGGATATCTATACGAAACAACTCTGGATCTTTACGTGTATGAAAACGTAAACACCGGATTGCTTCGAATTGCGATTAACTACTCTGAGTCAAGCGGCAAATATAAGTACGTGTCGCACTGGCAGACGTGGGTAGGAAAACACAATCTCTTTAACTCTCGACTGATTGAGGAACAAAATGCGTAAACTCTCGCTGGAAGAACTGCTCGACATTCGCAAAAAACTGATCAAACTCGTTGATGATCGCCGCACAAAATTGTACGAGAAAGGGAAAGAAGATCCTAACCAAATGAATTGGTCGATCCGCAAAGTCCCTACGGCTATCAGCGATGCCTACGAAGATATTGGATTCCTGCGCGATCATATTTCGCGTCTGGATTACTTTATTGATATGCGCGAAGCCGACGAAGCAAAAGAACTTTCGGAAGAACGTTCGAAAGAGTTGCTGGACTCGCTGCCTGCGGAACTTCGCGAGGAAGCCGATGATACCGAGTAAAGGAATTGATCGTGCGCCGTTGCCTGCAAAAATCGAAGAACTGATTTATGGTGACGTGGATAATGCGCTTCGCCGTTTATCTAGTTTACTTGTGCGCGTTGCTGATAAAGAAAAGCTATCCAGCATGACAGGATTTATCTATTCTCGCGATACGCTGAAAGGTACGCCTGCACATTTGATCACGTCTAATTTCTCTGGCGATAATCGTCAAGTTTTGTTAGACAAAGATGCAGGCATGTCGAAACTTCATTTCACGATTACTGCGAACGTTGACGGAACTATTTCATCGCATGTTGATCACTGGATTTAGACGAACCGAAGTTGTGAGCATGAGGAACGGCAATAACAACTTCGACATTCGAATAGATCGCCAAAGTAAGTGGGGGAATCGTCACTACATGAATGATGATTCCCCTGCTGAAAGGGATCGAGTTTGCGACGAACACGAAAAGGAATTGTGGGAAAAGATTTATGCAGGTGATATTTCTCTGAGCGAGTTAGAAGAACTCTATGGGAAAAGATTAGGCTGTTGGTGTAAACCTAAACGCTGTCACGGTGATGCGTTAGCTGATGCTGCTGAATGGGCGCACCGATTAATGGTTATTCTGAGGCGACTTAGAAGAAGGAAAAAGAATGCCAAACGCAAGCGTATTAAAAAACAGAAAGTGTTGTAAGTGTGGGTGGCCTGTTGTATTTCTTCTCTGCAACAAAAAGCTTATGACTACACCACCTTACAGCAATTTCGATTATTGGGAATACTGCGCCAACAAAACGTGTGAACATCACGAAGGGCAAGGTATCTATAGCGCTACAGGCAACGCTGATTTTGTTGAGGTAGAAAATGACTAAGAAAGTACAACGCGAAATTAAAAGTATTACAGTACGTCCGGATAAAGAAATCACGGACGCATTCAACGAACTTTGCCGCGAAGTTGGTATTCCTCCTGCAACGTATATTCGCCGCTTCATGGAAAATTGTACGCGTGAAAATCGTCTTCCTATTGAGCACCTGCCTCAAGATATCGTTGACCGTATGCGCCGCGCCGTAACTGAGCATGACCGACTGAAATTTATCTTGGGAGAGTAACTGTAAACAATAAGTATCTCATAAAAGGGAGCAAAGAATGAATCTGAATCCGGAAGAAAGTCGTCTGTATAGTGAAGCTGTTATTTTAGCGTGCCGCGCACATCACGGACAGTTTCGCAAATATACAGGCGAACCGTATGTGCTGCATCCAATCGAAGTAGCAGAAATTCTTCGCCGCCATGACAGGGGCATTAAAGTTATTTGCGGCGGTGTGTTGCATGATGTTGTTGAAGACACCGAAATCACAAGCGCTGTTATTCAAACAATGTTCGGTGAAGAAATCGCAAACATTGTTGAAGGCGTTACCAATGTTTCGGAAGATAAAAGTCTTCCTCGTCATGTTCGCTTCTGGCGTAACGTCAAACATCTTGCGCACGCGAGCGAGCAAAGTCAGGATGTTAAATGCGCCGACATTATCAGCAACTGCCGCAACTTTCGTTTAGGTAATGAGAGTTTCACCGCGCAGTATATGGCAGAGAAAAGTATTGTTATCGAACATCTTTACGAAGCCGATTCCTGTCTGATTATGGAAGCAAAGGATGCAATTGAAAAGAATCTGTTTGGCATTCAGACAGAATTTCAATCGTGTGTTTCTAAACTCTGGAAAAATAAAACGGAGTAGCGTATGTTTCAGCGCTTCGGTATCGATCAGCACACAACGCTGCAAAGAATGAAAAAGCGTGCAAGGCGTAACGCTCTCTTTGTTCTGTCTCAAGGCAAAAAGGAATGCGCTCTTTCTGCTTACATCTATTCCCACGAAATCGAAGCGAATGTATTTGCGCTCGCTTTTGAGGAAATCAAGCCTCAAACACTCAACGCAATTCTGCTGGTTGAAGCAGAAGTCCTTAATTTTGTGCGTAAGAACAATAAAGTGTTCGAAATCGTGGATGGCGTTGAAATTCAAATGGGAAAATTCAATCCTAAAGTTTCGCGCTTCTTGGGATGTAAAGACTTACCGCCAAATAACGTGGTATCTCTGGAGAAAACTAATGGAAGGAAAATTGAAGCAGATATTGGATGAGGTTCGAAAGACTCACAATGTAGTTGAGGTTGATTGCTTTACCGAAGTGCGTGTTCCTCCTGCCTGCAAAATCTTTTTCATGTGCGGCGGCATTGGACAAAAACATTTCTATGGGAAGGCGTTTCGAAAACAGATCGCCAAATATAAAAATCTCGTCGTACATGTGAATGGCGACAACTGTTCATATATAGCGTACTGAGGTTTATCATGGAAGCAAGACTCGTTTATAATAAGGTTCGTTCTGGATCTGAGTATGACGGTGCAAATCTCGTTGTTCGCGCATACATGCAGCAAAGTTCGTTTGGCAATCAAGCGTTGCTTTATGCTGATGTTATCTACACCGAAAATTGTCGCCGGGTAGTAAAACAATTCTCTAATACCAATCCCACGCGGCTTGCGGAAGAGGTTGCAGATTTTGCAAATGACCGTATGCTGGCAAGCGACGTTGTTTATTGCAGTAATGATTTACCCGACCACACACGCAGTCAGGCAGACATTGCTAATCGTTTTAAAACAGCATTCTGCGCAGAGATCGAAGCAATTACGGATGAAGCCCGACGCATTCGCGAAGCACGCGAGAAAGATAATGAGCGTCAGGATAAAATCTATGCTCCGTATCGTGACCGTAAAATTGAAGAGGCGAAGCAGAAAATCTTCGGAAACAAATGACAGACAAAATTGTTGTTATAGGTTTAGCCGGAATCCCTGTAGGGAAAAAACTTCTCGATAGCTTATCGACAAGTGTTGCAGTTATCCCTGTAGAATCGCCGCCTCCTTATTTCGATAACCGCCGAAACATTCTCGATCCTAAGCGGAACTTTAAATCTGTAAACAAAGTACCACAAAGGATAAAACGGGGTAGACGATGATCGGACTTTCACTAGAACAGCGCGTCAAGGATGGCGTGCTTTCTCAAGAAGAATACTATGTTGCTGGCGTAATGTTGGGATTAGGATTTTTACGCTACGACGAAAATAAAAAGTTTCGTGTGCTGGATATGCTGACCGATCCTATTACGGATGAAGAGAAAGCAATGCAGCAACGCTATCACGAAAAGGCTTTCGGTGCTGATTGGAAACCTACCGATATCTTTTGGATTGAGGAAGAGAATTCTCCATTAGGTGCGCAGCAAGTTCGTCATTTGATTTATGTCGTCCAGTGCGAAATCGCTAAAAAGAATTGGATTGAAGAACCGATTGCGAATAATGAAATTTTTCAGCGTGTGGTAAAAATTGAAATCGAGTTCTATTCGATTGAATCTGCACGCGAGGAAATTCGAAAGCTGGCGAAACAAATGGAACAAGGCTACGCGGAATCTGCGCTTTCTTACTTCCATGAGCCGGAAGCATTCCGACCGACCAAAGGCAATTTTGCTTCGATGGATCGCAAACGCATCTACAGGCAAAACCACAATCCGAAACATACGCGCATGGCCCAGTATAAAAACTATCGGAGAAAAATGTGAGTATCAAACGTTTCATCCAACGGCATTTTGCTACATGGTTTTGCGTTGACTACATGATCGTGTTGTCGCCTAATAATGTACAGGCTGAAATAACACGCCACGTCCGAATCGGGCGTAAGATTTTCAGTTTCTCCGATAAGAACATTATCGGTCGAATTACGTGCCCACAAGAAACTGTAAATTGGATGAGTAAGGGTTCGTTTATCTCCGGCAACTCAATGAAGGCGAAAGCGCTGACCAAAGAGTATCGCGAATTCTCCCGCTCTGCGCATAAGAGTTTCAAATCTTATCGCAGTGCAAAGTTAGCCTCAATGTTGCTGGACACACTCAAAATTTCAAAACCAATTATGGAGTCAAAATGAGTCTGGCAAGTAAAATCGGCAGCGATGAAATGGAAGTTGAACATAAAAATAATGTTACTCGTCTCGCAAAGGAAATGGCGAACGGGCGTATGATGATGCCGCGCTCCAAAATCGACTACAAAGATCTCATTAAGGTTGAGCTTGATTCGTCGAAAAATATTATTACTGAGCATCTGCTTACAGCGCGTGCCTCCATTCCGCTCGGTAATGGTTTGATGTATGTCTCTTCGCATAACTGTTCGGCTAAAATGCTGGAAGGTTTTTGCACTTATGGCGAAGGGGTAGCGCACGTAATTGAAGAGGCCGTAGATTCTGCGGAAGTTTTGATTAACAACGCTATCGGCGAGGCGCGGGAAATCTTGCGCTCAACGCTTTACGTTCCTCCGCTGTTCCTGCTGGCGACTGATAAGAAATCTGTAAAGAGTCTGTATAGTTGGCTGACAGAGAACACGGAGATTGATGAAGGAATCGTTGCCGGGATTATTTCGATTACTGAAATGAATCCGAACGGCACAAGTTACCTGCGTATTTCAAACGGCAAGGTTGAGTCGATGGATTCAACTGAATTCGCTTTATCGTTAAGCACTCACTTTAACTTCACGGCAATTCTGAATTTTGTTTCTTCTTACGATACAAAAAACATTCCGTGCATGGATGAAGTGATCAAATATCATAAACACGTTTCAATTGCTAAAAGGTACTGAAATGAAAGACAGTAAAAAATCCGTTCCGGCTCGCGGTACTGCTAAGACTGCTCCGACTGCTCCGACTGCTCCGATTCCGGCTACTGCTTCAATCGGTTCGCGCACAACTGCTCCGGCGCGTATCGCAACTAAGAACGAGAGTTCGCCGATTTGCGTTCTGTCCAATCTGACTGAATCGCTGATTACTTCCTGCAACGTGTTTCACGAAGCGATGGCGAAAGTTGGTATGTATTCTCTCGGCGCGGAAGGCATTGCAGACCGCGTGGCCGATCTTCTTTCCGCACAACAAAGCGAATCGCAGAGTTATCAGAAAGAAGATAACTCCGCTGCGGCAACTATCGTTTATGCGGGTCGCGTGTTGTGTTTGTCCTCAACGATCCTCGAAGCCATTATTGATGGCGTTGAAAATGATCGCAAAATTCGTGACAGCGAAGGCGATGCGGATGATCGTGAAGCGCTGGCAACCGATAATACGTTTGCAGGCCGCCGTCTGTCCAACGCGTACACTGAGGCGTGCTATGTAGCCAACAAAACTCGCGATCAACTGGACTGCATTTCGATTGCGATCTTCGGCAACGAAGTTGAATTAGAGCGTGCTGCTTCTGCCTGCTCTGATAGCAAATCTGTAGGCATTGCATTCATGCTCGAAGCGATGGTTCGCCGCATGGACAATATTCTGAATGCTGTCAATACGCTGACGTATCGCGTAAACGAAAGCATGTAATTCTTCTCTTCAACTTTTAAACAGGAAATATCTACAATGTTAGAACGTGATAAAAATACCGGGCGTTTCCGCAAAAATTCTGTGACGAAAGATCGCGGTGTTGAAAAAGAAAAGCCGACCGCAAAACAGGATCTGACCGATGCCGAAGATCTGACTGACGCAAAAGATAGCTGTGAAGCGCGTCCTACCGAAAGTCTGCCGGAATCCATTTCCATGCAGTCTAACGCCATTAGTTTGCTGGCGCAGGATCTCGAATTGCGTTTCAGCAATCTCGGCCTGATCACTAAAACTCCGGTCTACGAACACTTCAACTGCGAAGATGATTGCGACGAAGACGAAGGGCAAGAAATTTCTGTAGACGATAGCAACTATCGCGCTGCATTCTCGAATATTGCAAATCGTCTGTCTGCGTCTAATCGCACGTCCGGCACAAGCCACCGTGCGTTTAACGTTGTTCGCTTCCCGGCAATTAATAGTCTGCTTACGTTGAACTATGTTCTGGATAGCGCGATGCGTGCGTTCGATAACAACAATGGTGAAGCGATCTACAGTTACAGTGAGCGCACTGGTGACGGTTTCGTTGGTTTCAGTGAAAACGAAAACCTGTTCAATGAACTGGCTATGAATGCGCGTCGCCTCATGAACGAACTGAGTACATTGCTGCTCGGTCGTGAAACGGTTCACATCGAAGGCGAAGAGTCGATCAACTATGAGCGCGTGCAAGCGCAGAACCTTCTGGATCATCTGTCTGGCGTAAGTGGTGTTATGTCTACCATTCTGGCGCACGGCAAATCGTTCGAAAAACAGTTAAGCGAACTGCTGGCGTAAAGTAAAAAGGGGAGGCCAAACGGCCTCCCCTTTGTCGTTTATATCGCGAAACCAATTGCAATCAATGCAATCAATCTCGTAATTGTCAGTTGTAGATCCGCTGCTTTCTGATCCGCTATTCGCGCCTCACGTTCAGCGCTCAAATCTTTCGCAAGAGCGTTCGATCTCAATTCCTCAGACTTCGCCAAATCTAACAGCTTATTTCGTTCGTCGATAGTTTTATTCAGAACAACAACCAAAGAGTTTACCTCTTCTGTCCTGTTCTTAGCGCCGGAATATAGCTTGATCAAATCAGCCATTCCTTTGTTATCCAGTGTTGCCAGTTTTTTATCTTCGAACTTTTTAACTGTTATTTCCGGCTTAGGTGGAACCTCAACCTTCTCCCACGTTAGATTTTCTACGCGGGGAATTTGTTGGATGGATGTTTTTTCCTGCTCTGGAATCTTATTAAGATTGACTCCACACCCAACCAACAAAAAAGCAACGAGAAGGATTAACTTCTTCATAGCTTTTTATATTCCTCCGCTAGATCATCCATATCTTTGTTCTGATCAGCTTGTGCGTCAGGCTTCCTTTCTTCATTCAGCTTCTTAACATCGGTCGCAACTTCTTCGGCATCTTGCTTTTGCTGCTCGATAGCCTTCTCACGAATTTTGTCTTCCGCTTTCTGGAGTTCCGAAATACCGTTGGAAGTTTTACTGCGATTGGGACGAACCAAAAAGATTCCTACCACAATCGCAAGAAATCCAACGAACGCCAGCCAATATTTTTTCAGCTTTTGCATACATCACTCACTGATTGTCAGATTTTGCGTTTGAGTCGTTCGCGTTGTTACGGTTCGATCCGTTGTTGATAAGGTTTTCAGCCATAAACGCAACAGAGAAGAACGTAATGTGATTAGTTTCGCCAGAACCGATCAGGTTGATGAAAAGGCCAATACTGACGAACACACTCGCTACAGTAGAGAACGGGTTATTCGTCCAGTATTGACGCCAATCTAAACCTTCACGTTTTGTCTTTTGAACATAATTGACAAGAACGCCACCTACCCAAGTGCAAACATAGCCGAACAACTGAAACAGATCATAGTGTTTAATTGCTTCTTGCACATCAGGTAACATGCTTTACCTCTTAAAGTTTACTATCGTCGATTTTGCCTTCTTTGAACAATTGCAGTTTGCGAGCTTTCCATTTGGCACTTACGTCCGTGAAAAATTCGCTTAACTGATCATCATCCAGTTGAGAAGGACTACTCACTTCGCGAGCCTCAAGTTCTGCACGAAACAGATTCTGATATTCTTCTTGCAGCAAAGAAAGATCAGCGCTCAGTGAAGTAAATTCTTTTGCAGCCAATGCCACTACAGTTTTCATAAGTGAATACCTTTGGTTTACCGGAGTCGTAACCGTAAATTAGCAATAATAGGACTTTTGCTAAGATCAACCGGAGTTGTTTGAGTGAGCGCCAGATTACCGCCCACCAGTTTAAGATCCGCTGTACTATCTTCGTCACCGACTGTCCCTAACGCAGCGATATAGATTTGGTTTCCGTTATTCAAAACCGGAATCGTGTCACTGTTACATGCAAGATAACCGGAGCCGGAAGTTACCGCAAGCGCAAACCACGTAGGTTTTCCTGCACGATGGATTCGCGCTTGTCGTGTAGCAATAGGATCTGATTCATAACCATTAGGCGTAGGGGAAGTCATTCCCGTATCCCCCTGATAGTTGAGATTCAAATCTATTTCATTAACGTCAGAAGCGAGCGAAGAAATAATTCCATAACGCCACCCAACAAAACCCATATACTGCGATTGGTGCGGAGAAATAACATTATAGAGATTCGCTTGTCGTGGCGCATTGGTCATGCCTGCGGCAAATCGTTGTCGAATAGTTGCGGTGTCCGGCATTGTGCCATCAAAAAACATTAATGCGGCAGGCAACGCATTCATTGAAGAACTACCGCTTTGCTTCTGCGCCCAACGATAAAAAAGAGCGCGGGGAGTTCCGGGAACAAAACGCATTAGCTTGCCTCCATTACGCTTGACGGTAAAGCAATTCGCGCAGAATGTATATTAGGAGAAATGCCGTCGCGTGCAACTGTGTCGGAAATAGTGATATCCGTTCCAACATCGAGAATCAATCCAATATAGTTATTTTTAACACCGTCAACCATATCGCTCGAATAAGACAGATCGCCAGTAGGACGAATCAAAACAATTTTATCAATTGTCTCATTAACGAAAGCGTTATCCTTCGGCAATACTTCCCACAAATAAACAAAACCTTTCGCAGCGTTGCTCAGGCCGGTATAGCGAATATAACGCGCTTTGAAATTAACGTAACCTGTACGCGCAGTGACTGGAACGTTAGTCCACGTAACCCCATCCAGACTGTAATCAATTTGAATTGCAGTGTAGTTGGTTGTGTTGTACGCCATCATTGTGAACTTGCGGAAATCAAATTCTGTTCCGTAGTCTGCAATCATCGCGCCCGGTGTTCCTCCAGTGTAACCACCAGTAGGATAAAATTCATATTCGCGAGTGTTCTGCGGGAAGTATCCGGAATAGTTACGCAGCAATCCCAAAACGTTCGTTCCGTCATATGTTGCTTGCGTGTCTTGCGGATAAATTCGTACAGGGAATGCTTGCACATAAAGCAGATCGTTTTGCGATCCATCCTGATAGAACTTCGCACCATATCCGGGATAGCGGGAATTGGAATTTCTGTGAGAGAGTGTGACTGTGCTATTAAAGTTTCCTGTAGCCACAAGAGAAACATCTAAGAAGCAACTTGCACGAACGTGTTTTAAATCTTCTCTGATATCGCCAGTGGGTTCCTTCCCACTGACCATAAACAGCGCTCCGCAAATATTGCTTTGCGCGAGAAAATCCATAATACGGTCGCGAACAGTTTTCAATTCGACGAGCATATTATTTTCCTTAGTATTGGATATTAAGATCCGTCATGCGATAGCCTTGACCGAGGATGATATTGCTGCCGACGATTTTTAATTCAGCATCACTATCTTCGTTGCCGCACGTACCAATAATGATATCGTCAACACTGGTGCCACCAGTAAATGCGGCCCACGTACTTGCATCAGCAGTAGAGGTACTGGAACGCATTGCAATAAAGAACGTAGGAGTTCCGTTTGCAGCGCCGATCAGATCGGTTGTGACTGCGGTAAAGTTCACGTTGATTTTTCTGTTTCGCGAACCATCTGCATTTTTACCAATAGTTACTGTAGGACGACGCCCGGTAGTAGTGGAATAATGCTGACAACCTAAGAACTGTGTTTGCGCTACGCCTAACGCAGCGAGAAACGCAGCAGGAGTAATCGTCATGTTCTGTGCAATCGTCGGAGGCAAAACCAGATCAGGCATTGTGCCACTAAACAGACCAACACGACACTGAACACTTGAAGACGTGGGAGTAAAAATTTCCATCAAAGCCGTGAGAGCTTTCGACGCAACCATATCCTTATTAGAAATCATAATGCCCCCAATTCGGTAACAGGAAGAAGCGTAGTGAAGAACGGAGGATATAAATTCGATCCTTGTTCAAAAGTTAAACCAGTTGGAATGAAAAGATCGTTTGAAGAAATTTGTTTAGGGTTATCTGTCACCGTATACGCAGACAACGCAACGTTTCGATCATCCATCAACGTTTTTTCAGAAGCCAGCATAATATTGCAACTGGCCTGAGAGCCAAATACGTTTAAATCGAATGTTGCCTGAGACATGTTGAATGGCATTAAAAGAACATGACCAATTTTTCCGAAAGTGCGTGGAGTACCATTCACGTATTTTCCGAAGAAGCGAAGGCCGCTAGGATACAGCCATTGCTGTACGCGAAGAATTCGAGTACGGAAATAACGAGCGGTCACTTTTCCATTTAAAATAGGAACCATTGTCGCATCGTTTGCAGTAGGTTGGACGTTCATTGTGGCAGTAACGTCTGTCCATACTCCGTTAATCTGTGCTTGAAGAACAGAGTTAAACATAGAGTTATTAACTTCTCCAGACTGACCTGAAATTCGCATAACACCTGTGAGTTCAACATCAGCACCAAAATCATATTCCGCAACAATTGTTCTGGTGGGATCTGCCGGGTCAAGTTGTGCCCAAAAACCACCCGTCGATGTTGCGAGAACATTTATGGAAGCAGCAGAACCAACAAAGCGAGGCATCTGATCCATAGCAAACATATTAATGATTTGCTGATTTGGAGTTGGGTACATGTTTGCGTTGGACGTGTCAGTGAGATCACGATAGCGATTGATTTTTGTTTTTGGTAAAACTTGTTTGCCATAAACAGTATCAACTTCTTGCCATGCACTGTGTAGCGCCCAAAGCCGCGACTGTTCCGCACGGTTCAGAGGCTGCATGATCATTTTGCCGCCCGTGGAATACTGACCATTCATATAAGGAACAGCAACCAAACAATCGTTAATGATTTTTTGAATATCCGGTGCGTCAAGTTGCGCCTGCGTCGGAATAGCGCCTTCCATAAAGAAGGCCATATACAAAGAAGACGCTACGACGCGTTTTTCTTGAAGATCTAAAAGTTTCATACATCCTCGCTGATTTTCATTCGCAGACGTTCAACTGCGAAATTGATTTTGTAAGTTCCATCGCCGTTATTTACCAGCGGCACGCCCATGTTCAGGAAGTCAGTGAAACTTAGTTCAAAGAAATTATAACAAGGCTGCGATGCGTTGACGGTACTGGAAGAAGTATTCTGCATACATGCAATCAATGTTGTGAAATTACTTGATGCAAGCGGAGTACCTAACGTGAAATCCATCGCCATGTAGCGACCGTCATTCATCAGTTCAATACGACAACATCCGGCAACGCTCGTATGCAAGACAGTAACGAGATCTGTCCTATTTGCAGTTAACCATGCACGAATTTGCGTTACCGTGGGGGCATCACCATAAGTAGCCAGAATATTATGCCAGTCGCTATCGCTAATAGACCCGCCAGTTACCGCGATAAAGTTTGTATCTGAATTTATTGTACTGTCATTATCCAAACGCTCATCGCGTGCTTCAAAAGCGCCACTACCATAGAACCAAATTCCTACGGCAGTGTTTGAGCTTGTCGCAGCAGTCCAATCAATTTTCTGGCGAATGTTTCGAAGTGCTTTAGAAACAATCATCAAAGACTCCTGTTATTGAAACGAATCTTCGGACAGTAGAGAATATTCTCGCCGTCGCTTACAAGAGTTCGAAGCGTGAACGGTTTTGGAGTTCCATCGCCGTGTCCAACTTCTTCCGCGAAATATGGAATCAATGGACTCTTTTGATAGTCTCCGCAAACTCGCGTATTCGTATGCGCTACAACAACCCAACCGGGAAGCGTTGTTGGCGGCGTTGTGTACGGTTGCGAATCACTGAGAAGAGTAATTGCGCCCATAGTAGTAAACGTGCCAGTTGCATAAACACGAAAACGTTTTGCAGTTTGCGGATTAGATGCGGCGTACATTGTTGTGTCACCTGTCATCGGCGACCACGTTCCCAAACTCGTTTCGGTGCCATCATCAGCAACAGCATTCACACTGAAAATAAGTGCTGTTCCTTCTCGCACAAGATGCGTAAGTTTTACAGGAGAATCAAACTCAACAATAAGATTTCCATCACCTACAGTTTCCGGACGATAATCAGCACCGACCAAAGGAGAAGCGCCAGCAAACAAATGGGAAATAGTTCTTTTTGATGCGGCTGTTTCCAAAATGCGATCAGGAATCAGAGCGCGAAAGTTAATGCCCCAAAGGTTTTTGTAGAAGCTAACGCCTTTATAAAAATAACGTGCCTGTGGAATCAAATGCACAATGTTTGTTTTACTGATAAAAGAAACTATTCCTTTAGAAACACCTGCGGATTTATTGTAGAGATCTGCAAGTGAATCCTGTTTGAATATTTGTGCAACTGCGGCTTCATCTGCGGGAAGATTACCGGGCATTAAAAACGCTGTCCATGCAGCGCCAGTGAACATATGGCGCGTGACAGTATTTTCAGCAGTGTTCCCCAATCGCGCACCAAACAAACTATGTGCGCGAACATGCGTATCAATTATTTTCATTATCCTACATGGCCTCCGACTGGAATAAATACATAGTCAGGTTCCTTCACGCTGATTGTACTTACAAGGAAATCAACAATCGGGTTATCCTGAGCAACGTATTCAATTCCATTTGCTTTGGGAGTAAACGGCGCAGAACTTACATACGTGTTATCCAGATCTTTTGCTTCTGTATTTTGCGTGTTCATCTGCGGAAACACAAAAGTTTTTTGCCACTGCGTTTTGAAATACTGCGAACTGTCCGGATAGACGAGCGATCCTCGCATCATCCACGGACGCATAAGGATATAGCCAGAAAATTGTTCGGCAGTAAAAATCAAAGCGTTTTTAGTAATGGCACTGAAACCGATAACGTAGCTTGTATCAAATACAGTTTGAACCGATTTCAATTGACCGCGAAACGATCCCCAAACCAAACCGTTCTGAATAAAATAGTTCTTATCATATGCAGGAACGTTAACAATCATTTCTTTCTCCTGCTTACAGTTTGTTTATTGTTGATTGAGCCAATCCATAACCTGCGCCATTAGGCGAAGATAAATAAAATTGACCGATGCGGAAAATACTCAACTTGGACAAATCGAATGCCAAAGAATAATCAACCGGAGTTGAAAAACTTGTGTCGCTTTGTTTGTAGAGTTTCAATTGCACGCCGTTCACATACAGACGAACTACCCCTCCAACGCGACGCAAAGTTAGAGTAGCACCATACGGAACGTTTTCAGAAACATAAATCTCATCAGATTTGGTATACGTGCGCGTAAGGATATAGCGAACCAGTTGCGGTGAGTTCGACATGTATTGGAAATACAAAGAAAGACCATCAACCGGATTATTGTTTGAACCTATCGCACTTGTAAAAGAGAACATAGGATAAACAGCAAAGCTGCCGTTGAAATAGTTGATCGCTGTCTGAAATTCGAAATCACCTGTTCCAATCTGACGCATCAATCCTGTTTGAATATCATCAAATTGGTAGTACGGAGGATCTGCATATCCGGTACGGAACCAAATTGAAGGTATCGTTGCACTTGAGACTGGAATCGTGTCGATATCATTCAAACGCAATCCGAAAGCATTGACAGTAACTACACTACCTTCGCCCGTTGAGTCTACAGAAGATCCCGAATCGACGTGGAGCAATTTAACATCTTTTCCAATCTCAAAAGAGAATGGAATGATACCGCCTAAAATAAGATGCGTAGGTTTTCCGACTGCGCTGCATGTGATATTGCATTTCGAAAAGTTAAGCTGATTTCCTACCAGCGTGCGCGTACAGTCATTTCCTGTTCCGAGCAGTACGCCTATATCACTTGTCAGTTTTGTAACGTCAAAATAATAGCCTGCGCCATTTGGCCTGAAATTCAAGCAAGTCAAAAGATCCTTTTCTGTCTTGCCTGTATTCAGTGAAATAACGTAAGCGGCTTTATCGTCTGAGGCAGACGCAAATAAACGCGTTAGCTGCGGAATCAGACTCAAATCAAACACTTTGTATTCCACGATTTCACCTTATAAATTCAATCAAGTTAAATTTTCTTTCCCTGAACTATTTGGAAGTTCTTAATGTAGGCCGTCGGCAAACTCGCCGCACCGTAGACACCCAACATTTGAATAGGTTGCAGTGTGTACGGAAGGATTGTGTATTGGAACGAATCAACTACGGTGCCATCCACGCTGAATTTATGTGTTCCTGTGTCTGAATCGTACTGATACACAACACGAACAAAATCAGTTGTAAGCAATGCTTTATAGTTAGCAAATGAACGAGCAACTTTAGTTCCTTGTTGGTTGTTCCAGATACAGAATCCAGTTTCGTTGCTTCTATCCAAAGATAAAATAAAACGATCTGTGTACGAAGTTTGTACCACAATTAAATCCATCTCCGCATTCGAGGCAGTTGTATCTTGCCGATAATCAAACGAGAGATAGAAAGATTTAGTAAAATCAATATCAACGGTGGCGGGAAACGACAATCGCGATCCAGATGTGCCTCTAATGCTACCGTCGCTTTGTTTAGGCCATCCGGTAAACGTCAAATCGTTTCCTAGATAGTCTTTTGACGGACTGCTATTAAAATTCTCTGCCGAGATTGCGATACGTGCATTAGGTTCAATCCACGAAGGCAAAGTATTTGCAGCGCTTAAAGTTTTCGCCGTGCGTACTTGCAACACTTCCGGGAATTCACCTGTAGAAATTGCGAGTGATTCGAGTTCGATGAGTTCACCACTTCCTTTTGCGCCAACCTTAACAGCAATCATGCGAATGTCTGCGGTTCCTGCGGCAAGCGCACCGTTATTGCTATCAGCGATCAACAGAATTGCGTAACCGATATTTTTTGTTACTTTCGTAGTTGATTTGTCGCCAATGCTAACAGGAAGACAACGACGCACCGAAGAGTTTCCTACAGCGCGTAAAATATCAGTTGTTATTGCGCTAGGTGCAGCGTTGGTTGCTACGTTTACAGGAACAGATAAGTTAACCGATGTTCCGGAAGCAGTAGCGCCAGCAGTTGTTGATGCCGCGATGATCTGCAAACTAGCCGCCGCGTTTTTGTTTGGCGAATCAGACAGAGCAGCGTCAAAAGTTATCAAACTATCAAACACAAGATCCGCAACGGTTGCTGTTTGCGCTGTCATATTTCCAACGTAATCTGTAAGCTGCATCGGAGCAGAAACAGGGAAGCCGGGAAACAGCCCAATGGACGGATGCAATTTCATTTTCTTATTGCCTGTCAGCAAATCAGTTGCATACGCCGTGTCAATATCAAACGTGGATGCGCTCGCTGTGGTGCGACGAGGAATAATATTTTTCGGATAGTGAATAGTTACGCCGAGTTTTGGATCGTACACACTGCCGGGAACTGCTTTAATTCCGTGTGAGTACGGCTGCATCATTAACAACCCTTCCGATGTAGGTTGCAAAACGATGCGGCTTGCGCCAATACAGTCAGCAATAAGTTTACGATGATCTAAAAAGTATTGCGAAAGATCCGAAGGAATTGATCCTTCGAAAAAATACGCTTCCACTTCAATTCCGGTACTCCACGTTCCGGGAAGTTGCGCCACGGAAAACGGAAGTAAGTTAGAACCTAAAAGCCTCATTTAGAATTCCCCTGATACGCGATTGGCACTCGCATAGAATTTCCCGTTAAGAAAATTCGCGTCCGACAAAATTAAATCCGCACCGCTTCCTTCTTTGCCAATCGTGAGCACTAAGAAACCACCGTAAGGAGTTGATCCGATGTTAGTGTTAATCACGATGCAGTTATACAGACTGAGAAACGAATCAACGGTTCCAATAAAACTCGCAGTTAAAAGAGCCTTCACGCGAAACTTTAATTTGTTCGTTCCCGTATTCAACCACGAAATAGGATAGCAGTTGTTGAAAGTTGTCAGATTGAATTGCGCAGTAGCCCCGATTGCAGTAAGCGTTGTTCCTTCACTTACAACGATGTTTTGAGGATCGGGAATATTCGCAGCGGCAACCGTGTGAACGATGTTTTCAAGACCGTACTTAACAGGCGGTTCGTCAGACGGACGCTTACCTTCTGCCGGAATAGGCACGTTAGACGTGTAAATGGGAAGACGAATTATTTCCACGATTTTCTCCTTTGTTTAATTCAAATTAGATGAATCGGATACTTACAGATTAATAATAGGAGAGTAATCAGTAAGAATGAATTTAAAGATCAAGAACCGCCTCGAATTCAAAATTTTCAACTTCTTTGACGGTAACAGTTGGCACTGTATTTGGAAGATCCGAACCAGATTGCAGTAAGTCTGAAATGAAATCTCTCACAACTAAACGTATTTCATCTTTCCTGCGCGTCGCACTTATGCCAAAACCTAACGAGACATTCTCATCAGGTTCACTCGATGCCACGAATGGAAGTGCAGTCAGATTCTTAGCGACGGCGTTTGCCGAAGTATATTCAGGCAAGCGATACGAATATGAGGAACTATACGGCGTGTAATAGTATTCCTGATAGCTGGAGCGTACCAAATAAATACCGGGCGAGGATTCTGTAGTGCGACTAAAATTTGTTGTCCCTACAACGCTAGGAGAAATAGCTGTGGCTGTAGCTTTGCAGTTTCCATCCATTGAAACTTTCAATTGATTCAAATATGAAGTGTATACTCGCGTATATTCCCATCGTCCAAAACTGTTATAGGATGAATAGGAGTACGTGTAGTTTTGAGCAACACTTAAATCTACAGGCTGAGTCGCTTTCAAATTGTTTTGAGTTAAACGTGTTGGCATTAAAACCATTTGAGTTGCCAACACACTGCCATCGCCCACATAATAACGATATGGAGTGTTTTTAATTCCTCCGTATCCAATATCTCCTTTCTTCAAAATACCTTGAGTGCTTGTGGAAAAATTGCTTCCGGATTCCCACAAACTAGGTGCGAGACAAAACAACTTAAACAGATCAAGAGTTGTTCGAGAAAAAGTTGTTGGGAATGTTAAAGTTGATTGTGTCTCAAGAGGCAAATCTTTTATGTTCATGTATGTGAGATAAAGCCGCGCACCATACACGCCAGCAAGAGGTGAACAATTGAGATTTTTATCGGGATCAATATCGAAAGAAATCGATCTGGCATTTGGAAGTATGTTTATAACACTGGCAATGTCAGAAGGTTTCGGCGTGTTTGCATCGAAAAGATATTGTATAGACTCCGATTCTTTTAGTTCTCTTTGGGTGATAACTGTTCCTACACTGCAAAATTTCATCTGATACTTTCCTATAGATCAAGAATCAATTTTAGAAAAAGGCCGCACTGTGAAAGCTGAATACCATTCGCGAGGGATACAGGGCGCAAACCTGATCCGAGAGAATTTTTCACCAGAAAATAAAAAAGGGAAGGCCGAAGCCCTCCCCATCAAATTACTGAATTACGGAGTAACAACAAACTGGTTAGCGCCTGCAACAAACACGATGTAAACTTTCATCGCTTGTGCAAGAGTTACAGTCAGGCTGTTAGCATCAACCAGAGTGATCTCATCCGGAATGATTTGTTTGCCCGTTGAATCCAGAACAACAACAGTACCGAAACGTTGACCAGCATTGTGCGTGAAGGTGTAGGAAGTTGAACCTTCACCAGTGCCGCCTGTGTTATCCTGAACGTAAGTTTTTGCGCTAGTTGCAACGCTATCAACAACAAACTTACGAGTTGCAGCAGCGCCGTCAACTTCTTGCATTTCGCCGGAGAAGATCAGATGATCAATTGTACCGCCGTCTGCATCAATGAAGCCAGCAGATTTAACAGCGGTAATATCCAGATCGATAGTTGACGTTTCAGTATTGCGCGTTAAACCGGAACCAACAATGTTGTTTGCCAGTTGCGCAAAACCTACGCCGCCGTTTGCAACACGAACGCCGTTTGCACCTTTGGAAAGGCTTGCGCCATCCAGCTTAACGTTCAGGCCGTCACTATCAACAGCAACGCCGCCAGCAGCATTAACTTTTACCGACAGTTCGTTGCCATTAAGATTTAAACCGAGGCCAGCAGTTACGCTTGCCATACCGCCGAAGTTCGCCCACGCATTACCATCAAAACGAACGTATTGATTGGTATCGGAGTTCCACGCGATAGCGCCTTCCGCGCGATCCTGAGTAGGAGTGAAAACAATTTCAAAAGCATTGTCGCGATATTCAACAATCACGTCATCAACAACGCCGTCGATAGTTCCGAAATCTGCGTGCAGATTCGCAACCGCAGTCAGAACATAACGTTTGCCTTCAACTTTTTGCGGTTGAAGAACAGCATCAACTTGCATACCGTCAACGTCTTGCTGCCAGTTCAAACCAGCGAGAGCATTTTCGATATCAATTTTACGAGCAGCGTCGGTGCCATTAACAGGCGCAGCAAGATCGCTGATACCGAAACCGCCAGCAGAAAGATTTGCCGCAAGAGTACCTTCTGCGCTAACAGAAAGTTTTCGAGCGAGTAAACCGCTAACGTAACCTTTACTTACAGCCGCAACATCATTCGCAGCGGATTGATCGGCAGAACTTAATTCAAGTACGCCTGTCATCGCCGTGGTGCCGTCTGCTTTCACGTAGCCAGACAGATCCGGAGAACTACCTTCGCCAAACGTTTTGATCGCAGTGCCATCAAAATATTTGTATACCTTATCGGTAGTGTTGTACCAGATCCATGCTTCCTGATTTGCAACCAGCGAACCGAGCGTTGGGTCGGATGCACGTTTTTCACCACGAAGGTTTAAAATCTGCGCACCAGTCATCAACGTCATATTGCCTAGTTTCATGGATAATCTCCAGTTGCCTTAGTAAAAATTCTCATCACATTGATCTAATGAACAACGTAACTTTTCATACGCGTTTTTTCTCATGTCGTATGAGGACACGTATTTGTCGTCGAGCATATATTTAGCTCGCAGAGTTACCGCTGGAATATACGAAAGCAAACCGTGACCGCGATAAGTTTCCCAACGTGTAACCGGATAAGAGACTTGATCAATCTCCATTGCTGTAAGATCAATCTTATCAACATATACGAACGGACGCTCACGCTCCACAATGAGATAATCTATTTCATGCAGATTAAACATTGTGTGCTGCATGTATCCAATAACGTAATCGGTGATTAAACGGAAAGTTTCTTCTTTATCGAGACTGAGACGAAGTGAGAACGCATTCACTACTCCCGGCAAACACTTCTGCCGCATTTCAATCCACGCATTGCTGAATCTAGCATCGAAATCATCAGGATTATCGCGCATTAATTCATGCACGTAAGTTTCCATTCCGATAAAAGATTCGATGATCTGCTTTCCATTTTCATCAGTAGGAATAGCGCCTACTCCAGAGCGAATAAAGCGCTTTTCCACTTCTTGTAACCAATCAGTTGCTGACGCGAAATACTGCAAAAGAGTTTCACGCGCTTGAGCAGTAAATTGGTGACGATTGGTTTCAAGAATTTCCGAAAGCATGAACGCCTTAGCTTTATAAAAATCTGCATATCGTTCCGCAGTATATCTCCGAAACTCAATGTTGTTTTTCAAAAAGCCTTTCATCGCAAACTCCTGAGATCGCCTAGACGGTCATCGTCGTGCGCTCCTGTGGTTGTTGAGTAAATAGCGCCTGAGATACTATGCAGTTTCTGCCGTACCAAAGACACTTCCGTATGCAGGTCATTCATTGATTGCATCAAATCACGAACGACACCATTAGTAAACTGAGTATCGCGACCGAGAGCATTTAAAGAGCGCTCCAATTCATGCGTTGCACGCAGAACATCGGATAGCATCTTTACTGAACCTGCATCTTGATTCTCTTCTTTCAGTTTAGAAATTAATGTTTTGATTGCTTCCAAACCTTCGGAAACTTCCGAAGTGTCAAGACTTCCTTCGGCCTCTTTCCTTTTATATTCTTTCAGTTCTTCCAATGAAGGAATCACCTTAAAATAATAAAATGCGCCAGCCACAATCAAGCCAGCGCACGCAAGGATAGTAGGCGTATTAGATCCCAGAAGCTGACCAATTAAGTCTAACAATGCGCCCATTTTATTTTCCTTTGCAAGTATTATTCAGACTCACAATCAATCGAACCGCCCCGGAATTCACATCAGTTGTCTGAACAACCCGCGCCACTCTAGGAGGAAACTCGATGCAGTTTCCCAAAGTGCTATCCGAAACACATACAGCAGTAACGCAACTCACAATTTCGTCGCCAATAACATTGGAAGGCGTATAAGATGTTCTGCTAGATGCAAAAGCAAGAACCAGAACGAGTCCTACAAACAAAACAATGAGTAGCTTTGCCTTTTTTGCACCAGTCATTAAAGCCACTCCTTCCGAAACTTTCTGGAAATAAATTATCGAGAAAGTGTTCCGTCAAGGGTCGGTAAAATGTTTTTCATCAAGATTTGTTCGTCTTCTGATTTGAGATTTTCGGGACGCACGAATAGCTCAACATAGAGTTTCGAATCTTGATAGACCGGACGCAAAGCGATATCGAGATTGATGTAAGAAAATTTCCCAATCGTGGTATGTTCACGATTGATCATGTTGATGTAATGGTTGACTTGACCGCGATCTATTACGGTATTGAATTCTTCATCCACCACATAGTTGAGGCCGCTGATAATGAAGCCTTTACCCTTCGCCTGCAATTCAACCAAAGTCTTTTTCAATTGCTGCAAAGTTTGGATATAGAAAACTTCATGATCAGATTTTATGCAAGACGAAACAACATCATCGCTGTCTCGCGAAATTGATTGTGTTCCAAGAAGAATATATAAAGGAACATTTTTTCTATCAGCAGAATCAACGAGGAAATTTATTTTCTCACACATCGGTTGAAACGTCTGAATGAAAAGATACGCGTTTTTATACTTCTCTTGAATATCAACAGGAAGGTAACTTAGAAAGTCTTTGTCTATGCTGACTAATCGCTTCGGATGATAAAATTCAATTTTTTGCGATACTGCATCCATGTACTCATCGAATTCAGGACGAGACAAATTTTTAACGATGGGAATATAAAGCACAACGGTAGGTTGTTGCAGCATCCTTGCCGCAACGGTTGTACCGTAGAAAGATCCTGCATAGCTTTGAATCATTACTACGGAGTCGATATCGGCACGTAAACCATTAGACCAAAACCAGAGACAGGCTCCAAGAACTCCACTAATAATGTTTCTGGCGCTGAGGGATCTGTATAGACTTTTTCCGGCCACACAATTTCTCCACTCAAATCTGTACAGAAACAAAAACCTTTTCCTTCTCCAAATTCGTGCGTGAACGCCCAAAGCGGAGAAGGATCTTCCTGAATCGTAACCATGCCGCGAACAGCGCTGGAGTTAATCGCCTCATCAACTTTCGCACTCAACAAACGAACAGTTTCATTCAAAGTGTTGACGCGCCCGGTGTTCGCAGTAGTGCGTGCGTTAAGGTTACTAAGCATCACACTGAAACCGGAAGACAGTTGAGATTTGATTGCGTCTGCATACGAGCGAGGAATAGCTTCGTTAGCAATAAATGCACTTACGATTCGTGGCAACAAAGGCGCTTCGAGTTGACCGCCTTTTGCGGAAAGAATAACAGGTTCCGGTAAATCGCTTTGATCCCATTGCTGAATAGCAACGAAATCATCGTACTCTAAAATCAGTTCCCACGTAAATTGTTTGCCGTTGGAAGGAACTTTATTTACGCGCTTGTAAACTGTTTTGTAATCCTGCGCATCAATATCTGTTACTACCCAAACGCCGTCGAGAGGGAAAACATGATCCGTAGGTTCATTGTCTGAAAGAATCACGACAACTTCTGGCGCGAGTCGATAAACAATATCGTTAGTCGAACTCAATCCTTGTTGTCGTGCCAAATCAACAAGAGTGTCCACGTAGTTGCTTAACTTACTCATCAGGCGTCTCCAGAATATCAGCAAAATGTTTCGAATACGCTTCGGCAAAATACGGCAGATTTGAAAGATCAATTTCAATCGCACTGTAAGCGCCATTATCGTAAACTAAAACTTTTTGCGGCTTATATGGGGCGAGCGCCAGCGCAACAATAAACGCACGACCAAACGCGCCGGAGATATTCACATGCACATCAAGTTCAGGCACATAAACTTCTTCTTGCAGACGCGTTTGATAGTTTTCCAAAACATCGGTAGGGAGAGACAGAAGTTTCGGCGCTTCATAGTCAGGACGTACATCAATGGTACGACGATCCGGATAATAAATAAAAGCAGAAGGATCGCCAAGATATCGCCCAAACAATTCAGCATCAACTTCAATGGAGGTAGGCGTTTCTTCGCGCACGCGCCCGTAAATTTCTCCTGTCTCCGCATTCACGCTTAGATAAATCATTTTAATCCCCTATTGCGGAATAGTAGAAATCCCAACCTACAGTATTCGCACCAGTGGACTTGAGCATGAAGCCACCAAGCAGAACGTTCTCTTTAACTGCCGTGCCATCAGTGTTGTAGATGGAATAAGTTTTTGCCTGATTCGTTGCAGCATTCAAGAACGTAATTGTTAGTGATGCACAACGGTTCAAGAAAGGTTTGTTGAATGCAACGTTGATAGCGCTTTGAGACGCAGGAGCAATAGCACGACCGAAGTTTGTTGTGCGTCCAGTGTTAGGATCAAAATCACTTCCAACAAACGCACCAACAATTTCATTTCCGGTTAACGGATCTAAAACTGGAGAAACTTCGTATTGATTTATAATTGCATCACGACCAGCAGGACCAGTTGGGCCAATTGCACCAGTCGGACCAACCGGACCAGTTTCGCCCGTTGGGCCAATCGGGCCAGTGTTTCCAGTTGGCCCTTGTCGTCCTCTCGTTCCGCGAATTCCCGGACAACCCGGTTCACCATCGCGACCATCTTTGCCGTCTTTGCCGTTATTTCCCTGAATGCCTTGCTTACCTTGTTTCCCTTCCTTTCCTGCTTTCATCTGATCAGCAGTAGGTAAACCAGAAACAGATTTCTGCGTGCCGTCCTGAAAAATAATCGTTAACGTTCCCGTTTGACTATCAAAAGAAACGTTCGACAAATCTGCGCTAGGATCGTCTTTGTTTTCATCGCGAAAGCCAACCTGAGTTTCCGAAACTTTCGCAAGAACCTGATTGACTGTACCGCCCTTCGGATCAATTAGAGCGGGATCTACTTGTACCAATCCCATATTTAAATTCCTCAAACAAGGCTGATAAATTCAGGCTCGTTAGGTTGACCATAGTTCGGATTTTTCAGTTTCGTATTATTTGGAGTCATTCGCACCCAAACAGTTACGCCATCTGGACGAGTCCAGCGAACCTTCATCCCACCTTTGGTTAAATTAGAGATCCATGCGCCAGTAGACGGATTTTTTATTGCCAATCTTCCAATTGCAGGCATGTTTCTTTCTCCAAAAGAATTGGCGGCATTACACCGCCAATGAATTACAGATCAACAACCGAAATGGTGTACGTGCAATTTGAACCAGTGAAGAAGACTTCAATATATTTGAAATCTCGCGTTGTGTCGTGTTCCATAAAATATGTTCCACGCGCAGTAGCTCGAATCGCAGTTACACCCACGCGGCGCAAGTGCATTTCACCATTACCGCCCGTCCAATCAACTCGAATACGGAATGCGCCTCTGCGTGCTTGTGATTCAACGTTATGAATGAAAACACGACTGACATATTTTCCAGAGTTATAACTTCCGGACATTCCTTTCACACTATCATCACGCGTGTTGTAGTCCCATGCCGTACCGTCACCAGTACCTTGCATTCGCACATCGTAATAAGGCGTGTAATCTAATTCCGCATAGTGGGCAATATAAATTTCATGTTGACCACCGGAGTTAGGAAGGTTTCGATAAATCGGGCCAGACGGATAATCGTAAGGCGCTTGTCCACCTTTCGGACTTGAATCAAGCCACAAACCATCACGGAAAATATCTACGCGGTCAGGAACAGTGTAGTGTTCCGACCACAGAATAAATACGCCCGTATTGTTTCGATAGAGTTGGCGACGCCATTCAACGCCTTGACCGCCAGAAGATGCAGCACTACCAAACGGAGTACCATCATCATCAAGTATCGTACATACGCCAACGTTGCGCGTGAATTCAGAACGTGAAAGATCAGAAAGAACGAGATAAAAATACTCATCACCTTCTGTCAATTTATCCTGATACACTTGCACCGAAACTTGAACCGTTTTCGCGCCAACAGGGAATAAAAGTTGGCGAGGTTCAATTGGAATGTAGTCTTGCGGATCACCAACGTTTCCGTTTGTGCGAACATCGGAATAACCGCCGAGGCCGCCCCACAATCCGCTCATGCCGTTAATCAGTTGATGACTTCCAATCTGATTGCGCACGCCATCCATATCTAAATTTTCTCCAGCGTATGCGCCAGAGTAGTTCACGTAAAAACGATTCGCCAACATGTTCGCGCTATGGAATACGTTTGATTGTCCAGTAAGAACCATCATACCTGTACCACGACGAACAGAGTTTTCTAACGCTTTCGTAAACGCGATTCCGATTTTCGCAGCAGGATTTGGATTCGCAGAAACAAAGATAACGATAACGTATTGGTCAAAGATAAGAGCAGAAGGCGCACCACCATAAAGTTGAGTCCATCCAGCAACATCAACCGTGAATTGCATACTTCTTAAATGGTTTACTAACGTCGAACCTAAATCATTCGCGCCGCCTTCGTTGATGCGATACGCGCCCGTAGGATAAGGACTGCCAGTAAATGAATCACCAACAATTAAAATCTTATCGTTTCGGTGTCCGTGCCCTAACCAATCAATTGCATTAGTTAAGAATTGGCGAGACTGCGCATTGTTTGCCAGATTGTTGTTCGTGAAAGCGTCAAGACTGCCGCCCCACACAACACGCGTATTCTGATATTCAATGAATGAGAAAGGAGAAACGCCGCCCGGTGTAATCATACGACGCGCAGTAGTTTCATTACTTACGCATCGTGCAGTACCGTCGCGAGTTTGCACCGTCATTGTAATCGCACGCCCCATAACTTCTTCACTCGCAGTAACAGTAAATGTCACCGTCGAGTAACCGAGATTGCTTCCTTCAACAACTGAAACATCGTTGACGGAGAATGTCGGATAGTTACCGAGATCGATACATGGATGTTCAACGCTCACCACAAAATCTTTTGCTTCATACATCGGCAGTTTATGGAAACGAACATCACGCAATTCTGCGTTATGTTTTACGCCGTAGTATTTACTTCCATCCGGATCATCCAACACTTTATAGTAGTTGGAATGCTGGCTTGCCTGATCGTTAAAAAGACCTTTGTTTGTCACCGCAGGCTTTGAAAAGAGTTCTGTACCAGTGACATAAGGCCAGCCGTTCGGATCAAAGGAGTAGCCAACGTCGAAAGTAGAATTCGGATCGCTGGACATTGAACCTTTGTACATTTCATTTATTGCGTTTCCTTCACCAACGCCGGGACTACCAAAACAATTATATGCCCCGCGATACTGGAAGTTTGTATCTTCCCAAACACGGCGACTTGCACCTATGCGATACAATGCAGCAGGCAAACCACCAGTGAGACGGTTGTAAGAACACTCATCAAACATCGTAACGAGTACCCAATAGTTTCCGTCAATGCTATTTAAATATGCCGCCATTGCCGCAGCATTCGCGATACCATCAGCACTACCTTCACCACCTGCGCCGTGGATATCAAAATTTCTGCGTTCGACAAGTTGGCGAGTTGCTTTACTGATTTTATAGACATTCAGTGATCGACCGTCGTTGTAGCGTGTGCCGTTAATAATAGTGAAACCGGGATTTGATCCGGAAGCATTAGGCACACCATAACCAACAACGTGACAGAAAAATTGAGAACGTGCGGCAAGAGATTGCGCACTATCATTCTGCCAAGTTATTTTGTGATATCCTGCTTGAATACCGTTACGCCAATCATCCGGCTTATACGGATAAACACTGATATCATAATCGACACTGAAACCATCTTGCGGATCAGCACAACAATAATCTTTGTAGAAGAACGGAGAATTCAAACGCACATCGTCGTTGATATCAACGTCAGCGCACATGAATGGAATCCATGTTCCCGGTTGACCGCTCATTGCAGATTGTCGCGCTTCTCCAGTGTCAGAAAACCAATAACCCTGAGACGCAAGGTATCCAAGTTTATAGTGAAGCTGTTCAACACCGTTCCATGCGACGTGAGTATTGTACGCATTAATATTCGCATCGTGTGCGCGTTTGGTGCAAACAATATTCGTGTTGCGATTGGCATAAATACCAATTGGACTAAAAATTGCGTTGAAGTTTGCAGTGCCTTCGCCTGGCCCTTTCTGCAACACAACAAAAGAAATTCCTTCTTTGATTGCATTGCGGATCGCTGCCGCCATTGTATCGTTAATGGTTCGGCCTGTACTTGAAAGGAGAAAAACAGTTAATGCAAACTGTTTGAAATAGTGCGGTTGACCATCGTAGCCGTAAGCACCAGCCGCAATTTCATTAACGTGATGCGGAAGAATATCATAGCGTTTCTTCTGCAAGAAATAACAAAACTGACCCCATTGCCCAAAGTTAACGCGATCAGTAACTGACGCGCTATCACTCATGATCAGAATACTTTTTCCGTGAGTGAAGTTCGCGCCCATATCCATCATAATGCGAAGTTGGCGAAGCATTCCCGTAATGCTGTTTACGTTTTCTTTTGAGTAGTCGCCGACCCAACCGCCGCTAGGATTAACGTCAAAGGAATACGGAGTAAGAAACGCGCCATTCATAAACGCGGCACCGTAACCGCAAATAAATCCGGAAGCGTGACCATCAATTGCAATTCCCGTCATCGTTCCGCGATCTTCTGCCATGCTTGCGTCAGCCCAACTTTGGGTATTGGGGCCACCGCCGCCCGAATACCCGAAAGTAAGACCTCGCAGATATAAACAACTCCGCTTGATCATTTTTATTTTTACCCGTAAGTGACTGTTACGTTAACTCGCAAATCAACGTATTGCTCATCTGCTTCTGGAGTATAAACAGTAACAACGCCGACCCAACCGTTCGCTGCGCTAGGCAACTGCGCAAGACTTGCAGTGTAGATCGTACCAGTCCACGTAAAACTTGTTGAAACCGCAACGATACTTCTGTTACCGATTGTCAGAGGCCACGGCTCGTATTCCAAGTTGCCCCACAAGTCACCGTGTTTTGTTTCGTTTGTTTTCTGGAAATAACCACCAGTTGACGCAACAGCAGGTGTTAATGCACTTCCTCTTCCTGAACCTGTCCAACGGTTTCCATCAACAGTTGCGATTCTGAAATTCAGATTCACTGTATGGTCAACGTTACCCCAATAACGCAGAACGCCTTTGCTCATCGTCCAGATAGCATTATTTGGATTGTTTGGATCATCAACAGACAAACAGTTGTACGGAACAGAAAAATCTTGCACATTTAATTTTGGAGGTTGAATTGGACACCAGACGAAATAACTCCAATCACATCCAATACCACTCGTTACGCGTACCGTGATATTGCTACGGAGAACGTGTTCCGGATACTTCCAGAATTCGAGTGTTCCAGATTGTCCAGCCAGAAGATTTTCAGTATCGAGCAGATTCATTTCCTGATCGAAAACTTCAAACTTCGTATCGAAACTTCCGGCACGCACATCAACTAAGCCTGCGCGAATATCCGTTTGTGTTCCCAATGCGAAGTTATCTTCTGTAGTCGGATGGCCTGCGCTCACTACCCAATCATACTGACAAGGGAAACGATATTCGCGTGCGCCTCGTTCGTTCGGACAATACAGAGAATAGTAGAAGCTATTAATAGAATTATTTTTCCCGAAATCTTTCGCCACAACTCTGACCATAAGATCGAAGTTTTGTGTGCCAGTCGGATCATAATAAAAATAAAGATAGCCACGACCAGTTTGTGCTTCTTGCGTTGACGCAATTCGTCGGCCTGCATGATAAACTTCGATGTAATCTAAGTTATCCCATGACGTATAGTTGAGATAAGTCCAACCAACGTTATTGCCGATGTAGTGATAATATTCAAAAGCATTACTATCGACGATACGATCAACAATAGGCCAAACAGTTGCGTGACACGGCGCAGGAAAAATAGGAGTGCCGATATATTCAGGAACAATAACATCCGGATAAGTTAAAACATCATATGCCGCTTGACTATCCAGCGCTAAGTTTGCGCGGTCAGTAGTTGCATTGAGTTTTGGCGGTATAACCTGCAAACTCCAGTTCGCACCTTGAGAAGTACGAACACGAATCATGATACGCATATCTTCCGCATCAGGATCGTTAAGGAATTTAATTCGACCGCGACCGCCAACTTTTCCACACGTAGACGCAACGCGAATTCCTTCGGCGTAAACATCCACACTTAAACCGTCTGCATGATAACTTGCGAAAGTTATTTCAACATAACCTTCTTGTCGTGGAATTGCGAAAATTGTTTCAGTGATTTGTGCGCCGCGAGAATGCACGGAAGCCCACGGCACGTTAGGGTTCGTCCACGTTCCTAAACCTGCTTGCGAGGCAAGACCCGTTGGATCGTAACTTTCAATTGTTCTTATTCCCGGTCGAGTAATATAACGCGACGTAGGAGGAACGTTGCCAATCCCCACACCGAAACCAGTTCGCGCAGCATCCGGTAAATCATATCCAGCAGGATAACCTTTTAACGGATCATATTTAGCACCACGCGAACCGTCGCCAGTACCGGAACCTTTTGTGGTGGAAGTTGGAGCACCACCACAATTTCCGATTTCCTGATTGATACATGGATCATCAAAGTTAGGATCAAACTCTGCATCAATATCGTACCAGCGTTTTCCATGCAAACCGCGAACAGAAAAAGTATCGACTGTTAATGGTTGCCACGTATTTTCTTTTGTTCGAATGAACATCGGAGTATCCGCGCAATCGTACCAGCCGTTGTTTTCTAAATTTCTTACGCGAAAACGAGGCATAGAAAAATTCCTTTATGAAGATGTTCTTACCCAAATCGATCCGGGTTCGATTTCGCGCTCAAGTGATGGATCGACTGCTTGAATAAATACAGCAACAACGCCATCTTTTCCACTTGGGCCAGTCGCACCAGTCGCACCAGTTGGGCCAATATTTCCGCGAGATCCGCGAACACCTTGTCTTCCCGGTAAACCATCGTTACCGCGTGGCCCCGGACAACCATCAGAACCACGACCGCCATCAGATCCGGATAAGCCGTCGATACCATCACGACCATCTTCACCGCCAGGGCCAATTGGCCCCAATCCGATATCGTTTGGAGTTGTGAATCCGGGAATCGAAACTTTTCCGATGTTCGGAATATTTAAAACAAGTGTTCCGCTCAAACGATCAAAGTTTCCGCTTAACGTGTCATCAGAAACTTCGCGAACATTTAATCCACCATCGCCGGAATAAACTTCACCGTCTGCGTTAGTTTTAATTAAACTTAGATCAACTTTTTCAACCATGATTTATTTTCTCCTACGGCCACGTTGCAGCTTGATCAATAGAAGGATTCACCCACAACACACCAGCCGCCATATTTCCCGGTTGAGTAGAACTCACAACGATTTGCAATTTTCCACTTGGGCCTTCTGGTCCAGTTGGTCCAGTTGGTCCAGTTTTTCCAGTTGCACCAGTTGGACCGGGGCGACCCATCGGGCCAGTCGGTCCGACATTTCCAGTTGGACCAGTTGCACCAGTTGGACCGATTTCTCCCGGAATTCCCGGATTACCGTCGCGACCATCTTTTCCCGGTGGGCCTTCATCGCCGTCTGGCCCTACTGGCCCGGTACAACCGATTCCACCTTGAGCGCCGTCTCTTCCGTCTCTTCCGTCTTTTCCATCTGCGCCAGTTTCACCACGCGCACCTTGTCTTCCCGGAGGAATACTTGATGCAGTTGGAAAACCTTTTATTTGAATTGATTTTCCGTTTTCAAAACGCAAAGTTAAAATTCCGGAAGTTTCATCGTAACTGGATTCGTCAGTGATTTCAGAAGGTACACCAGATTCATCAGCCGATGCAGTAAGCACGCCAGCATTGGCGCGGATAGGCGTATTGTCGGAAGCCCCCGTTGCTGTGATCATGCCTACATCAACTTTTACTAAAGGCATAAAAATACTCCTACTTAGGATTTCGCGCAGTGATTCGAATCGTTGAACGAACAGTTGCAGTCGGACGTGAACTTTGCCCCATATCCATAACAACGCAAGTTAACGTTGCAGTAAGAGATAAAGTTTTTCCTTGATCAACTTTTCCGTTAAAAATAATCTGAACAATCCTATCAGTGTTGCCTTTGATGTTTAAATCTTTTGCGTCACTGATTGTCCATTTATACGAATAGTTTCCGGTGCCACCACGCACGTTTACAGGCAGATAAGCCTGCGCGAAGAACAAGTCATTGCCAGCAACCACGCGGGTTGCAACGAGATCCACATTAGATACAGAAGCACCAATAGAAGGAACGGAAGGAAGTGCAGGAATTGGATTTGTTGTTGCAATTGGAAAACACCATGCGAAAACAGTTTTATTTGTTGGCGGTGCATTTCCACCACTAACAACAACAGTTGTAGTTGGTGCAGGGCCAGTTGGGCCAGTTGCGCCACTAATACAACTTGGTCCATCTTCTCCCGCTGGACCATCAGGGCCAGTTGGGCCAGTTGCGCCAGTTGGTCCTTGCGGCCCATCATTTCCGCGAGGGCCGGGATAACCATCATCGCCATCTGGTCCATCTAATCCATCATTTCCTGCTTGTCCTGTTTTTCCTTTTAAACCGCGCTCGCCAGTATTTCCACGCGGGCCAGTATTTCCATCACGTCCGTTTCTTCCGTTTCTTCCCGGTTTTCCCGGAGCACCTTTTCCGCCCGGTAAACCTTCGCCAAATAAACTAACAGTAGGAAGACCTGAAATAGTTATGATCTTCCCACTGCGTTTTATGATCACCAAATTTCCTTTGGTATTATCATATTTAATATCGGCGATCTGAGTGTTTGCGAGTGCATCTGTATCTACGAATTCCAGTTCACTACCGCCAACAATTTCTTTGCCATCTTGCTCGCCGGAAGTTTTGATCTGTTCTAATCGTAGAGTGTTACTCATCGCGGTTCCACCTTAATACAAAGATTAGCAATAAGTTTTGATGCGTAGTTTCCGATCATCGCATTGCTGATACGCATTTTCGCAACGATCTCAACATAACCTGCCGGATGATTATCGCGAATCAAATCGTACATTTGCGTAATGCTTGCGTTCCCATAAGCAATAGATTCCGTGCTGTTTGGGTTCACAACTGCAAGGCCAGCAGCACCAGTACCTTTCACGCCACGCCCGTATTCAGGAGCATCAGAACCCGGAGAAGCAGAAGCAAGAACAAACTCGATATGCTCGTTACCAATTGCAACAGCAAAACCTGGCCCTAACTGCGCCTGAAAATCAGCAGTAGCAGTAATCACAACGCCTTTATTGAATTCGATGCGCTGACGAATAATGATCTCTTCGCTATCCTCAACACGGTTTTGAATGTTGAAAATTGCTTTCGGATCTTCTGCCTCTGCCATTGCCGCAATGGAATGAATTTTAACGAAAGGCCAAACGCCTTCAATTTTAATTCCTTTCCCGGCGATGATATCAGGAGTAAACAGCGGAACACTTAACGGAGTCATGCCCTGACGTTTGAACATGTATCCGGTAGGAGTTGCAATCACATCAACGATAACGCCTTCGATGTTTGTGTCTTTGCTGCCAACACTTTTAACGTTTTCGAAAATCGTGAATTCAACAGTTGTGTTTGCTTTTACCTGAGTTGAAAAACGAATCGTGCTTCCAACCAGAGTAAAATCAGAAGTGTGCGCAGGCAAACCACCCATGTTCGCAATTACGTGCGCTTTGTTCAGCGGAGTAATTGGAAGCTCAAACGTATCCGTCGCGTAAGGAAGTTTGAAAGTTGCAACGCGAATACGAGTAGACCATCCGGCACGTTCTTCGTAGCGTGCAGCATACAACGAAACTTTATGACCGCTAGGAATACTGTCTACAAATTTCAAACGGTTTCCGTTATTCAATTTATAAACGGTAGTCGGTTGCCACGTATTTCCAACAACAGCGAACACATGATCCGCATCATCGACAGGAGCGTTGCCAAGTTTAAAATCACTCGTCTGCCCGTCGCCAGTAAAGTCATACGCTTCGAAAAGAACAACGTGACCTTGCGACGGTTCCAAACGGAATTGGCGTAAATCCAGAGTCATTGCGTTAGGCAAGTTTTCTGAAAGTGCCATTTCTTTTTTGCGAACTTCGTATGCGGTGCGCGGCTGCAATACGCCACTGGTGCCAAGCAATAAATCCGTTGCGCTGTCCAATTCTTCGGAAAGAGCATAAGTGATTGCGTCAGTGGAACCAGTCGTTACGAGAGAACTAAACAGAAGTTTTCCCGGAGGCGTAAAAAGCGTTGCAGTAGTTTGTCTGTTACCGCCTGCGATTGGCCCCCAATAAAGTTTATTTCCTTCACCGCGAAATAAAGCCCATGCAGCGGGAACATCGTTATCTTCCGGCCACGGAATACCAGCAGTCGGAACAATCGGATTCACAATGCGCTTCCACACTGCGATTGTTGTTGCGCTACTGATAAACGGAATCGCTTTATCCTGATTGATCAGTTGTCCGTTGCGATATTTGAAATGACGACACGCGCCAGCACCGGGGCCACTGATAGTCTGAACTAACACAATTTCATCTTGCGCCAGTTTCAAACTTGTATTGAAAGTATTTGCGTTAATAAAATCAGCGCCGATTACTTTTGACAGCACGCGATCATGCTCGCCGAATCCCCAATTATAACCACCGGGGCCATAACGGAATGCAGTACCGGGAGAACGAGAACCGTCACTATTCACATGCAAATCGAGAACAGAAACCGCGTTAAAATGATTGTCATTAGAGGCTGGCAAATTCTCAAGCGTTGCAACAGACGGAATAGTTGCATAGTCATACATCGTCACATCAAGAATTCGTTGAATGTCTTGCTTTAAGTGAACGAGTAAACTGATTCGCGCTGCGCTGTTTGGAACCACCATGATCGGATTAGAAAGCACAACATGCCCGAAGGCACGATTGTCTTCGAGCATGATGAGAATTTCACCGATTGATTTAATCTCTTCGTTGTTTTTGTAATCCAGCGAAACATCGAAAACAAAACGCGCGGAGTTTTCACTTTCCACCTGAACAAAAGAAAGTTGTCCGGAAGCAAGCTCGTTTCCTAAAAGCTGCGAAGGTACTGCGCTAGGCTGAGAACCAGTAAAATCGCCGACTTTAAAAGCGACAGGTTTTACTACAATTCCACCTGCGTTGGCGGTAGAGACTGCTTGTTCCCCGACAGACGTTAGCCGAAGCGCATCAACATAAATTGCTTGTGATGCCATTCTTATTACTCCTTTGGTTTAGTCCTTTAAAATTAGTGTAATGCGAAATAGAAAAGAAAAAGGCCGCCAAAAGGCAGCCTTAAAGTTTTAAAACGCAAAGATTTGCTGATTGCTTAACGGCGGTGTGATGCCAGCTTGCGCGACAATCTGAGCACTTGTTCCCGGAGTTACAGTCTTAGCAACAATGTCAGTTGAATTGAGTTTTAAAAATACTTTCTCCATTCCCCAACGAACTAATAATGCGCCCCACGAAATACGCGGAGTTTCAGGAGTACCTGCGATTGGATAATACATTCCACGCATTGCGCTTTCAGTAAAAGTTGTATCGTCACGCTTGCCGCCAACAGTCAGGTTATTAAATCCATACATGTTGTAGTAACTCGGAGTCTGAGCGCCAGAACCTGCCGCATTGATCCATTGCTGGAAACGAAATTCAGTAGGTTCAATCACCATCAACTGACCTAAAGCATTTGCGTTGACTGTTTGCTGCGCGAAAGAAGGATCAGTTACGTTCGCCCAATTGTCTGCTATTGCAGTTCGCGAGCCGCCGCTTCCCGTAGTGATTGGACGAATAGTTGTTGTGCTGCAAATGGCAGAGTTTTTAATCCACCAGTTTACATAACCACCGCCAGTTTCGAGATACGTGTTTGCTTTTGAAAAAGGTGCAGTAAGTTTTGCAGATACTGCCGTCGCAATTGCCATAGGCTTCATCGCAAAAAGCATTCGCGTATCAGGAGCAGAAAATCCATTAGCGCCAAATCCGCACGGTTTTTTCGGATTCACACAAAGCGGAGTTGCTTGATAGTTTTGCGCATCAAGATCCAGAGTAAGAAAGTTCCACATATCGCCGTTAAAAATTGTAGGCGGTTGCGGAGAGGATGCAGTGCTGTACGATGAGCCTAAAGTACCTTCCAACAATGCGCCTAAGTTCGCGGGATAATATTGTGTTGAGTTCGCCTGACCTTGAACCTGACCAGTGCGCCACGCATTACCTTCAAACGTGTACGAACCTGCGCGTGCTTTCGTGACAAGTTGATTCCAAGTATCAAAAGCTAAATCTGATTCTGGAGTCTGATCGTCAAAGAAAAATATCCGGTCAAGAGCGGCATTGAAATTCCTTTTCATCATAGGAACAGCATTAGGTGCCACAAATTTCATAATGAGTCTCCTAATAAGGCCACCAAAGAGGCGGCCTTTAGGTTTAAGAATATCTGACCGTCAGAACAGCCGTGCCAAAAGCACGTTCATTACTTCGATACAAATACAAAGTTTCAGTTACGTTGTCGTAGACTTTTTGCAAAGTAAGAGGGCCAGTTTTTCCATCGTCGCCAGTAACAGGCCAACGCGCACCGTCCATCGCTTTCCACCCGGCATTAATCTGCCCTTGCGAATCCGAAGCGCTACCGAAACTTGCACTCCCATAACGAGAAGGACACATAAAATATCCGTACTCGTTTGTGCGCGGCGAAAATACAAACGTGCCACCAACATTACTACGCAAACGCGATTGAAGATTTGCTTCCACTACAGCAAGAGTAGTTAAACCAAACGGCGCAGTTCCGTAATACGGATAACTGCTATGCGCATTAATATAATGCGTTTGAATTAATCGAACTTTATTTTCAATGTAGGTGCATCGAATACCAAAACGCACATCACTGAGAAGAGGATCGATTGAAACATTGCCGCGCTGATCTACGCTAACACCTTGAACAGTGACAGTATCGCCACGATCATTGGTTACTTGCCATAAAGCCTTAGCAGAAACATCTTCACGGTTAAAAGTGCCTGAACGTCCAAGCAATGCTTTCAACTGAATTTTACTTTCATCGCGAACGTTAGTGAAACCAGTGAGTGTGAGATCTTGCGGATAGCCAACTTTCAAACAAGTAATATCTACATCACGTTCTATCACCGTGCGCTGTTCACGCAAAGTACAACGAACAGTCACTGTTTGAATATCGTCTGCCGCTGCAAACTGGAAGAAGCCTTGCTGATCAATCGTGAAACCCGGAGAAGAATTAATAATCGACCACGTAAAACCGACCGTATCAGCATCAGGAGAAATACTGGTGCCAACTTGATCGTTGCGTCGTTTATATTCCATAGACAAACGATATTTGTTGTTCGGAATAACGTTCCCGCCAACATCTTTAATCTCTGCCTCAATAATTGACTGCGTGCTCATCATTGTGATTACACGACTTGCGCTTATCGTTTCATCCTGAATCGTTTCCGGATTTATTTTCACAAACTCACAATTTATTCTGATCTTACCGTCAGAAATTTGATTGCCTCCGATATACAAATGACCGGACGGGCTATCAATTGAAACTGCCTCAACGTCAGTGTCGTCGCCGATTTGCCATGTACCTTCGCTACCGATAATCTGATCACCTGTATTGAGTTGAACACGATAGCCGTAAGGAATAAACCAGCGACCTTTTTCATACTCATACGTTGAATTTCGTTCGGCAACTTCCCAAACAATATCTTGACCAGTGATGCCCATCGAAAGCAAATAAGTATTCGCACGCGTGATATAAACGAGCAAGAATCTTTCGATACTGTACCCATCACACTGATATCGCGCACGGATTTTTACAGCAGTGTCGGAGTTAATTGTTGGCGTTAAGTTTCCTTCGTCATCAATAACTGCAACAGGAGAACTACTCGGAATCAAAGTGCGTTGATTGTTCGTAATGTCCAGCGTGTAATGATCCGTGATAAACCAATCACACGTCATTTCAGCATCATAAGTAGACTTAGGAATGTTTCCATAACTGCCGTCCATATTCTTAACGATGCCGGGAAGTTCGAACGTGCATACCAGCGCATACGATTCACCTTGAACATCAGCACGAATGTTTGTCGCACCGTCGATACGTGCGCTTATAATCGTGTTAATGCTTTCACGATCCGGAATGCGGAGTTGAACCGTGAGAGAAGATTCGATGCGATAGAAACGCGCTTTAATATTGGCGTAGCTGTCAAAAGACAGTTTGTTGACCTGAACTATCGCGCCATCGAAAGATGTTTCGCTAAGTTCTTTCAGCGAACCGATATTCAAAAGCATAGGCAACTTACTTGCTTCCATGCTCTTAAAATCTGCGAAAGATTTCGGCGTGCGACCTTCCAGAATTTCAACAACAGCCATGCCCGTATAAGTGCTCGGATTGAATTTAATTAATTCGTAATCAACTTCATCCTGTTCAGGCCAACTTGCAGACCAGTTCGCAGCCTGAACATATTCTTGCGTGCCGTCCTCATACGTCGCAAACAAACGCGCAAACGTGCGGGAGTTTTCGAAAAGAATATCGTAGCACTCGATTTCAACACTGCTAACCAAACTACGCACCGGAACCAAAACGATATCCCGGATGTTCGTTATTGTATGCGTGTCGTAAGTGTATTCCATTTTGATGCGAGCGGTGCCGTGCAAATCACCTTTGAAATAAAGCTGTTTGATTTTACCGCCAGCGCTTGCAAATGGATCGTACATGTTTTGCGTGCTGTCACCGATAGTCAGCGTAACCCAACGCGAATAATCCGGATTGTTAGGATCAAACTTCGTTGGGTCTTGTCCGTTTTTAATCGCTTCTTCCTGCAATGCAACAGTGCGAGAATACGCTTCTGTTTTTGCGCTAGGTGACGGGATAAACTCAACGGAAACTTTCGCTAACGCGGCAACGGTCTTTCCAGTGTTCCATGTACACGCAACCGGGAGATTCAAAGTGCTTCCGGAATTAAGTTTTCCAGAGGACAACAGATCCAGAATGCGAGGCACATAAATAGTGCTGTAAATTTCAAACAGCTTTTGAAAAGTTTTAACCGTGTTGCCTTCGATAATGCCTGCGTTAAGAGAGAAGGTTTCATGACCGTCAGAAATAATCGGTGCCTGAAATTTTCCGGTTTCCTTATTCAAGTCCGGAATATTGCGCACGCCTGCATTTAAATCCGCAGTTGTTGACCACTGCGCTTCAACTTCAAGTTCCGCAACGATGATTGAAGGATCTCGATCATCAATTTGTTTTTGCGTAGCACTGTCCAAAACATAAAGCGCAATTGCTTTTGGCTGAACAATGTCACGCTCTTGCACCACACTAGGCAGAACGATTTTCAAATCAGCCAGTTTTGTTTTCGGCGCAATGAACTTGATTGATTTTGTTGTGCTTACCGTAGCCTCATTTTCCGTGTACTGCGCGACAAGGCTAGTGAGGTAATCGTTTCGCAAAACATTGCTGCGCAGATATTTCTCTACAACTTTCGTATGCTCAGAGGTAGAAAGATATTGCGGCTCAACTACGCGGCTTGAATTGTCATTGTAAGTAACGATTGTGCGTAACTCAATCTCTTCACCCTGATTAACAGAATCGCCAACAGAGATAGAAAGAGAGACAGGCACAAGTTCCATTTCGCTTTTCTTAACCGCGAATTCTTTCGTAGCGTAGTAATCAAAGATTCCCTGATAACGCGCTTTGATTGCAATCTTCGTATCTGCGGCAACATACGGCAGCACAAGGAAAGAACCGTTGAAACTTCCCAAAGGTGTTTCAAGAATAACGTTACCACTTGCAGTAAGATCGCGGCGCTGTCCGTTGGCATACGTTCCGTAAACTTGAATCTGCGTGCTGCTATTTCCGTAGAGAGTTTTCTCTACCAGTTCGATTGAAACCGGATCAGGTTCGATTCCAAGCGGGAACAAACGCACACTGATTTCGTGTTCAGTTTCACCGTAAACAACAGTAAGCTGAATCGTGCGAATTGCGGCAGGCTCTTTGAACGTAACTTTATTTCCGTTACGGCTCTCGATCATTTCGTGATCTTTCACATAAACTTCTTCGGTTGTGACGCTGCTATCGCTATACAGAACATTCACGCCGAAAGAAATTTCTTCACCGCCATGAATAAAATCAGGCTGGATGAATTGCAGTTCACTGACCAGAGCTTTACCCACATAACTGCGGCGAACAGGTTCAACAACGCTATGCGCACCGATATAAATTTCGGCGGCAATATTCAGCGTTGTGTATACGCCATGCAATACCTCTTCGATTGGTGCCCACTGATAAAACAGTTGAGCGCAACGACGAAAGAACATTACATTGCGTGCCGCTTTCTGGTAAGGATCAATGTTAACAGGATCGAAACCGATGTGATTTAAATGCCACTCTTCGGCCTGCGCCTGCGTCATACCAACAGCAACCAACGCATTGACGATATCGTTTTTGCTGTCACGGTCGATAGTCAGATCCAAACCGCTATTAATCAAATGGGCGTCAACTTCCAAATCAACGTGCGTTGTTTTATACCAAGTGCCGCCGTCTTTGATCAGAGTACCAAGCGGAGTAGGAACAAAACTTTGATAGTCGTTGGTATAAAGACGATAGCTTTCGAAGTTCGCGCCAAGCAGAATAGCTACGAACTTGTGCCAGTTTTTAGTTCCGCTTACTTCACTGTATTCTGGAAGCACATCGAAAATATTTTTGAAAACTTCGCTACGGAAACTCATGATATCGCGTGTTACGTTGATACCGATTTCCTGCACACTTTCTTCGAGCACTTCCGTTGTGCTCTTATTCGTGATGCGGCGAATATCAATCAGTTGCTGAATAACATCGAGGTTTCTCTCATCGTTGTGTTCAGCAATGATATCGAACAGTTCACCTATTGCAGCGTTGTCTTGAAAGAAATCCAGAAAGAAATCTGGAGTTTGTGACTTCATGACATATTCCTTTCGCTATACGTCACATTGATTTGTAGGTTACGCAATGCAACGTATTCAAGTTTGCTGTTTGGAATCAGATCCTGAATCGGACTAAGCACGTTCAGATAATCCACTTCCGGACGCTTAACAGGTTCATCCGGATCAGTGTGATCGTACTTCACTGCGTCGATGATATCGGATACTGCAAGACGTTTGCCGAGCGAACCAGATTTACGCTCAAACAATTTCATCACTGCGGCAGCAATTTTATCCTGATTGGATTGGCGCGTACCACTCGCATCTGCGAACAACGCAACGTCAATGATAACATCGGCAGCAAGTTTATCCGGATTCCACGTTTGAATTTCAAGTTCGGATTTATACTTATCGTTAATCCAACTCAAGAATTTATTCCACTGCGCACTAACAGGACTAGGGTTGATGCCGCCCCAACTGCTTGTGTTTTTCGGCAGGATACAAACACGAATAACGCCCATCCATTCTTTATCATTCGGCGCAATATCACGCTGCGACATAATCACAACATCGGCAACATCGGGATACAAACTGATTGCCGCTTTCCATTCATCGTGGCGAATAAGTTTTCCTTTCGCACGTCCGAGAATAGGAGCGAAACGTCTGTAGTATTCCGGAGAAGTTTCATCAGCCGCACCAGTAATCGAAGTTGTCGTTTTACCTTGCAGCACACTGTAATTAACCGCCTGAACTTTTAAGCCGAGCGTATCGCTATTCACCGTAGCGCCAAGTGAACGAGTAGCAGCGACATTAAAAGTGTAACCAACAGGAGGAATGCTTCCCCATCGTTCGCCGCCAAACTGAATCGTAACGTCGCCATCATCTTTCGTAATGTCGATAAAAATGTTCTGATTCTCATAGGCTTCAAACAAACACTTATCAAATCGATCATAAACAATTTTCTGCCCGGTAGGAGTTTCCAACCAAACTTCAATATCGTTCGTGATTTCAAAATTTTCAGTGTTCAAATCAAAACTCAAATAATCCCCGGTTGCGGTAATCAGTTGAGAGTATTTAAAACGCGTGCCGACAATGAGATCAACAGTTTTAGTTTCACCTGCTTCCCACTGCGTTACTTCGGCGAGCAATCCGGAAAGGTTGCCAATGCTAATAGGCTCGTACTTATCCAGAATGATTTTGGTTCGCCCGGTATTAGTAATCTGCGCACTAACAGAACCGGGAGACTTGCGCGTGATATCAACACCGAGGAAACGAGCGCCAGCATAGATACTTGTTGTGCGTCGTGCGAGACGAATGAACGCTTCACGCGCTGCAATCAAAGTTGCGGTACTGTTCGTAATACCCAAATCGCCCAGCGCATCGGCAAGCAAACTTGTCATACTACTTACTTGCTGATCCGTCCAATAAGTCGATTGCTGCAAACGACGCAGAATATCCTGAGCGAATTCTTCATGCGTAGTAAAAGTATTGAGAATTGTCATAGCGGCCTCAATGCAAATGTGACGGAATCTTTATCTTCCAGCGCCGGAACTCGCCATGCAATATAGCATTCATAAGTTTGCTGTTCAGATCGAAAAACTCTCACATAAACGTTTGTGATATCATTGGTTAATCCGTTATCAGGATCTTGTAGCGCATCGCGAATGTGCGTTTGAATCCATCCAGCAGTTTCATCGTCGAACGGTTCAAACAAATCTTTGTAGACAAGAGAACCAAATTTCTCACGCCATTTGCGTGAACCTTTACGCGTACCGACAACGAATAAAACTTTTTGAGTAATGCTATCCATATCCTGAACAGTATCACGCAACTCCATTTTGATATCCATGTTGATATCAGAATAGACAGCTTCGTTAGCCGGGACGTTAACGCGTTTTGTAATTATGCCCATTAGCCAAATCCTACGTTACCTGAACCGTTGCTTGCCGTATCGCCGCAAGTGTTGCCGTCGCCAGCACGCTGCGCAGGTTTTCCATTCACAAAAACAGTTGCGCCGCTTGTAGCGTATCCGGTATGCGGAGGCTTTTTAGGTTTCCAGTGTGGTTGATAAGGATCGCCATCACGCACGACACCCAAACCGTTCACAAAAACATTTCCACTTGCGCCAACAGCAACAACAGGAAAATATCCATTGTGACCAGTAGTTTGATCAGCACCTAAGCGAATAACAGGTTTTCCCATTAGATTTTCTCCTTTTATTACTGGTTAAATTAGTGGCAGAAACAAAAACGGGCAGCACAAAGGCCACCCGTTTTCGTATCAAATTTTTCATGCGGAGTTAAAAGTTGGACGCGCATAACCTCTATAGAATAACGGCGCAGCAATCGGTTTATAGCGCTGGCAAAGAGTGTTCGCCCAATCGCATCCAATCTACACGCCGCGCCATTTGGAGAGGCGCACAAAATCCCACGTCTGAAATTTTGCTGTCCATAGTATACGCGGAGTTACCCGCAAGGCATCGCAATCAAATCTGAATTTTCGGCAAGAAAGTGTCGCTGTCTAACACATCCCTCGAACGTGCGCTTTGCCGTAAGCCACGGCGTAGCCAGACGCGAGCGCTTTCGGCTTGCTCGCACATTGTTTTTCAATGCCTAATCTTACTCCTTGCCAAAGCAAGATTAGTAGCGACATAAGGAGGATGAGATCTTTCACTCTGAATGTTTCCTTACGTCTATTGTGACACGGTGCCACAAATTCTTTTTACAGATTAGCCACCATAGAACCAATCATTCATTTTTATTTTCCTTACCGCAATCCATAATCCACGAACGTAATTCTTCGCGAGACATTTTAGAAGGCGGTGTAAAAGTTTTGGAGTTAAGCGCTCTATCCATCCGGTCGATATCAATCAGAACGACCGGATCTACAAGCGCTCATTTTTCACTTGCACGCATCATGCAGTCTTGCGCTTCGAGAAGTTTGCGAAGTCCCGCACTCTTCTCTGCGCTGTCAGAAATTTCTGCATCAAGCGTTTCTGCGATATGGCGAAAACATCCGGCGATTCCCATCTTTTTAAGATCGCCAGTGAACCGCTCAGGATCGAAGTAGTTCATAATCGGATTGGAATATTCTTTTTTACCGCCGCCCCAATCGCCGATTTCTTTAGGGCCACACATTCCAGTCACACCCGGAGTCTTACTCGGATGATCTTTATTATCGGTTATATCAATGCGTCTTTCCGACATTTCATTTGTTCCTTTTCAGTAGGTAACATCCTGCATTACGCTGTTAAGGGCAACGTAATGCAAGTTGTCTTCCCAACTTTCCCGACAAAAGATTTTCATTTCGCTTCCCGTTTCCCAACTAAAACAGGTCTAAGCGAAAACTATCTTCGAAGCCTCGCAGGAGGTCTTGCAAATACGCGATGGACGGCGTAGGCAATTTACGATCTTCGGTCTGCGGCAGTTATTTGTTAATCATCTTTCGATGACAAGAATAGGTCGTGAATTAGCTACCCACACTTTAAACTTCCTGCTAACTAAGATTCGAATACGGAAGTACCGCACGGGATATTCGAATCTAAATCCTCGTTTTGGACGATTGGCAACAGCCTGCTTGATAGCACCACCCACATGCACCGCTATCGGTATATTCACTTTACAGATTTTAAAATGAACATACAGAACCGATGAAAAAGATTTCCCGTTTATGCCCTCATACGAAAACATAAACGGCATTCTTTCTTGCTGTCTGCAACAAATCGGTTTCTCTGTCTGGAAGAGAAAGAGCGATTTTCGTTTCCCCCTGTTAGGAGCGGCTTGGGAGCCTACAAGTGAAACGGCTGCCAGTGTTATATCCCCACTTTACAGATTCGTCCTCCCGCAAAAGAACTTTATGAATCCAACTGGCTAGGGTCTAAAGACAAGGCGGGGAAAAAGTAAAACCGCCTTGCCCTAATTAATTACTATTTACAGATTTACCTTAGAAAATTTTACGCTTAACCAGAGAATAATAAACTTCGAACGGAGCACCATACAAAGCTGGCCCGCGTTGAGCACGCGCTGTCACTTTGCCTGTATGAATGTTCAACGCAGTGATTTCTACCGTTGGCTGTTTCGGTCGAATAGTTTCATACACCGGAGTGTTGAATGTCGGATAATCATTGCGTAAACGTTCGATACTTTCTTCCGCTTCTTTCGACGGCTGCGGGAATTTAAAACGAATCTCAGCAGCACGTTTACCGCGAGCGATAGTCACATAACCTTTCTTCAAAGGCACGCCGTTATACATCAGATAGGAAGAAATACGACGAGCGATACCGACCACCTGATCGTAAATCGTATCATCCATTACCTGCGCAGAAAAACGAATGCCAGTAGGTTGCTGTACCATTGCCAGACGCAAACCAGTGTTGAAATAACCTTCGTCAATCAGGCGACGGAAATAATCATACATCGCTTCTGTTTTGGAGGCGATAGCCGGAATGTGCAACGGCGGAACGTCAGCTTTCGGTTCAACAAAAGTTGGAGTCTGAACCGGAATAGACATTTTCACAACCTGCGAAACTTTATAAGTGTTTTCCAGAATCGGAGTTGTTTTGATCACAACTTTATTCTTGATTGCTTTCTTATAGTTTTCGTCAGTTGTCAGTGAGGTAAACAGACGATAATCAACCGGGCTTGTATAGCCGCTAATGATATCGCGCACCAGCGTTTGAAGTTTTGCCTGCGTGTCAGCGAACACAACGCGACTGCGATTAGGCGTGCTCGGAGATACCGGGAAGAATGCACCGTAAACAGTTTTGATATTGCGCGGTGAACCTGTTCCAGTAACCTTAGTTGCGTTTTCCAGTTTCGGAAGTTTTTCAGCCTGACCAACAGGCGCAACTTTCGGTGTACTGCGAATCGCTTTACCTTTAACGTAACTCGTCGCTTCCGGATCAACAGACAGATTACTCAGCAGATTTTTAACTGCCGAACTATCCATCCAACTCTCAATCGGAACTGCGAGGTTGTGTGCGAGGTAATGTTTCTTGCGGCGCATCAAAACAACAGTGCCTTTCGGAATAACAGGCGACAGAATTTTTTTCTTCGTTGTTCCGATATACGCGAACGTATCAGTTTTCAGATCGGACACTTGACCGAATGGAGCGGTGAATTCAAGAGCGCCCATAATGCTTTGCGCTGTTTCGTGACCGCGAACAATAAACTGAATGCGCGGGCTATCTTTCAGACGCAGATCGTAACGGTCTTTGTTGAGATAGGTAATCTTAATCAGATCGCCTTTCTCAAGTTCTAGATCGTATTCATCGGAAGCGTCATCAATAGCCAGTTTCTTGCCCGTGTATTTGAGATACTTAGGTGCCGCACTTTCAGAACTAACATCCAACACATCAAAAACACGTTGCGAATTTTCAGCGTACTCACGCGCCGCCTGCATTGCAGTGGCGAGGTTAAAGCTGATAGATTTTTCTTTCGGTGGAACTAACTGAACATGAACGCTACTACTCGCACTCATGAAAACAGTTTGATTATCGTCGCGAGTTCCAGCGAAGTGCATTCCAGTAAGGCGCTCTACAGCGTCAGCACTAATGCTTTCGTGTGCGATACGATCACCGGGAACAATCTCAGTGATTTCGCCACGGTGCCAAACATAGGCAGCGCGTCCATTGTGACCAATAAAGTGATCGCCCACTTTAGAGATTGACCGTGGGATAATCCCTAAGTCAGAAATAACGCGAGAAGGTTTTTGAACAATCATGACCTGTCCTTATAGGGAAATTTTTCGCATTGAGTGTTGTTGGAGAAGTCGAAGATTCCCAAACATCACATTGTATGCAGAGGTTCCATAAGTATGAATGAGTTGGCGAGGAACGAACGTGCCGAAATAAAGACAGTTAGGATCAAGTTGTGTGATTTCCGTTCCCACGTTTTTATCTACGTTGGAAACCACCCATACCCACGGCTCGGCAAAGAAACGATCATTGCGAGTGTGGATGCGAAAACCAATTGCCATTTCTCGACCGCGAGGATCAAACGAAAACAAATCAACCGTTCTTTGATTCAGCGCTTTCTGTACGGTGAACAATGCCATCGTGCGAAACTTTTCAGAGAACTGCGGAATGTGCGCGTTGTCCTTTTCAATCTGCAACAAGATTTTGTCTTGTTGCTCCTGCGTCAACTTTCCGAAATATTTTATTGCGAAAGGCATTTCAGAATCTCCCCGACGATTTCCGTAGGAGTTGAATTATCGGTACTGAATACCGCATCGTAACCGCCCGGTAAATTGCGGTAACGATCTTGATACATTTCAAACGTTTCAGCATCGACCATACGAGCTTCGATATTGTCGCTACCTTCGCGTTTATCGCCACGACGAGAAACATAAGTTTCGTATGTGCAAGTAAGCAGAATGCTAACTACTTGAACATCCGGACGCAGAATATTAACGGTGCGATCAAACAGCACTTGCGTCTTATCGTCTTTAACTTGTAGCGCCCACGTTGAAGGCCAAGCACGATCAGTAATGACAACATCAGCAGAAGTTTCTGCAAGGAAATCCATCAGGGAACTACGCGCCGCAAGGAAAATCAACATTTCCGTTAACGGCGAACGCGCATTGTTGTCGTGCAATGCAATGTTGCGCAGTTGTTCAGCGAGTGGGGTTGTGCCGGGTTCGCGAACACGAATAACGCTGATATCACGCAAACGCAGAGACGCCTCTAAAATTTCTGCGGTTGTGGATTTTCCCACACCTTCTGTTCCCTCAAGGACGATGTATTTTTTCATTTGATTACCTAAACTTGCCTCCACGCCATGCAGCATGGATTAGAAGACGGGAAAGGATTTTGTTTGATGTTTCGTGTGCTGTAGCATTCTTCTTAACTCTGGCATTGCCTAAAGAAGTTACAACAATAATCCCTGCGCCGCTGCCTTTAATGCGAGCAAGAATTTTCTCTCCGTGAGATTCAAACAAACGCTCAGAAATAACGAAATAAAACTTGTGGCAGTATTCAAAGTATTTGTGCCATTTCTTATCAGAAGAAAAATCAGCCCAACTACTTTTAACCTCAGAGATTACTACATGACATTTTGTGTTGAGTGACCAAACATCTGCACGTAGATTGCCGTATTTGTTCAAACCAAATTCAATGTGATTAGAATATCTCTTATCAATCCAGTAACCCACAACTGCTTCCGTTAAAAAGGCAGTTGTCTCGCCACGCGACAAACTTGTGAAAACAACTGCGGGTTTCCTGATTTTAATTCTTCTACGACGCACCTAATTCCAACTTCTTAATTGCCTGTTTAAGAACAGGTTTCCAATCACGATCAATTTTCTTGAGTGCGTCTTCGGCGAGGAACCAACGGCGCTCGCGTTGAGCAACTTCCAGATAGTTATCAAGTTCTTCATGCACCTGCATCAAAAACCATGTTACTTTCTGGAGTCTTCCGGTACTGCCTTTGACGTATTCCATTTTGGCAATTTTCTTACCGGGAACACCGCGCAGACCTGCTTCTTCCATTGCTTCTTTAATCGCGCTCGCTTCCAACGAAAGATCCGGCTCTTTACCGCCTTTTGGTAATCCCCAATTGTTCGCGTGCTTTGTGCGAATCATGCAGATTTCCAGATCACCTTCGTCGTTGTAGCGATAAGGAATAACGCCGCTCTGTTTACGAGGCTTGCGCCCGTCGCCTTCATCCAGCGTGAGAAAAACTTTCATAGATAATCGTTCGCTCTCGGTTTAGGTTCATCCCAATCCCAAGCACGGTCTACCCAAAAACCTGCGTTGGAAAGTGAATCGACTGCGCTACGAATTGTTGAGCTTCCAACAACCACGTATTCAACAACCGTGTTACCGACATTATACCCATACTTGTAGTTACCCAAGCAATAGGCAAACGACGACTGTTTTGGATCGAAAAGAATTTCTCCCGACTGACTCACGACGATTGCGCTGCACGGCGCACCTTCCGGAACAGTAGAAAGAATTTCAATTCGAGCGAGCGGATTGCGGCGATAGCAACGCTGAACGAATTGAGCACAATCAGCGAACGAACGCGCAATATTTGCAGCGCGGCTATCGTTGTATTGATATGCGTCTTCGATGATATTGCGTGCGCCAGTAAGATTAAAGCCAGCAGCGGCAATCATGATAGCCAGCGAAGACGGTTCAATCTGCGAAGCAAAAGTGTTTGAACCAAACACTTCCGGAAACGTTTTCATAAATATCTCCCAATGAATTGTCTTACTCAAATTAGCGAGTTTGGACAACTCAGTATTTGCATACGCGACGATGTACGCAGAATACCGCCAACCTGTACGCCGTATTTGGTGGGATGTTTTTCACGCGTCCAGTTCACATTAACTTTCGCAAACTGTCTTATTGCTTGATTGGCGAATTTTCCGCGTAGAATAAGCAAATGGCTCCCATGAGGAAGCCCTAATTTGCGCGTAGAATCGCATACGAGTTTGAAGATGTTTCTGGCGTGAATTTCAGTAACTTCCTCTTCGCAAAAAATTCTAATCTTTAGCAAAGCCGATTTCCCCGGTGTGGCCTGACAGCACAAACATACTTTTGCAAAGCTGTTCGTTAGGAACTTCGACACCCGGAATTGTATCATCGAAAAGATGAACCACAATATCAGGACTGTTAAAATGCGGAATATCGCCGAAGCGTGCAATCAGAATTGATTTGCCGTTCAGAGATTCTTTATCGGTATACAGCACCGAAGGATCAAGACTGCCGGCACCGATCCAAATAACAGATGCAACATGCGGAAGATTTTCTTCTAACGCCAGCGTAGGCACGCTTTCCAGAATTTCCAGATCGATGTTTTCAGTTTTGAAATACTCTTCAAGACTGCAAAGAATGCACGAACGATTTTCCGGACGACGATGACGCTTGAGGCTAACGAACGGCTTGTTGCATTTAAACGTCAGTTGATCGGTAATATACGTGCCGTTTTCAACATCTACATCTTCCGACTCCAAAGCATACACCGAAGCCAACACGCCTTGCTGAATTCCAGCCCAACGATTGTGGAGTTCGCGATCATTAGTTCCACGCAAAGTTACATCCGTGCGCAGAGTACGCAGAATGCCATCAGCGATGAAAGAGACTAAAAGTTTTTTGCGGAGAAAGTACATATAGATATTTCCTTAGTTCAGATCAATTCGATTAGCATTCACTTTGTACCCGGCGGCTTCATGCTTAACATCGCCAGATACTTTCAACGTGTCGCTGCCCTTCACGGTTGTTTTTCGGTTGCCGTGAATCTCGACCGTTTGATTGCCTTTGATTAAAGTGTACTGATTGCCAGCGCTACCTTTTGCAGCACCTTTAAACGCAACACGTTTCTTTTGATCCGATTGCAGGGAACGTGCAATAAGAACCGGATCTTCTGAAATGTATTTAGGAACATCAGATTTCGAATCGGTCACGGTTAATTGTTGGTTCCCGATAATCGTTTGGTTCACATCGCCATAAATAACAAAATGAAAATCGCCGCCGTGAATCAAGATACACTCTTTCGTCATTCGGTCTACGATCATTTGTGTTGCGCTACTCAAACGATGCACCATGCGATGCGGATAGTTCACCAATGCTTCCGGAAGCATATCGGCCTCAGTGGGTCGCGCTTCCATCGTGTATTCGCCAGTGTACATATCCCCTGTAGGGAACTTTACAGAAATCTTTGAGTTACGTTGAGGAACATTAAAAGTTCCAAACGCGTGAACATCAGATCCGCCTTTCCATCCTTCAACTTGTCTCATCTTAGGACGCAACCACGGCAAATCTTTATCTTCGATGTTGTCAAAAATTCCTACGATGCGTGCGCGAACTTGACCAATTCTTTTTGGATCGTTGGTGTCCACAACAACAGCTTCGTAATCCATGTTTGGGTCAATGCCCTTTTTCTGGACGTGACCGTTTAAATTCATCATGCGCCAGCCCTCGGCAAGTACATTGAAAGTTTCTGACCATTCGGAGCGCCGAACTTGCTACTGCCATCGACAGTACCATCACCCATACTGCAAAGAAGATTTCTTAAATTCTCTTCGGCCTGACGAATTAACTGCGACAGATTTGTACTAGGGCCAAACAGTTTTGAAATCGAACTTGCATCCAAACATTTATCGGGCAATTCATCTTTTATCGCACGCTGCAAATCTTCGAGTTTGTTGCTTACGCAGCTTTGAGAGAATTGTGGCCCACCCATGTAGTAATCAGGAATATCCCCGTTAGCAATAAGGCCGTTGATATCAGAAGTAAATCCGTTCAACAATCCTTCCATCTGATCAATACGATTCGCAAGAGCGCTCAAAATAGTTGGGCCAAAGTCGATTGCAATGTTGATACTCAATTTCTCTAAGCTGTTCAGCACATCACAAATCCCTGTAAGGAATCGCGCCATGTTAAATTCTTGCATCAGAGAATTTAAAAAGTCAGCACCTTCGCCGTATTTCTCAGCCAGTTCCGGAAAGCTGAAAATATCGCTATCCATTTTAAACTGATCCAGCATTACATTGAGACGCAATTCATGATTCGAGAAAATACGGTCAATAGCACTGGTGCCGTCCATAGCCTGCTTTAATGCGGAGTTGATTTGGAACGGGCGCAGAATATTAGCCACGGTCTGAACGGGAACATTCAGAATATTTTTGCCGCCGCCAATATTGGTTTCACCTTTTACCGGAGTGAAGTTTCGCGCAAGCAAAAATGTTTCGGCATAGCTGTTTTGCACAATGCTTTTTGTTCTGCCGATAACAATCCAGTTGCCCGAAGTTTTCACATCCATGTTCCCGTTACCATCACGCAAAGGGAAACTTGCTTTGACTTCAACGCAACTCAACAAAGGAATTCCGGAAACACCACCAACATAAAGAGCACGCGCAGTTTCGGTATACGCCATGCTTTGACGTTTCCAGTTGTAGTACGCTTGCTGGAAATTTTTATGCAGATTTATATCAGCAGTTGGACGCGCATACGCCTGACGAGTTCCTACAATGCCTTCACGAATATCGCTGTTAACGTTTAACGGATCTTTTCCGGCAACAGTGACGCCTTTCAGTTCGTTGGTTTTACCGTCCGAACTATTCCACATCAGAGTATCGCCGTAGTTACTGATTCCGTTCATTACGCCGGAAGAGGATTTAGGACGAAACTCTTTAATAGGTAATTCACTGCCTTGATGTTCGACGTTGAAGCACAAAACATATTGCGCTTGTTTTATAAGTTCTCCGTTAACATCACGAACAACCATTCGCTTATCAGCAGTGATAACAACTTTAGGAAGTGCCTCATCGCTGATCCACATATGCTGTTCGATTTCGTGCATAAAGCGTTTCGGACTTTGCGCAGCGCTCAACCACAACATATTGTCATCGGTCTGAACGTTGCTGTCCAAAGTTAATCCGCATGTATCGCAGATTTTCTTTAACGCCTGAACACTTGAACCGCGCAAACTGAATCCCGCAGTATCGTAAATAAATTTATTGGCATTGATTGCAGCCACGACACGCAGAACACGCAAACCATCTTCATCGTATTCTTTTACGGCAATGGTTGCGAACGTTGAAGTTTCTGCGTTTTCTAATGTGCTTCCCATTGTGATAGACAACTGAGTTCCATCAACAATCGCATGTTTATCGCGAAGCACGTTGTTGCGGTCAACGAAAATAATAACTGCGCTTGGGATAGAGAAAGTATTTTCCAGAATGTGAATTGAGCGAATCAATCCCGGAGACACTGGCAAACTTTTTCCATCAACGAGAAGGGAGACATAACTTTGACCGTGTACGCCTCCGTAAGATTCTCCGACCATAAGTTACTCCTGAGCAAATGCGCCAGATTTAAAACGAATAGCGATGTTCTTCATACCTAACGCTTCGAGACGACTATTAACGCACAAAGGGCAGAGCGATCCCTGTTCAAGACCGTCTGCCTCTGGCGTTGCTTCTCGAAGTAATTGCCACGCGGTTTCAGAAATGACAAATTCCGGAAAAGAATTTGCCGAACACCACGCGCAAAAATTCAGAGAAACTTTCATGTAACCTCACATTTCGTCCAGCAAATCCTGTAAGGCACCAATAACAGATTCCAGAACTTCTCTATCAGCCGGGAGATTGAAACCGCCTTTGCCAATTTTCATTTCCGGATCTGCTTTGGTGCAATACATTTTTCGAATGGCAACAACTTCTTTGCCGTAGAATTCAGAAGTCTCGATCTTGATAGCACTGTTTTCACCAGTACGGATAAAGTCTTCTTTGGATTTCTTTTTAGACTTCTTAGGCTTCTCAATCTTCGCTTCTTTCTTGAATGTATCAAAGCCTTCCTGAATGATGTTTTTCTTCTTTTCCGAAACTTTCTTTTTCGTTTTAGACTTTGGTTTGTCTTCAACGACTTTTTTAGTTTTGGATTTGCTACGAACAATTTTACCGTTGACGATTGGCATTAGATCGTTGTCCTTGAAACTTTCCGCACTGGCTGTTTAGGCCGCTGAATCGGAATACGAATCAACATGCCTGCAACCATTTCGCTTGGATGAAAAAGACCGTTGGCTATCAGGATATGACGCCAGTAAGCATTAGTGCCAAACTGCTTGTGAGAAACCATTTGAGGGTTTCCCGCTAACGAGGCATCTATCCTGACATTTACAGTATTCGAAGTTTCAATTTCATCAAACAGCGTAACAAGAAGAGGATCAATACCAAACTTATCTACGGGTGTTGATTGCCACTGAGCCATTTTGCAAGATCCTCGCGAGTAACAGCAAAGTAACTTGAAATTTGCAGAACGAAATCAACAGAGATTGGGTTCCCTGTTCCATCTTCCCACACGTTATCAAAGTTAGCGGAAACTGAATCAACCACACACGGAGACATTGAGAAAAAGTTACCAATGTCTACCGTGAAACTTTCAGCATCATCAGCAGGGTTAACAATATTTGTACCTGCCGCCTGATTGATACTCTGAATTGCGGAGTCTGCAAGTTGGTTGATTGGAATTGGCCCTGGTGGAACTAAGATCCCCAATTTTTCAGAAGGCGCACACATACTCAAAAGACCGATAATGTTTTTTACCACTTCGTCTCTTGAGTTATAATACGCATCCACGAATATCGGAAGATCGATTGACAGATAACTTGGGCCAGCCCATTTCTTAGCTGAAAACATTTTCACAAACGACGACGCACCGCCCATTGTCGCAGCACGCTGAATAATATCAGCGCGACTTGATAGTTGTGCGTTACGCGCAATTTGCTGTTCTGTTTCATTTTTTCGCATTCCGATCCCTTTCTGTGCAACGTCATTCAACGTTGTATCCGCATAAGGGTTCGTCCAGTTCGATGCAAGCGAGAAACTAAAATCGGGAGGAATAAATCCAGTGAACGCAATCGAGTTCGATTTATTGTGAATCCTGACTTTATACATTGAATCGACGTTAATGATATCTTCGCGACCCAAAAGTTCCGTAGGCTTAATCGCTGGAGCGCCAGTCGATTTCATTAAATAGTTAGACATTAGACGTATCCCACGTTAATCAGATTCAACATCGGATCTTCCAGAATAACAGGAATATCATCGAGTGACGGAGAAGATGCACCACTAGAAGGAGAGCCGCTTGACCGTGCGCCACCGCCAGAAGATCCGGAACTACGTGCGCCACCGCCCGAAGGAGTTGTACTCGCAGTTTCAGTAACAGGTGCGGCAGCAGGAGCAGGCATTTCTTCCAAAGGTTTAACACGTTCAACCTCCGGCGAAACTTGTTCCTTCGTTGCCAAAGATTCACTGCGAACAGAAGTTGATTCCGGATCTTTATTCGCTGTAACAGTTCCAGCTTGAACTTGCTGGTTGCGAATAATTTCGTTGATCTTTTTATCATCATCACGCGTTACTTCGGGATGCGCTTTGATGTATGCAACTTTTCGCTGTAAGAAATCTTTGTGTTCACGGAGTTTCGCTAGTTCGGCTTCTTTTTCCGGAATAGATTTTTCTTCAAACGGAGCAGCAGGCGCAGGAGCAGGAGCCGCAGCATTTTTACGTGCATCATCGCGAACTTCTTGCGGAACACCAATAGGAGTTTCGGCACGCGGCGCGTCACCAGTAGCAGTAGGTTTCGCTTCCACTTGTGCGTTTTGGCGTTGCAGTTCATCAGGTGAGAAAGTTCCTTCTTTCTTTTCTGTCTTAACAGGTTCAGCAGAAGCAGCTTGTTTCTCTTTATCCTGTTCATGAACTTTCTTGAGAACATCCAATTCTCTTTGAGTTCGCGCAGCAACACCTTGCTGAACTTGTACGCTACTGCTTCGGAAATCATTTTGCACATTCGCAAGTTTATCTTGCTGGATGGCTTCAATTCTTTCCTCTTCCGTCATACTGTTAAAATCTTTTCCTCTAAATGCACGTTGGATTTTATCAGCGGCATTGCCTCCATACTGCATAGAAGTGGAGTAAACCAATTCTTTAAAAGCACGCCCCTGTTTATCCATATCAATACCTAAATTCTTTTCGAGCTTTTCCGCAGTTGGTGCGTAGTGAGTTCGAACCAGATATTGATATTGTGCATCCTCCATGTCTTTCCCGCGTGTCGCTGCAACTTGACGATAACGTTCGTTAAATGCAGCGGTTCCCGGCGTCAATCCCATGAATTCGCCTGAAAGATCTTTCGCTTCCGGAGACGCAAGAAATTGCGACATACTTCCGTTAGCAGATGCGAGTTGATGTTTACCGTAACTGACACCGCCGTAATCACCAGCGCCACTACTTACTGTTCCAACACCTTTGCCGCCACTCTCAAACTGTTCGGATACGCCACCGATTTTTTCGCTACTCAAAACTTTCTGAGCAATATCGTTTGCGCGTTGAGAAGTTTGTCCGGGGAATCGTGCAGGGCCACCGCCACCAAATCCGTAATTGAATCCAGCAGCCGCACCAGTTGGACTAGCGCCGCCCAAAGCAAGCGGCATAAAGATTGGCGCAGCGTAACGCGAAGCAACAGGATTATCTAACAGCGATGCTTCCTGATCTTCTTTCTCTCTGCGTTTGCGATCTTCTTCGATTGCTTCATCAGTTTCATCAGAAATTTTCTCTCCAACAAAACTACCGATCTTATCTCCGAGATAACCACCAAGCAAACCGCCGAGAGTTGCGCCGATTGCAGTACCGAAAACCGGAACAATACTACCGATAGTGCCACCTGCCCACATACCGATTGCTGTACCAGTTGCAGCGCCGCCAGTTGAAGTTATGTTTTGAACTTGAGCTTTTTTCTTCTCTTGTTCCGAAAGCGTATCATCATGCGCAATCTGATAGCTGTTATAAACACCATCAGCCGCAGTGACCGCAGCGCCTACGCCGGGAACACGTTTCGCACCTGCAAGTAAAAGCGCCGCAGTTGTTCCGGTATCCCACATCGCATCCTGCTTATCACGCGCTTCTTCTTTTTCTGCAATTTGCTGTTCAGTCAAAGGAGGCTTAACAGTTTGATCTGCGCGTGGAACTTCTGTTCCTGTTTGTGCAGGTTTCGGCGTTGCTTCTTCCGGTTGTGCTACGGAGGCAGTCGGATTTTGCTGTTCGGAATTTTCATCGCCGTAGTTATCATGACCGTCTTCCAGATTTTCACTGGAATCAGATTTCATTAAATAACCTGCGCCCAAACCGGTAGCGGCAAGCGCAACTAAACCTGCGATTTTTCCGGCGCGACTTCTACCAAAACGACCGAGACGCATACGGCGTAAACGACTGCGAGAGCTTCGCGATCCTCTGCGCCCATTTCGTTGACGACGTTTGCCTCGTTCATCAGCACCATTACCATCAGGCAGAAGATCATCAACCCCTAATCCATCATCACCGCCACCACCGCGAGTATCGCGGTCAGTTGATGGAGGCGCAATAGATGAATCAGCTTTTGCTTTATGATCATCAAGAAACGCACGTTGTTGTGTCCACTTCAACCAATCCGCTAAAGTTTTCGCAACCTGTTTTGTTGAGGAAGTTGATTCATCAACAGACTTGATTAAATCATTTGTGTCTTCGCTTTGTTCTGCAAAAACAGTTTCCAGCGCTTTAACAACATCGCGATTATCAGGTCTTGTTGTTGTAGTTTGTTGAGCACGCATTTCACGATTTGCTTTTCGCGATCCGGTGCCAACATACTCTTCGTAATATTCAAAACCTTCCGGAAACATTTCAGTAAGGCTTTTCTTTTTACGCTTTCTCTTTGGAGCACCTTGAGCCTGAATGTGTGCATCGTCAGCGTGACTCATCATCAATTCAAGCGCAGATAGTTGTTCCTCAGAGATCATAGATGCGTCCATTAGCCTCTGCCCTTACCTCGCGATGCAAGGAATTTGCGACGTTCTTCTTCCGCAGCATTTCGATCTTTAATGTAGCAACTGTACCAATACAGAAGTTTCATTAACGCGCCATCATCCGGGAAATAAATTTTATTAGATGCGGCTAAATCAAGCGACATATTCATCAACGATTGATCGCTGTATGTTCGCAGGTGACTTAAAATTTCGATTGGCTGCAATGTAGTGTATTGACGAAAACAGTGGTTACACTTGAAGCGAGTTTCCAGTTCGCAAATACGAAACGAAACCTGACGAGCTTTGTGTAACGTGGAGAGATCGGAAAGCTGAATAGTAGTTTCCAAATCAACATCACTATCAATCCAAATTGCGGCTTCCGCTTCCGAACCGTATTTGTCGAGTAAATCAAAATGCTCTACCCAACGTCGAACAGTAGGATGTTTAAAGCCTTCTGGCATTTCGTGCCACGGATAAACTTTGATTTGTTGTCTCGCAATTTCTTCGGTGTTCAGTTTATTGCATTCGATTTGGCGAGAGCGAACACGCGGCGGCCTATCATAATGACGTTGACCGTCGCTTGTGATAAAGAAAGGCAGAACACAATTCCAGTTGTATATTCTATGGCTATCAGGCCAACTGCTTTTCTCAAACATCAAGATGAAGTAACGGAAATCTTCTAAGAGCATATCCATCAAATCAACATTCGTGAAATGCTGTAGCGTTTGCACAAACATTTCTGGCAGGACGTATTTCTGCGCATTGTACAAGCTAGGCATGTAATTAACGGTGAATTGTTTTTCAATGCGCACATCAACACGCCCGGAGGGGAGCGCTATCTCAAGCATGTTCGAAAATCTTCGCTTTCATTTCCCATGTACGATCTGATTCGCGTTTGCAAACCGGACACGACATAGTAATTGTGGTTGGAATTCCGTGCTGCGCCGCTTTAACCCACTCATCTAAACGCATCCAGAGATTTAAATCCGTTTGCCTTTCAAGAAGCGCATAGTTTTCATCGAAGTTAAGACCCATATGCGCCACAAACCAATTGAAGCGCGACTCATGAGCAACTTCGTAATTGCGCATACGAGGCAAATCAAACTCATCGGAATTCGCACGGAGAGTTAAAACTGTCACGGCTGATTCATCAATGACGCCTACGTTATGCGCATCACAAGGAAACGTATTTAATGGAAGTTCATCGTCATCACGCAGATCCGGAAACACCCCATTCGCATATTCAAACAGAGGCTTGTTACACGTCCAGAAAACTCGAAGCGGAAAATTCTCAATCAACATGCGTTGCTGAAAAACAAGCGCGTGTGCATCCTGAATTGAAAGCATATCAATAGGAATAGAAAGAACTTCCGGAAGTGCCTCAAGAAGAATAGGCGCGAGATTATCTTGTTCGATAGCTTTTGAAATATGATACGCTTGCTTTCCGCTAAACGGTTTCATATCAAAAGAAGGAGGAAGGCCAGATTTCCAGCCAGCGGAAGGAAGGCTGCGAGTGATGATTTCCATAAGTGTTTCCTTAAAACAGTAATCGTTGCGCGTCACATTTCCATTGAATCGTCATAACACCGCGACCACCTGTTCCGTTAAGTTGCAACGACTGCATACCGATAGGCCACACGTTACGAACTTCGGAAGTAGCGATCACATTGCCTTTGATATCAAAGAGTGCGACGCGTAAACGTTTTTTATAAGCGGAAGGGAGATTGAATCCACCAGTATACGGATTCTGAATCAGAGTTTGCCAGCTTTGAAAATATTTCATCAGCGCCGCTTTCTGATCAATCCCCCATTGAGAAGAAAAGCCATCAATGCTACTTCCATGAGGCCAGTGAATTTGAGTGCTCGCAACCTCTTTGGATTTTTCCGTATAAACAGGAAAAGGCAATTCGATCTCTTCGCACGCAAGAGGACTTAAACTAACGCCCCCAATTGTAGGAAGAGAAACGATTCGCCACTTTTCTGTAGTAAACGGATCAGCCAAACCGGGAGCGCTCGCATCCATTAATTCAGTAAGCGTTACGGCAGGCATAATTATTTCTCCACGATGATCAAACATGGACGCATAGCGCCGTCAATTTTAATCATAGCCGCACCGACAATGTAACCACGCGGAATAACTTTCAGCACTGCATCTTCAAGCGCTTGTTCCCATTTGTCTTTCGGCTTGCCGTCAAAGGGAGTATAAGTATCCGTCGCATCATAGTAATTATAAGTTTCAGTTGTCGGCATCGGGACGCCAGCAAGAAACTCTAAACGATTTGCGCCAGAAATTTTCGCTTTACGAATTGCTTCTGTCAGTTTTTTATTTTCTTTGCCGACAGAGTTATCCACTTCGTAGATACGTGCTTCCATCGGTGCATCTTTTGGCTTAGTAGGAAGTTTTTCTTGAGCCGTGGTATTTGCTTTCTTACCAGTGACTTTGATTCCCTTCACCTTGCCAGTAAACGGACGCGAACGACCTAACAGAGAGCGTGCAGTTTTAGCGTCAATCAGAAAAACAACATCGGGATCGTCACGATGCAGCACATAGATTTTATTCTTAATGATGCACGTACCAAAAACATCTTTGGCTTCGATATCTGCCTCGAAATCTTTGTTCTCGATATAAACTTTTCGAGCACCTTCGAAACGATACCAGTCACAATCTTCGATTTTGATTTTCGGTAAACGCGGAGCAGATACACTCACAAAAAACAGCATACAGTTACCTCAAATCAGAAGTGGGGCCGAAGCCCCAACTTATTAAGATTTCGGCTTAACGTAGTCGAACGACCACTCAACAGTAACAGGGATTGCCTGAGCCGTGCCGTTGAATTGCAGATCCGGAACCTGCTTAGGCCACACGCCGAAAATTTCATACTCACCTGCAATGCTGCCGTCCTGTTTAAAGATACGGAAGATTGCTTTCGTTGCGTATTCAGCTTTCGTTGCACCCAACTGAGTTTCGGTAGCACGAACCATTTCGTGCCATTTTTCCAACGGCTTGTACACAGCCATTTCAGCGTTTTCGTTGAATTCGGTTGAGAAGCTATGCGTAAAAGTTTTACGGCCTGCATAGTTCAACTGGAAACCAAACGCTTCTTTCAAAACTTCTTCCAGCGTTGAGCCGGGTTTCGCACCAGTTTTACACTGAATGCGCAACATAGAAGTATACGACGTTCCACCAACAGCAGCAGGAACGTTGAACAGCATTTCGAAGTTATCATCCAGCAACGGATCGCCAGTGGATGCAAATTCGGTCAGAGTTACCTTTGGCATTTTCTAAATTCTCCTTAGATTGCGCCGCGATTGATCAGATCGATAGCGTACTGAATATCACCGACAGGCGGCACAATTGCAGTAACGTGAATACGTTTCGTGTAACGAGTAGGATCAAGGAAAATATCAATGATCAGATCGCCACGCGCTTCGTCCTGCGTAGAGTTGTTGGTATAGTCACAGACAACTTCATACCAATCCAAACCACGACCCAAGCGAATCGGTTCCAGAATGCTTTCCATTCCGGTAATCTGCGCTTGTTTCAAAATGTCGTCGTTAGGTTCGAACACCGCACGCAAGTTATTTGCGCGTGCAGAAGCATGAAGCATTGCCAGCAGACGGCGAACACCAATATCGTTCAATGCCGATTTGGTTGTCATCGCTGTATCTGCGCCCCACAGGAAAATGCCTTCGCCTTCAAAAACTGCAATCGGGTTGATTTGGTTTTCAACCAGAACATCACGGTCATTCAGTTTAAAACGGTGACGAACATCAGTTGCGAAATCAATGTTACCACGATTCAAACCGCCCGGTGCGAGCCAGCTTGCAATCTGATCCGTGTTCAACATACAGTACGCCATGCACACGGAAGCCGGAACATAAAAATCGCGAGCGTTTGCAGTATCACGCGCTTTCACATCGCTGTTACAGATCGCAGACCAACTATCAGTGATAGAAAATTCTGCGCCTTGATATGCTTTGATGCCGCGACGATATGCAACAGCGTTATCGCGAGCCTGCATACTAACAGGAATACCGACCGTAGAAATACAGTCCATGCGCGTTTGAGCGAGTTCGTTGATCTTGTTTGCGATAACCGGATGTTCGATACCACCGGAGCAAAGAATGCCGCAAGCGATTTGTTCCCAATCCTGATAGTTATCCCAACCTTCCAGAATTGCAGCAAGCGAGTTGTTTGCAATTGTCTGATCAGAATGATCAACGTCGATGATATCACCAGAACTTGCACCAACAAATTGACCGTTAATTGCAGTCGGATTTGTCGGATCGTAAGGGCCACCGCCGATAGCGTTGAACAGAACGAAATTCGGATCGTCCAACAGTTTGTAGTTATCTTCGTTCAAACGGAAACGAATATAATTGGAGTTGTTGTTAATCACGTCTTCGATGAAGAATTGATTTCCTGCATCATCACGCCAGTAGAAGTTAGTCACGGAATGCGACTCAACAGGCGTGAGATTGTTGCCCACATAAACACGAATCAGCGCTTTGATACCAAGCGGATCATTCGTGTCAGGCTGGAAAGAAATCCAAATGTCGTTTGCTTCGTCGTACTGAGACAGCGAATAAAACAGACCGATATCTTCGGAACGAAACGCAACCTGATCCGGATCTTCAAAACCTGCATCGCTAACAGGGCGCAGCGTGGCAAGGTTGTTGAACATCGTTGCAAACACGCCGCCATATTTCGCATTGAGAGCAACGCGAGTTACATTCAAACGACGAGCTTTCGTCATAAGAATTTTAGCGATTAAAACGTTGATTGCATAACGACCCGTAGGTGAACCAAGTTTCGTTTCGATTTCATCTTTAGAAGTGATGGTAATATTTTTGCCGATTTCACCTTTCGGGAATGGCAGCACCAGCGTGCAATATCCGTTGGTAACAAGAGTAGACGAACCACTCCGGTCATTCTCCATCGTATACGTGCCAGCGCTCGGATGATCAGGAAGTAGCATTATTATCTCCAAACAGCATGAAAACGTTGACGGTTTAAAATTAGCGTACCGGAACGATTAATACTGAATCACATGAACTCTTTGTTCAACTTCGGAAACTAAAATTGATTCCGGAAGTGCGCCAGTAAGTAAAAGTTGTCCGTGAATATCAACATACACACTTCCGATTTGAATCTTCAACGGTTCGCCAGTGTCGATATGCAGGAAACCTTTTGTTGCAGGTAAAGCATATCCTTTTGGCCCGACGATAACAGAAATGGAATTAAAAATTTCATCTTCCGGAACACCGACTGCGTGCGTCTGAGATCGAATAGCCGTGTTGTGATTTTGGGTAACTTCACGCACCCGCGAATCAACAACCAATGTTCTCTCAAGAGAACGGTATCGAGTTTTCTTAAACATATTATTCCTCGTCCGGAACAAAATCGGCTTCACCAACATCAATTTCCGTATTCATTGTGATTTCGCCGTAGTTATTTATTTTCGCAGTATCCATATTGAAACCGATTTTAGATTGAATCGTAAAAGGGATTTCAATTTCCATACTGCCGGGAGTAGAGCCGTCATCCATATCTTCAATGTTAGGGAACGGAATACTATCGCCGTCAATTAAAAATCGAACAGTCCATTTTGTTGTTGGCATTTCAAGTTCAAACGCCAGCATTTCAACAGTGTGTGCAATCATCAATTGCTGAGAAAATAAAATTGCTTGCTCGTAGTTCATAAACTTCAAGTACAAACTTCCGGACAGCGTAATCGGAAGATAGAAGTTTCGAATCACGATTGCGTTTGTTGGTTCCTTGCCGATAGCCCAACCAGATCCAAAGCGTCCGATGTTTTTTCCATTGGCAAGTAACTCACGATTCAAAGCGAAGTTGGTAATCTTAAACCATCCATAAGGATAGTCAGTGCTTTGATTGAACACCGCACGCAAACCTTGTTTCGGGTTATTGTGCATACTGAAAACAAATCGCGTTAGACCGAAGCCGCGTCGAATCTGACGTTGCACGCCAAACAGAGTTGCTTTAAGCGACGTACTTTGTTTTACGATCTGGTCAATGCTCATATGAATTTTTCCGAAGCAGAAACAAAAAAGGAGGCCAAAAGGCCCCCTTAGTTTTACCCGCAGAGGGGCATTTATTTAATGCGCAGACGCAGACCAGAGGAAGATGATTCAAACTCACCATCATCATTTGATTCTTCGTCATCGCCTTCGAATTCGAGATCATCGAGTTCGTCATCTTCAATCAGCAAATCATCTTCTTCGTCTTCCGGTTCATCTTCCGGATCGCCTAGTGAAAGGGATTCGAAATCGTCGCCATCATACAGAGATTGTTGTTTCGCCTTAGAAGTTGTCGTTACCAAAGCAGCAGAAAGCGCTTGCACGGAATCGGCAAGCGAAGAACTTGCGGCGCTGACTGATTCACAAGGATTTGCACACACATCAATTAGAGTGCTTGCTTCAACGCTATCAGATAACTGACACGTTAAGAAATCTTCGCAATCAGGAGCGTGAGCAGCTTGTACCAAAATACGAGCTACATCTTCCCACTGGTTTTCGCGTGCCGCAACAATCGCAAGAGCAGCTAGGGAACCTGTCAACGTTTTCATAAAAGTTCCTTAGATAAAAGAGGGAACACAATTTCTCATGTTCCCGACTTTAAAAAGTTTCTCACAATTTCTCGCAAGAAACTTTCTGCAATTATGCGCGTTGTGCTTTAGCCACGGAGCGAACGTTAGCCAGCGTGAAGGAGAACACGCTAGACAGCAGCCAACCACGATCAGTAGAACCCTGATTCGCGCCAGAAGTCGGCTGAGACTGAGTGCCGCCGCGAGTGGTGTACATCGCGTGGTAATCCTGATCAGCTACAACGTACAGTTCGCCGTCATTCAGAACACGATGTTCCGGAGCGCGGAAACCATCAGTTACCAGATCCAGACCGAGCAGAGTTCCGAGACGACCAGTAGTGATCAGTTCGTACTTACTTACCGGATCGAGAGCAGAGGTAAACTGATCGTTACCGATAATGTCGTTCCAGTAATCGGCTGCCAGAATCGCAGTGCTTACCGGCATAGGCCACGCGCTTACTTGCTGTTTCAGAACAGACAGCAGGCGCGGAGTCAGTTCGCCGTGAATGTAAGTTACCGGGTTAGCCATACCGACAGAACGATCCGCCGCTTCTTTCCAGAGACGATCTTCTGCAACCATGATAGATTGCAGACCGTCTTGCTGCGCACGATCCAGCAGGTCGCCGTTGATCTGTTCCAGATCCATGCGAGAAACACGGATGATGGATTTCAGTTCAAACTCGTCCGGAGTGAACACACGACCGCGCAGTTGGCGATAACCGTATTCAGAAGGACCGGTTGCAATGATTGCCTGGGCCTGGTGAGTTTTCAGTTCCACACGCGGAACGTCGCCCTGACGAACGGTTGCGCCTTTACAGATGCGACGCAGAAGACCTTGACGTTCAGCACGGTCTTCGATTGCGCCAACGATACTTGCGCCGAGAGAATCCCACTTCGCCGGATCAGCAGCAGCTTCTTCGATCAGTTGACGGTTTTCTTCGCGAATCTGATCTTTGGTCATGCCAACGTGAGATTCAGAAACTTCCTGAATGTCGCCGTTTTGTGCGGCGTTCAGCAGTTGGCCGATACGACCGATAAGATCTTTCTTGCTGATCGCGTTCACTTCGCCAGTCGATTCAGACAGAATACGCTCACCGTTAATTTTCAGATCGTGCAACGGGTCGCCGTTACGCAGAACAACTTTAGCACCACGCAGTTGATTTTTCATTTAATACTCCAGAAATTCTTTTTCAGTTTAAAGTTTTTTGCGAGGTGTGTTATTACACGCCCGGCGTTGCCAGTTCGAAGGTTGCGTAACCGTTGGTTGCGTCCGGCGCTTTCTTGATGATAACACCTTTCAGCAGAGTACCGTTACCGCCGATAGTCAGCAGACCACCCGCGCCGAGAGACGGATTCAGAACAGTGTCATTCTGCCAGTCAGCGGAAGCGTCGATCATGTTGGTAGAGATATTACCCAACTTGATATAGGAAACACGCTGGCGAATGTTGGTAGGCAGACCACCAACCGGAGCATCACCAGTGATTGCGCGAGCTTCGCTTACAGACAGTTCCCACGCGTACTGAATGTGAACTTTTTTGCCGATATCCGCAGAGTTGAATTTCAGTTCTGCGCCGTCGAAAGCAACTTCGCCCGCATCTGGAGCAGCGCCGCCAGTAACTTCATCAGCTTTGGTTTTTGCGATCTTAACCAGAGTCTGACCAGCTTTCGGTTGACGTTGCAGAGTGTATGCCAGAGTTGCGTCGATGGTGAATTCTTCAACCATGATCTGATACGCAGGCGGCATGTTACGTGCCATTGCGAAACCAGCGAAGATTTCACCCTGAACACCGCGAGACAGTTTCAGATAGTTTTTGCCGTTCTCACGATGCCAAACCAGAGCAACGCCTTCTTCGTGAATGACTTCACCCGGCAGCAGATCAGCTTCATTAGACATTACAATGTCAGTTGCGATTTGATACAACATAGTTTTATATCTCCGAAAATAAATTTGAATGAATTGTGTTTGCAATTCAAGTGTCAAATCGGGAGCGAATTAACGCCCGAAACGACGGCGCAGAATGTCATCGAAAGATTCTTTAGAAGAACTTTGCGATTCGACGGTTTCCAAACTTTCTTCACGTTCTTCTTTAGAAACGCTAGGAACTTTCGGAGCTTCTTTCGTCTGACGTACAGTACCAGCGGTGCCAGCAACTGCTTCGGCGATTTCGTTCTGCGCAACTTCGGATTTAGCCATCAGTGCATCAGCCTGAGACAGAGAAGCACGCAGGAAATCTTCCGAGTTGTTAAAGAATGCACGCTCAACCAGAGGACGCGGATCTGCAATACCTGCATTACGCAGAGTAGCGCAAAGTGATTCAACAACAGGGTTGCTGGAATCGCGCCAGAAGTTGCGAGTGATGCCGAGCATCGAAGTGGACAGTGCCGCAACGAAACGCTCACGATGAGCTTCGACCATATCGCTAACAGTAGAGTTTACCGTAGAGGAAACACTGTTAACGCGAGCGTCAGCTTCCGCAGTCAGCATTTTGCTAACAGACAGTTGCATAACAAAAGGTTCGAAACCAAAGTTTTTGCAGGTTTCTTCAACGCCAGCGTTATGCAGAGATTTACTCACGGCGCGAATGAAATCTTCTTTATCGAAGACACGACGCGCAGAATCTTCGCCAGCGGCATTGCTAAAGCTACTGAAAGTAGCGCGTGCAATAGGTTGACCGTCATAGAACAGGTGAACCGCAGGAACACGACCGTTAACAGTGCGAGAGATAGAAACCAGCGACGGATCGAGATTTTCATGTTCTGCTTTAACAGCAGACAGGCTATCGAAAGAGCGAACTTCCGCAGCGGTTTCGTCGTTGGCATTCAGATTACGAACAGAACTTTCGGATTCGAAATCTTCGTCTTCTTCATCGTCGAAATCGTCATCCTCATCTTCCTCTTCGTCGTCGTCGAATTCTTCATCATCGAATTCTTCTTCGTCGTCGAAGTCATCTTCTTCGTCGTCATCATCGCCGGAGCAGGACGTTTTAGATTTGGATTCAGAGTCGAAATCTTCGTCGTCCTCTTCTTCCTCATCATCGAATTCTTCATCATCGAATTCTTCGTCGTCCTCTTCTTCGTCTTCGTCGGAAGAAGATTCAGAATCAAACTCTTCGTCATCTTCCTCTTCTTCGTCTTCGTCGAAGCCTTCGTCGTCTTCCAGTTCCTCTTCTTCCAGAATATCAGAAGAATCATCGTCACTGCTTTCAGAAGCAATGTCGATCAGCGGTGCGGAACAGTGAGCGCAGAAAACGGTGTCATCATCGGTTGCGATGGTGAACGGAGCCGCGCAATTTGCAGAGCAAGAATATACGTGAGCTTCCAGTTTACCGTTCGAAGACAGCGCCTGAATTTCTTCGCTTTCCAGAACTTTGGATTCGCTAATAGGCAGACAGCTATACGGATCGAAGTGAACGCCATCAGCGCAAGCAACAAAACTTGTTGCGGAGGACAGAGCAGTAACTACGTCCTGTTTGCGAATCGCGTTAGCCAGATTCTGTTTTGCGTTTGCCAGCGTAGTACCCACGGCAACAACAGAAGAACGAGAAACAGATTCTTTGTTTTCGTTTTCCATGTGGTCGAGAATACGATCATCAGAAACTTCTTCCAGACTTGCAGAGCAAGACGGGCAATGCGTAATATTCGCACTGCTATCGCTAACGATGTGGCAACCACAACCATCTAAACAGATGTGATATTGTGCTTTCACGTTAGCGGCAGAAGATTCGGATTGGAATTCGGCCTGCGCCACCAACTCAGCGTCTTCTTCAAGCAGCTTAGTGCTGCCTTTCGGATCGAAAAGGTCAACGTTGCTTTGCGAAGCATATACGTCGCCGCTTTCAGAACGGTAGAACATGGAGTTCTGACCAGTTGCAGTTTTGCGGAAGTTTTCGACTGCTTGAGCGTGGCTGCCACCGACACTAACAATCCCCGCCAGACGGGTAGTTTTAGGCATGGTGAAACCCTCTATAAATAAGTCGGTTATCGACACATTAAAATTAATGAATGCAGGAAATTTTCGAAAGTTTTTGAAACTTTTTAAAGCGTCCGGCTTTCAATATCTTCATCCGGAATATAGCGGTTTACGAAGTATTTTTCGACTACCTCAATTCCGTTTAGTGCATAAACTTTTCGCAAACTATCTCCCCAAACCATCAGTTCGGCAAGCGTAGCGAAATGTTCCATTGCCATCGTGTTTTTCCCGGCGGCAACGTTTCGTATTGGATGAATGTCTTTGCCTGCGATTGCCGCTTTGAATTTCATTCTATCCACATTTCGAAGTAAGGTTGTATCAATGAAATGCGCCAGTTCATGAGTAATAACATGAGCAACGCTTTTACTATTGAAACCGCCCAACAACTTAACGATTTGTTTCGGGTCGAGGATGATTACACCGTACTGAACGCCCTGATAACGAGTGTTCAAAATAAAGCATCCATCATCACTTAAACCGAGTCCGATAAACAAACGTTTAAACGGCAACGGAACTTTTAATCCGATTGCTGGCATAACGTTGTCCTGAATATCTTGCATTACATAATCAGGGCAAGAGCGAGCGGATATACTGGAGCGCAAACCTGTTTTCAAATAATCCTCGTAGCTTTGAACTTCGAGTTTTACTTTGCCGCATTTCTCCAGTTTCTTCACTTCGTAGTTATTAATGCTGCCGCCACCGTAAACAGTGTTCGCGTATTTCAGCGGCTTTAACTGTTTATAGTTAACGTGGCCTTTTTCCTGAACCTCCTGCGCACGTCGCGTATTTGCAACTTCTTCCGTTTCGTTAGAAACAGGTGCTGGAGCAGGAACAGCACTTTTATTCACCTGCGAAGGATAAGCTGTAGGTGCCGGAATCGGCGCAGCAATTTCAGGCTTCGGAGTCTCCGAAACGTTCGCTTCTGGTATATCGAAATTAAAATTTTCAGGAAAAAGTTTCGAAGGATTTGCAGTAAATTCACGAGAATCTTCGCGTACCTTATTTCCTATTTCAATGGATACCGGAACCACTTGTGATTGTTTTGGACTGGCAATATAAGCAACGCCATCACCAAACGCAATGCCAACAACATCACGCGTAGTTATTTCCACTCCATTGGATCTCAGCGGTTCCCCGCCTAAATAACGATAGAAAGTAAAATCTCTCATCGGCGTTTAATCTGCATCAGTTGGTTGACTTCGGTTGCAGCACATGCGAATGCAGGATCATCAACAGAACTACATTCAAAACCAGTGAGCAACAAACAGTTACGATATGCGAGACGGCCTGAACGCACATCAAGTTTCGTAGGCACATTGAATGCAGTATGTTCGCAGAAGTTACGAGTTTTAGGCGTAACCAAACGACCGCAAATACTACACTCATACGCTTTGTAAGTTGTGCCTTTCGAATAGGTGTTCAGTTCACCCGAAAGAATACGGCGGCAACGTTCCGGTTCAAGCGTGCGGTCAAATGCCAGCAGCAAACTCAGAACAGCGTGATTACCACGGAAACCAACCAGCGGAGATAAATGACTATCAAAAATAATTCCGCGTGCTTTGGTGTAGTCTTTGTTCGCGTGTTCAATAAAAGTTGGTTTTCCTTTAAAAGTTTGGAACGCCAGCTTTCCTTGATCCGGGTTAAAGCGCAACCATTCTTCTTTCGAGAATCCATCGCCGTTGGTGTTCGGCAATTCAGTTACGTTAACCGGAACCGGAACAATGATATAATCGCGAATATCTTTCGACGTGTTATAAACTTCCGCAGCTTTCGGCAACCACACATTGATATCCAGCATCAAATCACTGGATGCGCCAATGCGATTACCTGCAATGCGAATAGATTTATTATCGCGAGAGGCTTCTTCTTTATGAAGATCGATTGGTGCCATTCCGGTGTGTTGCGTAGAACTCAGGTCGAAAGATTTACTTTCAACAGAATTGCTAATTGCCGCAACCGTTCCTTCATTTTTAAGTCGGATTGTCATATTGTTTTACCTGTAGTTCTTTTTGTTTTCGTCAGAATCAACGAGATAAACGCGTCCTTCCGGAGCAAGATATTTGTCGCCGTCGCAGTCTTCGAGAGCATAGAACAAACGACCGCCCTTCATAATCGCGTAAATGATTTTGGCATACAAAAAGTTTTCCGGATACTTATCGCCAAACCTGCGATACTCAACTTCCAATCCGGGATACATTACATCAAAACTTTTCGTGCTATATACAGGACGAACAACACGGCTCGAATCAATATATTCGGTGCCGTTGCAGTGTTCGATCATGTAACCTGCTTTATCCTTTCCAATAAGGATTCCTTTCACAACACCGCGAGAAGTGCCGCCGCAATTCCCTTGATCATTTTGCCATTTAAATTCGACAATATCTTCGATGTTATAATCAAAACTAAATTGAGGCATACAATTACCTTAACGCAGAACGCGCCCAAGTTTTTGCAAGTTCAAGAGAAAGGCGTTGCGGATTATGGAGTTTAACTTCTCCGCTATGCACTGCCGTATACGGTTCGTTTTGATTTTCACCTTTACCGCTACGGAATGCAGCTTCATTGAATCCGTGGAACAGCGTTGTAATCCAGCCGCTGCCTTTTGGATTCTGTTCGCCAAGTTTTTTATCCCAACGAATAACACCGCACGTTTCGCCACCAACACAAACCAGATAGCAAACTTTCTCGCCACCTGTATAAATGTCTTTTTGTTTATGCGTGCGGAAAGTTACACGGCTAGATTCAGAAACAACGTCGTCTTGTTTCTTGCGCAGATTGCCGGAAGTTTTCTGTTTCAGATCGTCGATATCCAACGTACTCCAATAGCTTTCAAACAGCGCCACCAGTTTGTTAGCGATAGGAATATCATCGAGCATGTTAATCTGCGCAATGGTGCTGGAAGGATCATCAATGATTCGATTCACAAAAAAGGAACCAACAACCACCGGAAGCACACTGCGTTGTGCTGGATTAGTTACGCCAGCAGCATTGAGATAGTTATTGCTCAGGCCAATCGCGAGACGTGCCAAAACAATAAAAGTTTCTTTCTCAGTTGCGTTAGCGATAGTCGCCATCAAACGAGCAGCAACAGCAGGATCGGCGGTACGTTGTGCCAAGCCTTCGATTTCGACTTTGGACAAAGACTTTCCGAGTTTCTTTTGTGCAGCAAGTTCGAATGCGTTTTCGAGTTTAATTGAGTTTGCACGGTTCAAACTATTTTCGATTTTCTGTACAGTTTCTTCGGACGAAGAAAGAGAAATGCCCGTATTCCTACGGGCAACGTTATGGCGTCGTCTTACTTGCGGCATGATAACCTCATTGAGATTTCTGCAACTTTTCCAGTAATCCAGACGATTTGAGAGACTCATTCACATCAAGACCACGTACAGAACATAGTTGCGCATAATAATGAATCGCCTTATCCACCATGCCGAGAGATTCGCAGCACTGATAAGCTATATTCAAACACAGGTCTAAATTACTTTGTGATGAGTCAAAAAGAAGAGGAGTTTGATTTTTTGCATTGATTCCTTGAAGCGCCAATGCGAGCGCATAAACATAGTCGCCATAGCGGAACATGATATCCGCAAACGTTCCATAGCTTTCAGAACGATCTGGACGAGCAGCAATTGCCATATTGCCTGCGCTGATTGCAGTGTGTCGATCACCAACCATGTAAGCGGCACAACTCAGTTCAACGTTAATCAGGCAAATGTAATCTTCCCAATATGCAAGTTTGTTAAGTCGGGCGATTTCAGAAACGGCTTCTTGATATGCCTGCTTATCAATATTTTTTGCAGTACATGAGTCCAAAACGCGATAGCAAAGTTCACGCGCATAATAAAACAAACTGCGCTCATCGCGAGGATTATCGGTAACGTCTGCCGCCAGTTCGGGCAAATAGTTACGTGGCTTTTCCAAATCAGGATAATGCGTTGTGTGAAAGTCTGCATCCACAACCGATTCCGGAAGGTTGTCGATTTTTACTAAAACTTCATGCGCACGATATTTCCACGCATAACGTTTTTTCAAATAGGCTTTGTGTTGGAAATAAACACTGCCATTATTGTGCATATTGATGCGCACAGTATCCGGAACCGCAGGAAGAGACTTTAACGATTCAACCCAATCAGGATCGGAGAAACGTTCGTCGATATCCAACCACACAATTAAATCATCGGGCTTAAAAGGCGCTGCCGCAAGGTTACGACTTTCGCCGAGATTTCTGCCGCCGTTCGGATCAATGTCATACGCGAAATGCAATTCCGGATGGTTGAACCGTTCGATAAATCTAACTGTATTGTCGGTGCTGCCAGTGTCAACGATAGAAATTGCATCGGCTTTCGCAACATGGTTTAAAAATTCTTCCATGTTCTTTTCTTCGTTGCGACAGATCGCAGCTACGCACACACGCATAAGTGTTTCCTTAGATTTGAATGTTACCAGAGTCCGTCCAGCGAATGCCATAACGTTCTACAACCGTGAATTCGATTTCAGTAAACTTATTGAGATCGAGTTGACGGAAAGTTTTCGTAGGATCAGCAGGAAGCGGAGTTTGTTTTGTTTCAGTATACAGGTTGAGTTTAATCACAACATCGCCAGCAAGATGTTGTGGCTTGAATGTCTGCGCAGTGTCTTCCAACAAACCGCTCGCGAGAATATCGTCAAAGAAAGTATTGACGGTCATCGACAAGCCGCTATTTAGAATAGTTGGCGCGAATGCTAAAACTTGATCATAGAACGAACGGTTCCACGATGTATTACCAATTAGTGTTCGCTGTTTTTTGATTCGGGTAACTTTGCCGTCTTTCACTTCTCGATACTGATCGTAATACCACGCAGCATACACCATATGAACATGCGGTAAATTCATTGTATCGAAATCAAACGCAGGGGCAACAACCATGCGGTGTTGAGTGCGATCAATATTGCGACGGAAAACATTCAACGAATATTCGTAACCGCGACGGCAATTGATTGTCAGATTGCTGACAACTGATTGCTGATAGCCATTAGTAACGGCATACGCAAAACAATCTTGCCCAACGAAACCAGCGAGCGGCGTATAGATAAAACTCTCGCCATCAACGGAAAGTTTTACGGAGCCGTGTATAGGTTGACTGATAGGAATTAAAGTTAATCGCCATCCACGCTGAACAGGAACTTTATCGAGAACCCCCTCGCTAGGGGATTCCGATGTTTTAAAATCGCGTGCGCCCTGAATCATAATAGAGCGCAGCGGAATTTCAAAGTCTACGTTGTTCGGCGTTTCAAGCGTGAGAGCAGGTGCTACAGGAACATCATTACGCCAGTAGTCTACAACACACGGTTTTGAAATCATCACGTCACCTTGTATTTCTTTTTAAACTGATCGATGGTGTAAATCGGAATGCCCTTGTCCATCGCTTTCTGAACTTTGCTACTACCGCTTCCCGGATCTTTCGCAATCAGAACAGTAGTGTCTGCCTTCATACTATCCGATGCGGTGCCGCCCAATTCAACGATACGCGCTTTCAAGTCTGCATCACGCACGCCAGTAAATGCTACGTTAACGCCATTCAGTTTACTGCTTTTCACCACAACTTTCTTCGGAGCCTTCAACTTGATGCCAATTTCTTGCGCCAAATCGTAAGCATTAATACAAGCATTAGAAATCTTAGGTGCGAGAGATTTAATGCCATGAATGCCGCTAATGAGTTCGGTCAAATCAGAACGACGTTTAAGCAGTTTCTGGATATCAGGAATTTCATCAACAACTTTATCGAATGAAGTGTTTGCACCACGCATGAAATACGGAGCACACGCTTTAAGCCACACGTTCAATTCGATTCCTGAAAGAATTGTTTTGTTGTGCTTCGCGATCTGTTTGCCGCGAGCGTCACCCAAAATCCCACGTAACGTAGGCAGACCGCAAAGAATGAGTGACTTAGGATCTTTGATTCCGCTTTCCATCAGCAGATTCGCAGTCTTGTCGCCAGCGTTAGAATATCCCGCAGCAGCCATGAAACTCTCAAGAAGTTTTGCATCAGCAGTAGCAGATTTTTTCTTAACGCGAAACTCAACGCCTTCCATTGTATACGGAACATCAGGAAGTTTCGCTTTCTTCGCAGGCCGCACGATTTCTTGAATGTACGGAATAACTTTGTTACTACGCACAAGTTTTACTTTCGCGCCGATGCCCAACGGACGTTTTTCATGAGGCGGTTTCTGTCCTTTCTTCGTTGGTTTCAGATAGCCATGCTCAATATAATATCCGTTGTGACCATTAGCGCGATTGATCGTAATGCCGCCGGGAACAACTACAGGTTCCACAATAACAACCGGAGCAAGCACGCCGTATTTTGTTTCCTGATAAACGATATCTTTCACCGTAGTAATAACGCTATCCGCACTCGTATTCATTTTGAATTTGAATTCGTGTTTAGGATTGCTGCCAGTAGACTTAGGAGAAGGAATGTTATCGGACACCACAAGGCCATCCAATTCATATTTGGATTTGCGCATACGGTCTTCGATCATCGTTACCAATTGTTCTTCGGTAAGATCATCAAATGGCCCAAAGTGGCGAACCACAGTGAAGCCGTATTGTTTCAGCAGTTTGAATTGATCGCTTTTCTTTTTAGTTGCAGCGCTGCCGCCGATTATACCGAAACAAACGAGATCGATATGTTTGATTTCTTTCGGCGATTCAAAGCGTCGCATAAGCCCAACAGAAGCCGGACGAGCAGAAGTATACTCATAATCGCCCGGAGCATCTTTGTGAAGCGTTGCCATAAATTTCTTCTGACTGATTAGCGCCTCGCAACGAACAATAAAACGTTCTTTCGTTGGAATCTTTTTCGGGATGTTGAACGAAGCCAAATGACGCGTAACGTCTTTGCCTTTCATACTATCGCCGCGAGTGTACGCAGCAACAGGAACACCCTTTTCATAAATCAACTCAATGCTCTGACCATCCAACTTATCGCTAACGATTTTACTGTTACCGTTGCTCAGATGTTTTGCGAGAGCAGGAGAAGAAAGTTTCAGTTGATTCAGACTCGCCATAGGAACCGGAAGCGGAACATCGCTGTCATCATGCGAGCCGATCTTTTTAGCCAGCGTAGATTTAGGCCAGCGTTCAGAAATATAATCGCGAATCGTGTCGTAAATGGTATCGTCAACAAGCGGCTGCCCCTCATCATATGCGTCGTCGAAAGCATTGATGAGTTTTTTCGCCTGCGTCAGATTAAGAGTTTCCATTACTTTGATGGGATTCTTTTCTAATCGTTTTAGGCTTATACTGGCTGAAATACTTTTGAAATCAGTCATGGAAATTCCCTCTGCAAATATCCTTAAACATTTACAGTTTCAGCGATGCGATTCGCAATAAAATCAGGAACCGCATTCATCGTAAGACCATTGCGTTTTGCCAACATGATAAAGGCTTCCGCATATTTCAATTGCTGACTCCCAACACCACCAAATTGACGAGCGTTGAGCAGGCGGCGCGACAATTCTGACACGACTGTTTGACGTGTACGGAAACCGGAGTTAATGCTTCGCAGCATTTGAAAATACTTGTGAACATCGGATTTGATAGAGAAAGTTTTGATGCCACTGAAATCTTTTCGAATAGCAGCATGGAGCAGAACTAAGAAAGGATATAAATCTTCTTTCTGTCTGGCTTCCTTTTCTTTTTCAATGTCCTTGATAAAATCAGGACGGTTATCAGGTTCCGGAGTTTCCTTGCCATTCAATGTGGAAGTGATTTCGTTAAAAAGCGAAATGCGTTTGGTCGGACGGCGTGACAGCATATCTTTCTTGCTGCCGTAAAAGTAAACCGGAATATTTCTTTTGCGAGCCTGCAAAGCAATGCCGCGAAAATACATCCCATTACTTTTAATTCGCGCTTCTTCTTTCGTTCCAACGTTGCAGTGAATCTCTTTAACGATACTGATATCAATGTCCGGCTTGTCGCTGATAATGCGTTCTTCGGATTCAGAGTAATCAGCACCGTTCTGCCAGAAATCGACAGGCACAACTTTAAAGCGTGACCGGATTTTATTTGCATCCAAAACAAACAAAACTTCCGATCCGCCATTAGTTCTTATCGCGAAAATATTACTTAGCGTGCGGGTAGTGGAAAGGAAGAAGAGTCTGTTTTGAGAGAACTCTTCTTCCGCATCGCTTCCGGAGGCAATGCTCAAATGAAATTTTCCACTTCCCACAATACTCAGCGCGTTTTTCGGCGAAGTAAAGTGGAAGAGTGTATTCATATATCTTTAATTGCCTCATAAATAAAACGAGGAATACCCGCGATTGTAATGCCTTGCTGTTTCGCAAGAATCGCGAGAGCACGCGGAGTTTTCACACGCGAATCATCACTAGGATAATTGCGAGAGTTTCCGATATCATTACGCAGACCAGTTGCCAGTTCGTTGTAACGATATTGATCGCCGTAGCTTCCACGAATTTTATCGTAGATGTAAGCAACTTCACTATCACCCTGCTTTAAAAGTTTGGGGATAGTTTTATTGATCGCTGCGTGCATCAATTGAAGCCACGGCATCACGTAGTCTTTACGGCTACGCGGAATATAACCGCCACGAATGATTTTAGATTTCGCCAGAATGCGCGGATCGTTCAGAGGCACACGGCGCTCTTTACGCATCGAGATCATATCTTTCTGGTTATTGTATGCGAACACGCTAATCTTTCGACGAGCGCACGCCAGCACCAGATCACGCAGATATTTTCCGTCATCGTTACGATCCAAGTTAATGTGAACCGCAATAATAAACGGCGAAGCCGGAATACTAGGCTTGTCAGTAATCAAACGTTCCTCAGCTTCGGAATATTTGTGATTCGCCCAATAGTCCATCGGTTCAAGTTTGTAACGGGATTCAAGGGCGCGTCCATCCAGTTCAAACATTACGCCGTGTGCCTTATCAGCAAACGCATTGCTTCGTGTGCGAGTAAGAGAAAGATAAAACAATTTTCCCTTATTGATAACCTCGTCAGATTCAGCAGCGTCAGCCATACTCAAAAAGAAACGGTTGTCAGTAACAATCTGCGCCGCTTTGTGAGTTTGAGTGAAGTGATATAAAGGTTTCATCAGCTTACAATAGGTTCCTTGTTGACTTCAAACTCTTCTGACATATCGTACACGCGAGCGAATAGAGTTGGTTTCATATCCTTCACATGTTCTGCAATATCGAAAAGACTTTGTTTGCGGGCTTTATTGATTCGCACCTGACGAACTTCGTCCGGGCTATTAGTGATATCGTAAAGCGTGTAAACAATAATGCTGTCCGAAGATTTATGAGGCGCTTCGCGAAGAATTACCCATTCACGTTTGAGTTTTTCATCGGCTTTAAACACCACAATATCGCCTGCTTCCGGATTCGCCAATTTCTCTGGCGTGCCTTTATTTTCTGTAGCTTGTTTTTTAGCAAGTTCAGCGGCCTCCTGTTCAGCGTTGAGAACATCCTCATCGACTTCATCGGAATCAGTTTCATCAATATCAGCAGCGTCGTCTTCGGAATCCGCTTCTTCTTCATCCTCGGAATCTTCTTCATCCTCAGAATCAGTGTCTTCCTCAGAATCAGTGTCTTCCTCAGAATCAGTGTCTTCGTCCGGATCTTCTTCCTCTTCGTCATCCGTTTCTTCTTCTGAATCGGTATCATCCTCTTCATCAGTGTCTTCGTCCGGATCTTCTTCCTCTTCGTCATCCGTTTCTTCGTCGTCCGTTTCCTCAGAATCGTCTTCTGATTCAGTATCATCCTCAGAATCTTCTTCCTCTTCCGGAGCAGGTTTCGCTACCTTAGATTTTTTCTTAACTTTCGATGGCGGCGCTTCTTCCTCTTCGTCTTCTGGTTCTTCTTCAACATCAGACAAATCGAAATCACTTTCTACGGAATCAGAATCATCGCCGTCGCCAAACATGGAACCAATTACAGAATCAATTCCCATGTTGTCACTTGCGAATGGACGTGCAGAAAGAATATCTTCAAGCGGAGCAAACATATCGTCTTCCTCTGCCTGTTCTTCTTCAACTACATCCATATCCAGAACTTCGTCGAGATCTTCTTCGAGTTCTTCTTCTGCCAGAATAGATTTAATCTGGTTGCGCAGACGCACGGTAGGAATCGCATTCTCTTCCGTGTCAAACGTGCGAGGTTTAGCAGAAGGCGCTTCCATTTCACCACGTTTGATTTTCTCTTTCATTTCGTCGTAGCGCTCTTGTTCTGCGCGAGAATTTTCTTTTTGTGCGCGTTTGGCTTCACGGGCAGAAATTTCTTTAGCAAGTTTTTCCGCACGCTGTTCAAGACGTGCAGCCTCACGCTGTTCAACCTGCGTGCGATGTTTCATTTTCTTGCTATCGGCGCGGTACGCTTTAACGTCTGCATCAGACAGCGTGCCATTAGGCCAATCCTGAATCGGCATAACGAGAGTTTCCGTAACCACTTTATCGTAGTTTTCCGGAGTGAGTTTTAAATACATCCCTTTCTCGTTAATAATAACGCCGCCTTTCGCATCGCGAATGTAGCGCATACCTATCATTTCGTTCTTTTTCAGAATCTCTTTGCCTTTAGTGTGCGTAACGGTCAAAGACATTTCCGGAACGATACGCCATTGATAGTTGCTAAAATCAATGCCGTTTTTATATTCGTTTGGAACAGTGCGCGGAGCAAATCGAGCATTGTCGAAATTCTTACGCTGCAACTGACGTTCCGTAGTTTTAACGCCGCGTGCTTTTGCGCGTCCTTCGCGCTGAACAATATCAGGCAGCTTACGCAATTTTGTTGCACGCTCTAACAACTGATTCCCGTTCTTCTTATCGAGCGGGAAATTGATATGAGGCATATCAGGAAAAATAAGAGTGAAACGAGATCCGCTTTTAAGAGACTTAACGCCAAAGATATCGCCCTCGCGAATCATGCGTTTGTGAGTACGTTCCGAAACTTCTTTGCCGCGTTGCCCTGTATACTTAAACCAGTTGTATTCGCTAACCGCTTCGTCATATGTAGCCGACTGAGAGAGCATTTTTATTCTCCGTTTTTGGTGATGTAAATAAATTAGGAACTTCCCTGTTCCTAGTTCTATTAACCACCTGCGAGATAGCCGCGAGTGTCACAACCGAATTCACCACAATATTCCCCGCAAGGAATTTTGATAGCCCACGTCCATGTTCCATCGGGTTGTTGAATGCCAAATACTTCATCAGGTGTTTTGTGCCAAACATTGACAGCGTTTTGCAGCGCATCAAGTTCAGTTGCAAAATAACCTTTCTTGAGAGGATCTTGTTCGCCGTATTCAGTTTTCGGAACAAACATTGTCACTTTCATACGCTCAACAGGATAAGCAGCATTTTCGATTACGCGAGGTGCGTATTCTCCAGCAACAATAACTTGAACGGAAACCAATTCAGCATCAGACGCTTTTGGTTTATAAACATCCGGAGCGACTTTGAACCAATGATCCGTTTCATGACTGTAAGCAGCGCTGTCAACTTTCCTTTCAACAGCAGTGTCGAGATTATAAATATTCCCCGGCACTTTATTCTCGATATTCGTTCCAATGGCATACGAGAGCGCACTCTTCGCTTGTCGTGGATCGGCGAGATACTTATAAGTCAATGGTGCGAAAATGAAATGAGAGTCCGGCGACATTTCGTAAGACGGATTCAATTCAAACCAATGAGGCAACGGCGGTTTATATTCTGCGGTAGGTTGCAGATAAACGATAGGACGCGGATTAACAGCGTCGATTCGATGAACTTCATCAACGGTGTTTCTCCAATCCATATCGTGCGCCGATGATGGATTCGCAGGCAGATACCAATCAGATTCTGCGGCATCAACTTTGTTGTAGTTATATGCCATAGTTTCTGCGGCTTCGAACGCGTCATAGTTCGGAACCAGTGTCGCCTGAATCCACATCACATGAGTTTCATTTTTCGCAGGCGTAGTAAGTTGGATGTAATATGGTTCAGCAGGGAAGATCCCTTTGTTGGTTCCTTCGACGTAATAAACAGGAGCAGCCGGAATTTGATGAACAGGTTCATACGGTTCAACAATTTGCGGCGTAGTGTCAATACGATCAGAAACAGCATTCCATTCACGCGCAATATCAGCAACATCAAAAGCATCGCCAATATTCACTTCGTTCCATTTAGAAACGCGAGGCGTGATTACACCATCTACGATTAAAACTCTCTCGTCTAGATCCGAAAACGAATTGCTAAACTCACCCGGAACAGAATCGACATACACAGAATCGCCGTAGGTGAAACCGTCTTTCGTTCCATAGCTCGATTCTGTCGCATACCCATATGCAGGCATATCCATTAACTGCGCTGCGAATAAATGCCACTCTTCACGAACTAAATTCATTTGAGTTGAACGATACAGCAAGGCAGCAGCGTATTCCTCGTTAAAGGTTGCTTCCTGTCCTGCATAATCAATTGCAAAAGCAAACTCAAATATAGAAGGAATCCGATCATTTCCAGAAGCGGCTTGCGTAGAATAATCTTGCCCCCGCGATTCGAAAGCATATTTCAACTCTGCCAAATCAACAGCATCCGGAACAGAATCAAATTGCGCGGAATAAACCACGGTGCCAGCGAAATCATGAAGCCACGAAATTTCTGCGTTACCTAGTTTCAGAATTTTAGGTTGCATATGTGCCGGATAGGATTCTAGTTTCAGAATCGAATCACACGAAACATCCTTCAACTCAAAACTATTTTTGTACATCGCGCGTGAGTCAATCGGCGCTTCAATATCAGTGCCGTCAACCTCAAACAAAATGCCAGCAGGTACAGAAATATCCGTAAGAAAGTTTGGTGGAATTTCATCGAACTTCAACGGATCGCTTGATGCAACAACCATCCCATTAGAATAAGTTGGTGCAGGCTGCGCGTCCAGCCAAGTTTCATGCGTCCATATATCCCACGTATACTTATAACGAGAACTACCAAATTTGATTTGATATTTCTTGTTCGGTTCCGGTGGCGTGAACAGAAGTTGTGTTGACTGTCCGATCTCCAGCGTTACCTCTTTCCCGCCCTGAATGAATTCCCCATCGTCGGAATCAATCGTGAGCGCAAGCGCCGTGATCCCATCGTTAGTTAAAACAACAGTGCGATATTCTTTTCCAGCTTGAGCATAAGCGCGATTAGGAACCGGATCGAATTGAATTTCCGAAACAGTATAAATTCCCCAATCAGTTTCATACTCTCCCGCAATCACTTTGATCAAAGTGATGTTGTATCCATGCTTGACGCGCAAATAAAACTTATCGCCGTTGTACAGGAACACAGGTGCCGGAGTTTTCACGCCATTAACGAATACTTCAACACGATCATTCTGTTCAGCGCCATCAATCAGAACAGAGAATTCGACACGCTGGTTCACACCAGTAATCTGTTTTTCTACTGTTTGTTGCCAGCTATAATCCGGAACATCGTAAATTGTGTCAAAGGTAAATGGATCAGGAAGCGGATCAGGAACCACTTCAACCAAACCATTTGAGCGGCCTACGCTAAACGGGAAAGGCTGCGCCGTTAAATATGCGTGCTCTGCAACTACAGTAACTTGCTCGCCGTTACGAACTGTTTTTACCGGAGTATTGTTGACCGTAGCAGTCCACACAATGCCAGCAGGCAAAACAATCGGAAGCGAATCGTCTGCATCATCCAGTGTCGCAGTAAAGTTAAACGTAACTTTTTTGCCAAGTGGAACGTTATAAGTCGGCAACGTTGCACCGAAGGTAGGCAAATAAGTGTGCGTAAGAGTTAATGTCGGACGAGCAACAAAACCATAAAGCGGAGTTGTTTCTCCGTTACTCATCAAGTTTAAATAAGACCAGTTGCGCGAACTTACATCCGTGATCGGCAATGTTCTTTCAACAAAACTTTTACGCCCGGTTGTATCACTACCTGCCTCAAGAAGAACAGAAGAAGCTGGATTCGTGAAAGTTGTTGGATAGCGAAGATGATTCCCGTCTTGCGTACCTGCGTTAAATTTAACGCCAGTTTTTATCACGTAACGAGAAAGAGAGTTATCCGCAAAATTTATTGCGTAAACATCATCGGTTCCCGGAGCGAACGCATAAAAGAAACTTGCAGCATCAGGAGTTTGCCAAACATCAGTGCCTACGAGTTTACCGCTACGCGTAATATACGCATCAAGGCTCTCGTGGCAGTTAACGTAATAGTCATCACTCTTAACACTGAGTTCCGTAAACGAGGAATCAAGTTTATGAATCCTGCCTTCGCTATCGAATACCGCAAATAACGGATCAAATGCGCCAGCAGCTTTTAGAAGAACAACACGAACAACTCGATAACCGAGATTGATATTTGGCTGCGCTTCCATTCGAACGTTATATCGAGAAACTACGCCGTTCGAAGAAAAAATTGCAATCGTGCGTCGATGCGTTGCAGGAGAATAAAACGCGAGTGCTTCTGCGAATTCCTGCGAAATGGTTTTATAGCGAATCAAACCATCAGCACTAGACGGACTATTAAAAAGGTGGATCTTCTGCGTAGCTTTATCAGCAACGAACCAGACAGGCAACTTGTAATCAAATGCCGATTCATTCAGCGTTACGCTTGAAAGTTTTTTCGGAACGAGCGCATCAAATGCAGCCATCGAATTCTGAGCAGCACCAAACGCAATGACGGCTTCACCGAATTCCGGATCAACAGAATCAGATTTATAAAGCGCGTCAAAACCGCTCATCAGTGCTTTCGGCGTAACTGTTTTGCTGAGAGTCTGCAATAAGTTACGAGACGCCTCTTGCAGCAAAGTCCACTGCCCGGCGTAGTCGTAATAAACAGTTACGTGTTTGGCTTCATATTGTTTCGTCGGCGGCGTAGCAGTGACAGTAAAGTTATACATGCCAAACTGATCAGCCGTTACTTCTATTTGATCCGAAGAGTTTTCAAACGTACCACCGACAACTAAAAATTTCAGTTTGCCGGAAGGATAACGTTTAATATGAATCGCGTTTGACCAAGATTCAGCTTTGTTTGAAACAATCGTCTGAATGTTATTGGCCATTTTCTTTCCTCAAGCGTCAGAAACAAAAAATGGGGCCGAAGCCCCACGATTTTACACGCGATTAAACGCCACCACCTGCGGCCAACAGGAAGATACGCATCCCGGTGTTTTTCGGGCTGTTTGCAGACAGCGCCTGATAGGTACGTTTTTTCGGCGTAGGATTCTGAGGATCAGTGTTATCCATTTCGTTATAGACCTGAACAGCGATTTGCACGCCGTTGGAAATAACGTCAGCCGAAGCGTAACCTACCATATCAATTTCATACGGATAAGAATAGCGATGAGAGTTGAAACCTTGCGGCAAACGGAAGTCAAATTTGTTGTCTTCCGAGAATGCAACTTGCTGCAACGGGTTGATAACTGCGAATGCGTCAGCGGAATGCTGAACAGCACTTACAGCAGCAGTCGGCGCGTTCACATCAGTTTCGCGAACGGTGAAACGCTGAATACCGCCAGCAATCAGATCGTTGGAAGATTCACTGCCGCCGCCGTTTACGGAGTACATGCAGAACAGCGGAGCTTTACCATCGGTTACAACAGAACCATCGCGATTGATTGCGCGTTGAATTACCAGCCACGCTTGACGGCAACCGAAATCATCAGCACCTTCAACAGAAATGTGCAGCGCCAGACCGTGATCGGAAATAGACAGATGATAGGTCATCGGCGTAGATGCCGGATCGGTGAAGATCATAGAATCCGGTGCGGAATCGTCAAAACACATTGTTCCCGCGTAAGCCGGAGTTGCAGTCAGAGTGCCTTGATCGTTGATAATGCCGCGATGCCAGAAGTACGTTGCGAAAGCAGAGTTTTTATCTGCGTCCTGAGTGATTGTGTTCGGCAGTGCAGTCATGCGGCGTTTACCGATTGCGCCAGAGTAGATCGGATACGCGCCCTGACCGATAACAGTCTGACCGATTTTCGCAACGGTGCCAGTATCAGAAATCTGATCCGGAGTCGCAACGTTCAAACGAGTTGACAGCGGAGCAATTTGTCCCGCGATACGCCAGCGCTGTTTACCTGCAACACCTGCAAGCACATCAACGCTTTCGGTTGCTTCAATAACAAAACTGTTCAGAGCAACAGTCGGCATAGAAGAACCAGCGGTTCCGTTCGCACTTACCAGAGTGAAACCATTTGCCACCAGATCGGCAACAATATCTTTCCACATTTTCTGGTTGTCAACGTAGCCAGATTTTTTAATAAACTTACCCATTGTTAAGGTTCCTCTTTATTATTCGCCAGTATCAACTTTTGCAATCGGGAAAAGAACTCGCATACCACGGTTATCTTTTCCGTTCGCATTCAGTGCGCGATAAGTGTTAGTCACTTTCGCAGGAGACAGATCAATCTGCGATGCAGCAGAAATAACATCAGCAGAAGTGTACCCCAACATATCCAGAACGATATGATAGAGATAACGATGAGAGTTAATCATGTGCGGGAACAGAACAATTGCTTTGTTCCCCTCCGCGATCATCACTTGTTGCAGCGGGTTAATAATCGGAATGCCATCAGGAGAAGGCACAACCGCGCTGATAGGAGAAGTCGCAGAGAAAATATCACGCTCGATAACTACAAAGCGTTGGATCGATTTCGGATTCAGAGTATCCGGATCGCCTTCCTGACCGCCACCGCAAGAGAAAATTGCGAACAGCGGAGATTGCGCATCTACTGCGCCAGTGTCTGCATCAACGCCGCGCTGAACTACCAGCCAGCTAAATGCGGTGCCAGTGTTATCCAGACCTTCGGCGTTTACGTGCAGTGAGAAACCGTGATCGGTAACAGACAGATCGTAAGAGAACGGATACGCTGCAAAATCAGCAGCGGCATCAACTTTCCAGTCATTGACCAGATCGATGAAGTATTCGCTTTCAGATCCATCAACAGAAACACGCCCAACTTCCGCAGTAGCATTACGCTTAACAGCTTCGAAAGTGGGACTGAGTTGGTTAGACGGCAATACGTGAAGAGAAAGATTTTTCTTAACGTTATCTGCCGAAATAATTACAGACCATTTTTGATTTTCGTAGAGAGAATCAACCGCCATTGCAGCAGAAAGAACAATCTTTTTTGCCGCCGGAGTGATTGAAGTACCTGCCGCACCATCGACAGCAACAACCTGAAAACCGGAAGTTGAAAATGATTGCGCCAGATCGCGTGCAAGTGCTTCAAGCCCCACAACATTTTGGCCTTTAATGTAATTCATGAATTACTCCATTACTAAGTAAGTTACCGAAAGTTTCGGCTGCGCTGGAGACGATCCGAGATTTCGCATCACACCATAATGAGTTTTCCCTGACGGCACAGACAAGAAAGCATAACGACGATGTTTTATAATCGTGTTATCTTCAATGGTTACACCATCGTCAGAAAGGAAATCTACAGTCGAACGGAAAAGGTAAGGGTTACGATCATTACGTTCGTCCGTTGTATGGAATTGGATTTCGATATCAAACGCATTTAACTCGACAACCAATAACATGCAAGTCTGCGACATATCCAAAGTGAAATTAAGATTTTCACCCGGTTTAATGAAATCCTGAGCACTGTACTCCACTTTTAATCGTGCGCCTGCGCCAGCACTTCCACCGAAGTTAGTCCAAGACAAAGCGCCGTTTGCGCCTGACGTAAGAACTAATCCCGGTTGATCTGCTTTCGGAATAAGTTGTGAATCTTCGAGACTCACTTCTTGTTCGTTATTCGCATTCTGAACAACCTTGAGAGGACTTTTGAAAACTAAATTGTTTCCTAACTTCGCGTCTTCCCAAGTTTTCAGATCGTCTGCGAGTTGATACATTTGTTTGTCATCCGACACCCAAACCATCATACCCGCAGACTTAGCGCCTGATTTGATTGCGTCACGTTCAGCAACTGTCTTAACGCAACGCAATCCCCCTTTCAAATGAATATCTTGAACGAGAAAAGGTAGAGCAGTGTTGGACGGTAATAAAAACGAAGTTAACATTACCGGCATCACTTTCTCCTTCTATTAAGGCATACCTGACAGTGGATCTTTCGAACCATAAGTCAGTTCAAAACTGAAACTGTACTGATCACCGAATGGGAAGTCTGCGCGATAGACGTAGTACAGCACACCGTCAATCGTAACTTCTACGCCGCCAACAAAGTTGAAATCATCAAACTCTTTAGCGCCATCCCACGAACCAGCAAAGCCACTCACCGGATCTTTAAAGTATCCATATGCGAGGCGTGCAGGCCATGCAGCATACCAGAAGAGTTTGTTTGCTTCCGTAGAAGAACCAGCAGGAATATTCAGAATCTGAGTTCCTGTTTCAGTCAGATTTGTTTTCAGCGATTCAAAGAATGCTTTATCATAACCTGACATACTCATTACTTTGGTATGCGTGCCGTAGCGCGGGCCATATGCAGTCGGAACATCAGCAGGCAACACGTTAATGTTTCGAGTCTGAGTAACAACCGCACTTTCCAAACGATATACAGCAGTAATGCGCACAACAGACGGAGAGGAAACAACAGTTGTAGACAGAACACCTTTCGAAATCGAAGGCACAGTAGTTCCGCTAACAACAGTAACACTCCATTCTGTATCCTGCGTAACGTCTTTCGAACTTGCGTCCGTAAACAAAGCAAGCGCAGTGTATGGAGTATCGTTACCGCCAACAACATCAGTCGGGCCATTGATGGAAAGACTTTCCGGCAGAACGTCAGCTTTATTACGAATGATAACACTCGCCTGACTATTCATTTCGCCGTCGCTTGCGCGAAGCAACACAGTCTGATCTTGCGTAACTTGTTTTGCAGTCATCAAGCCAGCAGAATCAATCGTTGCGTACTCCCCACCTTGCAGAATTAACCACGAAAGATTCGTGATCGGCTGCGTGGTATTATCCGACATTAAATAATGTGCGGTGAAGTTTCCGGTAGCGCCTTCGTCGATTGTTGAAGGGCCAACGATTTCGATACGAACTTTCGTCGCAGGATTTCCTCGCGCAACAATAGATTTCGTAGCGTTCTTCGTAATACCGTTTTCGGTGTACGTCGCAGACAGCGAAATATTCACGGACGGAATATCAATCGTGCCTACAGTGAGTCGCCCGGTTGCGCCATCAAAACTTGCGTAACTGGTTGTCGTCACCATTTTAAATTCATCAGGTTGCACCATTAAAGTGTGACCATCAGAATAAGTCGCGAGCACCGTGTAATCGTGTTGTGAGTTTTGCTGAACATCGCTATCGCCGAGAATCTGAATCGAAGAAAGCGCAACAGTCGGCACAACGTTAACGATAGTAATCTGTTTCGTAGCGCTGCGCGTATATCCTTTATACGTGTAAGTCGCCGTCAACGTGATTACAGTATCTTGCTGAACCTGATTTGCGTTCACCGTTTTACTAACGATGTATGCAACGGCAACGTTCGAACTTGTGAACGTATCCGGATCAACAGTGCGGTTCGTACCAGTGTTCATGATCGCTAAGAAGCGATAGGTACTTGCGCGACCTTCGATGATCGTATCAGCGCCCTGAATAATAAAATCTTCCATGAATTCTTCGGAAGGCTCTTTCACAATCGTGATAGTTTTCTTCGCGTCGATAAATTGATTATTCGACGGCGAAGTGTAGCCAGCCTGCAATTCAACAGAACGGTTCGCTTCTGTTTCTTTTTTCGCAGTTACTTTGTTGCCGCTAATAACGGTATAAAGAGAAGGAACCGCGTTGAAGAAATCAGGAGTTACTTGTTCTTTATCGCCATTCGACCAAACAGCAATGAACGTATAGGACGCGGTGCCTGCGCTGTTAATGGAAGACACACCATTAATTTGCAGTTCCGTCATACGCTGCGCTTTAATCGTAACCTTTTTGGTTCCGGTATAAACGTTGCCGTTATATTCGTAAGTCGCAGTAAGAGTAACGATAGTATCAGCGTCGATGCGAGCACCTTCGCCGACCATTCCTGTAAGAATCATTGCAGTGGAATTATCCACAACAAAGTTTGCAGGACTAATCGCAGTCAAACCGCCTTTCTTAAACAACGCATAAACAGCGTAAGTGTCACGTTCGCGGAAGAACAGCGAATCTTTACCAGCGATAGTAATAGATTCAATTTCATCTTCCGGAATAAACACGTTGCGAATGTGAAGATCGTAAGTGCCAACAACAATTTTCCCGAACACCGGATCTTTCAGTTTCGCCGTAACTTTAAGCACAACATCAGCACCGAGATCCGGAGCGGATACAGTACCATCAGCGGCAATCGTTACGCCAACAACGTTTTCTTCAATCGACCAAATAACGCCAGTCGGATCTTGAACAACGTTGTTTTCCCATTCAGCAGTTGCCACAAGTTTTACGCTTGTGTTATCGCTCATGTAACTTGCGTTACCGGGAAGACTAATGCGCAGATTCAAAAGTCGCGGAGAAGTCCAGTCAACATTGTCCAGACTTGGCTTGCGCCATTCCCCGATGTACTTATGAATATCCATAGGATCACGCCCCACAAGGGCAAGAACAGCGCCAGCAACAGGGCTAATGGAACTATCCACTTGTGCGTAATCTTTGCTATTGATACGGATTTTCGTGCGCGGATAATCTGCGTGATCGTGTGAAGTTGGCTCACGTTTATCGCTCATTCGTGGATCGGTACTGCTAACTGCAATCGACGCTGTTTGGTTATCTTTTAAAATAACTTTACCGATGCGAGTTGTACCAGCGATAGGCGTAGAAAGCTCGCCCGGATCGATTCCCAAATCATACGCGTTTTCCACAACGGTGCGGAAAAACTGCGAAGACTTATAGAGATTCGCGTAGTCAGAAATTTCTTCCCATGTACCGCGAAACGTTCCATCAGAAATGTGCGAAGTACGAAGCAGAACCTTTTGAAAATTAGGCGACGCAGGATTGCCATCGACCCACAAAAGGTTATAAGGCTTATCAGCGAACGAAGGTTCCGTGTAGCTCACAACCATCTGATAAACATCTTTCTGGTTATTCACATACGGTTTAAATTCGAAGTTGATCGGATTACGCGGAGTTAAGCCACGCATACGCGCAAGCTGAATATACTTCTTAGCGAAATCCAAAATGTTAGTTGCCATCTTGTGCCTCCAACAGATCAGCAGCGTCGATAGCTGCGTATTTGGCAACGCTGGCATCTTCCGCAACGAAAGTTGTTCCTACAGTTCCTTTATCGGCATCGACATTAATCTTACCAGTCGAGTGCTTCAATTCTTTCGCAGGTTTTTCCGGATGCGTGTGATCTTTTGGAACGCGTGCATCGGTATTGCGCGGATCATTTTCAGAAACAAAAGTCGGACGATCATCAGCGGTTGCTTTCGTAGTAAGACGAGCAACGCCGTAATCATCTTTAGTTGCGTAAGGCAGAGAAGCGCCGGAAGGAAGATCTTCTTGTGCGTAATACTGAGGTGCCCAAAGAGAAGAAACTTCTTTCACTTCTACCCACGTATGTTTGAAAATAGCAGAAGGATCTTTCGACGTGCGCGTTAACAACGTGCGATAAAATTTCGTCTTAGAATCCATGCACAGCCAAACAACGTTAAGCGGTAAAGGAATTGCCGTTGGTTCCGTATCAGAAACGACAAAACTCGCGCTCGTATTCAAAACCGGATTCACCTGACGAATAACTTGCGTCAAGCGTGAGGCTTCGAAGTCCGTAACAGCGAGTAGTGCAGAAATGATCTGATTGAAGGTAGGCAGCAGAGTTGTTGTCATTTCAATTCCCCTTCCTTCAATTTGCGCCACGTTACTGCGTCATTTTCAAAAACAAGAATCTGACCAAGTTTCGGTGCCGCTTGATCCTGTACAGGAATATGTTCTGCGCCGCCTGATTTATTCACGCTGAACATCGACGCCGGAGTTTCCGGATGCGAATGCTCAAGTGGAGGACGGGCATCAGTTAAAGTCGAATCGCCATCCTGAATAACGCGTGCTTCACTTTGCGGATAAGAAAGATATCCAACGCCGTGCGTTAATACAGTTGCGACCGGAGCAAGTTGACCAGCAACCACGCCGATATCAGCAGGCGAATAATGCTGTTCTTCCATTGCGTCGTCGTAGAAATACAATTCCGTCCAAACATCGTTGTAAGGATTTGCACTATCATGCGACGTGCGTTTAAAAGCGCTACGGAAAGTTTCAGACTCTGGATTAAAATCAATCCATACGCCATTTTCCGGCAGCACCACATAACGAGGAACCGAATAGCCACAGAAGAAAACCAAACCGAGCGAACTCCCTTCCACCGGAAGGCGGAAGAGAATCGGGTTTTTATTCTGACTATGGATGTTCGTTAGAAGCTCAACGTTATTGATAAACTTTTCTAACTTTAATTCCATGAGTCTTCTCCAGAAGAAGAATTAGATCACCGTTGCCGTACTGCCTTTCGGGTTGATGTTGAAACGGTAAATCAAACGACGCGTCATACGAGTCGGATCGAGAACGATATCAATAATCAGATCGCCGTTTTCAATCGTTTTGTTTGTGTTGTTCGTTTCATCACACACAACTTTATAACCAGCAGAACCTGTAGAGCCAGTACGCAGACCGCGACCTAAACGAATCTCTTCTAAGAACTTCTCAATCTTCGCAACGAGAGTATCACGCAGAACACTATCGTTAGGATCGAAAAGTCCGGTACGCGCTTGTCGGCTTGCAACTTCCAGAATGTAACCAACCATACGCTGAATCGGCACTTGCTGGAAAGCGCTGTCAGTATTCAGGAGCGTAAACGCTTCCCAAATTGCATAACCGCCGCCCAACTGTTCCGGAAGTTTGCGCAGGTAGTTAATCTGTTCACGCGCAAGAGCATCGCGAGCAGCCTGATCATAGAGTTGCTTCGAGCCGTACACCTGTAAATTTTCAGATGCAGTAATACCAGCAGGAGCGAACCAAGTACCGCGATTGTTATCCGTTGCGCAGTACGCCGCAGCAACCTGACCAACAAACGGAACCCAAATATAACGCCCGGTATCTTCATCGAACTCTTTGATGTGCGGAGCATACAACGACATATTTTTTGCGTTGATGTTCAGCGTTTGACGGCGATAACGAATCGCTTTCGCTACAGTTTGCTCTGATTGCGGAATCGATCCAATAACGTGACAGTTGATGTGATTGTTTGCAGCCAACACCATACCACGGTGAACGATATGATCGTCCAGACCACCAGACACCAAAAGAGTTACGCGCACTTCTTCCGGATCACCGAAATAATCCTGATAGGCTTGCGCCATCATATCGGAAGTAATTGCATCACCATCACTTGCGCCTGCCATAAAAGCAAAATCGCTAGTGAGGAAATCAATATCGTGCGTGAAATATTCGTTGCGAATAAAACGAATGTTTGCGCTTTCATCGCGCAGTGCCGTTTCAAAACGATACTGGCGACCCATATCATCAGCGTAATCGTTCAGAGTACATTGAATCTGTTCGATAGGCGCACTGCCTTGCTGATAGTTTTGGAAAACTTCCACGTAGAAAATTTTCGCGTTGTAGAGTTTGCGATCACGGACGGCATCCAAACCTTTTGGAACCGCAGAACGAATTTGAACACTGATTTCGTTGTTCCACTCGCCGGGGTTTTCACAAATGATATAACCAATAACGTTGTCATTGAGAACATCATTAGGAAGGAAACCTAATTGTTTCGGATCGTCAACACCGACAATATTCCCATCAGCATCCACGTAAGGAGTGATACTGATTTTTGGAACTACTGCATCAGCATCATCAACGGAAACAACCAGCACCGCATATTTTGCGTTTTTTGTCAGACGCACATAATACAGTTGGTTCGTTTGTTTTGATACTTGACGCGCGATGTAAAGACCCAATCCATATTTCGGATCGCGTTTACCGAAAGTATTGCTGAGAACAGAAGGTTCAAGAATCGGAACGCGTTGATTAACGGGGCCGCGTCTTGCACCACCTACGATCCCAACAATAGACGTTGACAGTGTTACACCTTCACCAGCAGAAAGATCTTTGGTTGCGGTATAAACGCCAGCCGACGTATGCGTACTGTTAGTGGGCATCTTCATTTCTCCTTATTAGGACTAATGAAAATTATTGAGATCGCAGTAGAAATGAAAAAGGGCAGCATATTTGCCACCCTTTTAGGATCATACGTTGATTTGTTTGTAATCCGGATTGATTTCAGGATAAAACGTATCAAAAGTTTTGCGAGACATAACACAACCAGCAGCGTTAACGTGACCATCGCCGCCAAACGTATTTGCTACAGATTTCGCACTGACCGGGCTATCTGCATCACTGCGCACGCTACAGAAAACTTTTTCAGGTTCCGCATTATCAGGAGCGCAGCGAACAATCAGCACCAGCTTAACGCCCGGATTAGTATCGCGAATCCATTGCGCAGCATCGGAGCCAATTGCACGCGATGTACTCATAACTGCATGGCGTTGCGGAATTATATCATTGGCTTCAAAAATCTTTCCGTTTGCTTTGAAAAGTTTTTCGATATGCTCATTACGTTCTTTGATGCGCTGTTCACCGAGAGAAATAATCTCTTCGAGATTCCCGTTCATTACGATATTGCGAGCGTTTGCAATAGTGCTAGGAACCGTGGAATACAGCACGCCAGTTTCTTCTTTGTCGGCGAACATTTCGCGAGAGTAGCCGTCATAAAAAGCAAAGGCGCGTTTGTTCTGCAACTGCCACGTATCTCGATCACTAACCAACTGAACGATACGCATCAGATTACCAATCATCGACATGATACGCGGAGAGCCGTTGCTAAATTGGTTGATAACGCCAAAGTAACTGAGCATCGCGCCGGAGTGCTGAGAAGCAAACACAACGTTAGAGCTAGGCTGAATACCTAACGCTTCACATTCTGCTTTATACTTATCCATACTACGCGTGTTGTGATGATCAAACACAAACAGATCGTTTTTGTAGAAGGCAGTTAAATCTGCCAACTGCCTTTCGTTGATAGCGATATCAACGAAGTAGATGCGATCATAGGAGCGAATTTCCGGCAGCAAATGCAGCGGAACATTATCGGAAGTTACGGCATCAGCCTCATCCGGATGCGCATGATCCAAAGCCAGATAATGAATAACTTCCATCGGAAACGCTAACGATACTGTCGCCGCAGCGAACGATCCGTCGGAGCAAGCGTTGTGATAAACAATTAAGATTCGCATTGAGAAAAATCGCCTTTTAATAATGCAAGCAGGTGAGAGCGTTTGCGCCTCAACGCAGCTTCGAATTGTCGGGCAGCAGATTCACGACCTTCTTCAATTTCCAGAAGGTGCAGCACCCAACTCGTCGTCTGTTTGATTTCCAAAATCTCTTCTTGCAGTTCGCGTTTACGCAAACGCAATGCCATAACACGCTCGAAAAGATTTTGTTTACCGTATGGTTTTCCGAAAACCTTAACATAGATTTTCTCTAACCATTCCAAATTAAGACTTTCGACCGCTTGCACTGCCTGACGGAATAAATGAACTTTGCTTGTATTGCCACAACGATCCGGATGAGTGCGAGAGGCGATTGCGAAATAAATTTTGCGGCATTTTTTGGATACCGACATTTTCTCTTCTGCTTGCTGGCGAAGTTCGTTGTCATGACTATTAAAGCCATCATCGTCTTCGTCAATATCTGGGCGATCATCGTCGTCGCGAGAAGAGTTGAATTCTAAATCGGCTTTTGCATCAGGATCATCTTCGTCTTCGTTTTCTAAATCAACATCATCTTCGCCAACAACTTCGTTTTCCTTTTCATACTTTTCTTCAACCTGAATGAGAAGTTCTTCAACTTCGTCAACCAGATCTTGAAAGCGATTCTCCATGTACTTGCGAGTGGATGTTGCGCGAGATTCTGTCATTTCTTTTTCAAATTCCAGACGCTCAATTTCATGTTCAAGTTCAACATATTCAGACTGCGCATTTGCTTCGCGTTCAGCAGTTGTTTCTGAATTGTCTTCTTCGATTTCTACAATCGGTGCCGGAAGAGAAACAGGAACAAGGCTAAAAGATTTTTGCATGGCATTAGCTCGCTTCGGAAGGAGAAGAGATCAACGCCGCCATAGGCATCGCAACAAGTTGTTTGATGCGATCCGGGCAGCTTGGATGACGCTTGAGATTCTTCTCAAGCCATTGTTTGTTCTGACCGGAACGAGAAACGTTACAGCGGAAAGAAGGCAGATTCAATTCAGAGTTTGCCAACAAAGTATTCAATTCATCAAGCAGTGTTTTCAATTTGCCCCACCTATAAAAAGTTCAAGTAAATTCGTTACAACGTTTTCTGGCCCGATACTTAAAGCAGAATCGCATTCCAGATAAAGTCGGTTATTAAACATTTCAGTCGGATCAATCGTGCCGCCAGTTACAACGACGCGAGGAATATCACTAAACATAGAAAGCAAATCGCGAAGACGTTCCATCTTATATTGCGTGCTGTCCACCACAACGTTAGTGATAACTAAAAAGTTTGGACGCTGATTTCTAACGCGCTCGTAATCAAGTTTGTCGCCGTACAACGTAACCCAACGAGGCTTACGCGTTATGCTTATTGAATCAGTATACGCGTTGCGGAATACGTGAAGTGCAAAAAGTTTCGCCCGTGTATCGTTCGGAAAACTACTCACAACATGAATGCCGTGCGCATCAAGCGGAGTGTCTAAAAGTTTTGCTGCAAGGTTAAGTTGTTTACGCTTGCTCACAAGTTTGGTTTTGAAATACGGAGAGATTGTTTTGAAATCTTGCACCGCTTCCATCAAATCATATTCACGTTTTTCACCAAACAAAAGCCCGGCATCCACACCGAGCGTTCTCAATTTATTAGATACTTCTGTTTTGAATGAGAAATCCAAAAGTTTTCCAGACATAATCAAAATCCAATTTAAAGAGCTTATGCCTATAGTTTACAGATTTGGGAATAGACGCACTACTTCCAGAGTAAGAGTTGCCTCGCCAGAAGATTGACCTAGAAAACTGGAATTAGCATGATAGAAAACATCACTCACATCGTAGGATACCGAGCGGAGTTCGAGAACGTTAGGGATACTAATAATCCCTTCAATTTCGAAAGTTGCAGGTTCAGCAGTACGAGAGAAAACACGCTTAACCGTATCATCATAGATCTGTTTGATAAGGCGAGGTGGAATTTCAACAACGACTTTTGAAGTTCTGATATTTTGGGACATGAAGGGAATCTCTCTGTTACCAGTAAGGAAGATCGAATTGGATGAAGGAGTAACTAAATACCACACGCCATCCGGAAGTTGATTTTTCAGACGGGAAAATCTGATAATCGTGAATTACCATTCGGCCTTGCTGCCCTTCCTGCAAAGCATCGTTGTACTCTGTATAATAAGGGCCAGCTTTGATCGCGTCTGCAATTTCTTGTGCGTTCAAACCTTGAACACGCGCCTCTTCCGGAATTTCATACGTCACTTTATGACGTTCAGGAACGTGCGCGAAATATGCGTCAACGTCTTTTGAAATCCAATCGTAATGATTGTATCCCAACACGCGACAAACTGCGTGATTGAGATCTGGAAATTCGCTTTTACTGAACAGGTGTAGAGCTTGATCCTGTCTCATCAGTTTCCTCCAAATCTTTGCGAATAGTAATACTGTCCGGATCAACGCTGTAGTTAAGAAACGCATCATACGCTTCGCTATCATCACGTTTGCGAATCTGGATATCGCCAAAGATTGTAACCTTATCACCAGCGTCAAACAGTTCGCTCACAATCGAACGAACTACAGATTGCTTGTGGCAATACTGATTGTAGGTTACGGTCACTTGACGATCCCCGTTGAATCCGGGAGTGGACTCAACGGAAATTCGCATACTTTGATCACGTCCAGTACGAATAATATCTTCAAGAGTGATATCGTACATGGTTTTTATCCAAATAGATTTTTACGCGATTGCTCGTCGTTCGGAGTAAAGTAATCAGGCAATCCATCACCCAACACATCGTTGCGATCAGTTACGCCGAAATACTTCTCCAGTTTCGCCGGAGTGCGTTTAGCTTTTTCATAACCAAACTTCCAGCACATCTTCAATACAGAACGAGCGCACTGCATTGATTTTTCCATTCGCGGATCAATGAACATTCGAATGACAGGAGTTTTCTTTCCCTCCATCGGCGTTAGAATACGGCACGATTCCTGTTTCCAGTTCGGTTCGTTATTCATCGGCATGATGTAATAAAGCGTATCCCATTTAGGAATGTTGATGCCGCGCTGCATCAGTTTACGCATACCAACAATGCAACGAATCTTACCTTCACGCGCTGCATCAATTACTGGTTTACGTTTCTTAGCCTCACGCGCCCCACCTAAGAACACTGCCGCAACTTCTTCGCAGTAATGCTCATTGATTCGACGCACAAGTTTATGCGCTTGATCCGTGAAGTTAATCGGAATAGCAAGCGAGCGGCCTGCATCCAGATCTTTAATAATCCAACGGAAAATTTCTTCATTACGATCCGGATGTGCTGCGAGGAATTTATTGAAATAAACCCAACCAGCTTTGCCGTTATACTTCTGGCGGTTGTAGACTTTGTTCGACGTTTTATGAATCGTGATCTTCGGAACCATTTCTTCAACAAACGCTTCGGCAACAACTGGGCCAAATGTAGACTCAACGCGATAGTGCAAGCAGTTATGAACTAATACCTGTTCGTTATCGTTTTCTCCTGATACAAAAAAGTTGTTATTTTCCAGAACGGATATATCGTATACCGGCCTATCGTCTGGTTCCAGAATTTCTATTTGACTGATTTTAGAAAGCATGATAATTTCACTTAGACGTGGCAGTAAACTTTGGAGAACTCATGCGCAACAATGATTGGCGTCACAATTTATTTTACAGTAAGTTGAAAGAACTTCACCCTACCATAAAGAGCTTAACGCCTTATGTTTCCGGACTAGAACCAATGAAGTTTCGTTGTACGGTCTGCAAACACGAATACACTAACAAGCCTAGTTATGTGATAGGCCAGCGTAAAACAGGATGCCCTGAATGTAAAAAGAATTCAGTAGCATCTAAATCAATGGTGACTCGAAGCAACAAGCAAGAAGAAAAAGTTAAATCTCTTCTCGCAGGTTCGACCACGAAACTAATTGGGCGCATGGATAATATGCGTTTCTTTCTTCAATGCTCTAAGTGCAAAAGTAAATGGGATGCACATATAAATTCCATCAGGCAATATGTTGGTGGTGGATGCAGAGCCTGTACAAGCAAGGCTGCACAATTGCCGAGAACTTTAGAAAGCATTGAAGAAATAAAGCAAGCTAGAAGCGATCTTAAAATTTTAAATTACTTAGGTTCCTCTAAGGTTGAGTGTGAATGCAATGAATGTTCTCACGTATGGAAAACTTCTATTCATGTTTTAAAGCAAGGTAGCGGTTGTCCTATTTGTGGAATGCGTCGTTCACTTTCTGCATCACTCAGGCAAGATAAAAAGATTGTCCTGCAAGGAAAAGAATTTAATGTTGTCGGGTACGAAGCGTTTGCGCTTGAGTATCTAATTGAAAAAGGTATTCGTGCAAAAGATATTTCCGAAAAGACTATCGCCATTCCCTACAAACTCGACGGGAAGAATCGAAAGTACATTCCAGATTTATTTATCAAGAGCACGAACACTTTCATCGAAGTTAAATCTCAATACACGTTAGGCTTGAATGGATTGATGCACGGAAAGGATGCACTAAAAGAACTAAGAGCGAAGGTACGCGCAACCAAAAAAGCTGGCTACAACATAACAACGCTCTTAATTTGGCAACGCCACCAAAAAGCAAAACCAATTGTGATAAAGTTACCGGACAGTTGGACAGACTATCCGTTATCACAGGTTCGCAAAAAGTTTTCAGTACAACTTCAAAACATCATCAGTAGTAAGGTCGATTGCATTAACGTAGCAACCGCGAGACTCTGACCAGATTTGATGATCCTCTGTACATTCTAAAACTCCGTGTTCGTGATGAATGCGGAGTTTTCTTTTATCGCTCACAACTTTGTGAACCTGCATAACAGGCTGGATTGTTTTAAGTCCGGTAACATGGTCGAATGCAACAACCATATCTCCCTCCTTAATATCCTCAATGTTTTTGAGCGAATCATCTGCCATTCTAACTTTGTGTCCTGCCGTAAAACAATCTTTTCGTTTCGGTGTAGCTGTCAGACCGTAACGATATTTCATCTTCACGCTTGCGAGAATCTTCGTATATGTCGGAGCACCCGCTGCGTGAATTTCATCGACGATGATCGTACCAAAATGTTTGTTGAGAAGTTTCAATCGCTTCTTCGCAACTTTACTTTTCTCAAGTAACGACTGATACGTTACCAAAACAATCTGGAAGTTCTCATAGTCTTCGAGTTTCTTCGGAAAACCATAAAGTTTCTTTCCGTGCTTCTCTTCCAGTTCCGGAAGATTAGTCATCTTCTCAATGGTTTCATAAAAACCATCAAGGAAATCTTTTTGGTCAGCCATGATTACGGTTTTATATCCGTGCGCACACGCGATGTAAGTTCCGCAAACTGTTTTACCTGAACGTGGCGGCGCTTTAAACAAGCCGCACAATTCCTCCATGATATCGTCTACAGGTTTCTTTTGGTACTCGCGCAGACTGCCCGTGAATTTCACTTTATAGTCATATGGCACGCGAGTTGTTTTATTCACAAAGCGCACACGATCAAGCGGCAATCCAGTCAGCTTCGGAAAGCGGTGCATTTCCCCATAAGGAATAGACACAACTTTTTTACCGTCAACCGTATCAAGTTTTCCTAATACCGTAACGCCGACTAGACCGCCAGTTTCGCAAACATTACATTCCGTGCTAGGCCGTTGAGAACGAAACTCACAATTTTTGCATATCGAATCTTCAAACTGATAGCGAGTGAGTTTCTTGATTATCTTCGGCGCGTCTACAACCTTAACCGGAATATGTAAGCGACTATCGACAACCACATTAATGCGATCATCGTCTTTACTTTTCTTAGCCACGTTTATTTCCTAGTATTTGGGATTCCATATTCACGCTGATTAATCAGGCCGAGAGTATCGACTAGAGTTTTGAAAGAGTAACCTGCTTTATCAATGTCTTTGATATACAGTTCAATCTTCGCTATCAACGAACTTAAATTATCGCAATAGCGGTAATACTCAGCCATAATATTTTTTACAGCACGCTCACGTTCTTTGGCTGCACCAACGGCTTTTAAATCGTTGCCGTATGCCACCGTAACGTAATCCTGAAAACGGCTCAACAAATCAGAAAGTGTTTTATAGCTTTCGCTAAGTGTCGCCAGAATTTCAGTCATGCGCGAACGGTAACTCTGATCTTGCACCACACTTTCAGCAAGTTTATCCAGTGCTTTAGGTGAGTTTACAGAGAGTGATCGTACTTTACGCATCGCAAAAAGATCGTCTACCTCTTGTGCATATTGCGCGAGAGGCAGTTGGAATAGATCTTCGGTTTTGAACAATGCACGAATCTTTTTATAACGCTTATCATCTTTTACTTTCAGACGAATACGCGTCAGATCATCCGTCGGCGTTCTCTTTGACATGTTAATCCTTATCCGTGACAAGCAGACTGCTTTCCGGAACCTTTGCAGGCATCGCGAAAAAACTTCCGCTGTTGTCGTGGAATACTAACAGCCCGCCGGATTGTGCTTCCGTAGGGCATGTGTATGTATGCAGCACTTCGTTAGGTGGCGTATATGCAACCGTCAAGCGATTGAACTTACACCAACGCGCAGTGACTTCTAAAAGCGATCCGACAATCGTATCACTCAATCTTAAATAAGACTGTTTGAAATTATTGCCATGCTGCAAAGGAGCGGCGCTATCACAATCAATTGTAGTTCCGTACACAGGCTTTGTGATAATGATGAACCTGCGAATGCCACGACTACCTTCGATTTCAAAAAGAATATCGCGGGGAACTTCGGAAATGGGGCCAACAATTTGACCCCGACGAAATGAGATATTGCTCATGCTGGAATGAATCCATAGTAAGTCAACTGACAATCTTTCAGTTGATAATACAAACTCATCGCTTTGAACTTTTTAAGCGTGCCGTGGAAGCCTAACAGGTGTTCTTTTTCGCGCCCAATGTTGCGAAGCATTTCTCGTAAGATACGAATATCAAACTGAGATTCAAACGGACGCTCAACCGCAGATTCGAGAATAAGACTATCGCGCACGCTACCACTGTCGTTATCAAAACCGATGTGCATAGTTTTCTTTTCAACGCTCACATTCACACGCGTATTCGCTTTCACGTCAACGAGAGTATAAATGTTTTCAAACGGTGCCGACATATCGCCTTTGATCTTCAAACTCATCAGCGCTTTGCCCATCGCGTTTTCCATTACGTCGATATACTGATAATCCTGATCGGTACTTTGAATTGGCGGCAATGTCAGAACAAAATCTTCTGCCTCTGCCGCAAAGCTGTTCGTGTCTGCGAAGAAACTGATTTTGTTTTTGCCGCAGAACTTCATTACCAGATCGAACATTTCAACTGACAAACTGAAACGGAACGAATCAACTTTGTCTTCCAGTTTGGTAACGTATTTGGAACTTGCCCAATTCGACACCGATGCGACGCGCATGTTTTTGCCTTCGCATTCGATACGACAAATAACACTGGCCTGCGTGATTGTATCTTTGATACGGCAAAGACGAACACCTTCAACCATCTTATCAATAACTTCTTGCGACATTTCGTTGCCGCCGGATAAGTGGTGACGCAAACCTTCATTCACCATCGGGATCTGTTCCGGAGAAATAGGACGAACTTTAAATTTACTGGAGTAGCGCCCTTTCACTTCCTGCATTTCAACTTCGCGCCCGGTGTACATCGCAGTCATAGAACTGCGCTTCGCAATCAGACCGTCAATCTGCGCAGGATCGATGTTGAATACTGTATCGCCATCGGCAATCGCATTCGGAACCAGATGAGCAACAAACGTGTCCGGAGTACGACCGATCACAAACACGTTTGACTTGTAACTACAAATCAAATGAATGTGTGTCAGCTTATCGTTACTTTGAGAAAATTTAGTTACGCTATCGACCTTCTTTAAGATAGCAGAGAGTTCTTTTGCATCGAACTTAAATCCGACGTTGGTAACAGGACGATCCGGTAACTTACACTTTTTCATTCGACTCCACCACAAATTGAATTTGGTTGTTTACTCGCACTGACGCGATTCTCTTTCCTGATTTACAGAAAAGACCGTTCAAGATCCCCACAAGATCTGTAACGTGACTACCAGACGTAGCCGCGTAAACTTCAATGTCATCCGGAATATCGTTTGGATTTAGGTGCCACAAAGTTCGTAGCACCGCATTGAAAGTTTCTGAACGTTCGACGAGGTTTCTGTTTAAAAACGTGCAAACGTCTTCGATACTAATCATTTCACCGCAAGCCTCTTCATCGCACGGCCTAACTTTTTAGAACTGATTTTGATTCTCTCTTTGACTGGAACTTCCGCTTTCGCTTGTGCCTTCTTCCACTCTTCGAGAAGTTTTAGGTTGCTAGGAATTTCTTTTTTCCACTGTTCAATGTTTTTCTTATCCTCATTGGTCAATGGACACTTCTTAGGCTTACTGCGCAATTCAATATCATTCGCCCAAATTTGTTTCTTCATCCATGTAGACATGAGGTGATATTGATCATTCATGATGCTGTCGAGAGTTTTCTTAACATCAAGATCTTTCTCGCCGAGTTCATCACGTTTGATTTCCAGACCTTTCTCCAGAATATCAAACAGCGCCTGATAGCTGAAATCCCAACCCTTAACATCTTTTTCCGTTGCACCGATTTCAAAGTCGATTTCCGGAATGGATGTGAATTCAAAACCTTCGTGACGTTTCTGAACTACTTCAACTACTGCGCTTGTCATCGCACGTTCAATCATATCCAGTGCAAGGAAGAACCAATCGTAATGACAGTCAACGGTTAAGGAGTCATGCACCGAAACGTTGAGAACGAAATCAGGATACACGCCGTTCGCTTCCCAATATTCGTACTTCATGCGATCAAGAATTCGAATAGCACTCATCATCAAGTCAGAACCAAAACCCTGAACAGGTGAGTTTACTGCGCGACGATCACACGACGCATAAACGTTATCCGCATCGCTATGCTGTTTAGGCAGCATGAATCCCCACAAGTGACGGCGACGACCGACCGGAGATTCCACGAAAAAGTTTTTGTGCGCGAATCGTTTGATTGCATCGAACCATTTCAGACCAACCGGGAAACGTTTAAGGAACTTGCCTTTGATTTCCACGATCTCATCAACTTCGCGTCCGGTACTCTTCGCCAGACCTTTATCCCCTTGCTGATAAATCAGACCAAAGATAACTGTCTTAACTGCGTTACGAATTGATTTCGTAACTTCCATGATATCAATACCAAAGAAGTATGCAGCGTTGATTTTATGAACGTCACCTTCAACTTCGATTCGGTGTGCAATCCATTTATCCGGAACAGTACGATAACGACGACGCAATATCGCGCCCTGTTCAAATACATCAGCAACACCCTGATCGCCAGATATAATTGACCAGCCGCGAACTTCGTGCGCAGAGTAGTCCACCTTAATGAGCATACGATTTTTACGCGCAATCAAAATACGCTTAATCAGTTTACCCATTTCAGAACGACTAGGTACTTGCTGCAAGTTTGGATCTTTCGCAGAAGTACGTCCGGTTACAACTCCGAGATAACCATATGACGGACGAATTGATCTGTCATGTTTGAAGTCATCGCTTTCGCCCCACAATTTAAGCAGGCTGTTAACGTAAGCGTTTCGGAGTTTGTACGCCTTATTAAGTTTCGTGAACAGCGCAACCATCGGATTATCAGCGTATGCTGCTTGGAAATCTTTATCCAGTTTACCAAATGGTTTTCCGTTCGGACGAATCTTGTCGCTCTCCTTCAACGGCTTGAGTTTCATCACGTCAAAGAAAAGAATCTGCTTGTGCTCTTGCGAACTCAAATCAAATTTTTGAACATGCACTTCGCCCATCAATCCAAACTTCGGAATGTTGGAATCCTTCAAAATGATTTTGTTTGCTTTCGCTACTTCCGGACTGTCTAAGAATTCACGCTCAACGTTTTTGATTTCTTGGTTGATTGGACTGTTCGGAAGATTCAGTTTAAACAGATAATCAATGTCAGCGCCTGCGCCTGTACTTTCCAGAATACTAAACGCATGGATCTGATCGCTAATCTGTTGACTGACCATCGACTCATATTTGTCGTAGCCGATATCTTTCGCACGTTGAATTTGTTTCTCATGAATCAAGAACGGAATGATAACGTCAGCGCCTGCGTATTCCTGAACCTGTTCATCAAGATCTACGTCAGCAATTGTTGCACGTTGCGCTTTACCAAACGCAAGATCCAGATACAACTCACAACCGTATTGCATCGTGAGGTTAGCTAAGTTGTAATAACCTTTGCCTGTTACCAGTTGAAGAGATTTCGCATTCTCATCGAAAGCAAACTCACCCGCCTGAACATCCCACACATCAGATTTAAAACTGCGTACACCGAAGTTACTACGGATAACGTTTAAGTCGAACTTTGCGTTAGCGTAGATCTGATATTTGTTTTCGTTCTTCTCAAAGTAATCACGGAAGTCGCGCGAAATCTTTTTCAATTCTTTTGGACTGAAAGGACTGTCGCGATGGAACACCGGAATCACATACGCCGTCTTGCCGTCCATACAAAACTGAACAGTAAGAACTTTGTTTACAATGCGATTAAGGTTTTCCGTTTCGGTATCCACTGCAACCTTTTCGGCTACAGCCAATTCCTTCATCAGCTTTTTAAACTTGCTGTACTTCGTGATGTACTTGAGATTCCAGTTACGATCTTTTCCGCTCGTTACTTTACGAATCTTGTACGGCATTTCACAATCGTTGAACCACGGCAACATCCAACGCGCCATGTAACCCAACGTGTAACTGGTTCCCACAATACTACGTGGATGCAGAACGCTATTATAACTTACGTTCGGCAGATGTTTAAATTTGTGCGATACTCCATTCATTTTTATTCGTGAAGGAATGATCACACCGTACCAGTTACTGATATCACCTTTCGCATCATACGCACGCTGAATCTTTTCTTTGTTCAAACAATGGAACGGTGCGCTACCAAAAGTCAAAACGATTTCTGGTTTGTACTCAACGATGATTTCTTTGATACGTTTACCAAACGCTTCTTCGGCGTCTGCTTTATACTGATCTGACTTGTCGTAAGTTTTAAACATGTTGAAACTAACAACAAGGAAGTTCCAATCGTCAAGCGTAGTTTTTAACGGGAACGTATCTTCCAGATACTGAATCTGATTCAAAAATGTTTGACCAGTTACACCGCTAAAAATCTTTCCGTTTTCCAGATCTTCGGAAGGCATATGGTCAACAACAATCAGGGCTTTGCGTGCAGACTTTTTATCGGCGACACCTTTAAGGACTCGGACGAAATCATACGTCTGTTGATCCTCAAATTCTTTCGGTGCGTCATAGTCAAGAGTTAAGTGTTTTGTTTTCATATCGCCCAATGGTCAAATAGACAATCACCCTAGTTATTTACAGTTTTCCAGACCAACTTAAAATGAAAAGGGGCGCAAAATGCACCCCAATTTGTTAGGCAAAGCCTTTCGGAATTTTCACTTTTGCGACCACTTCCACAGCCTGCAAAAGAGTTTTCGCCTTGAGCAAAAGTTTCAGTGTTGCCACATTCTTTTTGCCGCCAGCACTAGCGCCATATTTGACAGTAGCTTCTTCGCTTTTTAAAACATCCAGAACGTGCGAAAGTTTCGAGGTATCAAGCTCTTTAGCTTTAACCAAAGTTTCGATACTGGATAGCAGAGACTCACCACGCGCACCAAAAAGAATTTTGGCATTCGAGGACTGACTCTTTGTTGCCGAAACTGAATCAACATTTAAGGAAATCGTCGTCATACTTATTTCCTCTTCTGTTGAGTCCAGTCACGTTTCTGGTTTTGATTCTGAACAGGTTTTACTTCTTCAACCGGGGAAGAATTTTCTTCCTCTTCTTCCTGTTCGGTTTCAATTTCCGGTTCAGGTTCCGCAGGTTTCTCTTCCGGTTTAACGTCAATCGGTGCTTCGATGTGAGAAGAAACCACAGGCGCAGGCGCATCAGCAATTTTAGCCATAGGCTTTGCTTGAACTTCCGGAACAGAAAAATGTTCGTCCAGATGTGCGCGAGTAATCAGATTGCCTTTATCAGCCAGAATTTTTTCTTTCTCTTCTGCCGACATTTTCATGCAGGCGATTTCCAAAGTTTTTCCGCGCATATACGTTAAACCTTTCGGCAAACGATCACGACCAGTAAAGGGCAGACCGTTCGACGGAACAGCGGGTTCGAAACTATCATCGAATTCCCACTGACGTTTTGCCGCGATACACTTTGGCCCCCACACGCCATCACACACGCCATCGTACCAGCCGAGGAATGTCATGATAACCTGAATCTGTTGATAGAAATCACTGAGCATAAATTTCTCCTGAAAGAAAAGGAGGCCGAAGCCTCCCTAACTTTTACGCGGATTTGGATTTGTCTTTTGTCGCCTTGATTTTATCAAGAGCAGCAACGCATTTCTTCAAGTTCGAAACAGTGTAACCTGCTTTGATGATCTTGTTGATTTTCGCTTTTGCTTTTGCGACGGACGGTAAGAAACCGATCCACATACCATCAGCTTTCTCGAACGTACCAAACTTACGAGTGTTTGGAATTTTCTTGCCAGCAAATTTGGTAGCCATCGGGTTCGTTGCAACGTCGATCATGATGCGCAGACGATCTTCCATTACCATCGGATAAGCCTTAACGTGTTTCTTATCGGACGCAGCGCGGTGACGTACAAGGAAGAACTGACGAAGTTCTGATTGCAATTTCACTGCCTGTTTCTGATTGAAACTCATGCGGCCTGTCGAAGCGAATACGTCGAGAACATATTCCAAACGTTTTGCTGTCGCGTTGTCGAATTCGTATTTCTTCTCGATGAAATCCAAGAATTTCTCGAAGTCTTCGTAGTAATAGAAATCCACGTAGACATAAGAACCGAACTCCACAAACTCTTGCTCTTTCAGCATTTTCGTATCCGGATCGGTAACGTCAGCATACAGAGCAATGAATCCGTTATACACGGTAGGCGTTAAGGTGAAAGCCATATCGGTTTTCGATTCCTTAACAGCTTCGCGAACAGAAATCGTTGCAGGCTTAACTTTGTTATCCAGCGGTTTCAGCGGTTTCGGTGCAGGACGAACCTTGCCAGCCGCTTCTTTCACGCCTTCATTGATCGGCTTATCTGCGCGTTTGTTTTCCGCACGTTTATTCTGGCGAGCAGCTTCACGTTCGATTTTCGGCAGACGCTCACGCGTAGCTTCTTTATCTTGCGTTTCTTTCTCATCCTGAATCTGATCTTTCGCACGCTTGTTGTTAGACATGCGCTCAACGCGTTTACGATCAGTTTCCGTCGCCCACGGTTTGTTAGTCTTGAAAAATTCTTCAAGCTGTTTATCCGTTACTTTGGTTGCGACGTGAATTTTCGCAGCGGAAATAGTCATCAACTCATCGGTGCCGTGGATACGAACACGCACGGTACTGATTGGATCATCAGCACGCAGGCGAGTTGTTCCCGGTTCATTACGAACCGAAATACCCACGATTTGACCGTTGCCGAATTCTGTTACAACTGGCATCAGATACAATGCGCGTTTCAGAATTTCACCGTCGATAAACTCATTCTCTTTCGTCCAGTCACGCAGACGAGTTAAACCATAGCCGTGGCGATCCGGAATCTTTTGGTTGTTCACAATCGGGCACTGTTCCATGATACCAAAACCACGGAGCGGTTCAGCAGGAGTAAGCGGAATCATCTGCGCAACCGTAGTTTTACGCATATCAGCAAACTCTTTTTGTTCGATTGAGTTCAACTCTGCTTTCGCAGCGAAGTAATCTTCGAAATCTTCCATTTCGTTATTGGCGATCAGAAGTTCCGCGTTCATACGAATCGGACGCAAATCATATTTGTCCAGAGGCTCGTAAAGTTCGTTGCCTTTTTCGTCGAACTGAGTTTTCTGCAAAGTCTTCCACATCAAGCGAGCGACTTTACCTACTTCCAAAGTTTTGTTCGTCATGATCCAGTCGATGAACACAACTTCACGCGCCATATCACCCGGCTTGCCGTTTTCGTCCAGAACAGCAGCAGAAACATCAGGACGGAAAATACGTGCAGTGGATTGATCATAAACACCCGGCGACCACGGAGTATCGCAACGAATGATACGGCTACCCATCTGCATGTTGTGGCCTTCGGAGATCGCTTGCTCGTTCGCAATCAGAATCTGAATCGTCGGATCAGTTTTGAATGCGTCGAGGTTTGCGCCTTTGTCCTGACCAAGTTTGCTAACTTCACCGTGATAAAGTACAGCAATCTTTTTGTAGTTAGGAGGCAACGCGTTATAGATTGCGTTTGCAGAACGTGTGTAACGAGTAAACACGATCAGCTTACCAACTTTCTCTTCTTTCCAGTAGTCCGGATCTTGCGGAGGTGGAACCATTGACGGAGGAAGATCCGCACGCCCATAACCATCGCTATGTTTACGCGCCAGATATTTTTTGCCATCGTAAACTGCGATATCCAATTCACGCGGCTCTACGCCCGGTTTCCATTCAAAGATCTGGTGAGTACGGTTCGCAGGATCACGTTGCGCCTGAACTTCGAAGTGTTGTTTGATGCGATCAATAATCGTCACTACTTTCACGGACACAAAGTTTTTCACTCCGGCCTGTTCGAAAGTTTCGCGAGCGATATCATCACCCATCGGATCGGTAAGCATCATTTCCATGCGCTGAAAATACACGTTCAACTCAACGTTGTTCGCCAGCAAGGAACCTAATACATCACCTTCCTCTTCGTTGTTATCTTCCGGATCGATATCTGGATTCGAATCGTTTTCGTCAGCGCTACCGCCTTCGTCATCGTCCGAGTTACCGCCTTTCTTCTTCGCGTTTTCCGCAGCTTCGTTAAGCATGTCGAAAAGTTGCTGATACATCGCATCGTAAACTTGTTTGTGCAAGTCTGAATGCGGAACAGAAGAATCGTCGATATTTACCGGGAAGAAAGTATCAATCGGCGACGGCAACATAAACGCCCAATGCTTACGTTTATAAGCAATGAATGCGGTGTGGTTAGACAAACGGGAATGCGCACGACGAATCGCGGCAAGTTCGCCATCACCTTTATCCAGCGTATCGAGATCGCTACCGAAAATTGTCGGAGACATTAACGCAGCCTGACCAACAACGTCAGTCACGATATCAGTTACCAACGTACCAGTTGCGATACGCGCATAGCGAACGGAAGGAACAGTGAATACAGCTTTCGTATTCAAGTGAACCGCAGAACCGCCAGCCATGTTTTTCGCTTTGTGACTTTCATCGAGCAGCACGTAACTAAAGTTGAAACGTTTTACGAATTCAACCGCGCCACGAATACGAACACGCACGCCGCCGATATCAACGTCAAGCGTACCCGTTGACAGGAAAGAAAGACCAGCAACAAAGATCGTGTTTTTCGGTGCCTGCATGATTACGTCATAGAGACGTTCTTGCGTCCACACGCCGACTGTATCGGAAGTGATCGGCACTGCGTTCCAACCATCGGCAATTTTGTGCAGGTCATCGCACCAGTTGGCAACGAGGTTTGTCGGACACAAAATCAACGGACGAATTTGTTCCTGTCCAAGATCCTCAAGCTCTTTCATCATACAGCCGATATCAGTCAGACCGATAATCGTTTTACCACCACCCGGCGCAATAAAGATCGTTGCGTAACGAGGACGGCGACGCAGAGTTTGGTGTGCGCCCAATTGGTGAGGCATTAACGCTGTACCCTGTTTCAATCCGGGGAATTGAATATTTTCCGCAGTGATAGAGGTATCAGGTTTCAGTTTTTCAACTTCTTCTTCCGCAGCAGAGAAAATTTCCAATGCGTTTGGAGCGCAACGTGCGTAGATAGTTGCGAACGGCAGCGTCACATGTTGCAGACGGTTACTGTTAGGCGCGTCGGCAGATTCAGCCAGCAGCGCATAAAGTTTTTTGCGATCATATTTCAGAATCGCTTCGCACGCTTCACGGAAAATTGCGCCGCCGAGGTAGTTAACCAGACGACCCATATCCGCAAGTTTTGCTTCGGTTCCGATTTTGAAATAATGCGGATCTTCTTCCATCGCTTCGGCAGCGGCGGCAATCGAACCAGTTTCATTAATCAGAGTTGCGAGCAGGTTACTTCCTCGCAGGCCAGCAGCATCGTTAAGAGTACGAACCATGATGCGGAACAACGCACGATCAATCAGAATGTTTTCGTTAACGGAAAGATCGTTTTCGACAATGCCGTTATACAATCCGCGATCATAGTTGGAATCTGCGAGGTTAGAACCTTCATCATATCCCAAAGAGGCAGCAGCGTTTTTAACGAGCGCAGACAGTTTCGGCATTTTACCGACGCGTGCCATGTAGCCGTATGTTGCGCAGATATCAGCAACCAATTTCAAAAGCTGTTCGGTGCCGCTATTGCTCGCGCCGTTGATCGTGATCGAAGTTGAAGACGAACCGCTAATGATTTTTCCGGAAGCGGCTTCCATAGAACCGGAATCCGAGAACAGAATGTTCGCAGCGGTGTGACCTTCTGACGCAGACGTTGAAAGCAAACGAACGATTTCCGCAGCGCTACGGAAGTTCGGAGACTCGCCCGGTTCAGCAAAATCAAAACCGAGAATATCCGCAGTGTCGAGAGCCGTTGGCGCTTTCGCACCGATGATACGCGAACTTGCAATACCGATACTCTGACTCGCAGAGCGAACGATAGTTGCGAAATCCGGATCAACGCCCAAACAAATGCCGCGATATTTTGCCAGCGAGTTTGCACGGTCTTGCGTTGTGCGGTCGATATCCAGATCATTTTCTTTTACGGAGAAAACATCAGAACGTAACGTGTTGTGAGATTCACTGAACGGAATACCTTTTTCATACAGGTCTTCCAATACGCTGTTAAATTCACTTTCGAATTTCGCAACGGTATCCAGATCGATATCTTCACGCTTAGGCAGAACCGCAGGCATACCGTTCGGCATCATCGTCAGACCATTTTCATCTGACTGAGTATCAGTTACCTGATAGCCACACTCTTTGCGCACATCCTGCAAACGAGGAATCGAAGTTGCAGAAGTAACGTAACGAGGAATCTGCGAAATTTTCGTGTAGAGACGAATCGCACCAGTTGTACCTTTTTTCTTTTTGGTACGTCCTGCCGTCATGTAGTAGCTGGCCCAGCCAGAATACCAACGATAAAGGCAAAGAGTTTTCAGTGCGCTATCGCCTTGTGAAATGTATTCCACAAATTCTTTACGCAGAGAAAGAATCAGGCCGGATTCAATTTCAACACTGAGCGCGTGTGCAACCGGGTTAACGTCTACGTCACCCTGATCAGCACGCATGTTCTGCAACTGGCGATAAGTGATCTGGCGAGACGGCATCGCACGCAGACCAATCGACATAAAGTTAGTAGCAGCTTTCACCAACTTCATATCAACGTCGCGGAAAATTTCAACGCCAACTTGTGCCATCAACGGATGAATTGCATCGAAGATCGCATTCAGTTGTGACCATTTGAAATTCAGCGGAATTGTGTGAAGATCAGTATCGAACATCGCACGACCGACTGGACGTTTCTTTCCGAAAATCGCTTCATACAATTGTTGAGCAGCACGCAACGCACCCTGCGCAATTTCCGCAGAATAAATTCGCGTGTTGTTGCTTTCGAATGCTTCGTCCTGTTTGCTGTCAATCAGATTGAGCGGAGGACGGCGCATGATCACAAAATTCCCGCTTTGAGCGAGTTCACTGTTACCTGACGGAATACCTGAGTTAACGATATCGCTACCGCCAGCAAAACGCTTCGACGGGCGAATTGTCAGACCGGAAGGATACTGTAAGTTTTGCGCCAGTTTTTCCATCGTTGCAGAAGAAGGACTCGCAACAATAGATTCGATTGTTGAAATACCATCAGCCAACATGCGGCGAACTTCCGCAACAAACTGATCCGGTTCAACATCGATCATATCTTCAAAATCAGCGCCGCGTGCAACCAATACTTGAAGAACGTTGAAGGCCAATTGAGTGCGAGCGCAATATTCCGACGCCAGCAAACCAAGTTGTGCGAAAACTTTTTTGTTTGCAGCGGAAACGTATAGCTCTTTATATTTCTCTTCGTCGGACGCCGACAATTCGTGAATGCTTAACGTCTTATTGACGGCATCAACGAGTTGCGTAGAACCGGACGGTTGTGCAGCAGAAGTGCTAAAAATTTGCATCTTTTATTCCCTACAGTTTCCCGCTATTGTTGAGAATGGTGCGCCAGATATACGGCTTATTTACAATTTTGCGATCCGTTGCCAAATCGTCAAGCACCATCGCTAAAGCCAAACGTTCTGCATCAGAGCCGCAGGCAACAAACGGATCTTTCAAATCATAGGAAAGCAGATCTGCATTCGTTTTGAGAGAAAGAGTTTCCTGATAGTGAGCGATATGATCTGCAAGAGACAGATCAGGATCACCCTCAACTTCGGAAGCAGATTTAATTGCCACCAAAATTCGTGAAGTGCTGGAGAGAATTGCCAGCAAATCTTCTTGCGTGAATGCCACTTTGCTGTCAATCACACCCATTTCCATGAGTTGAATAACAGCATCAGGAAGAACAATCGGAGGAAGATCTGCCGAAACAGATTCCTGAATGTTCCCGGCAATCACACTATAACTTCTGTTCGAGCGAGCCAACTCGCCTAACAGATTGCGCAGTGTGGATTGAAAGTCTTTATGAGACACAGTGAAATTCTCCTAAATGAAGACTTGTTTAATGCTCCGATTTATCAGGCGTTCCATTTCAGACTTTTTGTGTTTGCCTAAAAAGAAAATCTGACGCTCCAAGCGAATTCTTACGGTGAATGAATTTCCTTTCGTGCGGCAACAATGAATGCCTAACGATTGGTTCCATTCAGCCATGTATTTGCGTTTGCCAATAACTGAAACTAAACTCGGATAAGTATCAGGAACATTTTGCAAAGCCGATTTAGCTAATAACTTTGTTAAATTATCAGTTTTGAATACAGACGGAGGCATTTTTCCGGAAAACCACAACTGTTTGTTGAGATTTAGCACTTCACCCACTTTCTGTTTTGCAGAAATAGGGATGAACGTCATGTAAACTTCGGCCTGAACAATAATGCAATTGGCTACTTGATTGTAGTTGGATTGAATACGAGTTCGCACATCAGCAACGCGCATGTATTTTCTGAGAAGCATTCGATTGAAAAATTCGTTTACTTCTCTATAGCGCGTGCGAAGGAATTTTAAATAGCGATCTCGCGATGTAACTGCAACACCGGGAATACTTCTGATTTGAGGTTTCGCAATAGTCTTGTTAAGGCCACTAACGAAACCTTGCACCGCGAGAAGCATTCCATCCTTCCCGCTATTGAAAAGATCTTCCGCAGTTTGCGTATCAACATAAGCCGCCCACGCTTCGAAATATTCCGGCGCAATTGCATCCGGAAAAGAATTTACGTGAAGCGTATCGCCTGCGCCATAATCACTAGGCTTAATCATTAACGTCTCCCATGAAGCAAACGAGAACCGCGACGGTTAGCGCTTCCGATTGAATTGTTGTCGCAACGTTCGCAAAGCAATTTTAAATTACGCGGGTTAATGCTACCGCCTTTTGCATGAGCAATCGTGTGAGCAAGAATTAAAGTTGAAGTTGCTTTGCCGCAGTTCTGACAGTACGCCCCGCGTTCTTCAATCAAACGCAGTTTCAACGAATACCAATCAGAACGTTCCGGACGTGCATTTGTTCCGGCACGCAGACGATCCAGATTTGAAACGCCTGCAATTCGTTGCGCTGTAGAGCGCTTTCCGAAGCCGCCATTTTGACGAGCAGCAATACCGCCGCGAGGTTTATAGGTCATAAGAGATTACCCGAATACTTCTACAGTTTTATTCAGTGCCGCCTCGTAAGAGATTTGGAAATCTTTAGCAGCACGCCGCAAAATTCCATCTATAGCTTCTTTACTGTTTTCGATCAGGGAAAGATCATCACAGTTAGATTTAATCCACGCATTAATTTCCTGCGCCATTTTAACCATAGAGTTACCGCCCAACTGAGCAAAAGGAGTAACCACTTCACTACTAATTACTTCGCCCAATTGACCAACATCGCGCAGCGCACGGAGATCTGCAATCAGTTCCCGCATTTGATTGTACACCTGCATAAGCGGATACAAATCACGGCCTTGACCGCTTTCAAGATAACGATTCTCTGCTTTGCGAACAATCAGCTTCAACTGATCGAACATTCGAATGTATTCGTCAATCTGTTCATTTTCCTGACGCACAATATCAGGAATAGCTTCAATAAGAACCTGCGCTTGATCTTCCATTTCCGCAGTGTTAAGCAAAGCAGGAAGTTTTTTCTTTTTCTTTTCCTTCTTCGCTTTCTTCTCGTTAGCTTTTTTACCCGCAGCAGCCGCTTCGGAATAAAGCACTTCCGGATCGAGTGCGACTTTTAAATCTTCGAGACGCTCGCTCTTACCCGTTTTCTTTTTCTTCTTTGTCTTTACTGCCGAAACAACCTTAGCTTTTTTCGCAGTAGATTTCGCTTTGATTTTTATTCCAGATTTTTTCTTCTTAGCGGTATGCTCCGCACCGAAATCATCCAAAGAAATTGCAGGCATATAAATTTACCCCTAAATGCAAAAAGGGGAACCAGTTTGGCTCCCCTATTTCGAACAGGCTTAGAAGCCGTGATTGCGGATAATGGTTTCCAGACGCTGCATGTATTCCGGCGAGTAGCTGAACACCTGACGATAATAGTTCACCAGTTTTTCAACGGTGGCATTACCAGCAGCAGAAACAGAATCCATTTCCGGGAAGTGACGATCTTCGATGTTGTCGCCATCAAACACGGCAACCATCGACATAGAAGAAATAACTTCTGCGTTACCTTCTTTGTCAACAACCTGATAACCGATCTCGTCGTTGTCCTGAATCTGAGCAACAACGAAACCAACGCGCAGAGCACCGGATTCAGAAACGTAACTGATCATATCGCCGCCCTGAGTGCCTGCGATATCCAGATTGAATTTGTCCAGTGCTTTTGCAACGTCCGGATTAACGCTACGAAGACCAGCAGCATTCACGTTAGAAACTGAACGGATCATATCCATCAGTTCTTCGGTGTCGTTCATATCGCTAGTGCGAACCAGAATATCCTGACCGCTTTCGCTATGACGAACCGCCCACATGCGTTTGGATTTATCCATGTACATGTTAGCAGACAGCGCCTGCATTTCGCGAGCGTCTTCCATCGGAAGAATATCTTTCGCACGCTGCATGATAGTGCGCACGTAACTCTGAGTACGACCGCCGTGAATTACGACAGAAGATCCGGCAACCGGAATAAATTCGCGCTGCGCAGATTCAGAAAGAACGGCACCGTAATTATCAGCAATGTTTTCGCCATCTGCGTGAACAACATGAGCGAGAACAACACACTGATTCTGATTGATCGAATCAATCTGTTTAATAGAAGTTTGCATCTTTAAAACTCTCCCAATTGGATTCGTATTCAAAATTAGTATTTGCGTTCGCTTAGTTAATACGATAGCGAGTGTTGACCCAAATACTACGGTTCCCAACAGTCGCCCATTTCGTTGTCGGACTGTTTGTAACACCGAGTTTACCGAGACTGCGAGCACCATCAATAGCGCTACCGCCTTGAGATCCGTCGCCGTCATTAATACCTGCTTTCGAAAGCAAACGTTTTAAGTTTGTGATTGGCCCTTGAATCTGAGTTTCGATTCTTCCTAATGCAGCTTCAATACTAGGAGTTCGATCCATATTCAAGTTAACAACCTGACCAGTAAAATCGAAAGCCATCTGTCCTTCTGCCTGCAACTGAGCGGATAGCGCATAATAACAAGCGCACGTAACCCAACCATCTAAAATCGTGCCTTGCATATTGGTTCCCCAAAAACCTGTAACGCGAGGGCCAATCTGATTAAACAAAGCAAGACCACGAAAAAGATAAGTTAGAATATCTGCCGTTGTGTATTCCAATTCAGGAATAACATTCTTTGCGCGTGCCTTATCAATATGATCTTCGACGAGGCTTGCAGCAATAAGAATTTGCGGAGTGACAGCCCACAACTTAAACGTATACAAACGCTCGCGCTTGCGTTTATCGTTGTAGTGTTTCGCAATGAACGACATAGGTTCCAGACGATAACTTGCAGCCCACAAAGGAATTCGAAACGCACAAGTTTTAGCACGGTTCGCCGTCATTTGAATTCCAGCAGTTTTGTGATTAACGTTATCAATAAGAATTTCGTTGTTCACAGAAATCTGAAACTTCAACGTGTCTTTTTGCACGTTCAAATGGAAAGGCAACGTAACGTCAAACATTGTGTCTTCGCCGAGCAAACAAATAATATCTGTAGCACGGTTTTCCTGAGCAGGTTCAACGATGAGTTCTGATTTAGAACGAACCGGGCCTTCTTCGGAATCATAACGCCAGTTGATGACAAGTTTTTTATCATCAACCAATCCGAGATCCGGAATCGCTAAATCCGCAGTCCATCCACCGGGCGTTTCGGAAGTGGTAGCAACTACTTCCGCAAGAACGTATCCATCAGACGGATCAACGAGAGTTACAATTGGCCCCATGCCATCAGCAAGGGGATAAAGTGGTTCGTTGAAATCATCGAGAAAGACTTCATCGACAGAGACAACGTTACCTTCAACAACGCGCATTGTTATACCTCTGTCAGATTAATATAAGCAATCAAGTTTTTTAATTGCTCATTATACGAACCGGTAACGAACGCTTTCGCCATCGCGTTATGATTCGAAGAAAGATATTGCACGATCTTCGATTGATACTCCGGAAGGTTTTGGAAGTTCTGCATCAGTTTGTAGAAGAATGCGCGAGTAAAGTTTACACGGCCTACCTGATTCGCTTCCATTTCCGAAGCATCTTGCGCTTCACCTACAAGCGCATAAAGCGCGGCGTAAAGTTCTGCGCTGTCTTCCGGATATCCAGTTGCGAGAGTTGCGCTCATTTTCATGAAGCCTCGCGAGAGGAAATCAACAACTTTCGTTTCCACATATTCAGTTGCAGTCTTACCGAGATCCGGCAAGTACAAACTATTGCTCAAATACATGAGATAGTAGAGCGGAAAGTTTTTATCCAGAAGATCAGGCGAAAGGCAAACAGAGTGGCGTTTCCAAATTTCCAAACTGTATTGCCATTCGTTGTAAGGAATATTTCGCACGACATGTTGAGCAGTTTGATCGCGGAGCATATCTGCCATCGTACTGATATCATGCGAGACGTAAGCAGGAGTGAAAGCAGGAGACGTAACTGTTTGCACATAGTTGCGCGTTACCATTCCGATTGTGTTGTACAACACATTCAGAAATTCAATCCCGTTTCCATTCAAAGCAAACGCGTAGGAACGAGGAACGCAAATAGTTAAATATTCATTCGCATTTTTCTCGCCCCACAATCTCCAGTACCGAGCCATTCCGATTGACTGTACTGGCGCAGGCAACGTTCTGTTCTGCCGTGCTTTCAAGCAGAACGTAAACACCAGACCGCTATCAATCATTATGAGAGAAGGATCTGGAATGCCTGAATATCCCATAGACATTTCATTGTCGGGTGAATAGACGTTCACTAAACAGAAGTTTTGTTGCAAACGAAAAGGCGCTTTCGCCTCAATCATTTCTTCGATAACTTTTTTCAGAATCGGAGCAACAATATAAGGCGACGCGTTTTTCATTTGGTTCGGTCTGTACTGACCAACATAAGCACCTTCTTTGAACGTCCGATCTACTTTTTGGTAGAGCATTATTTCACGGACTGACGCAGGAGACGTTTCTGATCGTTAGTAAGACCTAACGATTCCGCAAGTTGATCAATTTTCGCAAGAGTCAGCGCACCTTTTGCAGCGCCACCGCTCGCAGTCAAAGCGATTTCCATAAATTCACGACCGCCACGACCTTTAACGAAACGATGAATCAAACTGTTTTTGCTGGACATGCCAGTACGCAGAACCGTACTTGCTTGCGCCAAAATTTCTTCCGCAGCAATCTGACGTTCAGCTTTCGATAAGCCCGGAACCAGACGCACATAAAGTTTGTCGTTTTGCACACGGATGTTATCGAAGATTTCCATCGGCTTACCTTTCACCATTACGGTGCCGCCGCCCAACATCGTTGTGTTGCGCAGAGTTGAAGTGCCTTTAGTAATCGGTTTACGTTCGCTGAAATTCAGGAAGCCATCAATCGACAGAAGTGTGTTGATTGCTTTCTTCATTTGCGATGCGGTGTCAACAGAACGACCTAACGGGAAACTGCCCGGAACTTTATCATCAACCAGAGTGGTGATGTAATTGGCAGAAATACCAGAAGCAACTGCAACGCTAGTTGAAAGCACAACCGCGTAATTCTGATAATGAATGCCGTCACTGTTAACGAAGTTATCTACAAACACATAGGTCTGGAAGATAATAGGATCGGTCGCAGACGCAATGAAAGTACGAATGCGAATATTGCTGTATTGCTCTTTGCTCAAAATTGTTTTGAGGTAGTTAGCAATACTGCCAGCGAGTTTGGTGTGTTCTGGCGGCGCATCTTTCTTAACGTCAATGCTCATCACACGAACGAGATTGGTGCGCAGATCAGTAGCCTCTTTAACGACCGACAGTAAACTTTTCGCTGCGTTGGTTTGATCTTTAAACGCCGAGAATGCTTTACTGTTCAGAATAGTGTAAGCGATATTCAGTTCGGCAATCGCCTGAGAAAGCTGATTAACCTGACGATTATATTTCGCTTTATCTTTAACGTTGTTGAGATCGATTTTCGAAATATCAATAACGTTGTTCAGGTCGAGAGTTTTGGTCTGAGACTTTTTAACTGTACCTGTTTTGATATCCGACAGTTCGATTGCTTTGGCAGAAAGCGAAAGCAAATTGCGAGGAACTTTAACGGACGAAACAGAATCAACAACATCTTCCAGAATCTTTTTAAACTCCGTCGCAGTACGCGCATTACGGAGTGCGTTCATATTCTTGGAGTTATAATCTACAGAAGCACTGAGTTGCGCCTCATTGGTAGAAGTTTTCATATTTTTCCTCTACGAATGGAATACGGTATGTACCCAATCAAATTACTGTCTAAATAGACTTTACAGAAAATAAAAAATTCGCAGCAGAAATGAAAAAGGGCAGGCCGAAGCCTACCCTTTAGGAGAAGTCACGTTGAAGATTAAACTTCTACGGTGCCTTTTTTCTTGGTTTTAGCAGCCTGCTTAGAACCGGTTTTCTGAGCGGCGGTGCCTTTTTTGTGCTTCGTTTTGGAAGTCACAATTTTACCATCTTTCAGGTGCGGCATCGGTTTCAGATTCGGTTTGACCAGACGTACTTTGGTCGCTTTCGCTTTCGGCGTAACCAGTTTGTTACCCTTGATCATCGGCTTACGTGCCAGACGCTGTTCCATACGTGCCTTCTGTTTTGCAGCAAGGTTGGTACGAGCAGCGGCCTGTTTAGCAGCGAGGTTGCCACGAGCAACTTTCTGGCGAGCAACCAGCAGTTTACGAACGGTAGCCTGAGATTTTTTCGCTTTTTTCAGACCAGCGGTGTAAACAGACAGGCGTTTTTTCAGACGACTTTCCAGAGAAGAAGTTTTATCTTTCTTCTTCTGATCGCGCAGGTGTTTAGCGCGTTTGTTGTCGAACTCTTTATCCGCTTTGTCTTTTTTGGTAGAAGCCTTTTTATTGGTCTTCGTGGTTGCCGGTTTGGTAGAAGCCTTTTTGGTGGAGGCTTTTTTGGTTGCCGGTTTGGTGGTCGCAGGCTTGGTGCTTGCTTTTTTCTTGCTACCGCCTTTCTTCGGGTCTTCCGGAGAAGTCAGTTTACGATTTACTTTAGCCATTGTTAAATCCTCATTTCAAGTAAAAACATTTTTCTCTATGCACAAAGAAATTATTATTTCAAATTCAAAATTGAAAAATAAATCTCTTACCAATAAATTAGTATTCGAATTCAGATTTCTCTTAGAATTTTTTCTCTATGCAGTATATCCGATCTCCGACAGTATCGTATCGACTTCATTCATTGCTTCGATACGCAGAGATTTTTTTATCCCCGACGCTTTGAGAAACTTCTTCAAACCATCTTTAGGATGTATGTCGGAAAGAACTTTTTCCGAAATATCTACTTCCATTATATTATTGAGATCTGCGTTTTTATTTGCAGATAACAAAAGAGAAATGTTAGGTACTCGAACACGGATATCAGAGGGAATTTGAACTCCGTCTGCCACAACAACACGATAACGAATCGCTGGATTCACTTCTAGCTTAGACCATTCTTTCTGATCTTCAATTGCAACAGTCTGTAAACGGAAGCCCGGCTTACTGTCAACGAACTTGTGTTTGACAATAAGTTTCTTCCCTTTGTATCCGGCCTTGATGTGAATGAATCCTTTCGGTAACGCTTCACCAAATGTTTTCTGATAAGGTGAACCGCAGTACAGGAAACGTTTTGATTCTAAGTCCTGATACAAATGAATGTGACCACTGATTGTATAATCGCGTGGATCAACTTTGATATCCTTTTTAGTTTTGAGTGGACGACCGTTATCGCCCAACGCGCCGATAGCTTCGACGTGACAGAAATTCAAACATGGTTTTTTATGTTTGATACTTTCTTCTGCCGGATGTGGAAGGAAGTTAACAACCACACCATCGAGAATCATTTGTTCAGGACGCAAAATGATCTTGAGAGTCTTTAAGAAATTCCATTCACAAAAACTCTTAATCAGATCCATACTGGTCTGAGTCTTGTCGCCCCAATCGTGGTTGCCGCCGCAGTAGTACGTCCAGATAATTCCATCGTACTTCATAAAGAATTTCATCAGCAGATATTTTGTGTCGTCGGTCATGCGATACTTATCCGTGATATCGCCCGGAACAATCACAATGCTGATTCCATTTTCAATCGCGTATTGATAAACACGATCAAGCGTTTCAAGTTGTCGCTCTACGCTATCCGTAGGAAAGTGTTTATCCAATCCTTCCAGATGCCAGTCAGAACATACAATCGCCTCCAACATTTTCTTGTCAGAGTCTACAGGGTTATAAACAGATTCAGTGGAGTAAGCCGACTCAATCGAATCAGCGATGCGTTTCTTTTTCATAATGCGTCCGGAAGTTTCTTTTGTTTTTCTTTACAGATTTGCGTGTTAGATTCTTTCGATTTGAGCAAATTAATTCAGAAATGAAAATGGGCAGCACAAAGGCCACCCATTTATTTATTTACGATTTGTAGCAAACTTTCCGGTTTCTTTAAACGACAACCAATCACGCCATAAATACACAACACGTTTGTTTTGCCTTAAAGCATAATCCACGCAGTTCTGAGTTCCAGACGGCGCACCGCAAGCAAGAGCAAACAGCGTATCAGCTTCATCAACTATTTTCTCATTTCGAAAATTAAGTGCGAAAGCAGGGTTGTCGATCAACTCAAAAGTTTCTTTGTCGATGCACACACGAACTTCACTACTACGATTTAAGATACCGTCGAGTTCGAAAACACTTTCAACAGGCCATCGCGCATTAAAACCCAAATACGGAATCATGCTGATTACCTTGTGTCCTTGCTCAATCGCAGCGGTCGCTATCGCCTGATCGAATCCAAGAGCGCATCCTTGCACTATCGTTACATCGGTATCCAATTTCAATAAAATTCTATGCGCGAACCGATACAGCTTTTTCTTAGCGCATGGAGTAAACCCTCCAAGTCTGTTTGGTCGGTGTCCAGTAAATCCGAGAATCATTTCTAAATCCTCTTAATAAGCACTAACCATTTACAGATTTGGAAAATTACAGGTAGCGTTTCAGCATTTTAATCGTAAAGTCTACGTCGCCCTCTTCACCAATGAAAGTTGCAATCGGCACATTGGTTTTCGGATCTTCTGAAACCTCTGCGCGAACGTCATAATCGCGAGCGAATTCATAGACACTATACCATTCACCATCTTCTTCAAATTCAATGTCGTCACGTTTGCTTGTGAAGCGCCCATTAGGAATTTCAATTGATTTGGTGGTAGGCGGTGCGGGTTCCGCTTTCTTTTTCAAATACTGAATAAATGAATCTGCCGATGTGGTTTTATCAAAGCAAACAAACATAGGAGTGTTGCCGCCTGCCTCAAGAGAGGAAACCAAAAGAACAGGTTTCGGATTATATTCATCCATCCAATCGAAAAGATCTGACTGCATCGAACGACGCTCGCTATAAGTATCAGCGCCTAGATCGTAGAACGTGAATTCCGCAATTGTTTTATCCGTAGGTTTAACTAAGAATTCCCAAATGGCATAAAACGTTTTAGGAACAAATTTCTTCGCCTTCTTGAGAGAAGCCAGAGTTGCATACTTGCCATGCAATTTCGACATTGCATAGTATATTTTGAAATAATAAACACTGGTTTCATCAGCAGACTCTAAAACTTCACTCCTGCTATCTTCGCTACAAGTGCGAGCAAGAATCATCCAGAAAGTTACTTCCGGATCATTTGAAAAATCTGCCAACTCTGTAGCGATGTTCAAAACCTTCGCCGCATTCTTCTCTTTATCCAGAAGACGTTCGATAAGATAATCTGTTTCGCCTGACTGCAAAAACTCTTCAACGGGAATCGCTTCATGCGCTGTCCGGATGGATTTAAAATCCTGACGTGCTGCAAGAGTTTTCATAATCTCATAGGCAAGATACTTATACTTTTGTTTTTTGAATTTAGAGAAAGCGTCACGCAACAAAGAATCTTTTTGCGGATTCTCTTCTATCGCCCTGACCCAAAACTCATAGGCTCTAGGAACCAGCTTAGAGATATTCTTATATGAAATTGCCGCAGGAATCTTTTTAAAGAGTTCCATTGCAGAATCATCAGTTGCGTGCATACCTCCAACGCGAGAGTTACGCGCTTTAGCCGCTTTCTCTTTCGCATCATAAAGTTTATCCAGCGCCGCATCCAGTTTGTCCATTCCAAGCAAGGCGAGTTTTGCGATACCTGTAATTGCAAAATCCCCATCGCCGTCATGATACAAATCTTTCTTGCGTGTGATGATTGAAGGAGAAGACGATTTATCGGTAATAACGTTGATGTTTTCGTCTACCCACTCCTGAACTTTTCGCACAAACAGAGTATCTTTCGCGTCCGGATACGCAACTTCGGCAACGTAGCGGAACGAAGATCCGTTTGAGTTCACGAATTTTTTCATCAGCAAACGCATGATAGGTTTGTTGATGTTCTTATCGTCGGCGTTTACCAGATAAGCAATCAGCGTGTTGGCTTTAACGTCCTTAACGATATACTTCTTATTGCTTCCATCAACAAGGTTCATGCAGCTTGTCCAGCCGCGATCCGTACTCATACCAGCCACATCATAGGGGTGCATGGAAAGGCAAACGAGTTTATCACCTTTCGCAGCCGTAACAATCTGACGGCGATTCGCATCGTTATCAAAAAGTTTTTTCAGTTCAGGCTGTTTAGATAAAACTTTGCCGAGACGTTGCACACGATCATGGCGATCTTTTACCGTACCTGCCGCATAGTCCAGAAGTTCGAAATTGTTTTCACGAAGGAAAGCGGCAATAGGTGACGGCACATGAGAATCAGGAACGCGAATATTACGCTCAACCGCATAGTCAAAATAAATGCGGTACGCTTTCTTGCCGCGCTTATGAGATTGCTGTTCGAATATCTCCAGCAATCTCTGATCAGGTTTCCAGCCACGCATATAGTTTCGATACTGCGAAGGCTGCAAGGCACTAATGCTGACTACTGTTTTCATTGTTCATCATCCATCATAACTAATGCAGCATCAAGAATACTTTCTTCCACTCCGAATCTCAGATCTTTTTCGGTTTGAGGAATCGTAGGGTAGAAAATCATTTTGCCGTGTCCGTCTTCGGTATAACCAAAGTTGAACACATCTGCGCCCTCTTTGAGAAGTGAAGGGAAACGCGGATCATCGGCAACACGACTGCCTGCATTGAATTCGTTATCCACTTCAAAGTAAGCCGCGAGTTTCTTACGCGACTCTTCCGACATTTTGCGCATGATTACCGTAATAACATACGAGCCGATACTAACCTCGTAGTTGGAATCAGGTGACTTAGATAAGTACAGCGCTTTTAATTGGTACTCACTGCGACGGAAACTAACGGCATGATCGATAACATATGCCATAGGGATCACGTCTTCGAATTCTTTCATTGCTTCCATGAAAGATTGATCGGTCTTCGCGCTATAACCTTCACCAGCCATATCTGCAATTGCTTCTAAAGCAACTTCGGGATCGCGAATGTAGTTTTTGCGAATAAACAAATCAACAAACATTTTCACAATGCGATAGCGAGAAGAAAGTTTCTCGCGAGCAAAAGGTGCCCACACGCCAAGCGAACGAGACAGACGGCGAACCATACTGCCGATAGATTTATTCATGCCGAATACTTTCGCGCCCATTTCAGATTGCTGCAAAATAACTTGCTGCAATACGATGGATGCAAATACTTCACGCTCACTGCGAATAGCAAAAGCGGCAATGCGTGCCATCATAAGTTCAAAATCACGCGCACTGAAAACTTCTTTAAATGCTTCGAGGATGGTAGCCAGAACTTCTGAATTAAGTTCGTGAGGGCTTTCCATTCTTTCTTGCGTGAAGATCATTCCAAACAGTTCATCTTTAAAGCGACGCGCCAGAAGTGACCACTGCATATCGCTAACGACAGAAAGAGGATGCGTAGAAAGAATATTTTTAACCTCAACCGGATTGCTTTCTGCGTAGCTCAACTGAGGGAAAATACTTTCGCGAGTATCGGAATAAAGATCTTCGTGGATACGATAACGATACTCCAGCGACTCGCCTCCGAGAAGTTCTTTATTGATTTTCTCGTCAACGAAACTCTGAACACTCTCGATGAACGGAAGGTTAGGTGCCGGATAAACACGCTCAACGTGATAAATGAATTTGGATTTTGTTTGTTCAGAATAGAAACGTTTAATCAGAACACGACTCAACGGACGTTTGATATCACGGTCGGTTGTGTCAACGAGATATGCAATCAGCGTATGCTGTTTTACATCGTCACGCACAAACGCTTTGTTGATGCCATCGACTAGATTCATGCAGCTAGTCCAACCGCGCCCGGTACTCATTCCCGCAACGTCATACGGGTGCATACTCAAGCAGATAGATTTCTTTCCGCGAGTAACTTCAACCAGAGCTTTACGTGATGGATCAGTTTCGAAAATCTTTTTCAGTTCCGGATCTTTTAAAACTTTACCCAAGCGCATGATGCGATTGTGTTTGTCCTTCACCGTGCCTGAAAGATAGTCCTCAAGCACAAAACCCTTCTCAATCAAATAATCTTTGATTTCAGAAGGGCATTCAGGCGCGAAAGTTTTAATCAATTTGTCAGACTGAAAATCGAAGTACAGTCGCATAGCTTTTCTGCCAGTACGACCGCTGATTTTCTGAAAGAGTTGCAGCATTTTAGGATCAGGCCGCCACATCTGCATGAACGGTCGATACTGCGAAGGAGTCAATGCACTTAAACTGACTTCGATTTCCATGATTAACCTCTTACGCTTTCACTTCCAGTTCGTGATCGCCGCTGTTCCAAATAAGTTCGCGAATATTGCGCGGCATAATAATGCAACCGCTCGAAGCGGTTCCGGGATTCTTGACGCTATCGCCGTGAATCTGGAAAGCACTACGACCGAACATTTGATTTTCTTTCGCCGGAGAAAGATCCATCGCATACGGGCCAGTTTTCTGACTTGTGCGCGGAGCGTTAATTGTGTAGTGACCAATCGGAAGTGGCCCTTCACCAACAACAGCAGTATCGGCAACAACATTTTTGTGTTTACCTTTTCCGCTATAACCAGTCGCAACGCGCTTCCCGTTTTTATCCAGCATTTCACCGGACGTAATATGATAAGTCCACATCAACATTTACCTCTATAGCGAAGATAGTTTTGCAGACAGCAAAAAACTGTCTCTTTAAGTTTATGTTCCATCTGCGCATCTTTTTGGGAAGGATCTCGCAAGCAAACTTCTACTGTTTCACGCGCCCAATCTACCGAAGCCCAATCCACATCAAACATCCAACCGAATCTTTCATGCCAATCGCGAAGAATGTCATCCAGATCTGGAGTACGATCAACGCCTAAATCAGAAAGAGGATAAATCAGAGAATAAAGTGGAGGGGGTGCAGATAGGCTAGTGCCTGCGCCGTCGAATTTATCGAAAGCCTTTTGCACATGCCAGAGAGTTTCTTCGGTGGAGAGTGGTTCAACTTTTCGCAGCACATATTTATTTGCCGACAAACCAGCTTGCGCAAGAGTAGCACGGCAAACAACATTGTCGCCTTCATCATTTATGTACGCGAAAAGATATTGCGTGTTGCTGATCTTTCGAGAAGCAACAACACGCACATCCAGCTTTCCACGATTCAAAACTTCTTGCAAGGCACGGTTGCTTAATGCCGCCGAGATAGAAACTAAAATCTCCATCATTGCCTCGCAATAGTTTTATTTACCTGCGTTGGCTGTGATGCCTTTCGCCGCTTTCAGGTAGTTGCCTGTAGAGAGTTTGGAACCTTTGACAGCTTCGATGGATTTAACTGCTTTCGCAAGTTTCGCCGCCAGAGATTTCAGAGTTCCGCGAATGGTTCCGCGACCAGCACCAGTGGCGCTATGCGTCAGTTTATATTCTTCGCCCTCGCGTTTGATCGTCGCTTTGAATCCTTTAGATTCAAACTGGATTTTATCGCCAGACGCTTTCAGCGTGGAATTTTTACCAGTGACGTTTTTGGCAATCTCATTAATTGCTTTCATATGAGATTCCGGTACAGATTTAGAAATCTTCACATTCTTCTGAACAGTTTTACTCTTAGGTTCGCCTGTAGAACCGGTGCCTCCTTTTGGGAGAAGGTGTCCATACAGTCCTTTTCTACCCCCTTCCAATTTTTTCTTATCTGCGGCGGCGCGTGCTTGCTGGATCGTACCGCCAGTGGAATTTTTGGCTTTTTTGGTTTTGGTTTTGCTGGCAAGCTGATCAAAAACAGACTGGCTTGGAGCACGAACCAAAGTAACAGGTTTCGCAACGCCTTTAACTTTCAGAGTTGAGCCAACAGAAATTTTTGCAAATTTCTTCGCATCAAAAAGATCCGGAGCGCTGAAACCAAACGTAGCTTTGATGCCGAAAACTTTACGCAGAGCTTTGGATGCAGCAGACATTGCCTGAGTAGCCGCAGTTTTGCAACGGCGCACTTCTGGCTGCATTGTGGCAATGCGAGTTTTGCGTGCATCAGAAGGTTTCGCTTTCTGAGCTTCGCGCAGTTTTTCGAGATTGGCTTTGGTTTTGTGATACTTGCTCGCTTCTTTATAAGCGGTTTTAGCCAGCTTAAAAGCAGCAGCAATATCAGGGCGCACTTTGGGCAAAAACATGATCTTCGTGTTAGCGCCTTTACCGATAACTTGCCACGACGGGGCGACAGCAGACAGGCTGAGAATCACTTTCATTTTTATTTTACCTTAACAGCTTTTGCTGCATCGAATTTTTCCTGAGAGACAAACTTGAACGCAACCAGTTTGCCCAATTTCCCAACGCGTGCCGTAGGTTTACCCGGCTTGTTGATAACCGAATAGGAAAGACCAGCAACTTTGCGTGCAGCGGAAACTTCGGACTTCAAATGCGCAAGTTTTTTATTGTCTTCCTGAATTTCTGCTTTCAGTTTAGCGCGGCGGGTTTTCAAACTCTGCTTACCGTCCGGAGTTTTAGCGGCTTTGATTTGTGCCGCCATTTTAGCATAGCGCTCTTTTTTAGTTTTCAGGGCGTTGAATGCTTTGTTACTTTCGGTACGCGCTTTCAGATAGGCTTCAAACATTGTTTTAACCAAAGGGCTTACCAGAATGCTTTTGCCGTCGAATTTGTATTTCGAACTAGCGGAAGTCGATTGCTGTTCAACCGACAGATCAATTTCTACAATCATTTTGTTACTCCAACATTAGCAGTGATATTAACAACACGGTTGAACCAACCATAAATATTAGATTCTTGCGACTCATCTTTAACAGCGATGTTGTACAGGAAAGCAAGACGCAATCCATTATACACACGCGCAAGGATTTTAACGTCACGCACTTTGCAATACGATTCCAAAGCGGCAAGAGTCTTTGGCCCGATGTTAGCGGCAGGTGCAAAATCCGGATAAAGTTTCTGGCGGTCATTCAGAACGTTCAGCAAACCTTGAAGCGGTTCGATTGCATTTGCGGGAGACGAGTTAACAGCGAAATCGAAAACCCATACAGCAAGTTCTTCGCTGAACTTAGCAAGCTGATCGCATTTGCACATATCCCAAAAGTTTTTACGATAGATTGCTACCGCTGTCTCTTTCGGTAAAGTTTCCATGCTTCCAGTGTAGCCAAAATCACGCGCAGTTTTCTCGATGATTCCCCACCGAGTTGCTTTGCCCCGATCCGTGGCACGGTTCGTAAACTTACTGCCGCCTTCACGTCCAATAACTTCTTCAATTGCCTTTTCAGCAAGATTTGCAGTAGCCATAATATTTTCCTCTCCTTGCAGGATAGAAGAAAATTAGCATTAGAATAGAAAAAGGGCAGCACAAGGCCACCCTTTTAAACTAAATGAACTTATAGATTGCCAGTGCTGTAGCGCCTTGAAATAAACCGATATCCAACACATAAAACTTTTTATAGTGCGAAGGCATGTCGTCACACAAATACGCGTACAGATAGAATAGCCCAATATTCAACAGCGCAGACACAACGTAAAAAATCATTTCCTGCGATTGTGTGTTGAATGCCGGAACATAACTCAACGACAGCAGAAAACTTATTGCGAGCGCAATTGAAATTTTTGGATTGTTGCGAAAGTCAGACAACTCACATCCGATAACCACAACAATGACAGCCATCCAAATAAAATACTCTGTTTCGAGAGTCATTAGATTCCCTGATTGGCGACCAACTCATCAGTGACGTTAGCAATTTTCTCAACGTTACCTTTGATGTATCCAAGTTCAAAAATCTGAACACGATGTTTGATAACCGCCTGCCCCATCGTCATACACGTTCCATTATTCAAATCAATAAAGGCATCGCGCAGACGATATGTAACAGGTTTTTCCAGAATAGAAATTAGCTTCGCCATTGTGCTATTGCTGATTCTCAATTCAAGAGCTTCAATCTCTTCCCGAATGTCAGTAACGCAGCCGCTGTAAATCCATTTGCAAATCGTGTTAGTGATAGGCTTTTGGTGAGTTTTACTTGGCATAGTATAAATGAAAGTCATCAGGCTATAGAACAAACTTCCTTCTATCGCACGCTGTTTTAAATCTTTCAGATACGATCCAACGGGAACAACTCTAGGCCGAGTAGGTTCGATTTCCTGAACAGGCTTATCGACTTCCAGACCGTATTTTTCCAGCAGCGTGCTATGACCAAACACAAAGAAAATGTGTTGAGGCATTTGACGAATACTCACCGCGTTACGGTCAAATTCTTTTGTCCCGACAACAAAAATATGTTTGCGGTATTGCTTATCAGGATCGAGTGCAATTCCTTGAGGGCAATATGTCACGCGAACTTTAGGATCTTGCGAACGCAACCACGCAAACACCTGTTCCGGACTTTGCTGAGTTACAGCAATCACTGGCATTTTTATTTCCCCAACGCATTCTTGATTTTAACAACCATTTCCGGATGAGCGATAATAACGTCATGCACCATATAAACTTTATCCGATGGAACACTGACAGTATTAGAAGTTTTCAGCCGGAATATTTTCGCAACGATTTGCATAAAGCGATTGCGCTGTACAGGAACAACTTTGCTTTCAGTGAGCAAGGGATCAGAAATGATCCGATAACCCTTAAACAGAACAGGATTATCAAGAATGCTTTGAACGCTCATCAGATTTCCTTCTTAGTAAGGACTGAAATGCCTTTGGTCTTTTCGACTGTCCACTGCTTGTCAGAAAATTCTTCAACAGGCTGCGGAGTAAGCCAATAGATGTTAGGCACTACACGTTTCAAAATTGGTAAGAAGTTTTCGATCAAGTGATCGCGAACAGCAGGACTACAGTTTGATTCCGGCTCATCCAGCACAATGAAATCAGGTCGGCGGTTTTCCGGAACAAACGGAAGAATACTTATCGCCCACAACAAACGGAAGCAGTTTGTTTCTGCGCCGCTCATGATACTGAAATCAGTTGTGGTTCCATTACTCAAACGAGTTACTTCCGCACCGATACCTTGAGGACAAGTGAACAAGCGCCACTGCATAGGTTCCGGATAAACAAGGTGGCTGTTCTCGTTTAGTTTATCACTGATCAATTGGAGACGACCTTCCATCGCTTCAAGTTTCAACGCGGTGCCACTGTATGCTTTATAAAGCGTTTCGTACAGCACGCGTTTATCGATCAACGGTTGGAGTTTTGAAAGTTTGGTACGCAGATCAACAAGCGTATCTTCGTAGTGATCGTATTCCTGAACTTTTGAAATAACTTTCTGCGCACTGCGCTCAAGTTCGCCGATCTGCGAAGTGAGTTCTTTAATCTGCGCATCAACGCTATTGTATTCCTTTTCAATTTCCTTCGCGCTTTTCGAAGGTTTCTTGAATGCTTTCAACGACTGATTAAGATCGCGGAATTCTTCGAGTCGGGCAATACGCTTCTCGATATTCTTGCACGGTCTTTTCGGTTCGTGAACTTGTTCCGGCTTCTCCAGAGATTCCAGCTTAACAAGAATAGCGTCGCGCTTCTTGATAGTCTCAAACTCTTCGGCGATAGCATCAATCTTCGCACTGACTTTCTTCAAGCGCTTTTTCAATTCGTCTTTGTCGTGTTCGGGTTTAGAAACTTTGTTCTTTTCCAGATCGCGCAATTCAGATTTGATTTCGTAATACTCTTGCTGAGAGCGAATATCTTTAATCAGAGTTTCCGCTTTATCGGCAGCGCGTTTCATTGCACGCAGGTCAACGTCCTGTCCACACGTAGGGCAAGTTTTGCCGTCAACCTTATGAGAAAGTTTTTCGTAAGCACGAATGATACTCTGCGCTTCTGCCAATTCCTCATCCAGTTCTTCGGATTTTTTCTTTGGCTTTTTCAGTTTGGAAAGTGATTTGGTTAGACGCTTAACGTCGTCCTTCCATTCCTGATACGCTTCGAGTTCTTCTTCAATGGTGCCTAGAAGTTCTTCAATCTCTTCCTCTTCATCAACCAGTTTCGAATGCTTTTTAGAAAGTGCTTTCGGATCGGCTTCTGATTCTGGAAGTTCTTTTAGTTCTTCTTTCAGTGCTGCATGACGCTTGCGATATTTTTTGAGTTCAGCTTGATAGTCTTCAAACTTCTCAATCTTACGCAAGATACCTTCGAGATTTTTCAATTCCTTTTTCGGGTTATCAGAAACAACACCGAGCTTTTCAATCTCAGAAAGAATGTCGTAATAACGACGAGCATCTTTTCGTTCGGACGTAAGTTCTGCGAAACGTTCGTACAGTTCGTTTCGCTTCTCTTTCAGTTCGTCGCTTTTCTTCACAAACTTCTTCGCTTTCTTGCGCGTGTCGTCTGTTACTTTCAATGCTTCTTGTTTTCGCGCAGTCACATCATAGATATCTGCTACGCCTTTGCTTTCCTTCTCCGCATCTTTGGCAGCGTCCAGTTTCAATTTGACTGCGGCACGAATACGATCATAAACATCCAGACCAAACAACTCTGTCAGATATTTAAGACGTTCAGCAGGCTTCGCACGCTGGAAGGGATGAGGCACTTGCGTTTGAATATAGCAGTAACTATAAAACTCATCCGGAGAAAGAGGAAAGTGTTTTTTGATCCACGTCTTCGCAACGTCCTGACGATCAACTTTCTGGTCTTCGCCGTTCAGATAAACTTTATATTTGCTTGCCGTCTGTTCAACACGCACCAGACCACCGAGCGGAGATTGCCACTCAAGAGTTATCGAACTTCCTTTCTTGAGCATGTTTGTTTTGCTGCGCTTTGTAAGAGCAAGTGGATCTGCTTCGTACAATAAATTCGGCAGCGTACCGAACATCAAACTTTTACCGACGCCGTTTTTATTATCTCTTACGTTCGGGCTATCGTTGTTGATTCCTGAAACAGTTACGAAACCTTGTTTGTCCAGATTTTTGAGTTCCAGTTCCTGATACACAACAACGTTTTTTAACTCAATACTCTTTAGCGAGATACCGGGCATAGTTACATCCAGACGTGAGCAGGTTCGTACCAGAGATTATCATTCGGATAATCCTTCGCAAGTTTTTCCAATTCCTTTTCCGGATCGGCAAACACCTGACTTACGATTTCTTTTTCGTGTTCAGGTTCATGCGTGTAAGGATTGATATCAATCGCATGGCGGCAGATGTGAAAGCATGGGATTTGTCGTGTAAGTGAAAACATAATGAATACCAGAGTTAATTAAACCTATATCCATATTTTTACAGTTTTAAACGTGAAAAAGGGCAGCAAGTGCCACCCTTTTATTTCGGAAGTTCCGTGAAAAATTCATCGCCGTTATAATAGCCATCAAAAAGAAATGGCCCGGTTACTGCTTCGAGTTTAAGTTTCTCTTTTAAAAGTTTCATATAGCGTTCGCCATATGCACCTAAGTCAGCAGGCCATTTACGTGCCGTATCATCGACGTAACAGAGGAATGTATAATCCCAATTTTGTTGTGCGAGATTAGGCGCGTTGGAAAGCGAAACAAGAATTTGCATCATTCACCTTCATAGTTTATCGACGACGCTTTTTCCGCTTGATGGTGGATTTAGGCAATTTGATTTTCTTCATTGCCTCGCGTGCATCGGAGATTTGTTTACGCAAACTAGCTCGACGTTCTTCGATAGCTTTTTTGTTTGCATCGGTGACTTCCGTTTTCTCCAGTCGCTCAAGTTCATTGATCAAACGATCAACTACTCCAGCGCGTCCGACTTTTTGTTGCTGGATGCGTGCAATATCAGTAGCGCGACGGCGAACCTTTCCGCGCTCTGCCAATTCCTTTCTAGCGCCTTGCACATTACGCTGATTTTCAGTGGCGTCCTGTAGATTATCACGCGCCAACTTTTCACTGCGCTGCGCCTTCTTCACGTTGTCCTTAGCATTTTCCAAAACCACTTTCTGTTCTTCGAGAGGGCTTTTCATTTTGCTGAGACTAATGAGAACTTGCATAGTTACTCCAGAATATTTTCGGTGCGCGGTTTAAACGTTCCTTTATTTCCGATTGCCGATTTGATTTGCGTAGGCGAGAACACAACATAGAAAAAGTGCTCACCACGTTTAGCAATAATCCCATCACGTCCAGTTGCGGCTGCAAACACTTCCGGAAAGCGCCATGATTCTGGCTCACCTGCGTAGATATCCTGAAACAGATTATGGCCAGCAGTTATAACATCCATGCCAACAAAGTCTTCAAGATATTCTTTCTTCGCACTTGCCAGACCTTGATATTCAATATCATAGTTTTGTGCGAGAAACTCATTAAAATGAGGGCGCGTTAAACCGTTAGCAATTTTAGTTGCTTGCGTAAGAGTCATACGCGGAGGCTTTTCAAAAATGATAGGCTTAGTGATTTTCAAATAGACGGGCATAGTGCTGCCACTGCCTTTTGTGTAGTAGCGAGCGAATTCGGCAGAATCAGTGAAATAAAATCCAATACCGTATTCGTCGTTGCCTCCACCCAAACGCTTTTTATCGAAGGTGTCGAAATTTCCCGGCGTGCCATGATAGACAACGAGCGGATTACCTTGCGGATCTTTGACAACTGATTTTCCAAACCACTTGTCGAAGGCTGCTTGATCTTTTGAAGTGAAGGCCGAAATAGGCTTCGACAAACTTATTAGAAGTTCCATCGCTAAATCCTTAAAAGAGAAAAGCGGGAGCAATCCCGCTTTGGAATAAAGTTTCGGTAGCTCGTACCTACCGCCGAAGTTTTACTTCTTGGCGGTAAAGAAGAGATAAGGATCACCTCCTTACTGACCGTAGATCCTACGGCTTGGATACGACTTCATGCGATCAACGCCGGGAGTAACTGCCAGCGTTTGATAATAATCTTCCAACGCATCAACGTTAGGAAAGAACACCAGTTGATCTTTCATCTTACTCCAAACAAGATACGAAAGTTTTCGGTTATCACCTTCAATCGCCAGATAGAAATCACCTGCGCCGAAAGGCGTTTTAACAGGCATAGGCTTCATGAAGTTTACGAAATCGCTCGCTTGTTTGAGGACACGATCATTGTAGATACAGATTACCCCATCCTCGCCGGAAGGAACAAAATGCAACTCACCAGTGCGCGATTTAAGCATTCCAATTGGAGATTTTGACGTGTCAACATCTGCACCGAAAATCTTCTTACACATATGCTTGATTTCAAGCGGATTCAGGTGCTCAGAATAACGCGTCCACAATAAGTCTTCCGAGACTTTTGAAAGGGAAAAGACGATTTGCATTGCAGATTTCCTATAGTGGTCTGTGGTACAAAATTAGCGTCAAAATGAAAAATGGGCAGCACAAGGCCACCCATTAAAATTACTTCAACTTGATTGAAAGTTTCCCGGAATAGATATCCGACATTAAACCAGTGATCGTACTTTCAAACATCACCTCAACCGGAATACTGGAAGAGTTGATCGCCAATTCGATATCACACAACGCTTTCTGCAAATAGATGATTGCGATTGGTTCGATATTGAATTTTGCTTTCTTGCGGTTATCGTTGAACTTACGCAGTTCCGCAGTTTGGAACTTGTTAGTCTTCGCGATATCGCCGAGAATGTAATGCAAAAGCCAACGCGACTTATGAAGCAGGCCGCGAATATCGGCAGCGTTACGCACGGTACGAATGATTTCGATGAGATCCATTTTGAGATAACCAGTAATGAAATCTACCGCCATATCTCCTAAGTTGATTTCCGGATCGCTTGCCGCCATATCCAGAACCAAATCAGTATTGAATTCTTCACCGCCTTTAACCGCAGAATAAACGGTCTGGAATAAACCGATTGCACCGCGCAACTGACCGCCAGAATATTCAGCGATGGTGCGAATCGCAGCACGCGCTTCTTTGAGTTCCTTTTTGTCCTTCGGCAGAATCTTTTCTGCTTTGGCAATAAACTCAATGCGCTCTGCAATCACGTCCGGATCAATCGGATTGATTGGCAACTTAACGCAACGAGAAAGAATCGTGCTCTTAATCTTTTGCGGATCAGTTGAGATTAAAACCCAAATGGTATGCGGTGCTGGATTCTCAAGAGGAATAAGGAATTTACTTTCCGCTTGTGAAGTCATCAAGTGCGCTTCATCGAGAATGTATACGCGACGGCGATACATCGGGCTTAACGTGCTGCTTTCGATGATGCGTTGCGAGCCTTCAACTTTACCGCTATCGTTGCCCATATCGTAGGTAAGAATATCCGGATGGAAACCGCTATCAAACGCTTTGCACGATGGACATTCACCGCACGCGTTTAGCGTATCGCAGTTCACCGTTTTACCGATGATGTTACCGAACGTTGTTTTACCGGAACCCAAATGCCCGCTAATCAAAACAACACTGGGGAAAGTTTTAGTTTTCAACCAACCGCGATATTGTTTGTGGATGTGTTCTTGCCCGATGAAATCTTCGATGTTCTTCGGACGATATTTGTTTGCGAAGTTAATCGTGTTGAGATCGAGCAACTCACTTGTTTTCTTTTTCTTCTTTTTCTTTGTGTCTTTGTCTTCAATGATACGGCGCTTTGCTTTGGTCATTTCTGAATTCCAGTTTGAGGGATCGTATACAGGGAATTTACAGATTTGATCAAAAAAAAAGGAAGAACCGCCGTAGCCTTCGGTTCCTCCTTACAGGGTAATAATGAATCGCTCTTTTTAGTTATGGGTAAACTCCAAAGAAACCTTTTCGAGTCTCTTTGGAGTTTACCCGCCGGGCTGTCGGAACCCATTAGATAAACTCCCCCGCAGATTAAAGTGCGATAGCGGGATACGCACCGGGCGAGTCTTACTGTCAGTGACCTGCCCGTGTCATTCACAAGGCCAATGCACGCTCGCCGCTCCACAACGAACCTTCCTGCGAAAAGTTCTTGTAGCGTGAGTTTATAAATTAGAAAAAATTTCCAGTTTCTTATCCAAAGTCTGAATAAAGTTTTCGTCAAAATCAAACACACGGTCGAACGGAAGATTCTTGTTCCACGGCTGATCGAAAAGAATAATGTGTTCTGCATCTTCTTCGCTGTTCTGACAAGAGAAGTGTGGACGGTCATCGAAAAGAATAAAATCGTCGCCATCGAAAACTTCTTGCAGAAACTCAACCTTGTTTGGCGTAGTCATCGGATCAAGGAAGTAGTGATCGGAAAACAAATTCCATTCTTCTTCGGTGAAAAGTTTGCGAGTAAGAACCGCACCGAGTTTGTGATAACCACGATGAGAGCACGAATAAATATCGTGTCCTTCCGCAATCAGACGGCGCACTATCGGAATGAAGCCTTCACGGATTTCAACTTTATCCATGAAGTGCGCAGATTCCATCAGGCCGAGGAAACCGCTACCGCCGTTATCTTCTGTGCAATACTCATCAAGCGGAATATCGTCGCCGTGATTTTCTTTCAGATACTTGACGTAGAAAGGATGCGTGCGTAATGCAGTATCATCCCAATCAAAAACGATTTTCATTAATGAATCCTTGTAGGGAAAACAAACGGAATGCCAGAAATCATTCCGAGATTAAAATTGGCAGTCTTCGCATGGTGACGAATCGTATCCGAGTTTGTAACTTTGTGAATATCTTCACCGTTAGTAAACTTGAACGAGATTTTTACCGGAGAGTAAGTATCGGTTTCCGTGTTGTATAGATGAGGATCTAAAATCCAGATTCCATCACCATAATCAGCAAGGCAACCAACGAAAATCATTCCCTCCGCTTCGTACATTGCGAGAGGACTATCCAACGTAATAGGGAAGACTTGATTATCTTCCCCTTTCCGATTCAGTTCGTCAATCAACATCCCCGCGAAACTCCTTGACTGTAAGGCGAACCGCTTTGTTGAGAGTTTTACCCAAATCAATTCCTTGAGCGAATCGACTGAAACTATAGGCGAATAACGCACGCGCACTTTTCATCGCCGACTTATCAATGTCCGGACGCGCATCACTCACTTCAAGTTCCGCAGGCCAGAATTTTGCAATTGCTTCGCTATCGTTCTGCGCAAGCAATTCCAGTTCTTTTACGCTCATTACTCGCTGGCGTGCAATGCTACGCAAAATGATATCAGTGAATGGAAGAAGATCTTCCGACACTAAATTTTTCACGTCCTTTGCATCGCCTGCTTTCAGGAAGTCATCGAGAAAACCGATAAGCGTTTCTTGATCCAGTTTCTGAACGTTACGCAATTTGTTCAGCAAAAGAATCCATTTGATTTTGCGCTTGGTGGGAACCAAATGCTGATAAATACTTTCGCCCAATGCCAGCAACATATTGTTGGTAACGTCTTGCGAAAGACTATCTTTGTTCACGCAAATGTTGAATGAGTCGTGCCATTCTTCTTTTGCGAATTTGGTTTTGAAGTCATGTGTTTTACTGCCGCCGGAAACCTGATTGAAATTGATTTCTTTGCAGCGACGCAGCGCTTCACCAACTCCATACTTCTCAACGTAGGAAGGAAACTTTTTGCAGGCAATACGAATAGCCTTGCCTACTTGTTCTTCACGTCCGTAAAGATTTAAAGCAGGCATACCAGAAATTTGTTTCAATGCGACGTAAGGAGTAATGCCTACGCCGAAAACTTTTTGCCCCGGTTCCGGATCTTTGCCGAGAATCGCGAGTATGTCATACTTGGCGCTGAATTTAATTGTTGTTGGTTCCTCTGACGAAAGTGTATTCACCAGATAGCCAACAGTTTTTCCAGTCGCCAGAACAAGAACATTTTTGTTGCCGCTGCGAACAACAATATATTCACCTGCACGATGTTTCATAACTCAGTCCATTAGAATGCGCGAGTTTCCCCGCGCAGAATTTTAATCAGAGCCGCCACCGCCGCAATCGGAAGATCCAGAATCAGACGAAGGAGAGCACGTATCAGGAACGTGATGCGATTCAACTCGACCTTCATAGGTGGAGTGCGAAAGCATACCATCGTAAACAATTTGATTCGGAACATCAGAGCGAGGCGGTGCGCTGAAAGTTTTATGCGTACCGCGAGTGCGTCCAGTAGTCACGCCTGTTTTGAGGAAAGCAGTTCTACGATGTTTGAAATCTGATACAACCATTTCCAAACAACGAAGAGAATCAGGAGACGGAACAACGTTGCGCACTTTATTTAAAAACGCGCTGTCTTCTTTCGGCATCAGGTGAACTTTCATGTCCTGATACAGCGATTCTACTTTGTAGCTTACAACATTAAAGCGAGACTTGCGTTCATCGAAAGACTGAACTTGAAACACACGATCCAGATCTTCGAGAATCTCTTCGATAGTTACGCTCATAGTGCCTCACGTTGACAGGTTAATCAGATATTGATCATCAACACCGACGCGGAACATATCTTCCGAAAGTTTTTCGAAGCGGTTGTCTTGACCGCAAATCCATTCGGACTGATCGACGATAACGAAAGAATATTTCTTTTCGCTTTCACGAATGCGTTGACGAGCGCGACCGTAATCGGCTGGAGTTTCAACGCGAATAAAATCAATACGCGGTTCGATGGAGTCACCGTAAACGCGTTCTTCTTTTCCCAAACGGATAATGTTCGCGTCCGGGAATTTTTCTAACAGGTACTCTGCCAGAAATTGTGACAGCACACTTACGCCAGCGCGTTGCGGAACAGTAACAGCAATGCGGCAGTAGTCGCTGATAACGCGCCAGTCAGTGAAGCCTTTCGGCGCAGTGATTTGGCGAATTGATTTCGAGTAGTTCATACTCGTTTCGATCACATTCAAAATAGAACGTTGAACGGGATTTAACTGCTCAATGGTAAGATCAGACATTGAATGTCTCCTTAGTTTAGAAGCACAAAGCGAAGCTGCTGAATGTACGCCTCACCTAAAACGTCGCGGAACTTAATGAGTCTGTGTTGGAGAGATTCGATCCGTCCACCAAACTGATAAGCATCGTCAATAACGAAAAGGGTAGGCTTATCACCAGATTCAAAAACTTTGTGGTATAACTCACGCAGACGATTATGAGTGAAACAAAATTCACCATCAACCGCCTCGTGATCCATAGTTAAAAGAAAGGCATTGTATTTCGCTGCCAACTCTTTTGCGAACGTTGAGTGACCGGTTCCCTTTCCCACGCGTATAGAGATAGTGCGCTGATAATAAAGCCAGTCAGCATTAGGGAAGAAAGGATCATTAAGAATAACGAAAGACTTTTCGAAAGCATTAAATATATCCCAAAAAGTTTTGTTCATAAGCGCATAGCGCTCTTGCTGCAACGCTGCCAGACGTTCGTTGCTACTCATAATTATCTTTCCCGAAAAGTGAAGAGAAGAAAAAGCCTCCGAAGAGGCTTAATCCGTGCCGAAAGATTCTGCATACTTCTGTTCATAGAAATCTGCTTTGTCGTACTGAACCGTAACGCAGTAGCGCAACGGACTAATACGTTCGAAAGAAATTCCGTGAACTTTCAGATCGTGACGCTCGCCACCAACAATTTTTGTGATGGCGATTTCTTTGGCTTTACCGACAGTCAATGTGGAGTCAGAGAGTTTGAAACAGTCGCGAAGATAAAAACGTTCTTTCTCTCGCGAAAACTCCCCATCAGAGTTGAACTTCAATTTTTGCGTATAGCCATTTAACGCACTGACAATCAGACTGCGCGGAACATCTTCGAAGCCATGCTCTTTGCGAATCTTTGTAGCGAGTTTGCTACTGATTAGATCAATACGCTTCGGCGCTTTGTTGCCGAAAGACTTGAGATAGTCGCGACACGCGATTAAGGTTTCATGGGATGCGGCGCAATAACGTTCCAGTACAAGCGCTTGTTCCATGCTACACTCTACCTCAACGCAAAAATCGCCTTCCGCTACAGTAGCCGGATTGCGCGTTGGAGCTTTGCCTTGTTTCTTGCGTCTATCGATCATAGTGCGAACGTGAGCCGCCCACGCATACAAAAAAGTTGCAATGATCGGATCATCTTCTTTCACTTTGAAAAATTCAATGAATAGAGGAATACTCATTCCAATGAAAATTTCTTTTTCGATGAGTGCGTTTTTAAACTCTCGCAATTCTTCAAATTTCAGACCGCTATCATTGCGATACAACGATGCAACCTGCTGCGCAGATTCGAAAGAAATTGGTTCCTGCAATTTCTCAGCAACAAGTTTCTGCGCTTCGGCGATTGTGATATCAGGCCACGTCCGGAAACTATCGGTTACTGTGTTGCGGTGATACAACTCATACAGCGCAGCAAGTTCGTAGATCCTTAGCGGTGTTTCAATTTCGGACTTCTTCTTTGCTTTGGGTTTTGGTTTCGGCTTCAAGAGAACGCCGTTAATCTTTTTCGGAAGTTTAACTTTCGCCTCTTCCGGACGGCCTATCTCCAATAACTCACCTAAACCCGGCGGCAGTTTTTCCGTCCGTGCTTTTTTCTTCGGCACGATAGAATCTCCAACACTTCGGTTTACTGATCAATATTTACAGATTTTTGAAATACTGATACGAGTTTTCATCAAAAGGTTTTCGAACAAATTCGATATCCTCAGACAATACGCTCGCTTTACTAATCAATGCTCCGTCATGTTCAAAAGAAAAAACTTTAACGCCGTTCGATAGAATCATATCGAACAGAAATTTAGTTTCGATTCCTGTGATCATATGACTCAAAATCTGTTTCCGGATTTTATAGTCAAGACTATCAGTGCGCCAAGAAAATCTAACGCCTACTGCATTGGTGAGAACAGAATTTTCTTTGGCCTTACGAGCTTTAGAAATATATGCGTCACACAATGACTCAAGCGCCACTGTTAGAGATTCGTTTTCCTTATTCCAGACTTCACGAACCCGGTTCGTTTCCTTCACCATTAACTTGCGAGCAAGTTTGATTACAGGTTCAAGCATGGATAGATCGCGATACTTCTTCCCTAACTGTTTTGCTGCACGTTGAATACACTCTGTACGTTTTGACTTTGCGATAACGCGAAGAGGTTCGCTATGCCAGCAAGATTTTGCATTAAGCGCCTGCCCAATACTAAACACCGTTGCATAGAAGCAAACTTTTGTATCGTCTTTCGACAAACCAAAAGGTGCTCCAAAATCCGCAACACTTTGATGATCTTTTATCGAAGCGCATCGTATGTTGTTGCGCTCAAATTCAAGTTTCAAAATGTTTAGTTGACTGCTTCGCATATCGTGGTTGTAGCCTTTAATATGACAGCGCTCTTTGATGCTGCGCGGCATGTTTTGAAAACCGCCACCGCATTCATACAAGCGACCGCCGATAGGACTCACGCGATAGGTCGGCAGATAAGAAATTTTCATTTCATCCAGACTATGACAAGTGAAACGTCCGGATAAAATATTCATAGTGTTTGAAAACACAAGTCGATATCGAGATCGTGCTTGCAAACTTTGAAACCTACTTAACCGACTCAACTCTTCCGCAATTGGAAGTAGTGTTAGAGTTAGTGGTTCTTGATTTGCCAAAACATCCTTGTATAGCTTTCGAGTCAATCTGTCTCGATTGCGATCAAGTGAATCAAAATCATGAGAGGGCATTCCCAACGCTTCAACGGATTTCTTAGCTAAGATTTCCAGAAGCGTTTTTCCTACTGGAGTATTACGCAAAAAATTCGGACTACAGTATCTAACTTTTCCAAAAATTTCTTCTGGAGTTCGAGGATTGTAAGGATACATGCTATCAAAAACAGCCTGCTTAATCCTAAATCTTCTACACTCAGATCCTGCTGCGCCAAATTTATAACCTGACACATCCAGAACATTTTCCCTAAGCCATTCTAGTGCGCGTGAAAATGATGTTTTCGATTTTTCCGAGTATTTCGATTTTGCTCCATAGGCGCTAGAACTACCAAAAACCATTGGAAGTTTTTGCATTCCGAATCTGGCAGCAAATGGAATAGAGGGAAGTCGTCTAACATTTTTAAACTTGCTGTTATATAGCGTGCAATGAACGATGTGCCAAAAGAAAATAGAGATTTGTTCACGAAATTCCCACTCTCTATCGTCTGGCCCATCATAAGGGCACGCAAAGATAACGTTCTTTCGAACCCAATCGACTGTGAAATGTTCCTGATACGCCGGATTCTTAACAATAAAAGTATCCATAACATACCTAAACATGATTTACTGAAAAACCAATAGATCTTTACAGAATTTTTCCCGATCCCGATCCCCCGCCGCCCTTTTTCTTCTTTCAGAAAATTCCTAGCCAGATTTAAAACAAATCAAATACAACACATAGGCTTAAAGGATTAACTACGTGGGGCCCGGCTGGGCCTGGCATCCCGCTGGTTGGCATTGCGCTCCGCTGTAAGATCTAATGATACATATAGCTATACCATACCTAGCATAGTCCAATACAGTGAAGATCCATACCAATACGCAAAAGAATGCCAAGTCCTTGAAATCGAAACTCGTGTAAAATTTTTCAAGGATTCTGTAAGTCATTGATTTATGAGAGAAAAACATCGCTCAATAAAAAACGCGATTTTTCAGATTGAGTAGAATCGCGTTTTAACGGCTTAGAATGCAATTCTACTCACTTTCTGTTTTTCATGTTTAGGCGTTTCTGCAATTTCTTGCCGATCTGCGTCATAATGGCTGCTACGGCGTCTCCATCGTTCTTTCCGACCGCTTCTGCCAATCTGTCGCCCTGTTCTCGACTCAGTTCCGGCATAATCATTTTCAACATTTTACTGCGAGCATTTGCGCTTTTTGATCTTGAAACGCTAACACCGCCATTCAAATTGAATTTGCGATCAACACTTTGCTGTGTGATAGCTTGAAGATCCCGCGCAAGTCCAGCGAATAATCTCTGGATAGGAGAAATTTCGCCGCCTTCTGGAATTTTATACAGCGTGCGAAGTTCCTGATCTTCTTTTTCACACGCAACTGCACGCACGCTTGTTTCGCGCACATCAACGGCGTCTGCCTGTTTAACATGCGGAGTTTCGCGCAATACAATTGTTGAAGATCCTTCATTCGAATCATCTGCAATTGGTGCCTCGTTAGTTGTTTCTTTACGAGCTTCCCAACCGAGCGGAATATCTTGTGAAGGATCTGCGCTTCCGAAAATGATTTCAGTTTGCATGATTACCTCAGTTCATACCCTTTGTTAATATTGTACTGCAATTCCTTTCGCTGTACCGGACGTGTTGTGACAACCCATTCCCACGACTGATTTTTTGCCGTGCGTTTTTTCGGTGCCTCTGTTACTTTCAAAACATACCGCTTGAATGGAAGAACAAGAATATCTTCCGGCTCAATCATTCCACTTCGCGCCGGAAGAACTACAGTGATATTACCAACTGTGAGTTCTTGATCGTAGTTCAAAATGTTTTGTTCTTCGCTGATATTGCCGTTAATGTCATCCACGCCCAAATCAAAAATCAAAAGTGCATGAGTGAACGCGTCAATATTTTTTACGCGAACCGTTATATGCTGGCCTTTGTACTTGGACAACAAAGCCAGATTCAATTCTGTTTCCGTTCCGTTGATAACAGCAAAGAGTTTATTTCGCGGTTCCAGCACTCGATCATTTACGCGAATGCTATACTTCGCCGTTTTGAAATATTTGGGAATAAGCGTATCGAAATCCACATATCCCTTTTTTCTTTCCAGACGGAAAGTTGTCGGCGCAGTTGATTGATCTTTCGTGTACCCTGAAAGTTTTTGAACGTGGTGATGCGTCATTACGTTATAGATATATCCGGTCGCTTGAAAGCCCGGTTGAAAACCTTGACGATAACAAATGCCACAATTCACTACGTTGCCTGCATTCCAGCGATCATCCGTATCGCCTCCATCGCTCAACATATCCGCTGCATCAATAACAGCGTGCGCATTTCCAACATCAAACATATCGTCTAATGCAATCGCGCCTTTCCCTTTCCCGCCGAACATCGTGTTGCCCATCGGCTTGATATCAATTCCGTTTCCGCGTGCCTCTCCATCGCTTTCACCCATCACGCTTTTCAAACCGCCTTCGAGAAAATCGTCGGCATCATTTTCTACTTTGTTGCAACTGCACACCAAACCAAACTTAGCCTTTTTGAAAATGATCACTTTGGTGCTGTCTACCGACAACGCCTGCTCAACTTTCGATTGGACAACTTCAATGACACTATCCAATCTTTTTTGAACGCGCTCATGCTCATAAGTTTTATGTCGTTTGTATGTGTTTCGAGTTTTACCTCCGGTCAACCAACTCATAAAATTTCTCCGGTTAGTTTTACTCTAATAGCACGCTATAGACACACTCTATCTCCAACAAGGCAAAATTACTGATAATACTTTTATTCTACCTTTTGCGATACGAATGATTATTTATATAGACAAAATAAAAGGAGTTTCATATGCGCATTTTATCGGGCGATCCCGGTAAAGTGAACTTTGCGCTTACTGTTCTCGATGTGCAAGGCAAGAGACTTGATATCATGGGAACCAGAATGTTTGGTAGCCCGATTCAGAATCTTACTGGTGATCTTGGAAACGTGACGAAAAAGTTCATTGATGAGATCGCAAAAATTGATAAGCAATATGGCCCGTTCGACGCAATGTGTTTTGAACGGTTCCAGTCGCGAGGCTTGGGCGGTAATACCATTGAAGCAATCAGTATCATGATTGGAGTCATGGCGTTTTACTGCCACAAGAAAAAAATTCCCTTCTTTGCAATCACTGCATCGCAATGGAAAAATGCGTTTAACCGCCACGCCGATCTCAAAGGATTGTATAAGGAATTTAATCTTACTTCCAAAAAGAGTAAGAAAGCGATTCACGAATTCGATTCAATGTTGATTGGCATTTATACGTTCTACAAACTAAATGAACTCACACCCTTTGCCGGAATTCAGAAGATGATCTATCCAATAATTGATCGCTTCCTCAATTCCCCCAAACTATAAGCGAGAGAAAAAATGACCAACGTTCCAGAAATCCAGACTCAAACTGCCATCATTGCATTTCTTGAAGCAGTCTTTAAAGCGGAGATTAGTTATACTCCGCAAGGACATATTCCGACTAACGCTAAAGGTGAAGTTCTGAGGGAGTTTGAATTTAAATCCGACTGGATTACTTTCAATAAACTGCTTAAAGATCTGCACGAACAAATTGGCGCAAAAGTTTACCACAATACTGATCCGAATGGATGCCGTATTTGTATCCGTCCTTTCGACACGCAAAACTTAGGTGATAGGAATTACACTTCGTTTATTTTTGCAGTTGATCCTCTCGGATATGTACCGTCTGATTGTGACGCAACTCCGATTCGCAAACACCGTCTTCCAATTTTTTCGGAACACGAAATTTTTGAATCACTTGCGGAATTTCATGGCATCCATGTAAAACGCGGAGCGCTTGAAAAAGAATTGCTTGTTTCGGAATTCACTGTTCGCTGGTACGGCCTGACAGAATTTTTAACGCAATGCCGTTTGTTTTTGGATGGAACGTTGGTTGGAAAACAAGGCACGATCTATTTGATTGAGCATAACACTGTGCTTCATGATCAGCCTGCACGAAACGAAACTTGTTTCAAAATCGCACACGAACTTTCGTACTAATTCTCTTTCAACACTGTAAATAGTTAGAAATGAAATCTGTATGCAGGGTAAGAGAAAAATGGCGAAAGGTACAAGTGCGCAGGTAAAAATGCCTGCAAAGAAACGCAAAAAAGATCTGCAAATCCAAATCGATACGCGACCAATTAATTTGTGTCCTGAACTTGAAGAGTCTGCTACGCCATTCCGTTTTCGCGGTATGTGTCCAATGACTCGCTGCCAATATTGCACGACTGCAACTGAAACAGGTTGCCTTGCATTGGACAGAAAGGAAAGTTCGGATCGCCCAATCAGTAGCAAAGAGATTGCTTATTATAAGCGCGGTTTATTTCCGGAACTCGGCGAGTTTGATCAGAAGCAACTTGAAGCAACGGTTCGCAGATCAATCACGCGTGTTCGTCTCACGATTTGTTTGAGCACCTACATTAACGCTTTGGATATTTCCTGCAAAGAAAGAGATTTCTCTTACAACGTTGGGACTGTTCCATCTGTTGATTTCGTCCATGCTTTCTTGGAACAAACATTTCCTGAGTATCAGATCTGGATGCTCCAACACATGAGCGACGAACAGCGTTTCGCGGAGTTAAGTTCTTCGCTGGCACAAACAGAGTATTCGCTTGGCGCTGCGTTGGGCTTAACGCCGAAGAAATTTAAAATTTTCTGTTTCGCCTTAAACTCTCTTCTGGAGAAAAATAAATGAGTACACTGACACTCGAACAGTTTGAACAGTTGCTTGAAACCAACGTTCTTACTGATCCGCCGATGTATGTGCGTAACACGTCTTTTCCAAAAGGGCAGGTTTCGTTTAACGTACTCGGAAGTGATTTCCGTATGCGTAACGTGATTATTCCGGTAAGCGGAAGCGCAATCGATCTTACGCAATACGCGCCGCTGAAAAATCTTCTGGCAAGTGCTGAACTGCGTGAAGTTTTCGCGTCGCGTCATTTAGTTCTGGTTAATCAGGACGACATGCCTGAACCGAACAATCAAAAATTCCCGGACTACACCAACGTAACAACTCCGGTTACGGAAGGTGATGCAAACATTGATGGCCTTGCTCCGGCAGGTACTCAGGTGCAAGCGGTTCATTCCGGAAACATCGCGGCAGTGTTTGCCGAAAGCAATAACACTTTCGAACTGCCTGTACCTAATATGGTTGCTGGCGATCAGATCGAAGTTTCTTTCATCAAAGATAAATTCGAAACGAAGAAAGTTTCTGTTGTCGTTGCAGAAAAACCTGCGCAGCCTTATCCGCAACCGACTGTTAATGACTACACGAATTTCGATTCTGAAATTTCAGGAACCACAATTCAGGGCGCAACTGTTGTTCTGAAAAATGATGGCGCGGTTGTTGATACTCAAACTGTCGGTTCCGATGGAACATTTTCTCTGACTGTTCCGTATCCGCACGGTGTTCTGGAAGTGTCTTTCAGTGCTGATGGTTACACGCCTACTACTGTAACTCCAGCTCCGAAAGATCGCGAAGTGAATGTGACGGTGAACACTCCGAAATATTTGGATGAAGAGATCACCCTGAACATTAATCCTGCGCAGCCTGTTCCTGTTCACGTTGAAATTGAAATCGACGGACAGGCGCTGATCACTGACACCATTCCGGAAAACGTTCAATCGTTTGATGTGATTTGTGGCCCGATTAAAGGTGATGTTAAAGTTACCGTTAAATCTACTGGCTACAAAGAAACTTCTTTCACACGCACGCCGACTAAAAATGCTTTCGGTGATGTGACAGTGAATGCTGTTCACGCAGAAGAGAGTGTAGTGGCTGGTAGTGTTGTGATGCGCAGCGCCGATGATGTGAAAGTCGAACTCGTAACGCTGGAGAAAACTTACAACGCTAACGTGAATGCTGATGGTACTTTCAGCATTAATACAGATGCGTTGAATGCTGGCGATGCTTCTGTTCACTTCACCAGTAACTACTTCGATCCGAAAACTCAGGACTTCGATATTCTGGCGAAAGAAATTTCTACAGCAACTGTCGATGAAGTTTACGCAGGCGATACGGTTATCACTGGTACAACTCTCGCAGGCGTTAAAGTTGTTTCCGGCACACACCAGACAACTGCTGGTACTGATGGCAAATTCAGTCTGACTGTTGATGCTCTGGAAGCCGGTAATTCCACTCTGGAATTCAGCAAAACGAATTACACAACAAAAACTGTTCCGTTTACGATTATGCCTCTGCGTATGCAGGCTACTCCAACGGCGCAAACAGTTTACGTTGGTGAAACCGATATTAACGGTACTGCTGAACCAGATTCGCAGATCTTTATCGACGGCAACAAAGTCGGTGATGTTGAACCGGATGGAAACTTTACTCTGTCTGGCCCTGCGATGAGCGCGGCTGAAACTCTGACGTTTAAGAAACTGCATTATCGCGATGAAACTCTTGTAGTTACTCCGCAAGCACTTTCTAACTTCACGAAACCTGCGCTGACAGTTACCGAAGGTGACACAACAATTTCTGGAACAACCACTGCTGGAACTCTGGTTACTTCCACAAGCGCAACTGATTCTGTAACTGCTAATGGTTCCGGCGCATTTACTCTGACGCTGAAATCTGCTGCTGTTGCGAATGATACAATCGAAATCGGTCTGGCAAAACGTGGTTATGCTAACGCAAGTTTCGACTATACTGTTGCGGCAAATCCGGCTCCTTAATCCAATCTAATATTTTTCAGATCTCACTCTGAATATACTAATGTTAGCTTGTGTTTAAAAACCCTCGGCACACGGACGTGCCCCACTGAAAAAATCCTTTGCCTATATTGGAGTAACCCAAATGAAAATCCGTCCCATCACTTTGACGCAGTTTAATCAGGAATACGGAAAAGATCCCGTTGCATCCCTGTATGTGTTGAACCGTTCTAATCCTAATGGTCAGATCGCTTTCAACTGCATTAACGAACTCAACGTCACTATTCCGGTACTGGTCCCCTCGACATTTATTCCTGTGGATCTTACTACGATGGCACCGCTGGAAAACCTGCTGAAAAGTTCGGTCTTCCGTCAGATCCTCGCAAAAGGCCAACTGGTTATTGTTCGCAAAGAAGAAGCTGAACAGTATCTCGATTCGCCGCGTGCAAAATCTGAATACCAACGTATCAACAAAATCGTTGGTACTGTTGTTGAAAATGATCACTCCGAAGAGATCGAACTGGACACCGGAAACGGCGGCGTGGAAACTCGTTCTAAAAAGAACAAGAAAAAAGCTCCGGGTTCCTCGAAATCTTCTGCTCATGAAGATTTCATTAGCGCTATGATCGACCGCGCCAACGACAACGAAGAGACTGATGATGTTTTGCAGCGTGAATTCCTGACGCACCAAAACAACCTGACTCTGGCTGATCTGGAACGTATGCGCAAAGAAGTTAAGCGTGCTGCTCTGGTAGATTTGATTCTCGATGAACTCGAAGAACGTCGTGGTGAAGAGGAAGATGATGAGGAAGAAGAAGAGTAATCTCTTCTGAAATGATAAAGGGGGCTTTCGCCCCCTTATTTTTTGCCTTTAACTTTTTTAATCTCGCGTTTCCATCCCAACTTCTTAGCCGGAATAAAACATTTATCTCCGTGCGTCTCTTTCAGAAATCCTTTCACCTCTTTGATGATACTCAACGGCGCATTATCCGGATCGAGTTTAATCAACTTTCCTTTCTCGTCTTTCTCTCGCGGCAATTTAAAATGCTTGATGCGGATTAAAGATGACTTGCCAAACTCTGCTGCAATTTTATCGCGCAACAACTTACCGCCGCCGTCATTATCCGTCATTGTGTATACGGTACTGACTCCCATCATTTCAACGATGCGTCGTTTCTCTTTGCCAAACTGTTCTGCACCTAAAACAGCTAACGCAGGAATTCCGTAACTCAATAACGCAAGCGCGTCGCGTGGCCCTTCAACCAACACAACATACTTCAATTTATATTTCTTCAACATATCACGCACAAGTTGAATCGGGAATAAACCTTTTGATTTAGCCCAATCGCCTTGCGAGTTAACATAGCTTGTTCCGTTGATTTGTTTCGTTAGATACGCAGCAACACCGCCGATGTATTTCGTTCCGACCTTACATGGAAAGAAACAAACGTTTGTTCCTGTTCGTTGTGCATTCAACAACCCACCTGCTGCACGTACAAGCGATCCCGGATACGTGCGCCACTCAACATCTTCGGGCCATTCCATGTAACTATCACGACGCAGCGCTTTCATTAGCATTGCTACCGTTGAATATGTGCCGACCTTGTTCGCCATTTTATCGTAAGTCTGACGCAACGCACTGAGAGAGTTTTCTCCTGCGTCTTTCATGCGCCATTCTTTTATTTCCTGCAATCCTGCCTTGCGTGCAAGATCATTCCACGAACCTTTTTCACCGCAACCGAAGCAATGAAAAAATCCCAAAGGAATTTCCATGCCAACGGAAGTATAGATTCCGCAGCTTGGAGATTTATCGTCGTGGAATGGGCAACATACAATGATAGATTCTGCCGCAAACTTTTTATCTCCGGGAAGTTTTGCGATTTCTTCCATTACTGTTTGATGCACGTCACTCATACAATAACCCCTGTTTGAAATACTAATTTTCACTATCGAATAACCTGAATTTACAGATTACGCTTATGAACACAACGAACTATGCTTCCAATATTGTGCATCGAATTTATCCGGCTTTTTGGGTTCGATTCTGTAAATTGCTGGATATAGACGTGCGCGATTATGCTGTCTTCAAAGACGGATCACTTATCGGCCTGTCCATCCCAATTCCGGAAGAGAAAACAAAAGAATTCCATGCGGAATTTGAAGAGAAGTTTTTCAATCTGGAACGCATTAGCATTGAAACAGAACCAGTGCGTCACTATGTTGTTAAACAAGGATCATTCTTTTTCGATGTTTATTTCTTCGAGAAGAACATTTCAATTGAGGTGAACAGTGCGACAAATCCGAAACTTGTATGACACTCGCCAGCTTTCGCGTGTCGGGCGATTAATTGACATGGCGCTTGATGTTACTGTTCCGGAAAAACGCTACCCAAAGAAGCGCGTTAGTCCTAGTATGTTTCCAATTTGCAGCATTCAGGAATATGCTGCACGACTCTACGAAAAGCATAACAAACATCTTTCCGGTGAGTCTGGAACCATGCTAAATATTTTTGCCAAAGCGGGAACAGGAATGCACGAAAGCATTCAGAACGCATTAGGCAATACCGGGCAAATGGTTGGTCACTGGAAATGCAGTAACCCCGATTGCGAAGAACATCCGAAAACAAAAAGTGTTTACGAAAACGGCAAGCGTATTAAAAAAGGAAAACATACGCGCACGCACTCATGCGACAATATTTGTCCGAAGTGCAAAAAACCAATGGCGTATAGTGAGCTAAAAGTTCTCTACAAAAGTTTGAAAGGATATGTAGATGGACTGATCGACAACCTTGATGGAACTTACAGTCTCATTGACTTGAAGAGTACCACTGTCACGAAAGCGGCAGACGGAACTTTCTTTGTTAAGTATCATCGTTATCAGATCGCAACTTACGCATACATTCTGAAAAAACGTTACGGCTACAACATCGTTGATTATACGCTGGTGTACGTTCCTCGCGACAACCCGAAAAAATTCGTTGAGAAGAGTTTTGTATTCGACGAAGCTGAATCTAAAATCGCATACAAGTTTATGATGAAACAGATTCGCGCATGGGATGCCGTGATGAAATCCGTTCGTAAAAAAGATCCTTCATACGCAATCGAAAAGAAACCGTGCAAATCTCCTGAATACTATTGGGAAGAGTTTCATAAATATGATACTTGCCCATTTGTGGATCACTGTTTCATTACGTCTCGCATGGTTGCGTTTCTGGAGGAAATGGAAAAACGAATTATGGCAAACCCTTCTCTGTCTTTCGCCGAAGTGGTGAAAACAAATCCATCTGCTGTTAAGAAAATGGAAGGTGGCCTTTTGCCTAAGAAGCAAAAGAAAACAGAGAAGCGTATCGTAAAACAATTTGAACTTTGAGGTAACTATGCACGTACTTATTTCGTTGGGTGCTACCACTCAAGACAAAGGGCGCACTGCTCTGGACTCCCCTGAGTCAACCACAACCCACGCGGATCTTTCTGAATATTCTTCTCTGGAAAAACGTTTACGCCAGCACGAAGAAGAAAAACAGAAAACCAAAGTGGCAGAAAAAGCCGCACCTAAGAAAACTGTAAAAAGTAAGAAAGGTGACGGCGAAGAATCTAAAGAAGATGATTCTGAGGGCTTCGGCGATGATACAAATGATTTTGGATCTGACGGTGGAGACGAAAGCGATGATTCAGGTGGAGGCAAAGGAAAGTCGAAAGATTCAGAGGATGAGGAATCCGGAGATTCGGATGACGAGTCTGGAGATTCTGACGAAGACTTTGCAGACGACGAAGAGTGATCTTAATCCGTTTCATACTGGAATGGGTGACTACGAAAGTTTAAGAGCGTGTTTGATTGCGATTGATACGATCATGAAAAGCTCGCAGGTTTACCCGCGCATTGATTACGGCATGGTACGCAAGAATAACTTTCTTGTTATCAATCGCCTTTGGATGCAAGGTAAGCCTGACGCGCAGCATCGCTTGCGTGCGGAGATTGGCGCAGAAATAAATTGCGCTTGGTTACTTCGCGCCATTGAAGCCGTGGCAATCGAACACGATCTCATTCCTATTATTGTGGATAGCGGAAGCAACTACGAATTAATTTCCCGCGCCACAAAAAGAAACTTAATGCAGGGTGTTGGCATATTCGATTACGTCCGTGTGCGGCATCCTGATTCTTTTGATGCGCTGAAATTTCTTTCTGATAAACCTCAAATGAAAATCATTGCGCCGAAGGAGATTATCTTCGAATGGCTAAATATAAATCATCAATTGCAAAGGCAGCCAAAAAGAGTCCTGCTGCTAAACAGGCCGAACAGCGCCAGAAAGCATTGAAGCAAATTCGCAACGGCAACTACAGCAAAGGAGTGAAAACTCTTAGCGCTGCAAAAGATAAATCTCGCCGTATGACGAGTGGAGAAAAACGAATTGCTACGGCAACTCCTTTCACTCCAAAAATTGTTCCGCAACCTCCGCGCACTGCGAAGATGGACAAAGGTGTAAACCTAACAACGTTACTTCGAAACACTCCGCGCTTGATGCGTGAGAATGCCGAAGAATGTTTAGTTCGCGGTTACAAGAAAACTAAAACCGGGAAAGCACTTCCTGTAGTAATGGCTAAAGTGCGTCACAAAGATCCTTTGCGTCCTTCAAAAGAAGTTCGTGATTACGAAGTTATGTTTGTGGGTCTGGACGATCCTAATAAACCGATTTCAAAACAAAAGCGCGTCATGGTTAGCTGTCCTTGTGCGAACTACGTTTTCATGTGGGAGTATGCTAACGCTGAACACGGCGCTGGTCGAATTATTTACGGTAACGGTGAACCACCCGATTACACAAACCCGGCTCACATTCCGGCTCTGTGTAAGCACGCTGCGGCGCTGGCTACTCGTATTAAAAACAACGGTGATTAAAAATGCGTTTTGCTGTCTCTCCGGCATTTGATTTGAACAGGGAAGAAGAGAAGCAACTTAAAGAAGTTGTGAATGAAGTTTTCCTAAATAAACCGCGTGGGCGCAGTCGTGGTCAAACACGCAGTCGCGCAACCAAACGGCAAAAAGCAATTACCACTTTGTTCTAACAGGTGAAGCTATGTCCGAAACTCAGGTGCATTCCGCTGTCAGACTTCTCGAAATTTGGCAGGTGCTGGAACATAAAAATAAATGTTTCCATTCAGATATTCGCGTTGACGAAGAAGCAATTCAATTGTTGTCTCCGTTCTTTGATAAGATCGGTCAGTACAAAGGAATGTATCTTTCCGGTTTCAACTTACACGTAACGTCTTCTGATAAGACAGACGTTGCATTCACTATTAGTTCAATGCCGCGTACTATCACACATACGCTAAGGGAAAATTTAGCATGACTTGCTCTCACATTCCGATCCCGCTCTCTGTTTCTCCTTTGGATTCATTTATGCGTAAGCACATCATCGAACGCATTCATCAACATCTTGAGGAAATCAAAGAATACGATTCGATCCGGGATTGTGGTTTCTCGCCGGAACCTGTCAAGTTCGCGGAGAATGTTTTGATTGATGATGACTTTCTTTCTCTGCTTCCGTCTGATGCAATCAAACAGTTGACAGCCGAACAGATCGAAAACATTCGCGGTCGCATCGCGAAACGAATTGTTGTTTCCAGCAATGGAAAAGAATTCGAGATCTCTATGGAGTTCTAAATGGCATGTGCAACGTGCGGGAATCGGCGGCGCAGATTAACGATGGGTAAAACTGTCGCGTTGCCTGATCCGACTCCCATTTCAAATACAATGAGCGCTGCCCGACTTACACCTCACGGTTGGGTGCGCACTTGTACAAAATGCGGAAAAGTTTCTGAACCTTCCGCTTTCGCTGATACGGTTGTTCAACCGTGTGAGTGCGAAAACAATCCGGAATAAATATGGACACTAATAAACTACACTCTCTCGGCATGTATGACTTTGTGAAAAATCACGCAAGTAAATATGGCCGATGGTGCAACTTTATAGACCGTTCTTCTGTCGTGATGCCATTCGAATTGTTGCGTGACCGAAAGGTTATTCATTACAAGTGGCGGCAAAATGTTCCTGAAATTTTCATTCATCCTGTTGTGGATATTATTTTTAGTGCATTACCAGAACAGAACATTGAGAACTTCGGGAAAGAAGCCTCCGCTCTTTTCGAATGGCTTCGCCTCAATATCAAAGATCATGGTTTTCATTTCCGCTCTTTCGTCTTTAATAACGAAGAAGGCGAGCGTGTCGGTATTGTTTATCGTATCTTTGCGAACGAGGATTTTCCGTGCTACATCCATCCCGAATACATCACACACGCAGAAGGCCGCGCACCGTGTCCGGCTTGTTATACTGCGGTGACTTTCGGAGAATTTCATCCACTGGAAATCAAACCTGTTGATTCCCGTCTCATGGAGAAAACAAAGTGACTCCCGGCTACTGGAAAGTTGTTCCTAACGAACGTTCCACAACAATCATTCAGGCAATTTGTAGTGCAATAGTTTCTCCGGAAGATCTGGATGACCTGCACGTAACTCTCGCCTACGATAAAAACAATCCGGATAACGATATTCCGTTGAGCAATGCGGAATTCAAAGCAACTATTTCCGGTGTTGAATTGTTTGGCGCGAATAACGATATTCTGGTTCTTACTTTGGAGTCAGAAGATCTACAGCTTGAGCACGCACGCATTCACGAAAACCCAAACGTGAAATTCGATTTCATTCCGTATCGACCGCATATCACTATCGCGAAAAATTCTACGGAAGCGGAACTCGAATGCCTGCATAATATCATTATGTCTCCGAACATTCCGGCACTGTCGATTGTGCTCGGCGACGAATCGCGAGAAGACATTGATGAAAGTAGAGATTGATCTCGGCAAAGATGCCGAACTAACTCCAAATGCGCAGCGTGCCGAAGACCGCGCTAAAGAACGTCGCCGTCTTAAAGAGTATGGCGATACTCCGGAAGATGAGATCGAACAGAAGGAAAAGGAAAAGGAAGATCAGGCGGAAGAAAAACGCAAAACTGATAATCCACCGCCTCCTGAAAATCTCGGTCAATATAAACCGGAAACTTACGAAAGTCTGGATCAACAACTTTCCCATATGGACAGACAAACTTCAAAAAATCTGTAAATAATGGGTAGGTTCATTTTTCTTTGGGTGCGATAATGTCGGACAAGTCCAATCTTACGGGCGGTCAGACTGAGGAAGTTTTAGATACTCTGCTTTATGATTCATTACGCGAGATTGTAGAAAATACAGACTTGTTTGATGTTCAGCTTGTCTATCTCCTTAGCTTGATCACTTCGAATAAAAAACGTAAGCCGTACAATGCTGAAACTCGCGAGCGTGCTATTAGTCTTGTGATTAAAACTCTGACTACTCCACGCGAAATGCGAATGCAGTATCTGGTTGAGGTGAAGATGGAGCGCAACTTCATCTACATCTTTTTGGAAAATGTTCTGAACAAGTATTATCGCACCTACGTTGATTTGTATCGCATGTTCATTTCAACAACGGATAGCGATAAGCGTCAGATATATGCAAAACGTTTGGATGTGATTGTTCGAGCTACTGGCGCAAGTTCGCGTTCAAAACTTTTTGTAGCGCTTGTTCGTTTGAATGATATGTTGCCTTTGTTTAAAGACTACTTTCATTCTGTCGTTGCTGATTTTTATCGCCTGTGTCAAAAGCACGCGAAGTTTTATATCGACACGAACAAAGGGAAACAGTTTGATAGCAAGGATGTGAATCAAAATTTCCTGCGAAATGTGTTAATAGCAATAAACAAATACGATAGCGCGAAAGGTGCAATCGTAAGTTATGTTAAGTGGTGGATTCTCAACGCTCAAACGTGTAGTAGCAGCGATCACGAATATGGTATCGCCTACACAATTCCGCAAACGCAGAAGAAACGTTTGGCTACGAAAGAAGACACTACTTCCGTGAATTTTTCTGTCAGTCTTGATACTCCGACGAATGAAACTTCTGATGAGGGGATGGACGCATCCCTTCACAATAAAATGGGCAGCGAAAACCTTGAAGATTCAGTTAACGGAACAAGACAGGCAGAGAAACTTGGCCTGTTGGTGAAACGTGTTGATCCATTCGGAATCGCTCGCCTGACTATGGATATTCGGGAAGCATTCGAAAAGGAAGAATTGGATTTCATGCAAGCCTACATGCGCCGACAAGACTTGTCGTAAAACTAACACGAATCTGTAAACGTTAAGTATACCGATTCAACTCAATATTGAGGATTAAACATGGCCCGTGGTTTTGATGCCGTTTCAGATAACTCCAGTCGCGATAACCTGCGTGAAAGCGATCTGTGGGAAATCTACCCGCTCGCAAAGAAAGCGGCTGGACAGTGGACAACACTTCGCATTTTATCGCTCGACTTCTTACCTATTAAGAAGCATTGGGTTCGTATTATGGCTGGCAAAGAAAAATCTAAGCTGGTTAAGATCCCGGTGATGTGCGTTAACTTCGATCCGGATAGCAAAGATCCTTTGCGCGGTATGAAGTGTCCGTGGTGTGCTCTGGAACATGGTGACGATAAATCTGGCGCACCTGCGCAGTATGATTTCAAATGGTATGTTCAGGCGATTTCTCGCGACGAGCAAGAATCTAAGCCGCGCAAACTTCCGAAACATACTTCTCAGGAAAAGAAAACCGGGAAGAAAGATAAGGATTCCGATTCGTGGACTCCTGTTGTGGTTGTTCCGATTACTAACAGTCTCGCGAACAAAATCAAACAACTCGGTGAGCGTAACTTCCATAAAGTGAAGGACAAAAAATCCGGGAAGAAAGTTGAAAAAGCATTCCCGATCAACGATCCGAAATACGGTTGCGACGTTGAGATCAAATACGATGCGAAAGCAGCGGCAGCGAACAAGTACACCGTTGAGCGCGGCAAACATCGTCCGATCACCGAAGAAGAATCGGAATACCTGACGTGGGATTTCGATAAGTGGGAAGAAATTTATGACGCTCTCGGTCGTCTGGACGAGAAAGCGGCGCTGACTGAATTCAAGCGCATGGATATTATCGGCGGTTCCGAAGTCGTTGATGGCGACGAAGATGATGACGATGATGACGATTCAATGTCGCTCGGTAAGAAAAAGAAAGGTAAGAAATCGAACGACAAGAAACGCCGCAAACTCAGCGACGATGATGACGACGATGACGACGATGACGATGACGATGACGATGACGATGATGAAGATGATCGTAAGTCGAAGAAATCCAAAAAGTCCAAATCGCGTAAGCTGTTAGACGACGATGAAGACGATGATGACGAAGACGAAAAACCGAAGAAAAAGAAAAAGTCTTCGGTTAAGAAATCTTCCGATAAGAAGTCTTCGAAAAAGAAAAAGTCTTCTGACGATGACGACGAGGATTCCGGGAAGTCTAAGAAGAAAAAGAAAAAATCTTCCGATGACAAAAAATCCAAAAAGAAAAAGAAGTAAGTAGGTGATCTCATAGGGCGGCATTAGTCGTCCTTTCTTTTCAGGAATCCAGTAATGGCTAAAACCAAAACGAAAGAGAAGGTTGCGAAGAAATCAAAAGCCGTTGAAGGTGGAGATCTCGTTGTAGCCAAAGCGAAGAAATCAGTTGTTGAAGCGCTTGAACCAAAAGTGTTTGGCATTGATATGAACGCTTATCTTGACGGCGTTATTGATGCTGTTGAGAAGAAAACTAAAATCAGTTCGCAAAACATGATGCGTTATGCGGAGCGTATCAGTACCGGAATTCTGGCACTGGATATGTATCTGGATGGCGGTATTGTTCCGGGCGGCTGGTATACGTTTGCAGGCGGTGAGCAAAGTTGTAAATCAACTCTGGCGATGTGTATCGCGGCAGCACTGATCAAACAAAACTTCCGTGGCACTACAAGTTACTTTGACTACGAAGGTTCGGCAGATGAGCAATACGCTGCGAACCAGTTGAAGACTCTTGGCGTTAAAATTGATCCGAAAGAAATCTTCGGCGTCAAAGATTCCGAAACTGATGAATGGTTGGTTCGTCCTCGTATTCGTTACTATGCGCCGGATAACGGAGAGAAGTTCTTCGATTATATGTCGAGTATTCGCCGTCGCCTTCCGGATAAAGTTGTAGAAAAAGATGGTCGCGCATTCTTTATTTTCGAAAACACGAAAGAGAATAAAAAGTTTGTCGGCAATCACTACGATAAGAAATGGTTTAGCAGCCATAACCAATTCAAAGTTCCTGCACCTGATGCGCACATGCAAAGCCTCACTCTCGTTGACTCTTATCCTGCGATGATGCCGGATCAAGTGGATGATGATGAAGGTAGTAAAGCAATGGCGTTGCAGGCGCGTATGTTCTCGGACGGTATCAAACGTTTCCGTGGTGGTATGCGTCGTAAGATGATGACGATCATTGGTATTAACCAGTTGCGTCAAAAACCTGCGACAATGTTTGGTTCTCCGGAATATGAACCGTGCGGCGATGCACTGAAATTTTATTCTGACGTTCGTTTGCGTATGGCGAGCCGTGCTGTTCCTCAAGGTTGGCCTCAGCTTAAAGATGCGCCGGGTATCGTTGGTGAAGACAGCGTAACTGTTGAAGGCGGCATTGACCGTTATCGCTTTATCGCAATTCGCACAACGAAAAATAAAATGGGCGGCATTCCAAACCAAACAACGTGGGTTCGTTTGTGGGAATCCGATGGTAACGGTGAAGCGCGTGGTTTCGATCCGGTTTTCGATACATGGCATTACATGAAAACTATCGGACTGATCAGCGGTACGCGTAACCGTATCAAGTTTGTTGATCCATGTCCTCTCGCAAGTAAGGTTGCAATCGACTGGCAGGAATTCCGTACTCTGATCAATGGCAACAAAGAACAGATTACGAAACTCTGCAAGAAGATGGGTGTTAAGCCTAACTCTCTGCGTGCGTGGTGTTTCAAATTCATCAAGACACCGAAAGGGAAAGATTTACTGCGTAAGAGCATTATCTCAAAAGGTAAATCTTCTTCTGACGATGACGGTGATGATGATTAATTCTTTGGCGGGGAAACCCGCCTTAGTTTCAGGAGAAAGTAATGTCTGATTTTCTTCCATCCGATATTCGTCCCGGAACGCTGTTTGATAATCCGGTTGAATATGTTCCGGAACTTTCACTTGCTCTTTTCAATCGCCTGTTGGTTGAACTCAAAAAGAATTCGGTATCCAGTAATCGCTTTGCGTTTATGGTTGGCGATGCACTGCGCGAAAGTTTTGATGACTGTCGCCGTGGCGCGAGTGATATGTTGCTGTCGATGTATTTCGATCCGTACATGAAAGAACTTCCAAAAGAATATTTGGGGGTTATTCTCGGTACTCCTATCTTCGCGAACTCTGATTTAAATCCCTATGCGCTTATTGCCGTAAGTTTCGCAGAATCTCGCGATGGCAAATATGATGCGCAATATCAGACTGGTATTGATCTCACGCCAAATCTGTAAATAGGTATTGAAGAATTGCTGTGTGTAGTCTTGCTCTCATAAAGAGCATTTTCGGGGCGCTTCGGTGCCCCATTTTTTTAACTCTCGATAGCCCAATGCGGGCAGGAGAAAATCAAATGTCAAACTTCATTGAAGTGACCGTTATCCGCGATACTCAGGTATTAGATGGAATCATTCATGGCGCATACCGCCGCAATCGTGACGCAATGAAATCCGTTAAGGAAGCGTCAAAATTTAATAACACGCAAGAAGTCGAATCTCTCAAGATGATGGTAAATCAAAACTTCTTCGCGTATGTCGATGTTACGAAAAAAGCTGCGGAGTCTGCAATCTTCTCTGCGCTCAAACGTGATGACTCAGGTTTCATTACTACCGGAATTCATGTTTGTCAAAATGATTTTCGTGGAAGGTCAGCGCAAAGTCCTTCCATTATTTTCTCTGATAATCTCGAAGTGATTTCAGATCAGGATTTATCGTCGGCACTGCGCTCGATGCTTATAACGCTTTTTCGAAGTGGCGCAACCTTCAAAAAGGCTTTCCGTTTTTATTGTTCCGGAAACTTCTCAGAGAAATTCTGTCGCTGTTTAGCCGAAGCATACTACAATTTTAAAATCGACGGTGTGGGTCATATCCATCCGTACACCGGAACGAAGTCGATGCCTATTCCGGCGCAAGATCTTCACTCGCTGTTCATTGAGAATCGTACACCAAATAAAGAACTGGATAGTGCGAAATGTATTGTTGTTGGCGAAGACCACGCAATTTATTATTCAGACCAGTTGATTGATCGTCTGATTCGCTACTGCACTTCTCGCGATATTCCTTTGTACATTCCGGAACAGCGCTATCGTCAATTCGTGATTGGAACTCAAATTCATTTTGGAGTAATCGCGTGAAAATAAATTTTGTGAACGACACAAACCCTAAAGCGTATCGTGTCGGTCTGTCTGTGTTTAGCGATTCTCCGGAAATGGAAAAACGCATTACGGACAATTTTAACAAGCAGCCAGAAAAGTTGCATTATTCTCGTCTTACTCAAATCGTTCGTGATCGCCTGTGTGAGTTTGGCATCAATATTCCTTTTGAGTGCGGCGCTGTTTTAAATCCTGTTTATGTGATTGCGTTTCGTAGCAGCTTTCTTGCCGTGCCTCTTCGCTTAGTTCAATTTATTGCGGAAGCGCATAGAGAAGTCTACGATCAGGCAGAGGCTTTTGCTGGTTGTCCTCGGCAAGAACTTGCGGCCTCTGTTACTGCAACGCTTCAAGTTCGCGCCATAGAGCTTGGATATTTGAATCTCGATTTCCGCATTAGCGATTCTATGGATCTGAATATTCTGGCTGGATCGTATTCGGTGCATGTTGATTTTTCTAATCAGGTTTTGGAAATCACGCACGAAAAAGTTCGCCATGTCGGAACGATCGATTATATTCTGTTGGATTTATTTGGAGAACATCATGACTGTATCCACTGAAATCGTTCAAAATTTTATTTCGCATATCTCCGAAAAACTTAACGGCACTCCTGATTATAGCAACACCGATCAGGGCGTCATGGTTCAAGTTGAAATCAAAGCGTCGCAGAATCTATCGGGGAAAATTGATCTGTCTATCGCGAATGAAGACGAAATCAAAAAATCTTATCCGCATGGTTTTCATATTCTGCGCGTCTTCGATGCGCAATCGTTCCTGATCGCTTCCGGTTATGGCCGACCTGAGCATATGTATGTTTTGCAATTTGAAGTTTTGGCAAAGCAAGAAAATGAAATGTCGGCAGAAGAAAAAGCCGATGAGAAAGAGCGTATTAAAAATCTCAAAGCGCAGCAACAAGTTGAGGCAGATTCTCTGGTTCTTACTTCTTTGGAAAATGGAATCGTCGATCTGATTCGTGCCAGTGATGATAAAATTCAGGCGTATGATGAAATGACGGATGCGAAAAAGAAAGTAATCCGCTCTCATTTGAACACCTTGCTGGCGCTGATGCGTTTGTAAAAACTTAGCCCACTAACGATTTCCTCCATAATTTATTTTGGTAGCATAGATTTGTTACTACAATAATAAGAGGACACGTTATGGCGAATCGCGGTGAAATTAGACTCGCATATAATCAGCGTCGTGATCAATGGTTCTCTAAGGAAGAAGAAATTTCTTCTGCAAAAACTGTTGCATTCGTTGACTGCCGTATGTTTGTCCAATGCACATCTGATTGTGTTTCCGAACAATCCACCGATAAGAAAGTAATTTCTTACTACCGTGAGAATGCGCTTGTTGGTCAAGTCGTGTGGGTCGAAGAGGAAGTTCACTTTCGACTTATGATCTAAAAAACCAAAGGCTACTTTTTCTCTGGGGAAAGTAGCCTTTTTTATTTTCCGTGAGGATTCCATATGTCTACTATTTCTTTGTCGCAGAAGAGTCAAGAGATTGCCTCTCTGTCGGCATCTGTTGCGCAAAAGGAAGCTGCAAAGTTTCTTTTTGGCAAAAACTATTTGAAGATCCTTGAGACAATCGAGAAACTTGCGAAGTCGAAAGTGGTTGTATCGCCTCAATTGCGTGGTCTGCTTCTGATGATGCGCGATGCAGAAGACGCAGAGATCATTAAGTTTCAGAAATCCGTGCCGGGTAAAGCAACCATCAAAGCCGCGCAGGATCTGCTTAAAGCAAAAACTCTGGATGCAAGTTTGAAAGCATTTCGAGGGATTAAGGTTGCGAAGAAATGGACGCAAGAGGCAAGCCAAACAAAAGACGTGACGAAGCCTGTTCCGAAAGTTAAACCTGCTCGCCAGCCTAAACCTGCGCCGGAAGAAAAACCTGTTCTGAAAGTTGGTGAACAAGTTAAGTCTGCACCGAAAATTGGAACGCCTCAAATTCCTGATCTCACCAATAAACCAAATCCGGATACCAAATTCGGCAAACTGGTTAATGACACCGTTCGCGTTATCGTGAATGCTGCATACCTGATCGATGATTCGATGATCATGCTGACCAAAAACGGCGGCTATCAAATTCGTATCTATCCAAAAGTTACTGACAACCCGCGTGAAGATCTCGCTTATGGGATCATTGTTCATAAAGACGAAACTTTCAGTTACGGTGTTTATGACAAAAACGGTATCGGTAAAACTGTTGGCAGTGATACCAACATGCGCAAAGCAGTGTCGCGCATTATTCACGAAATCGAAACCAACAACCCGACCAATGCTAACGCGTTTCAGGTTGCTTTCGGTAAAGGCAAAGCAAAAGACGATCATAAATCTGAAACCGTTCTGGTTGATGAAATTTCTGATGTGTTGCCGCAAACTCTGGATAAAAAGTTCGAGAACTATACCGATCACGTTAAAGCGATTGGCGATAACCTCAAACGAAATATTCCCGGCCTGAAAACTAAATTGCTTCCTCGCGGTCTGGAATTGATCATGGGGCAAGATGAATTCGGCACGCTGAAATTCGGTGATGGGCGTTGGCTACTCACTCCGTATAAACGCGTACATAAGACGGTTGATATCGGGCAGAACTATGACGCAGGCTACGTGATTCAAACACTGAAAGATATGTTTGAGGCTGATCGTAAACGTGCTGCGCGTAAAGAAAAAACTCATGGCGTAACAGATAACCTGATGTTGAAATACAAACAGGATATGATGAGCGCACTGGCAAGTAGCGATCTGAAACTGTTCGACGAAGTTCATAACGCGAAAGAAACCAACGACGATAATCTTGTTTGGAATATGTCGTATCGTATGCCTGAAACTGGAATCTCGTTGCCTGTTTCTATTCGCTATAATCGCCGTCGTGGTTACAGCTTTGGATTGAATGGCGCACCTTACACGATGATTCAACCGGGCGTAGCTCAGAACATTGGTAAGTTTGTTCGCGCTCTCAAATCCACTATTGCTGCTGTTGTGAAAAGTAGCAGTAAAAAATATGCGCTTGTTGATGGGCGTCCGTTTACTCCGGGAACTGGCGTGCTGCACGCGAAAGCGAAAGCGGTTGATATTCGCTGCACGCAAACAGCAATTTTCCTTACTGGTAATCCTGCGGCGGTTTCGACTTTGTTCGACGGAAGTTTCAAACAGCCTCTGCTGGATTCTAAAGGCACGGCAACCGTGAACCGTGCGGCACCGAACAACTATCGCATTCTCTGCAATAATGAGGAAGTGCGTGATCAAATCCTGATGGGTGCAAACATCATCCGGAAACTGTAAATATTAGGGAGTGGGCGAAAGCTCATTCCCTTTTTCAATTCTGGAGCCAAAAATGCCCTCTGTTTCATGTCTGGTGATTCGCTGTAATCAAAAACAATTCGAAGCGAAAGAAATCTTTTCGTATCTTCGAATCAAAGCAAAACTTTCTACCGTCTCTGCTGTTATGCTCGCTGTTGAAGACGCAGGACGCTATTCGTTTTATATTTTGCGTGACTTGTTTTATTTCCGTAACGTGTCGAAAACGAAAACTGACAAGCCGTTTACTATCAAGTGGACAGAACATCCGGAACCGGTAACGCAAAACCAATTGCTTGATGGCAACCGCTGGCACCTGACGCAGTTTTTTAATTCCGACCGTGGTTTGGATTCCGGATATATGGTTTCAGAATTGCAGACCGCAACCAATGTTAGCCTGACGCATTGCCAACGTTTCTTTGTTGATCCGGAAACCACTGTTCCGCGCAATCGCGTTAAGCGTGTTGTTGAGCGCAATCCGTTTTTGAAATCTGCTACGGTTGGTGAAATCATTCGCGAAATGAATCGCCGTGGCTATGAAATGACTTACGCACCGAAAGAGAACAGCAATGAAAAAGATGGGAACGGTAACGGTTCTGTCGTTGAAGGACAAAGCGCCGAAGAACGTTGATTTGGATATCACTCCAGTTTCTACTGATGACGAGTGGAGCGCGTTAAGCCCTTTTAAACTCGGCCCTTGTCGAACGGCAGGCGGTACTTTATTTTTCAATTTCGAAAATCTCTGGCAGTACAGTAAAGTTTATCCGGAACATCTGGAATCAGATAACGATCTTCTTTGCGGAGAAGTTGCTTCGGAATGGTTTCGCTGGCACATGAGCGGCGCACGCGAAAGAAGAGGCATTCGCTATCCTATGGGGAAAGGAGCAAAAGCAAAATTCTCCGTTTGGGGAAACCTGCGCCTTTCCTATATCTCAGCACGTAAAATGATTTACGTTCCTGAATATTCAAAACTGCTTTTGGCTAACACGAAGTTCCGAAAACTTTTAAGGCAGTACAATAAAGGCGCTAACATTGTCATTCGTGATTACGATACTTACGATGCTTTGAAAGCGTATGCGAATAAAAAAGAACATCATCCGTTTCTTTATGCGTTGAATAATCCTGATAAGAAATTCGGTCATGGTTTCGTTATTGGCATGGCGCTGATGTTGAACCCTGTTCCCGGATGGTACGATCAATGGGTGCTGTAATGTATAACGTAAACGAACCTCTAAGCCCAATGTTGAGAGATATAAAAATGCGTTCAATGCCTATGAAAACTTTATTTATCAGCGTCACCGATTCTCAGTTTGGTACTCATGCCGCTCGTATCTCCAATGAACTGGCTAAAGTTCTTCTTGCTGATCCGGTTGAGTCCGTTTGTGTTCTGCGCAAAACCAATTCTAATCTGCACGTTTTCGAAATCTATTTTTGCAAATCAGCGGAGATTGATTTCAACGGCGCAGAATACCACGTTCGTTTTGTTCCGCTCTCGCGCCCGGTAGCAACTTATCCCGGCACCGGAATGTTCGATCCGTCGATTCTGAATAGCGCTATTGAAAACGGTTCGCTGTTGAACGATCAGCTTTTCACTTCTGAAATGCAACGTGCTTCCAGACAAACGCTCTCGCCTGTTGTGATGAATGCCTCTGTTCGTCACCGCATTGGTGATTACTCCGCACATCTGACTGCGAAAGATAACACGATTAAGGCGCTCAACGACGAACTGAATTTACATCGCGCCGTTCTGCGTAAAGACTATTGGATTTGGGAGGACGATTTTAAATCTAATGGTTTGGACTCATTGAACTGCCCAATCTTAATTTCTCCGGAACAGTTACGCAGTCTGATTCTCGCTGCAACGCGAAGTTCAGAACTTGCATTGGAGATTAGTGAGTAATGTTCAGCACAATGATGTTTATTCGTGTCTTCGGATCTAGTTACATGATCAATCCTACTTTGATTGATGCTGGACGAAAAACTGTCGTAGTAGATCCGAAAGATTTTGTTCCACTGATTCCCGGCTTTGTTGTCGGTGCGCCTTACGCTATTTGCCCGTTGCCTAAAATCTTGAAAAAGGTTGGGTGTGATTGGCGAGTAAAATCTTTCGAGCGCCTCGAATCGGGCAAATGGCGCTACTTGTTTCATTACCTTAATACGGAATGGACAGTAGAAATGATCGTGGGAAAAGATTATGGGAAAGTTATCAAAGGCTGATCAGATTCGTCATGCGCAGGCGATGGATCTAATCAATAGTGATAAACCTCTCACGTTCGATCAGAAACTTTTTGTGTATGAAAACTATTTCGAAAGCGCTACCAGTAACGTGCGTGAACTCGGAAGTTTTCATACACCTCTTTCTTACGCGTGGGATTTTGAATTGGATATTCAAGGATATGGATCGCTCGTTGACCTGTGCGCAGGCACGGGCATTTTGTCGTTCTGCTACAGACACCGCATGAAATACTATCATCCGGATGAAGTGCCTACGATTGTTTGCGTGGAAATAAATAAAGAATACTGCGACATAGGCAAGAGACTTTTGCCCGAAGCAATTTGGGTAAACGATGATGCGTTGACTCATGATGTTTTGCAGTATCTTGATCCGTGTACGAAATTTAAGAATGCGATAAGCAATCCACCATTCGGATATTTGAAAACGTCCGAACATATGGGAAAATATCGCGGGAAAGATTTTGAATTTCGAATCATAGAGCGTGCCTCACAAGTAGCGGAATATGGTTCGTTCATTATCCCACAACAAAGCGCCCCGTTCACATATTCTGGAACGAGACACTATCAGGAACGAGATAGCAAAAAATATATCAACTTCCACAAAGATACCGGCATCGAATTAACAGCGGGTATCGGCGTAGATAGTTCCGTCTACAAAGATGAATGGAAAAATACTTCGATACTCTGCGAAGATGTACAAGCAGACTTCACGAAGGAGCCAAACAGAATGAAGCAACGATTGAAATTGATGCACGGCGACACGCTGGAAAAAATCAGAACGATTCCTGATACCAGTGTGGATCTGATCGTGTTCAGTACCGTTAATAAACGTTGGACTGATCCGATTCAAATGCAGGAACTCTATGAAGAGTTTATGCGCGTGAAAACTGATAACGGAATCATCATCGTTACAACCGGGCATCGTTTAGATCCTAAAACATATCATGCGCTGATCAAAAAGCACTGTCCTAAAAATGGAGTGGTGTTAGATCCTTATATGCTGCGCGGATACACCGGATACATTTGCGCGAAACTCCAACTCAAGTATATAGGCATCGAGCAAGATCCTCTCTTTTACTCGGTTTGTAAAAGTTACATTGTTGATGCGTATAAAAAGTTCAGTCAATAATTAGAGGAAACGTATGAGGAAAACTCCAGTAGCCGTTTGCGTAAACTCTGCGTTGATGCGCGGTGCAACTATAGCTGCCTATTCAGAAGAATATAACTGGCATTATGTTCCAATCTCTGACGAAGAATTTTTGCGTCGCGTAGTAGCAAACGGCAAGTCTGCATTAATAAAGGATCGACAATGGGAAAGCTCAAAGTTTTAGTTGGCGATTGCAAAAAGAGTTTAAAAAAGATTCCCGACGCCAGTGTTCAAATGTGTGTGACAAGCCCTCCTTACTACGGTCTGCGTGATTATGGAAATCCCGCGCAGATCGGATTAGAGGAAACTCCGGAACAGTACATTGAATCTTTGGTAGAAGTTTTTCGCGAAGTGAAACGCACTCTTAAAGATGACGGCGTGTTGTGGTTAAACATTGGCGATAGCTACTACAATCCTTCGAGAAAGAAACACAAAAATCTCAAAGGAAAAGATTTGATTGGCATTCCGTGGATGCTTGCTTTTGCTTTGCGTCAGGATGGCTGGTATTTACGTCAGGACATTATCTGGCAGAAAACATCGCCTATGCCTGAAAGCGTTCGTGACCGCTGCACCGGAAGCCACGAATACATGTTTCTTCTCGCTAAGTCTCCGAAATATTATTTCGATAACGAGGCGATCAAAACTCCTGTTAAGCAGGATTGGGGAACACGTAATCGCAAGGATGGGAAGTATCACAACGAAGGAACCGGATTGCAGCCACATTCCGGATTAGAAAAAAGTTATTCCAAAGCGAACAAGCGAAGTGTTTGGACGCTCGCGCCTCAGCCGTTCAAAGGCGCACACTTTGCAGTCTATCCACCGGATTTAATTCTGCCTTGTATTCTCGCAGGATCGAGAAAAGGCGATACCGTTTTAGATCCGTTTGGCGGTTCCGGAACAACGGCGGCAGTAGCGAAATATTTAAATCGCAATGCAATCCTTTGCGAACTGAATCCGGAATACGCAAAAATAATGCCGCAGCGTGTCGAGAGTGTTCTCGCAAACTATGCTGCAAAGAAAAAATCCCCACTTACTTTATTACGCGAACCTAAAAACTTGCGAAAAGTTAAGAAGGGAAGTGCTGATCTGATAGTTGTTGAAAAATTCGATCTGCCTATCTCTGAAATCTCACGAATCAAATCTGACAATGGTTCTGCTTTTGTCTTGGATAGAAAACTTTCGGTGAAAGAACTTACTGAACTTATTCTGTCGAACACAACGGAAGGCCAAACAGTTTTCTCACCAAACATCCGGAAAGGAAGAATCGGTGTTGTGTGCGCTAAACTGAATCGTCGTCTGATAGGAATCGGTCATAAACATTATGACGAGGCCAAAGAGAAGATCGTTAAGAGCTATCGCAAGCACTATAAAGAACAATCCGCGTAAGTCTCCCGGCGGGGAAATGGAATGCCCCGCAAAACTCCCTTCTCTTTGTCCTTTGAAGTCTACAAATCGCTGTCCAAAATACCGCTCGAAACTCCCCTATTTTCTTGATATCCTAAACCCTCTAGGGCGCATTGCGTCCACATACTGTCAATAACCCAAATAAAGGATTCATCTATATGTCTACTATCTCTGACGTGAAAGGTATTGTTGCTTGTGTACTGGCTAACCCGGTTACGCTTCCTCTTACTGTTGCGTTTGGTAGCGCTCACGTCGATCCGGAATACCAACTCGAAATAACCGAGCGCGATATGCAGGATGTAACGCCGCTCGATCTGGAAGAACAGACAGTGCTTCTTAATGCACGCATCGACGCTAATAAAAACGTGCGTTACATTTTAATCGGCGAGTGGAATGCGCTCGAATCTTTCATGAAAGAAAATTTCCGCGTCGGTAGTTATCATTCGTACATGCAGAAACTTGAAGCCGAAGATAAATACCGCAACAAGATTTAAATAAAAACTCATGCGCTCAAACAAGGGCGCATTTCTCTCAAAATCGTTTAAGGATAAATTTTATGTACACGTTAAATCAAATCGTTCAGAAGATCATTAACCACGTTCCGGACGTGGCAGAAATCAGTCACATCGAATTCATTCATAAAAGCGGTTGTGATTATGTTTACTTCCAACTGCACGGCATTACTTATCGTGTTGATGCTGGCTTGTCTGTTGAAGAGAAAGACGGTTCGTTTTTAGTTTCTTCTCAGGCCGCACGAAATATTCAGGCTGTTCTCCGTGGCGAACGTAAAACGCTTATCAATACAGAAGCGCGTAACAAAGCGGTTGACGATATCGTTAACAACGCATCGCACATTGAATTGCAGGAAGTTCTGATCGGTATTGGCGAGCCGGAAGAAGGTTCGTTAGAAGAGTTGCAGAAAGCGGTGCGTGATTGGCTGCACGGTGATAGCAAAATGCTGATCGAGAAAATGGAAATCATCTGGCTGTTCTTCGGTCATGATAAAGCAACTGCATTCAATGAGGCGTTTCGCTAATGGACATTCAAACGATTTTGAAATACACGCCGGAACAGTACAAAGAAAAAGTAACTGTTGCCCTCAACAACTACGCGCCGATTGTTGAACAATTTCAGGAAGAGATTTTCACGCGACTTAGAGAAGTGTCAAACAAGCCATACATCACGGCAGCAAGTGAATATCTCTTTCCGGTGAAAAACATTTCTATTTATATGCGCTACGGCGCTGGTCGTGCTGGTCGCTACGGTCATGATACATTGTGCATTGCGAACATCGAAGTTCCAAAACGTCTGGAACACAAAGGCTTCTTTACTGCGCTGATCTTTTCTCTGATTGCAGAATGCCAGCAACGCAAAATCATTCTTATGGTGGAGAATCCGCTGGAAAGATTCTTTCAGGATTTTCTTTTGCGTATTGGTTTTATCTGTCCGAACCGAAATGGTTTGGGGATCGGCACTTTCCATCGTCCGATTGACGAAGGCCAGATTAGCCTTTACCCGTTCTACAATATGGATAAAGAACATGCAGAATAATTACGCTGTTAATATGGTCGCTGGTTTCATTCGTGAGATAGCGCGAGCGCCGCATCGAATCTTTAACGAAGTTCCAATTCGTTTTGGTTCCGGCGAAACTGTTGTGTCAGTAGAAAAAGAATCGCACGCAGTTGTTGCAACGTTAGTTGATTGTCCGATTGAATCGCACGAAGAACTTTTAGCATTCGTTAATGCTACGTTCAAACAGCTTTCCGGATATCGCGCTACGTTGCGTTTTCTTGGCGGTACGGATCTGAATCAATACGCCGACGATCATTTGCATGAACTCACTGAACACTGGCAATGCAAATATGATGTTGTGCGAACTGGTTATTATTCTCTGGAAGTGTTTCGTTGTCTTCCATACAAAGAAGGGCGAAAAAGTGAAATTTCGCAAACTGCTGACCCGCAATAAAAACAGGCGCTCCATTTCCGCAAGCTGTTTTATCGGACGTTTGTTTTTCGAAATTGGCGTAGGGCGTGAGTTATGGTACTTCACGCGCTTTGGTAAAAATAACGATCATCGCATTTATCATTTGTTTCATGTAGGTGTTACGCGTCTGGTGAATCCTAGCGGCGAAGCGCACACTGATGTGTTGGTGATCTCATTTCTCCTGCTGAATATTAAATTTGGCTGGATGACAATTAAGGATAAGTAATGGCTGATTACACCAAAGAAGTGCTTGAGCAAATGAACATTGCTCAACTCACTGACATTGCCGACGAGTTTCGTTTGTATGAGGATATGCACGACGACGATGACGCTCCTGATCAATCGGAAATGATTGAAGATATTCTGGCAGAACAAGAACGTTTGAATCGTGCTAACGAATATTCTTTGAACCGTCTGAAAAATTCTATTCTTACGCGAGACTAAAATGCCGAAACCTAAAAAACAAACTCTGTTCGATTCGCTGCACGCCAAATTCTTCACAAAGAATCCGTGCGCACAAATGCAAGATATTCTGCGCATCGTTGTGGTGAAGCCTGTTAACTCTCTTCACTTCAAATTGGTTGTGCGTCCTGCTGCATGGAATCAACACGAAGAAAACTTTCGTGAGATTTCTATTAGACGTGCCGAACTGCATTACGTCGATATAATCTGCACGCAGGGAACTTTCGCTGATAGCACTCACGCCGAAACAATGGAACAGGCGATGGATGCAATCTATAAATATCTTTCGGCACGAAGCATAACCCGAACAAAACTTTTCGACGCTGCTGCTGTTTACGCGCACACGTTGAGAAATAGCGGTGCCGCTGGCGTTTCAGTTTCTGATTGTATTGACCGGATCATCATTCGTGATTTATCTGTAAACTACTCTACAGAACTGCACATAACGCAGAAAAGCAACGGCAGAATTACAATGTCGTTGTATGCGAACGGCGAACTTTCATTTTGTACCGAACCACAAACGGAACAGCAACTAATAGACAAAGCAACTTACGTTTTGTTTGGCGGTGGTCCGGTTGAGGACGCGCTACCTAAATTGCTTCGCCACGAAGTTAAAGCCGTGACTCAAATGTTGGAGAAATACAATGTCAATCTTAACGAGGACACAATCACTTTTAAGAAGGAAGATTTTTTCTCCTTTGTTGGCGATCTTGTTCAGCACAAAGCGCCGGGCAAGAATTAGTTTAGCCGTAGCGTTTGCCCTGTACATTTGCTTTATCCTGTTTGACGCGTTTGTTTATCACGTCTCACAACCTGTTCGCATGTTCGTTATTTTCATTGCGAGCGTATTCTTCGGTCACGCTTTGTTTCAGGCGTTTCCGATCAGGAGTCGTCGGTCATGATTGAGTACGGCGACATAAAATTCCATATGTCAAACCGTCGATTCTGGTTTTGGATCGCGGTTGCACTATTTCTTATAATCTCTCTTAATTGAGGAAAGGTACTAAAATGAAAAACTTCTTTGCAAAATTCTTCGACCTTCGCGCTTACGACAACTGGAACCTCGGCGCGTTTTTCCTTCTCTTCATTGCCTACGCTGTTATGGATGTTTTCATTCCGGACGGTTACGAGATTCTGTATTTGATTCTCGCAATCGGGTTTAACATTGCAGTGATTGTTTTTGATCAGAATGAATTGCGTAAAGCCGAAGCCAATGTGCCGTCTGCGTGGTGGATTCTTTTGATGCCTGTTTACGTTTATATGCGTGAGAAAAAGAATGGCAAAAAGAATCTGCGCGTCGCTCATGCGTATCTGCTGCTTATGCTTGCCTCAATGCTTTTCGGTTTCAGTGCTGATAACGCTCGCAATCCGGAACGCGTTGCCGCCGATGTGTGTCCTATTGTTGACACGATTGATCTGTATCGTAACGCTCGCATTACCTGCACGCGTGCATACAACTTCACCGAACAGTATGACGGTTTCTGGAAAGGCCGTGTCCATCTTTCGAATAACATGATTGTGTCTGTCACTGCTGATTACAATCAGAAAGATGGTTCTGTTTACGTTCAGACTCAGGGGATCTCAGATGACGCAGGTTACTAAGAAACGCTACTGCCCGGAAACGGGAGTTGAGTTGCGCGAGGCGCTTGGAATTCCGCGTGTCGTGATCGTATGCCATATGATCGAACGCGAACGCGGTAGCGGTAAACGTCCTGATGGTTTCGTTTACTGCGAGAGCAAAGAGAACTTGCAGAAGTTTTCAGAGTTTATCTATCAGCAAAAAGTTTCTTCGCGTGGTGAGTGTTACTCTGAAATCCTCAACACTGAATTGGTTCAGGTCAGTGAAGAATATCTCAAAGAACTTTCCAAACATCGTGATGATCTTCATCGTCCGTGGATTTGGGAAAACTCCAGCAAGCACAATGTTATTGTGTGAGGTGAGCTATGAAAATTGACAGCACGGTAATACGAGAACTTGTGTTGAAGCAACACGAATTCCGTTCAGAGTTGTCTAACGCCGACGCGCTGTTGTGTGTATCGCAATTTGCGGCGCTGGCTGCAACTGGTTTTCCGGTTGTTGCTGGTTTTACTATGGAAGAAGTGCCGGACGGTCAAAAGGGAATTCAAGTTGTATTCCCTGATTACGGAATTCTTTCTCAAGTCACAAAAGAAGATATGCGTGAAGTTGAAAAGCGTCTCGTCGCAGATTACGATTGGGGAAGTGCTGCAATTGAACGCGGAAGTTTTTACAGCGGATTTAAAGGCCGTTCGTTCCGTTTGATTCTCCTGTATTAAGGAAACAAAAAATGCCAATGTCATTTCCAGATTTTGATTCACTGAAACGTCGTGCAACTCAACGCAATTTTCGTCAACCTAATCCTGACGAAACTGAACAGGAATTCCGCGCCGCTTTTGCTGATTACATGTTGGAAGTTGATCGCGTCGAAAGCGCAGAAATCCGAACGGGAAAAGGTTGGGATGAAATGCAAGATGATCCTGCCGCCATGTTGCGAGCGATGGGATTAGGCGACGTTGTGGATTCGATTCGCAACTAAAATAAAAGGGAGTGGGCGAAAGCTCATTCCCTTTTTTGGCTTCTCCTACCGGATTCATAGGAAGCGGATAAGGCAAATACACAAATCCTTGTCCAAAATCTAGCTGGTTTTGGCTCCAGTTTTCAGGCATACTAAAAGGGCACCAACTACACCAATATAAGGAAATGAATATGACCACTTTAACCCCGCTCGACCGCAAGAATGTTCAGACCGTGCTTACTGTTCTTTTCGAGGAAAAAGAATCCGAACGGAAGAGAAAGAACTTACGTGTAAGCACACGGCAGTTTTTGAAACTGGCGCATATTCCTTCTGTACGAAAAACGGAAGCGCTTGATATGATCAAAACGGTTTCACGTTCTGCCAAATTCAGATCGACGTTTGGCAAATGGATAATGACAATCGATCAGGCAAACAGAGATAGCATTTTATTCATGCAGCCTTAAACATTGTGAAGGGCATTCGAAAGAGTGCTCTTTGAAATGTTAACAACCCAATAAGGAAATAGTTATGACTCGTCGCATTTACCCACGTCGCAATGAAGTTTATACGCTGGCTCAAATTCAAAACGAACTGGCATTGCGCGATGGCCCTTCGCTAAACTTTGTTGTGCGTGCGAAAGACGGCTCAAAAATTGAAGCCTGCTTGCAAGATTCGCATGTAACGGAAGCGGAACTTTTATCGGTTCCCGGTTTCGCTGATTCGAAATGGCGCTACCACTACGAAACCCACGAATGGATTCCGGTGTTCTACTACTCCGATGAAAACGAAAAACCGATTACGGATTTCATCGACTTTGAAGAACATATCGATCCATATCGCAAGGAACCGGATCTGTGGTGTACGCCGAAAGGTTTTCCACGCGAACAGTATTACTATCGCGATGAGCATGGTGTGATTCGCCGCCGTCATGATGGTAAGCGTCACAACGAATACTAAAAGATGGATGGGGATCATCAAATCCCCCTCCTTTGGTTTAAGAATAGGGAAAAACGGTAATGGCTTTTCAATCCTTAAAATCTGCGCGTGTTGATATTTCCAAATCCAAAGAAGTTCAAAAAGACTTTGCAAGCCTTTGCTATACCGGGGCGTTGCGTCTAGCTGTCCGTAAAGATATTCGCGATGAAATAGAAGTTGATTTTGAAACCCTATCTCTGCGTTTTCCTGTCAAATATTACTGCCCCGGAAGCCCGAAACTGAGTCTATCTATCGGGCAGTCAGTCGCACAACAATTTTTAAAAGATCCGCGATTAGTTTCTAGTTCAAACCGCACGTTGCGTACCACAAACATAACCCGCGACGGTGCTTACGCTATTCTCCACTTTTTACAGGAAGAAAAATCATGAGTGCAATATCCGATGATATGAAAAAACACAACGGCTCTTTCACACGCACGGCAAGCAGTACACATTGCTGTTCGTTGTGGCACATTCCGGGAATGTGTGATTATCATCTTGCAAAGTCTGTTGTTGTTTTCTTTGACAACAAAGATGATGCAGAAAATTTCTGCCGTCCTAATTCCATGCCTCCGGAAATGTGCGAGGTTTACGATTTCTCAAATAAAATTTGGGATGATCATTTCTCAATGGGCAAGTACGGCGAGTACGGAATCTTCACCCACGAAAATCACTGTTAAGGAATTGCTATGAACAGCAAACTTGCTCTTATTGCTGCTATTTGTGTTGAAGCATTTACTAAGAACGAAACTGATAACATCGCAACGATTACCGTTCGTGCTCTCCTGCAATCTGCGAACATCACAATCCAACCAAACAAAATCATTTTTGAAAGCGAAGACTTCGCTGATGATTGCGCTGTCGTTGCCGAACTTACTTGCGCTGGCGAAAACATTCGCATCGAATCCAAAATGTACGACGATTCTTTTATGGATGAGTCGGATTTTGAGGATGCGCGTACCGTTGTTTTCTCCGAAGCAACTCACTCACTTCAATTCGTCTGTTCGCAATTGGCGAGTCTAACTCTCGATCCGGAATTCTCAATCGTTCCTCTGGAAGACACTCGCGTATGTGGTGTGAAAAATTCTTACGCCTCAGACAACGAAGACATACTTGATGAGTACGACGATTTTGAAGAACGCGATCCTGTTCAGCTTAAAGCAAAACGCATTGCTTTCTTGGACAAGCATTTCGGTTCTCCCGAATTTATTCGTATGTGCGAAGAGATTGACGTGCCTGCCTTTGAAAACAAAAAGCAAGCTATTTCCTATTTCGAGCATACGGAAGATGATCCAGAATCAACAATGAGTATCGTTGATACGTTTGAAACGTACATGGAACTTGATACTTCCAGTTACGATTGGGATGACCGTTACGATTTGATGGAATCAATCATTGAACGGATTGATAAAGATATCAAATCGAAAAATGATCGTAAGTCTCTTCTGTCAAAAATCCGCGAGTGGATAAAATGAATACTTTCAACGATTATCTTGCTGCATTAACTTGCCTGCTTGCTGCGATTCTTGTTATTAATATTCTCAATCCGGAAGTGCGCTATGGCTTGCTGCGTTTCTTCACTGGAGATTATACGGATGCGATTGAAGAGGCGTTGAGAACGAAAAAGTTCCCGACGCAATTTCAATATAAGACGGTGACTTTTTCTGGAGATCTTGTTAGCGCTGTTTGGCGTGCGACACTATCAAAATCTGAACACAAAGATATCGTTGTGATTCGTATTGGCGATGATCGAATTGCAGAGTGGATTCATTCCATCTATAAGTTTCCTGCGTGGCTCGGCTCACGTCGCATTCGTCTCGGCAGATGTTTTTACGAAGTGGTTCGTGCCGAAAGAAAAGATGATGGCCTGTATATGCACGTCTTGCACAAAAAATTGAATCCAATGTTTCGTTTTTACGTGGCAATTCAGATTCTGGCTATTGTTGGAATGTTTGGCATTTTGATCTACGCGGCATTCAAACACCAGAATCCGGAATTCTTTGAACCAGTGATCTACGGATCATTTATTCTTATGGCATTATCGTATCTCTCACTTCACATCAAAGGATCAAGTAAATGAAATCAATGACTCGCGTTATCTCAATTCTTGCCGGAACTGATGAACTGTCAGAGGCGTTTATTTCTGTTCTGCATAAAGCAGATGTAGACGTTAACGTAGATATCGACCGCGTTATTCTGCTCAACGATTATGGCTCTGCGACGTTGGTTCCAAACGATAACGCCGTTGAAATCGAATCATCCAATCTGCACGGCAGTCGCGTTATCATTAATGATCCTGTTAGCGCGTTGTTGTTTGCGCTGTATCGTTTGAATCTGCGTCTTGACGTTGAAGATGAAGATCAGATTGGTGTTCTGCCTACCGGGTATCCGGTGCTTCCGGAACCGCGCTGCACGTTTGCCGATCATAGCGCGAAAGCATATACCAAAGAGCAAATGTTGGAATATGCGCGTGATGCTGTTGTTCGTTTTACTGGCATGGCACCATTCGAAATTGAATCCGATCCGGTATCGTTTGACGATATGTACAAAGAGCACGCCGTAGAGTGGTGCGATCATTGTGGCGGTCAAATTGGTGATGACTGTTCCTGTGAAGATGGAGAGGCAGACGAAGACGAAGACGAAGACGAAGAATGGGAAGACGCTGATTGCGAACACTGCGGCTGCACCAATTGCGATTGCGACATTGACGAAGATGAGTGTCCTCGTTGCCACTCATCTTCATGTCAGTGTTTGCCAGATTTCGATGGTCAGGAAGATCCTGATCAAAGGAAATAAAATGCTGAAACTTATTTGTCCGGATATGATGCGCCCTACAACTGTGGGGCATTTCTACAGCATTGATCTCAACTGTGTAACCTGCACGCTGATTTACGTCCCGATTAAGACCAGTGACGGCAAAGAAGTCATGCTCCCGGTTCAAGCTACAGAGGGGATTCGCGCCCCGCGTGTTTCTGTGGTGTACCGAATGCCGTGTCTTTATGTTACACATCCATCAACAACTCACGATAAAGGTTTTTCTTTATCTCATGCTATTCTGGAAGTAGACTCGCGCAATTTTGAGGAATCCGAAGAACTCTCTGAGTCTGCTTTGGATATCCACACAAGCTGTTTACTTCCGGGTTCACGAAAAGCAATACCCGGCGAAAGTTATTTGGTTCCGCTTTTCTGTCACGAAATCAAAAACCCTTACCGTCCAGTTATTCAAACTGTCGCGAATAAAAATATTCGTTTGTATTCGCCGGAAGTAGATCGTTACTACGAAGAGATTCTACCTACATGGGAATTTCCACAACCTATGTCGTGGGATGAGTTTAGAAAGAGTGTGTTGGAAGGAAAATTTTCTTTCAACTATCCTTTCGTTGTTCCGTCTGCGTCTCTTTATTTGGATGGCTATCATATGCCCGTCGAAGTGATGACCTACATCCACAATGAAACTCTCAAAAGAATTTTACGCTAACTGACTACGCAGGATTCGTCCTGCGTAAAACTGAAATGGAGATTTGTTATGATTCCTGCTACTCGCGTACCAACAACCGAAGGCAAATTCTTTAACATCGACAATCGCTGGCAAGAGCGCTATATTTTCGTTCTGCCAGTTAAAATTCTCAAGGAAGGTTCTGAGCCTAAACCTATCTTTATTTTAGTGCAAGCCGACAAAGATACGCCCCGCGCAATTCATGAATATGTGTTTCCTTCTTTGCATGTTCACTACTCTGATGAAGGAATTGCAAGTATCGAAGCTGTCCGTTTGGCTGTTCGTGCTCGTCTGTTTTTCCCGTTACCTTATGTAACCAGTCCTTTTGCATATATGGGTATGCTTCCGGATGTACGCGCAGCAAGAGAAGGAGAACATTTTCTTGTTCCTTTTCTGTGTGAACAGGATGGATTATTTTCTCCTAAAAATGCAGCGCGTCCGGCAATTAAGGTTTTAGCGGATTCAAACACTCGTCTGTATTCGCCGGAAGTTGATCGTTTCTACTCTGAGACTCTTCCATTGTGGGAAGATCCTGTTGATAGTTCGTGGACGGATATCTGTAAATCTATTTCTGAGGGACGCATTGAATTAGATTTCAATTGTCCTGTTCCTTCCGAATTTCTGCAAATGGAAAGCGATGTAATTCCGCAAGAATTTGTCCACCACGTTTTAACTGAGCGCCGGAAAAGGAACATGTTATGAATCCATTACATGCCAGTCAAACCGCGTTCTATGTTCTTGGTTCAATCACGTTGCTGGCGCATCTTTTCTCTCTTGTGTATCGGTATATGAAGATTGTTGAAATGCGTCAGAAGCGTCGTGCAAAAATTGCAAAACAGAAAACGCCTCTTGATAAACTTCGCTCGCGCTTGAAGCAGGCGAAACGTGAGGCGTACTATCGACCGAAGAAACTCTAAGGATAAATAATGAGAACAAGTTTGTCTGTTGCGATCATGGCGATTCTAGCTGATCACCTTAACGTCAAAGTAGTGTGTCCACAAAGCGATGAAGAAGCGACGTGCGGTTGGTTCGAGCGTGAGGATAATAAAAGACCTGCACCACACTGGCAGACGCGAGCGCAATACAAGAAACTTGTCTTACCTAAGAGGTCACGTAAATCTAAACGGAGATAACCATGAAACAGTACGGAGAAAAAATTCTCGGATTACTTTGGTTTTTCGCTGCTCTTGCTGCTGGACTATTTTTTATTTTCTGGCTGAAAGAAAATCCCCCTGTTCGCACCGCTCGCTATGTTGCGATCTGTGTAGGCTTTATCGCGCTCTTGGTTATGACAAGCCAGCGCTCTTATTTCTATTTCAGAAAAGAGAGAAATCGCAGATGAATACTTTGGCAACTCTGCTTTCAAGCATGGCTGAAATTGTCGCTAATCATGAAACCATGAGCGAAGATGATGCACGCAATTTGTATTTCCGTCGCATTGCAAACGTGCGTGCCAAACTGTCTCGCAATTTAGATAGCACTTGGGATGATGACTCGCGTTCCTTGTTCGAGAGTTTGGAATCTGCTCGCACTCTTTCAGAGAACATAAAAGATTTTATCGCGTATCGAATCATTTTCTTTTGCGAAAAACGATTCAAAGATTTTGATTGGTCTTCAATGTCTGTAAGAGATCTACAGGCTTGGGGTTTTGTTCCTGCTGGTTTCACGCAGAACACAAATTTTCCGATGATGCGCATTCCGCTTTATCTGGTTCCTGTTTTTCCAAAAGGCGTTGTGGTCATGAAAGAATCTATGGACGTTGGTTATCCGTGGACAGGCCGCGAAGACTTCACTTATTCAAACGGCACCATTGATTATCGTCTGGTGTTAAGGAATTAAAATGGCAAACCTTCTTAAACAGTGTGAACGTAAATTTATCTTTGCTGCCAATGCCGAATCTATGTCGGCAATGAGCTACACGATCCATACTGCTGAAAAATTGGATTGTGGTAAGAAAGAAATTTACGTTGGCTTGCATTTCCAGCACGAAACAAAAGTGACTATTCATAACGAGGCCGCAATTCCTTTGAATGGTTTCGTTCGCAAACTGCGACTTCTGCATACCAAACTGATTGAGATTGTTGATGCAATGCGCGATGAGAAGCCCGTTTGTTTCCGCGTCTGGCTCGATCAGGATGTGAAATATTTTACCTCGTCTATCTGTGCAATGATTGGCGAGAATGAATACGGTTTTGTTGAACTGTCGTCTTGCACAAAAACCATTCGTTTTAATCTGGACGAACGTGAAGAAATGCGTATCGGCTTTATCAACATGGCACTCTTCATTGCCGATCTTATCGGATTGTTGCAGACTCGCTACAGTAAATATTTTATCGACGTAGAAAAACTGCGCAAAAGTATTCCGCGATTGAAGCGTGTTTTCGCAGAGCATGTTTCAACCTACAACATTCAGACGAAAGATGAATTCGACAAAGCATTGGAGAAGTTCATCGCAAAAGAATCACGCGGCGACAACGATGCTACTTCTTTCCTGTATGCTGAGTTGGAACAGTACGCCGAAGATCTTCGTCTCGATAACGAACAGTGGGAACTCTAATGGACAGACACTGCCGCGCTTTTGATTTGATAGTTCAGGAACTCAAGCGAGAACTTCGCAGCGAAGATATTGCGCCTGAGAAATTCGCACGTATTGAAAAAGCACTAACCGATCTGCGCGACCTGCATATCTATCAGGCAGTAGAATCTGGCCTTGAGCATAAAAATATTGCGCTTGGCTACAGCATGAGTACCGGGCGCGTTACTCAAACGCACAACGCAATGAAAAGGAAGTTCCCGTGAACACTTTTCTAATGTTACCTACTGAGCATAATCTGGCTTACGCTTTTGGACACAAACAATTCAATAAGACAGATTCTGATTTAAATTTCTGGCGAGCGCATTTTAGTTCGCCTCGACTTATGGATGTTCGTTCCCATAAAAGTCTAGGCGCTCCGCAAGTTGGTTATTCTTTTATGAGCGATCATTCGATGCTCTGCGATAACCGATTCAAAACTGAGGCCATCACATATACAAATATGATGTGGCACAATTCGCTTGATAGTTTTCGCACTGATGATCCGAACTACCCTTATGTTGTTCAGATCTGGAGTGTGGAACCTAAAGAAATGTCTGAGCGGTTTTTAGCTGCTGCCGTTATTCTTTCCTTCACGGATTATGATCTCTCTGATCCGCGCACTGGAATTGCTGTCAATGAAATGGCGTTGAAGTTTGACCTGCCTTTAAAACCTTTGGAGTGATTATGTCTCATCTGTTCACGCTGACGCACCGTAGACAAAAACAGAAACCATCGAATCACGAACATTACCACGGCGATTTCTGTGAGAAACAGTATCTGATTGGTATGCGCCTCTCTGCTTATGCAAAAGAACTGCGCAAACAGATCAAGTTTAAACGCAACTCTATCGAAACGCTGCGTAGGCATCTTTGCAAAAGCGATAATCACGAACTTTATTGGAAAGAAGTTCGTGATGCCAAAAACAATCCTGTAACTCTTGCTGAGTTACGGGACAAGTTAGCGAAGACGGAAGCAATGCTCCGCACGGTTAAAGTTAACTATGAACTTGCTTTCATGGTTTCTCGTTCATTTGACCGCGCTGCTATTCAGAATAGAATTGTGTGGGAATCTCATCGCCTCGGAAAGAAAGTTTTTGATGCTGAGTTTCAAACCGATTTGATAATCGGAATCGCAAGCGCTAAAGATTCAGAAGTCTCTGCGGTTCAAACCAAAATTCTGAAAGGTCGTGAAGTTCACTGTTCGAGTGGCGCATTCTTTTCGCTGCCTCCCGAAAATGAATTCGGAAAGCATTTGCAGTTTCCCGTAACTCACACAATTCGCATGACAGCTAAAGGTGAAAAATGAAAGGCAGAAGTGTTGGCGTAACTTTAACTTATTTTCTTCGACACAATCCTGCGCAGATCGGATTGGAAATGGATTCGCAGGGTTGGGTTGATGCACGCGATTTGGTGAACAAGTGCGATAAGCTGGTTGATATGGATCAGCTAATCTCTGTTGTGAAAAATGACGAGAAACGTCGCTTCGAATTTACAGACGATTTTAAAAAGATTCGTTGCGCACAAGGTCACTCGCTCGACTTCGTGAAAATTGATTATGAGTCTTTAGTGCCTCCGGATATTCTTTATCACGGAACCAACATCAATAACGTTAACGATATTCTGATTAACGGCGTGCGCAGTATGAATCGAAATCTGGTTCATCTTTCTCACGATTGGGTAACGGCTGAAAATGTCGGTTCGCGGAAGAAAGCTGTTTGCCGTGTTCTCTACATTAGTGCGCGTGCGATGCACGATGCTGGCTATAAGCTGTATCGCTCAAACAACGGCGTATGGCTAACGGATTTCGTGCCGCCTGAGTTTATCCGGGCAGATAAACCCGCATAACTCCGCAAATCCCTGTCCAAAAATCCGCTGTCTTTTCGCAAGCCTTTCCTGTATCCTAAAGGGGAAGGCTTTTCCGTTTAAACCCAAACTAAAGGATTATATATGAAACCGTTAACTACTCCCGTTGAACTTCCTGAATACCTGCGTGCTGCTTACTCGGATATGACTGACGCTCTTTCCGATCAGTTTGAGAAGCACGGTTTAGACCAGCAAGAAATTGCAACTTATCTTGCGGCGCAATTAGTTTCTTTGCTTCCGGATCTCGGCGTGACAAGTTTAACTCCGATCCTGCATACAACTCTTCCGGTTCGTGTCGGTCTTTTAGATGCGCATGAAAATTCTGTAGCGCTGATGGAAAAGATCGAACAGTTGGATGACGATTCTGTTGATGAATACATTCAACAACTGCGCAAAAGTAATCTCGCGCCTGAGAAGTTTTCTTGCAAAAACATTGCGCGTAAATGGTTACGTCTTTTCATGGCAACAAATAAGTAAGGAATAGAAATGGCAGTTGGTTTCACAAAAGATGATGGTGTGCATGACACTATCGAAAGCAACACTCAAAACGAAATTGATTATGCTCGCGCACAACTTATGGGCGCTGGAAGCAAACACTGTTTAGAGTGTGGTACGAAAATTCCAGAGGCGCGACATAAAGTAATGCCTAACGCAAAATACTGCGTCGCTCATCAAGCTGAACATGACGGTTCATCTTACACTTACTACAACCGTCGCGGTTCGAAAGACTCTCAACTGAGGTGAATATGGAATGGTTTCTAGTTGCGTTTGGTCTGCGTTATCCTTCGGCAGAATACGCACTGAATATGTCTAAGGCGTGCGTGCAAATTTCTCCAACGTCCTATGTTGTCAAAAGCAAAACAGGATTTGCAGACGCAGTAAACAAAGAGACTGCCAGACTCTCTATTACGCACGCGATTCCGGACACGTTGAAGAAACGTGAAGCACATTTAAAACAAGCGTCGGATATTAGATATCCGTGCATGATTTTCTTTTCCGACGATTCAATGCAGATCGTAAATATTGATTACGATCAATCTGACGCTATGGAGTGATTATGACTGACAAAGAAGAACAGCCTTATTCTCGCTGCACTGATTGCGGTGAAGATCTTGAAGAAGGCGAAGTGTATGGTGAGTGGGATGATTTATGCGAGTCCTGCTTTTATCAACGCGAACGTGAAGGAAGGGGATCGTAATGTATCATAGCGCTCTCGATCAGGAGGAACCAATCTCTCCTGTTCAGTTTGAAGAAATAAAGAAAGACCAAAAGAAACAGCAACGCAATTTTATTCGCAATGCAATCAAGCGCATCAATTTATGCTTGGTTGAAATTGCAGGCGGCGAAACTCCTACGCCGTTCTACGGACGGCATCGCGGTAGTGGTGGCGATTACATGAAACAGTATCAAGAATACTGCGAATGGCTCGAAGGTGAATACGCCCAAAAAGAATTGGATCTGGTTCCCGGTTTAATTCATTTGGAATTGTGCCACTGCGATTGTGTAGATCCTCCTGCGCTGTACAAAGAACTTCGTGATCGTCTTATCGCTTCCGGTTGGGGCGAAAGCACGCGAGTGCATAAACGTGCTGGCCCAGAAAATATGGTTTGGGTTAGTCTGGACGAAATCTAAAAGCAGAAGAGGAAAAAAATGATCCCAAATCATTTCAAACTAAAAACGATTGGCTGTGACACAATCACTCCAATCGTTCTGCGCGAACTCCATTTGCAGATGGAGAAAAATGTTAAAGTCGATCTTGCTGAGGCGTTCACTCTGCTGATGGAAGCGCAAGCGTTGTACATTGATTTGCGCCAGCAAGAATCGGGTCAGTCTGCTGATTACTATTATGCTGAGATCGGCAGAGGCATCGAAAACCTTCTCATTAAATATTCGCTTGAGTGGGTACTTGATCCAAACAAACTGGAAGAGTACGTTCTGAAATTTATTACTGAACGTAACTTCAAAAAAGTAACGGATACCGTTTACGAAAACACTTGTCCGGATGCGCAGTATTCTTTTTATGAGGCGCGAATCTTCTCTGCAATCTTCACTGACAGTTTTGCAGCAAGTGATTTCGGAAGTATCATTGTAGAACATTGAGGTAGTAGATGCGCGTAGGGTTCGCTTGTAAATATATGGGGAAAGACGGCAAACAGCCTTTCCCGTCTCGCACTGTCACGGCTTCTCGTTTATCGCTTTTGCAGCGCGACGAGCAAATCGAAAAACTGATTGAGATTGGCTTACACAATATTCGTTCCGTTCATGCAATGGCACGTATGTTAGCGATACGATCTGAAATGAAACGCATGATGCGAATCACAAGCGAACTCCTACCGCTTTTTACTCACAAAGATTTCAGTGCTATTAGTCGCAAGTATGTTTTGCCTGCGGTTGAAAAGCCTTTGCGTGAGTTAGGTGACTTTGCTCGACTGCATCGCATTAGACTTTCATTTCATCCGGGTCAGTTTACCGTGCTTGCTAGTGATAGGCCGGAAGTCGTAGAAAACTCCATTCGCGATCTTGAGTATCACACTCTGATTGCTTCGCTCATGGGTTACGGCAAAAAATTTCAAGATTTCAAAATCAACATTCACCTGAGCGGCAAACTTGGCGCAGACGGATTCAGAAAGAATTTTAAAAGACTTTCTCCTGAGTGCCGCCGCATGTTGACAGTTGAGAATGACGAGCTTACAAGCCATGTTGAGGACTGCTTACGTCTCTCTGATCTTTGCCCGGTGGTGTTAGACATTCATCACCATTGGGTTATGACGAACGAATACATTCAACCAAATGATCCACGCGTGCAACTGGTTATCGAAAGCTGGCGCGGCGTTCGTCCTACTATGCACTATTCTGTTTCACGTCCTGAATTCGTTCCTTCTGATGTTTTTCCGGATCAGAACAAACTATCTGTTCCAAAAACTAAGTTGCGTGCGCATTCAGATTATTTTCACAATCAACTTGTAAACGCGTGGGCGCTGTCCTTCGACTCGTTCGATATTATGTGCGAGTCGAAAGCTAAAAACCTAGCGGTAGTTGATTTGTTGCAGAGGCAAAAAGTATGTCCTTAGAGAAGTTTATTCGTACCGTTCGTTTTCGTTTCAACAACTGGCGTATGCGTCGCCTGCATAAGCAGTGCGATAAGCTAATGACTAAAAAGTGAGGCTTACCGTGAAAAACTATGCGACTCTTTCTGAGTTAGTATCTGGCGTTCGATTCGCTCTTGTGGTGGAACGTATGAACGTCTCTGAACTTAATCCGGACTTTGCGAACGAGCTTGAAAAAGCAGAGGCCAGCGCTCATCCAAAAGAATTGCAGAACTACGCAATCGCTGCTCTGCAAAACTGTAAATTCTCCGTAACCAAAACTGTTCTGAATCAGGTTAGCAGTATGGCGGCAGAACATCCATTGTTTGATCGTCCGTTTGAAATCATTTCTGACGCCGACATTAAACAGTTTCTGATTTCTCTCCCTAGTGAGAAATTGGTTACTGCGTGCCGCGCCTGTAATGTTCTGGTAGACCACGGACACCTTCGCGATAGCGCGGAAGAGTTAGCCCGTCTCTCTTCGATTCGTCTGCTTACCTTCATGCCGTCTGCTGAGTTGTCAGAAGTGGAATCTTTGAACCGTCTGGAACTCTTTGCATTCGCTGTCGAACATTTTGTGTGGGTTCGCCACGTTCAGAAGATCGATGACTTTTTGAAAACAGCGCTGAGTGAAAAACAGCGTGATGATCTTATGGCAAGTCTCGGCGTCGATATTACCGACGAAGATTATGAAACAGATATCGACGAAAACATATCTGCGGAACTCGTCGCAACCGGACTCGACGTATTGCAAGACGATGCTGATTGGGTCGATTGGTCAAGCTGGACTCCAGAAGATCCGACGCTCGATGTTTTCGAAGCGCTCAAATACTCGTATGAAAAACTTACGCCCGAAACCGCAAAGTCTGCGCGTGATGCGTTAAAGGATAACTAAGGCAACTATGATGAAACAGATCACTTCCGAAGCAGTAATTGGTCGTTTGCTTAATGAGGGTGAATGGTGGTACGCGCTGGCTTTGTTCTCGGACAAAGATCTGATGGCGCTGTTGCAGTCAATGGGAATTGAAAACGTAGCCAATCAACCGCGAACTAAAATCGTTCTGGTGCTTTCGCAGCGTCTTTCAGAGAGCGGTAAATACATTGATTTGATCCGCGATTACTTCAATCAGAATTTCCTTGTGCCGTTTGAAATCCCTACGCACAAATCTGAATTGTGGTTTAACTTCGGCGACTGCGAAGCGATGGTATCTCAACGGCTGATTAACAGCGAATACGATATCAATATCGATCCGCAAATTCACAAAGATTTTGTTCTCGACGCGCTCACCATTGAGCAACTTCGCGAAGTGTATAACATCAACAACATCGCTGATGAAGACTTCAAAGATAAAGATCGTGAATGGCTGATTGAGCAAATCAACCAAATTGATTTTGTCGAAGAGTACGATAACTTCCTGCGTGACTCCGGCGAACTGTCTCACATCAAAACTGAACACGGTGCAATCATTGAATTCTTGTTCGGTTCCGCAATCGTAGAAGAGGATGAAGAATAAATGTTAGACTTCAATTTGCAGCTTCCGAAAACTGGTGCGCAGCGTCAAAACGCAATCAAACAAATTGCGACGCTGTTTGGTTCCCTGATTTCTTCGGAAACAAGTCTGGTGGAAGATCAGACTCCGGAACAAACCGTTCACGCTTTCATGAAAAAGCAATTGCGTGTGCCGGAATATCCGATGTTCTTAGCCGTCATTTTTGATGATGGTGAAATTCCGGAAGAGTTTGCAGAATACAATATCGTAACGCTGCAAAATGTTTTGGATGATGCCACTTCCGGACGGATGCTTGAGTTGAATGATCTGTTCGCGCTGGAGAGCGATGAGTCAATGATTAAATTGGCTCGCGCAATTGGCATTAAAAATCAGATGAGCGGCGTTACTTTCCGTATGGATATCCTGAAAAGGATTTACGAAAACCTGCAAACCTTCGAAAGATTGTATCCGACTACGGAAGCGTTATCCGAATTTTTTGGTGCGCGTTACGCTTTTGACCGTCAGGCCGGATCTATTCGCTGGCAGCAACTCTCTACACGCTTGGATGCCTCGCGTATTATCGCAGAGAACCGTTCAATGTACGCTAAACTGAGCGGCATGTTCGGGCGCTGGTATAACGAGGCGGTGCAATATTTCGCTACTTCTATTTTGGAAGTGGAATCATCAACAAGACCTCATATGCTTTCTTCGCGTGTAGCGCAAATGGGGCCGCAAAATATTCTGCGTAAACTTTTCGATCTCGGTCTGCTGTCTCGCGAAAAATTCGAAGAGTTTATTAAATTCGAAAACATCGAATTCGATGCCGTGTTGAAAGCAATCGTGCAAGGTTGGTTCGATGCGTTCGACGGCAAAGAACAGGATATCGTTTCCGTTGATAGCATGAGCAATGATGCTCGCACTATCATGGAACAGTTTGTCTCTGAATATCGTTGCGACGACGACGAAGACGACGAAGACGATTACGACGAAGACGAAGAAGACGAAGAAGAGGATGAAGAAGAGGATGAAGACGACGAAGAGGATGATACGCCTCCCGTCAAAAAAGTCGCTCGTCGTAAAGTTCTGGATGATGAAGACGAAGACGAAGACGACGAAGACGACGACGAAGAAGAATCCGGCGCGGCTACGCAAAAAGAATTACTCGGACTCCTGAGCGAAGATATCGACGTTAACGAGCATAGCCTTTCCTACTGGCTCAATGCGAAGACCGAAGATGTTCGACGTGCGCTGATCGATTCCGGAACTGCTGCGGCTCATATCGTAAAAAGTATGCGCCATTATCAACTGCTGGAAGTTATGTCAGAAGAAGCGGATTTGTGCATGGATGAAGTTTTCTCGTATTCCGATATCGCAAGCGCTGCATACAAAAACTGGATGGAGAACTGGCGTAGTCGTTTCGAAACTTCCGGCTATAAACTGAAAGTTCTTTCTACCGTTGTTCGCGAACTGGTTTCCGGAATGGAACTTGCCGACTACACAACGGAAGAAATGGAGAATCAGATCGAGTCTTACATTGAGTGCATCGAATCTGTTAGTGGTCTGTATACGTTTGCCGATAAGTTTATCGCTGCGGTAGACAAATACAAAATGCAGTCAGGGTTCAATATCGATCCGGTTTCTAACGCACCTTATCCGGCTCCTGCGTCAGAGCAACACCGCAAACTGATGGTAGATGCGGTCGCCTCTAAAGTTGTCGATCCGTACCGCGCACGTAACATGAGCGAATCTGAACTCCGCGCTGCAATGGCAGAAGCGGAAGCGATGAAAGAAGAAACTCCGGTTGCGAAAGTAACTAACGAAAACTTTCGTGAAGTGATTCCTACTCTTTCGCGTCAGAGTCTGATCGCAGAACTGGCGGCGCGTGGCTATAGCGATAACAGCCTGCGTAAACTCGGTGCTCCGCGCCTAGCAGAAATGTTCTTGAATGCTATGGAACGTCTCGTTAATAAATAAATCCAGAGTTGGCCTGTTCATTCAGGCCACTTTTATTTAAAAGGCAAATTTTATGGAAGCGCAAATTTTAGAACTGGCGTCATTCACGGATAACGAGATTGACGCACTGCATAATGTTCTTAGCGATCAAGAAGCGAAGACTCGCGAAGAGAAGATTAAGTTTCTTCTCTCCTATCAAAAATCCTCCCCGACGATTAAATCGTTTCGTCCGTTCCTTGAGAATGGAATCAAACCTGCGAAACCGAAACCTGAAAAGGATTTGCCTGATCCGAAAATAATTCGAATGTACACGCGTCATAATAATCCAACGCCTTTTATTTTATATCTGGCGAGTTATGGATTGAGCGCAGATTTTATTGCAAGTGCAATCGTCGAACATTTCGAAGAAGGGCGTTTTGATTTTCCGTCGCAGATTCAAGTTGAGCAAATCATCGCCTCCGGAAAATACGAATTGGAACCTGTTGCATATCATATGCAGTATGTTCGAATCTGCGAAGTTGCACGCCGATTCAGATTCAGCGGATACAATCTTTTCTATTCTCCGCTCTATTTCGATGGGTATCATGAATCACAAGGCGGTTGGGGAATGACGCTTTCAGAGAAGGATTCCCAAAAGTTCGGTTATGCCATGCTAGGCGGCGATACGGTGCATTGCATTATTGACACCATAACGCATACTGCCCGATTCGACACTAATAAACTCCGCAAATAAGTGTCCAAAATTTCGGTAGAAATCTGGCTTAAATTTGGCTAAACTTTTGAGACGGGCAGGCAATACCGCTTGTCCGTTGGGAAGCGGCATAGGCGTCTTTCCAAAGTAGGTGGTAACTTTAGAAAGGAGTCTTACATGGCAATCGCGAATCGGGTAGATCCCATTCAGGCTGTTCGTTATTACGAATCAAATCAGGAAACCGAATCGGCGAAACGTCGCGCCGAATTAAATCAGAGTCACGCAAGTTCAGTCTCATGCAAAGTTTCTTTTTCCGATCTTTATCTCAACGCAATTGATAAACGTAAAGGGGAATAAGTCATGCCACATTTTTCTGTTGTTAACGCTCACGTAGAATATGTTGGCGTGGGCTATTCTGGCCCGTTCATGCGTCAGATTGGACGGCCTAACGAAATTGCATCATACCCAACTTGTGAAGAAGCAATTCGAGTCGCGTGTGAATTGAAAACCGCAAGCGGCGATCAAACGGATTGGAAAGTAGTAAATGAATTTTCAGAACGTGTCATGTATGACACAACCAAACAACCCACGGAAAACTTAACGGAGTAGTAAATGAAAATTTCTAGCATTGTGTTATCAGCAATTCTGTTTGCAACGGTACAGCAATCTTATGCTAGTGAGTCTCTTCCCAAAATCTTTACTCAGGATCTAGCATTGACGAAATCTGTTGATGCTCGCTGTCAGAAAACTTATGCAGGTTTTGAGTTTCTGCAAGGCGCTGATTTAGATTTTGGCGTTAGTTCTTCTCGGTATGAAACTCGCCCTATGTGGCCTCTGATTTGCTCGTTGTCTGAAAAGGCAGCCTCGACCAAAATCACTAAAGAGTCATATGGGGTGCGTGTTGTTTACGTGTTGGAAAACGGAAGCACGAATGAATATGATTTCGTGAACACGATTGAAAACGCTTTTGAAGTTGCTGCATTCAACGGCAACATGATGGACAACTATAAATCGCAGAATGCTTTGCTTGACGTAATGACTGTTCTGTATAAAGAAGTGATGGAGAAATAATTGTGGCAAAGATGAACCGTAAGAAAGCACTGGATGCAATGGTTAAAGCCCACAACGAAGTACAGTCAAATACTCTCGTTCGTTTTCAAGCCGAAGGCATGGAAAGTTCTGCGTTGTTCCCACATCGGGAAGAAATCATAAATAAGATTATGCGCGGCGTTGATCCTGCTGTTGCGATTGACGATGCGATTGGCGCTGCAATTCGTTTGCACCGCATTAGCCTCACCTCAAATACAAAGGTTCCTTCCTTCCGCGATTTGATGGATGCCGAAGACCTCGAACTTTTAAAATCCTTATAAGGTAAAACGAAAATGAGTTATCAAGCAACTGATACTGCACCTCGTAAACTGGAACTGAATAAATCCTCACTCCAGTCTTTGACGCTTTATGCCCACGGTCTGATTAGTTTGTCCGATCTTATCCATCTGCTCGGTGGGGAAAAAATAACTATCTCGCATGTGAGTACAACTTTCACTAGCGACTGTATCACGATCTCGAACGGTATTAAGCAGACTGATCTTTTCTTCCATTTGGCGAGACTGTCCGGCGAAGAAGATGAGCGCGGCTTCCCAATCAACGACGAAACTTGTGTCGTCAATCTGTAAACAAAATATAGGCGTGGCATAGGCTGCGCCTTTCTACGTTATGGGGAATTATTTATGGGCGTTGTTTCTACTGTAGGCTACGACTTCTTTCCGAAACAAAATGAAGAAGCGCTGAACTCTCGCGTTGAGTTTAAAATCCAGTTGGCTGATAGCAAAACCGTAACTCTGCGCGGTGTTGTTGTTCGCAGTGATGCAGAAATGCCTTTCCGTGAAATCGTTCGTCTTGATGACGATCTGTTTGACGATGGCACTACGCACTATTTCGATTCGCGCACCTTCAAAAACTATCCGGGTAATGACAGTTTCATGAAACCTGTTGAATCTGCCTTCTGTTTTGAAGGTAAAGAAATGGGCGTGTGCTATCGTTACGACACGAAAAATACTGTACGTGGTAAAGTTATTTTCGACCGTGGCCCTTTAACTCTGATTCAGATTCTCGAAGGCGCAAACGAAAACAAAATCGTTCATGCTGGCGAATGCCAATACACGCAGATTTAATCATGAGAAAAATCTCGGCTAAATCTAAACGGAAGTCTGTTGAGAAAAATTCTCTTCAACTTTTGAAGGCAGGCAAAACGTTCTATGTGAGTATTTCTTCTGGCGACAAGAGCGAAGAAATCAAGATGACTAACGATTACAAATACGTTAAGACTTGCATGGTTGCTGTTGCCCATATCTCCGGCAATCCAGAAGTGCGCCTGCATTTAGGCCGCAACCTTATGGATGACACGCCGGATACCTACATCTTCGAAATCGAAATTTCGATCAAACGTAAAAAAGGAAAAAATTAATGGAACAAGTATTCACTCCGGCTCTGGCAGAAATTCATTTCAACATTCTGCCTGATGAAAAGTACAAAGCAAATTTCATCCCGCCGTCATATGGCACTCCGTTCAGTGCTGCACTAGATGTTTTTGCGCAGGAAGATTTTCATATCACGCACGAAACTCAACTTGTGCCGTTAGGTTTCCGCGCTGAATTCCCTACTGGTACGGCGTGCATTTTACTTCCGCGTTCTGGTTTCGGTGCGAAGTTCGGCGTTGCTTTGGCAAACACTCTCGGCCTGATCGATCCTGATTATCGTGGCCCGTGGATGGCGGCGGCATGGTTGAACGGAAGTGGTACGCGCGTTAAAGAAACGCAATTCCCGATCAATGAAGAATTTGAACAGAACGGGCAGAAGTACGCACGCGACACTGGCGAAACTGGTCGCCGTCTTTTGATTCCTCGCGGCGAAGCATTCGCGCAATTGCTGTTTGTGAAAACCGAAAGACCGCTTCCTATGATTGTCTCAGAATTGTCTGAAACAGTGCGCGGTGAAGGCGGTTTCGGTAGTACCAATAAGATCGCCAAATAATTTTACTGTATGGGTCGCCACATGAGACGAGACACGCCGCTTAAAAACTTGCGTGCTGTTCTATTGTATCTGGCTCGCAATGAGTACGAGGCGAACGAGAAATTCTTTCGTCTGCATTGTGAAAAAGCATTGCGTAAAATGCGCAGTGAAAGATTCTTTCTAGGGCGCTTATATCTCTACAAGATTGGTCGATGGCAAATCCTTTGGATCGATCCATACAACTACGATTGTCTTGTACGTGATAGGAGGGGTATAGCAAAATATAAAAACCTTTACGGTCTGTTATTATGACGGCCTAGCGCAAAACAACTAGGAGAAAATAAATTCCAATGAACCTAAAACTTATTGAGGTGATCAAAAGAGGTTCCCTTGCCAGAATGTGCGCGGGACTGATCCTATCTCTAGCAATTCCTTTGACTGTAGATGCTTCCGTTTCATCTTCACAGCACATACAAGGAGAAAAACTTTTAAAGACTTCCGTTCAGAAAAAATCTGCTACGAAACGTCTGCAAAAGTTGTACGCACATTTACCGCAGCCAGAAGATCTCGGTGACGTGTTTGATAGCGCTGCTAAAAAACACGGAATTGATACAAGACTTTTGGTTTCGTTATGTGTAACTGAATCCCATCTTCGAAAGTCTGTCGTTAATCGCGGTGCAATTGGTATGTGTCAGGTTGTTCCTCGCTACCATTCCACAACGCGAAAAGAAATGATGAACTATCGCAAGAATGTGGATAAGGCAGCGGAAATCGTAGCCGACTTGAAAGCTACCTGTCGAAACAATGTTAGGTGCATCGTGCATTCTTACAACGTGGGCAAAACAGCTTACAAGAAAGGCGCTCGTTCTCCGCAGTATTACGCTAAGGTTATGAAGCAGTACCATCGAGACGTGTAACACTAAGGGAACCTGTAGGAATAACTTATAGGTTCCCTTTCGTTTATCTCTGCAAATTTGTGTCCAAAATAATGCTTGTTTCTGCCGCTTCGTTAGTTTAAGATAAGGGCAGGGCGCAGTATACACACATTTGCATAGGTAAACTTATGAACAAGCTAAGGACTCAAGCGCAAGCGCGTAAACTCTGGTTAGACTTCATCGCGTTTAAACTCGAACTCGACCGCGTTAAAAGACCTAACGCAGCCATTACAGAAATGTCCGACAAGATTTGCGCAATGTATCGCGCAATCTCGTCAGAGAAATACAAAACTGCTTTAAAACTCGGTGAGGAAGTTTTAGCAGTTAGTATCCAGTACAAAGCGCGTTATGAAAAAGACGCACTTCAATTTTTAAAACTTTGCAATCTCGCGGGAGAAGTTGTACGCGGTCTTAAAAAATAAATGAGGAATTAGATTATGAACGTAAATGCTTTACTTGATTTCCAAAACGAACTGTTAAAGCCTTTCGCTCCGTCTCAGGAATTCGCATTGATAACTCTCATCGTTCCACACACGGACGAAGAAACTGTCGTTGATTACTGTACTGAAATTCAGTACCGCTTTCCGCATGTTGCTTCGCTGTACGATGCCTATGCAATTAAGCGCCCCGAAAATGCGATTCCTCTCATTGTTCCTGTCGCCGACAAAACAAACGTGCGTGAAGAACTGTTTGAATTGAAAGCTGGCTCTGTTGGCTTGAGCGAAGATTTTTATCTTCTCCTTTCCACGTATGTTTCTCGCGTGCCGGAACACGTAAGCTCTCCTGATGAACTGCACTTAGGTGCAAGTGATCGAATTGCGAGATTAACGCTGGATGATTTATCCGCTGCTATCATGCACGGTTTTTATTCTGGCGTACCGCCTATTGTTGGCGAAACGAAACGAAAAAGCGCTGGTTTCTGGCGCACACTTTTTCCATCTGCTGCATAAGGAGAAATGATCATGTCAGAGCGGGAAGAGTTTGAAATTTGGTTCGCACGAGAAAAAGCGCCGAAGATTGATCCGTCGCAGATATTTCTTATGCGAGAAATAATGTGGGAAGGCTGGCAAGGGAAAGCCAGCAATCTCGATCCAGATAAAAAGTGATCGATGGTGAGCAAAATTCTGTCTCGCCGTTAGGAGAATAAAATGGAACTGCTAACCGGTATTGAGTTTGAAGCTCGTTTAAAAAGTTTAACTGATCAGTACAATCTCGTTGAGTATCACGAATGGATTCAGAAAAACAATTCTGTTCGTGGCACTGCATTCTATCATTCGAACCTGCACATGGATGGCGTTGCGATGTTGTGTATGGATCTTCTTCCCGAAGAAGCGCATGATGATCGCGATGCAGTTTTTTGTTTGCTCGCCGCTGCTTTGATTCACGATATGGATCATACGCTCGGTGAATATAGCGATAACGTTAATATCCAAAATGCAATTGCGGCACTCAGAGATTGGACGTGGGCTTCTCCTGCCGATTCTGATTTCAAACGTCTGTTACCTGAAATCGAAAAGCTGATTCATATTACGGAATTTCCGTATACGCCGGATCGTGAACCTCAAACGGTTTATGAAAAAGTTCTGCGTGACTCCGATATCTTGTGGGGAATTTTGCCCGGTCGCGCCGTAACGATTGTGGAAGGGTTACGAACTGAATTGCTGCATTCGTTCCCGCAATATACAAGCGACGGCTTTCGCTTAGTCAACTTCATTTATGATCGAATCGACTTCCTTCGTTCGCTGAATTGGGCGACGGAAAAAGGAAAGAAACTTTTTGATCGTTTTATCATTCAACATAAACTGGAAATGTTGGATTACATTAACTCAGTTAAATCATACGAGGACAGAAAATAATGTTCCCCATCACCAATGTAGTTGAGATTATAGATCTTGCCGCAATTCAAAACAAACTTTGCGATGTAGCAATTCAGCGCGGAATGTTACCGCACCGAAAATCAAAATACAGCGTGTTCTTTATCCCGGTTCATCGTTCCTCAAATGAGAACGAAGTATTGGATGTGTACACTCAGGCGCTGGATCGCTTCTCGCTCAAACTTGTTACTTCAATTGCGAAATACAAGAAGCATTTTCTCCCGCTCGTTGTGCCGATTGCATATTCAGAAGATCCGTTCTTCATCCATTTGGACGGAGACGTGGTGAAGATTGAAATGCAACCATACTACAGCGAGTTAATTGGTGGTGCGGCTAACAGTAACCTCGTTTCTAAATCCCTTGTTGGTGCAATCGTGGCTAGTCATCACCGATATGATATTCCTGTCGATGAGTTTGATGGTTACTTGGAAGGAAATTTCCTACACACGATTCGCACCCGCTTGAACCGAATAAGTTGGCCTAGAGCGGCTAAGGAGTCCAAATGATTTACGATCCTAAAAACGGATTGTTAAATGTGGGTGACGTTGAAATGCGCACTCGTCCTGTTTTGTTTCAGCACAAACTCTGGCAGAACATGGAAGAGTATTTCAAGCAGGCTGAACACAATTTTGTTGACCGCTACAACGCGCTGAATGGAACCTCGCGTTCTGTTCTGCCTATCTCTTTCGTGTACGTTATTTCGAAAGGCGGTCATCGCGTTCGTACTTCAACGCTACTGGAAAAGTTTGGCTACGATGGCGATAAATTTAATCCAGTAGATCCGGATTACAAGTTTCTGCTTGGTGAGTTATTTTCTCGCTACACAAAAATTCCGGCTGAACAGTGTTTTGTTCAAAGTTTCAAACTGCCTGAAAGTCGGCTGTTACTTGAAACAATCAATTTTCTCGTCCTGCCTTGCGAAGATTTCTTCGTCGGCATTGTTAGCTTAGAGGGTTAAATGGAAACGATCTCTATTCGTGTAAAGCGTGCGGAAGTTCTTGTTGGGAATGGCGTTGATAAAGTAGTGCTGGTTACTGAACTTCCGCTCGGTGTTGCTCCCTTCAACGATGAAGGGCAGACACTTGAATTTAAAGTTGCTGCTGGCAAGGGCGTTCTTTATGTCCAGAAGCATTTCAATCTGAATCCAAAAGTCACAAGGGTATAAGCGATCATGAGTAAGAATAAATCAGTTTATGATGTTCTTCTGCAACGCACACTTTCAAGCCTGTTGAATCTTAGTCAGGCTGACACGGCTACGCAGGTTTCTATCACCGTCGCCGGAAACGCGTATAAGTTTTCTCTGCCTTTTGAAAAAGAAAAAGTGCTTCGCGTTGTTGTGCGCGTAAGCGATAAAGGCAATCTGAAAATCAAAGCAACGTTAGACAAACCTGTTAAACGTTTTATCTCTGGCCTCGTTGCGATTGCTAAAGATAATATGGTTTCTTCTAACGATGGTCTACGCGACTTCACCAAAGTAAAAGACAAACTTTGGAAAGCGTATGTGAAGAAAGCCGAAGCTGAATTGCGTAGCAAGATTATTCGTTCAGCGCTGGCTTCCTACCAGTGGACAAAATAACGCGCTCCTGTTGGGGCGCTTTTACTCTCTCTCTTTAGGAATTGCAAATCATGCGTTACGAACTGAATAAGCCTTATGTTTTCTTTGCAGCACAAACCGTTTTTGAAGATGGTCGCGTTGTTGAAAAGATGCACGCGTACCAATCAACAAATCCGAACGATGAACTGCGCGATATTAAATTTGTTGTTGCGCAGTGCAAAGAGCACCACAAAGTTCCGTGGGATCAAGATCCGAAAGGCGAAAAGAAATACGATGGTTTTATTTTCGAACTGCCTGATGGTGAAAAAGCAACGAACCAGTATCCGCACGCCAGCTACGGTCAAATGTCTGACACTGCTGATGGTGTTATTTCTCTGCTCTCCCATTACTACGAAAAGTTCGACAAAGACTTTGATAAGATTTCCGAAGCCGATGTTTATATCGAATACTTTTCTTTCCAGCGCCATATGGAAGCATTGGAGTCGGCGATTTATAAGTTTTCGCCGGAAGGAGATCGAAGTGATCCGGAGTATCACGCTAAACTGGTTGAGCGTCGCAATCTGCTGATTTCAGAACTGGCGAAACAGCTTAATATGACAATCCAATTCTCGCAGTACAGCGTGACAACCAAAGACGGCAGCGTTATCGCGCCTCCCGGATTATATCGCTCAGAGTTGGCTCCACTCTGCAAATAAGTGTCTGAAATACCGCTGGTAACGTATACCCCTTTTCTGTAAACTAAGGGAAAGGCGTTTCCTATCTCAAATCACATAATAGACTGCAAGGAGTTCTATAATGTTCGCAATCAAAACCGTAACCGACCTGAACAACCTGATCGAACTGCAAGACGCTGTACTGTCCGAAGTGTTGGGTAAATCTTCCGATATGCGTTTGAACAAATACCAATGGAATTTGGATTTGTACAAACATAAATGGACGATGATTAAAGTTCCGGTTGAGGTTTACGGTTTTCATGATGTTGAAGAAACAAATATGCGTTTGCATTTTGTTCGTCATTATCTGAAAAACTCACATTCGTTTTTGAAGAGTATTGTTTCGCCTCGCCGTGTTTCATTATCTGGAAAATGGATTCCGTTTTTCGTGCCGGGAGGTTTTGATTTTAGCAATGCCGTTCGATTGACGAACGACAACGAAAATATTTTGTCGGGCGTTTCCCCTGCGGGTCGTGCATTTCTCGAATGCAGTATCAATCCTCTTTTTCGTACAGAGTGGATGCTGGAAGATATCGTGAGCGCAATCGTGTGGGCGAAAGTTCAATACAACTTAACGCCTGAAACTTTTAATGTGGATGTGTTTAGCGCATCACATGCAATTCTTCATTACGTGCGCAAAGTCCTCTGGTCTTTCGCCAATCCAAAGTTTAAAAAGGCACACGCATGAGTATCTCGGAAAAACTTGCTGAACTACTTAAAAATGGCAAGGTAGCATTTCCAACTGGAATTGATTTAGGTGACTTTGAGTTTGCTGCTCGTATGCGTGGCATTCAATTCACAAAAGCAAAAGTCGAAACATCCACTCGAACCGTCGTCCGATATAAGGTAACAGCACAATGAAAGTTTTAGACTTGGATAAGTTTACTGACAATTTGGCGTTGTATGCGGCTGCTCGCAAAGTCGAAGAAGTTTTCTCGCAAGTTGATCAACATATGCAGCGCAATGGCGCTATCGCCTTTCATGTTCCGATGATCGACTTCTACGCGAATGCAAATGATGTTCGCGCAGTGTTCGGCGACGGCGTGATGGTTGATCATCGATGGGATGAAGCAGAAACAACGGCGTGTATCAATCGTGTTCTGGCTTCACCTGAATTTGCCAACTGGTTTGGCGGCTGGATGGTGGCAGATGGAACAGAGTACATGAAAAAACATGCTGTGCTCAAGTCTGAAATTCCGGATCAAAAAATCTTTATTTTCATTCCAGAAATTCCGGTTCTTTCGCTGCAACAAATTTTGAATTGAGGGAAGTGAAATGTCTGCTGTAACAAGTCAGAATGATTTTGATGCAGTGCGTACTGCGCTGGAGAGCATTTTAAAAGCTAATGAAGATGCTCGCCGTGGATTGTACGAGAAGGGTGAGTTGTTTAACGACAACTTTTTGAAGTTTTCCGTTTCTGATTTACATAAAAGTTTGCAGAATACTCCGCGTAGAAAACTGCCTCAGATTGTTGAGAAAGTTTTAGGCGATTTCAACTTTAGAGCAATTCACGGAGATTGGGCGCTCGTTAAACACGATGCTCCCGACTTCACTTTAATTGAATTGCCTCACTCTGCAACGAATGTCGTTGGCGTTACTTTTTCAAAAGATTCTTATAAAGGAAAACTTGTCGAGTTAGGCGATACTGATTTTGCGGAACCTGTCGTTAAGGAGAAAGTAAAAGCTCCCGCTAAACAGCGAACGAAAAAAGTTATCGCTAAGAAGGAAGAAGTAAAAAGTAATTCCGTTGTTCAGGAAGAAGTTGAACCTGAACATGTAGAGAATGCTCCTGCCTCTGTATTGGAAGTTAAAAAGAGAAGGGCGGCTGTTGAAAAACTTTCACCGGAAGATCGGCGTCAGTCTTCTGGCACGTATCAACAATTAAAATTCGTTTTGCTTTCTATGACAAAAGAAACGCTAGACGTTTTGGCAGAAACATTGAACATTGGCGAGTTGGAACCTACGGTGCGCGGGGCGGTAGAAGATATTCTCCGCTTCATGGATTTCGAATCTATTCGCGATGCAGCGGATAATATGGGAATCACACTGAAAGCTCGCAACAACGCAGACGCAGCATTGTTAGAATTTCTAATCGTCCAATCTAAATAAACCCGTGGAGAGAATCATGTTAACCATTCAGCGTAAAACCAGTTTCAGCGGCATCACCTTTTCTTTTATGCGCAACGGCAAACTGATTGCCGCGCATGTTTCCGGCCTGCTGCTTTCTCAGGCAATTGCAAAAATGTATGGCAGCTCAATGACCGTCTGCATTCAGTACAAAGACGGTCGCGAAGTTGAGGATCAAGTAATCATGCGCCGTGTGGTGCAAGCCGATCCGATGCAGGATTCCGAATCTTTTATTGATATGTGCTTGTGCTTGGATTTGGGTACAGCGTTCGCCGAAGTTCCGTTGATTGCTATGCGCAGCAAAACGAAACCGGAAGAGAAAGCTGTTAAGCGCGTTATTGTTCGCGATGCGGATCGCATGGAGAAATTTTTAATAGAACAGCGTGACGCGATTGAATTGCAGTCACTCTACGAATTCCTCGTTGATAGCGAACTGCGAAACGTTCGCCATGTTGTTCGCTTCCTCGGCCTGACTGTTGAGGGCGGCACCGAAGTTGAAGATCACGCCGACGAGATTATCGAAGTTCCTCGCGCTGTATGGCATGAGCAATTCCTTGCCAACGAAATGAAGTTAGACGCAGACGCGCCTCTTGTTACTCTGGCGCAGGAAGCAATCTTCTTCATGGAAAATAAACATCGCGTTGATGCGTCTCTGTCTTTTGACGATGACGAAGATTTTGACTTCGAAGATGAAACAGAAATTTTCTCCGAAGAGTTCGACGGCGACAACATCGAAGAAACAATTCTTTCCGACGATAGCAGTCTGGAAGAAGACGCGTAAGAATTAGATTGTGCATTTTAGAGCGAATTGCTCTAGGCTTGAATTTGGATTTCCCCTTACTGCTAAGGAATGCGGTGTTTAAATTCAAGCCAACTTTTTATGTTTCTTTGCGAGGGAACATAAACGGTTCAACCACACAAAGAGAGGCTACGCTGTGAAAACTATCAAATTCCATTTTGGCGCAAGCCAGTTAAACACACTCACGCTTAACCGCAATGCAATTCAATCAGAATCGCAGGTTAAACAGATTCTGAATATCCTGATGTGTCCTGCACGCGTTTGGGAAGCGATTGTCTCCAACGACAACGTAAAGCAGGTTACGCTTTTTAATAGCGCCTCTGAAATGGCTCCTTACGTTTCGCCGCATAAATCCATTCACCATTTGGACAGAAACAGCGATACCTTTATCGAAGATTTCCGGGCGCTGCTTTCTTCTCATAACGGCGTCTACCTAAACGGCACCGATATTCAAGTGCTGGCTTTAGGCGAAGATGAGATCGAATAACTCTGCAAAACAGTGTCCAAAATAGCGATGGCATTTCGGCACTGAAATCTGTAAACTGTAGTCAGAGGCAAATGGCCTCAACAAGCGTGTAAGGATTTACGGGGTTTTCACCTTACATGCTTTCAACGTAAATCCCAAAGGAAATAAATCATGCCTAACGAAAAAACTTCTGTTCCTTCTCGCAAAGAATTCGCGGCATCTAGAGCGGCGGCAAAGAAAGTGAAATCTGCTCCTGCTTCTGTTCGTGCGAAAAATTCAACGAAAGATGTTAGTCGCGAAACTGACGCTGATCGTTTGGATAAATTTGTGATTGCGGTTCTGGAAGAATGGCGTGTAGCCAAAGAGAATAATCTCGCTGGCTCCGATCAAAACATCATCAAAGTGAGTATGCGCGAAATCAAGTTGCTCATGTCTCGAACTTTGAAAAACACGCGTGTATCTCGGCTGCACGATCTGATTAACGATACGTTATCCGGATTGAACATCGCTGAGGTTTACGGTTCGTGGGTGTTCGTTGATTGGGATTCTCCAGACTGTCTGTTTATCCAACTGCCGAAAACATCGACCAACGCGATTCGTGTTCGCGTTGCCAGTAAAGCGGGAAGCGCTGAATTCTCGCTCCAAAAATCCACTGAGCAATTGATTGAAGATCGATTCCGTGTGGAAGAGGACGAGGACGAAAATCAAACCGTTGTCGATGACGGAGACATTGATCGTGAGTATGACGGTCGCCCTGAGAATGTTCGTAAGACGGAGAAGCAATTGCGGTCTTGGACGCTTGAGCAATTACAAAACTTCGTAATTGAAAACAAGATTGAAGTCTGGGCCGGTGCGGATTATAACTACGAGACACTTCTTGCTGCCGTGTTGGATTTCAAAACTAAACAGGCATAATTGATTACGGGTGGCACTTCGGTGCTACCCTTTTTAACTTTCTGGAGAAATTTTTATGAAATTCCGTAATGCCGAAAACGTTGCTGCTTTGCTTGTGTTGAATCTGAAAACATACGGCGACGAGAAAGAAAAAGATTTAAAACGCGTTCTTATCAGCGCAAGCAATCTCGCTGAACTGTTTGGCTACACAAACAACTATATTGAACCTGAGAAACTTAAAGAACTTGAGTTTCATTTGCGCCAGCGCGGTTATCTGTTCTTCGTTTTTGAAAGCGGTATATATGGAATGCTCCGTATCTCTACGCTGACAAACTGGCCTCGCATTGCAATGTCACGCATTGAGGCGGCGTTAGATTTGCCGCTGGAAGATATTGAATCGCTAATCAATGCAGATTCAAATGATCAAGGTGTTCCGCTCGATAAAGAAAATGATCTCTATCCTAATACGTGGAGTTTTGATCGTATCCAACAATACTTTTTCAAACATCTTACTGATTTGGATATCAGCGCGTACACAACTCGGCAAGCGGCCTGCTTAGTTCAAAAACATATGCGCAAACACAATATCGTTCCGGTGAAGGGTTAAAAAATTATGGGATACATTGATCAGCTAGTTTCAAATCACAACCTGTCTGCGCAAGAGCGTCGCCTGAAATACAGCACGTTTGTTGCCAAAACCGCGCCTAAAAAATCCGGCGATGTTGTTCGTATTGATTTGATTCGTGCGATGGCTTTTGTTGGTGAAACGAATTTTAGTGAAGAGGCGCAGTTGAAATTTGTTTCTGATTATAACTCGGTGCTTTCGTATGAAGAACATCCGTGCTTCATGTATCGCACAATCGAAGGCGAGTACGCGCATCGCAATTGCAGACACGTCACTTACGTTGTTCGTTTGCCGAAACGCGGTGATAAAATTTCAGAAGCAAAGATCGATGACGGTTCGATCATCGTCGGTGGGAGTAAATTCTGATGCCAACAATTGAAGAAGTAAAAAACAGCGCAACCATTTATCAGTTTCTCCACAATCCTTATGGCGTAGTTCGCGCCGGAACCTACAAGCCAAATCTTTTGGATTGTTGGGCGTTGGTTGTCGATACCATTCCGAAATGCTTTATCGCGCTTTGGGGAAAGATGTGTGAATTAAGCTGGCATATGTCGATTCGCCGTCTGCTTATTTGGTTGCTGTTTATGCCGTTCTGGATTCTGATTGTTGTGCCAATGCCGCTCACTTTCTGGATATGGGGAACGTATGTTTATTTCTACATGCGCGGCGAACCTGAGCGCCATAAGAAAGTTCAGGAACGACTTAATCGGAAGTTAGATTCTCTAGTGTAGTCTGCAAAATAGTGTCCAAAATTCCGGTGGTTTTTGCCGCCTCGTTTTGATACACTATTTGGACAGGGCAGCAATGCCCTACAAGATTCAACGTGAAGTGGAAACTTTTTGTAGGCAGGGAAGCCTACACTTTTTTGCAAAGTCTCCTACTACGGGAACTCTGCAAAATAGTGTCCAAAATTGCGATTGATAATATCGCTACTTTCCGTCACTATTTAATCTCACTCGGCGCAGTGCCGAAACAAACAAACAAGCCTTAACTAATATTTCTTAGGAGAAATAATCATGGCAATTGCAACCTCTACCAAACTGATCGGCAAAAACATCGTTCTGCTGGACGGCACCAAAACCAAAATCACTGACGCAATGGCAACTGGATATAAAGTTGCGGATCGTACTGTTCGCGTTTCGTCAAAGCAAGTTGCTAAGAAAGGCGCTTGCTATTACGAAATCCCGGTTACGTCTCTGCGTGAACTGATCGATTCCGGTGAAGGTTATGTTTCTTTCGCTGACAAAGCGATGCAGAAAAAAGTCGGCACTGATGCTTTCCTCGAAAAACCTGCTAAAACTTCTGGCCGCAAACCGAAAGAAGAGAAAACTTCTGGCCGCAAACCGAAAGAAGAGAAAACTTCTAACGTGCGTCCGAAACGTGGTAGCAAACCTACCAAAGAAGAAGACGAAGCCGAAGAAAAATCATCACGTCGCGTTAAACGTCGCGGCAATAGCGATGCAGGTTTCGGCGCTCTCGCTGACTTCCTGATCAACGGCGGTAACAGCAAGAAGAAAGTTTCTCTCTCCACAATCGATCAGGATCTGGCGACTGTTCTTACTGAACGTCTGGTTAGCACGGTTAAAGATACCTCGCTGGCTAAATTCGACCGCAACAATGCGCTGATCGAAAACGCATTTGATGTTGGCTACTCAACTGAATTCGATGCGACTGGCGGTGACGTTCGCGTAACGCTCAATATCAAATACGCGCTGGAACAGCCGGAACCGGAAGAAGTAAGCGGCGGTTTCGAAATCTCTCCGGAACTGGCGAAGAAAATCAAAGCGCGTGTTGGTAAAACTGTTGGCAAAAAACTGGCTGCGGCAATCGCTGAACACCTCGGCGTTGAAGCAAGCGATATGACAGCGGGAACTCTGCTGGTTCGTGAAGGTGAAGATGGTCAGTTTGTTTTCTGCGGCGCAAGCAGCGAAGACAATAACAAAGCTGTTCTGTTCAACACTGAAAGCGAAAAATTCCGTACTGTAGGCGGCGCGTCTCTGGCTAACTACTCCGTCGTTGAAGAAGACGAAGAGGAAGAGGAAGACGAAGAAGACGAAGACGAAGAAGAAATTGAAGAGGAAGAGGACGAAGACGAAGACGACGGCGAAGCCGAAGACGACGATGCCGAAGACGATTCCGAAGAAGGCGAAGATGACGCGGAAGGTGAAGACGACGATTCCGAAGATGCTTTCGAATACGCTTCCGTAAATAAAAAGCAACTGGCGAACGTAGACAAAAAGATCACGGCTAAAAATCTGCCGATGCTGTCTAAACTTTGGGGCGTGCCGCAAAGCGCTCTGATTACTGGTCTGAAACTGACAGACGGCGATGATACTTTTGTGTTTATCGGTATGGACGAAGACGGCGATCTGCTGGTTGTCGAAGAAGGCGCGAAGGAAGTTGTAGCATTTGACGCTGACGATATCTCAAGCCTGTCTGGTTACTCTCCGGTTGTTGGTGAAGCCGAAGACGACGCAGAAGAAGATGGCGAAGATTTCGAAGATGACGGCGAAGACTACGACGATATGGACATTGACGAACTGCGCGATGTTGTAGTTCAGAAAGGTCTGGCAAAAGTTCGCGCCGCCGAAAACATGACGGAGAAAAAACTCCGCGCTCTGCTGAAATAAAAATTAACGGAATGGCGCGGTAACACTGCCGCGCTTCCTCAACCTATTTAAAAGTTTTAAGGAAAAATGAAAATGGCTATCACTCCTAACAAAGATTTGGTTAACGTTGTTGTTCGTCTGCTGGATGGCAAAACTTCTCGCATCACTGGCATTACTAAAACTGGTTACACGGTTGAAGGTTCTGATAAGCAAATTCCGATGACGGAACTTGTGCGTAAAGGCCGCGTGTTGCAGCAACTCGATCCGGTGAAGCTGAAAGAAATTCCGGCTGAACAAACTTATCTGATGAGCGACGGCTATCTGCATATCCATACCCGCGATGCAATGCGCCGCATCAAGAAAGGCGAGACGGTTGATATCCCGCCGTCAAATTCTGAATGGCTGCGCAAAACCAAAACGGTGAAGGTTGTGAAAGTGAAAGGCGAATCTAAGCCTAAAAAGATTACGCCGAACAAACCTGTTCGCGCTGACGCTTCTAAAGTTAAGGCTCCGAAGCGTCTTAAAACTGACGCGCAGAAAACTAAAAAGGTTGTGGCAAAAGCTGCACCTAAATCAACTCCGGTTGATCGTAGCGCCGAAACTGCTGAGACGTTGTTCTTAGTAATCGAAAACGCTCGCACGAATCGCAAAGCGTTTAAAGAGTTTAAAGCGATTGTCTCGGCTGCGATGGGTGTTACGGCAAAAGATCTGCCGGATACTGCAAGCGAGATCATCGAAAAATTCGGCGCTGCGAAAGTGCGCAAAGGTCTGGCGGCTCTGTCTGAGCATTTCAATCGCCGCCGTGCGGAACTGAGTTTGCCTCGTAGCTTGAAAGCGTTTATCTCAAGCGGTCGCTTAACTCTGACTCCTGCGCAATTCCGTCAAGTGCTGGAAGTAATCGCTCCGACGATTCCGAAAGAGATTGTTGCTGACGTTGCTAAGTATTATTTCAACGGCGAATTCGTTATCAGCAAAACTCCGGATCGCAACACCACGAAAAAATCTAACGGTGGCAATTAATGGAAAAATCTGACGTGATCGTAAATGGAATCTTTGGTCAGGTTTATTCCCGCCTTGTTCTCGCCGCAACGCAACGCGTTCTTGTTTACTACAATGAATTGTGTCCTGTTGTTTTCGGCATTCAGTTTTCAAAAATGAATAAAGAACAGGCCGATGTGATTTGGGATATTCTGATCGAAACAATGCGTATGGATGCGAAGGCGGGGCGGCTTCCTCTCGCCGCTCTTTATATCTCGCGCAAGTATGAAAAGAAACCCGGCGCAGGCTTCTGGTCTGCATATCACACATTTTACGGCTCTGAAATCTCGGAAGATGAGTGGTCTGAACTTGTGGAAAAAATCTGGAATTCATATTCCATGTAGGAACGATCATGAAAAAGAAATTTACTCCGAAAATCCCGCGCTCGAAGGTTGTGCCACCTAGCGAGCGTGCCGAAATGGATCAGCTTGTCGCCTATTATCTTTCATCGGTAGGTAACAGCATGACGATGGTAACGCAACTGACGTTCTTCAACGTCACGAACTACTGGCACATGACAGACGTTCACGATCCCGAAGCGTCCACGCCGAAGAATCACAAACTTCTGCGTGAGATAACGCAAAAGCTGAACAAATACTGTAAAGATAATGGGAAGCCTCTTTCTTTGCTTCCTTTGCCCGATCAGCCCGGCGTTGAATTGAACGGCGAAACTGTTGTGGTAATTCCGTGGGAATTTTTAAATACCACGGAATCGCGTCAAGCTGTTGATGCGTTATTCGAAATGGTATCTGCGAATGGTAATACAGATCTGGTTGCAGATGCTGATCTGAGGGATAAATATGTTTTTAGGGCACCTACTGACGTTTGAAGATCGTCAAAAGCTGTTAAAACTTTATGGCTGGAAAATCATTGATACCTCCCCAAAGTATCTTGAATCTTCCAAAATGGTTTGTGGCGTTCGCCATGTTCGAACTAAGTACGGTGCGCGTGAGCAAGTGTATGATATTTTGTTCCCGCGCATTCGTGCGAAAACGGTTCTGCGTTTGTTTAAAAACTTGCGCCGTGGTCAACGTGGAATGCTGTTAGAACAAATTTCAATTCTGTTCGAATTGGGATTGGGTGTTCCGAAGCAAAAACAAATCGCCGACTATATCCTGCATTTAGACAATGTGGACGATCAGGAAGTTGGAATCAAGTACATTGGTAAACTGATAAAACAGTACATCGCCAATTACAAGTTTTCGATGGACGATCATGATTACATGTACTGCGCTCAATTCACTGAGCAATTGTTGCTGATGAAGAAATTCATCGGGAAGACAAAACAGAACGTGAAAAAATCAGTGCGCGTTCCGGAAGGAAAGCCGTGTGTTATGGTTTATTCGCTGACTGACTTCAACGGTGCGAAATTCAGTTTGGTAGATGCTTACGCATTTTCATCGAACGGTTTTCCGATACCGATTTCAACATCTGTGATGCGAAAAGAGTTTGGTGCTGTCCCGCGCCAGTTTAACAGCTACGCGTTGAAGTCGCACGGACAGTATATGTTGGTTTTCGGTATTCTACATTGGAACGAAGACGGCGAAGAAAACTTCCAGCACATGCAAACGCTGGACGATGATGAATACGAAGTTCTGGTTGACCATTACGATAAGTATTGTTCGAAAGAACTTCTTGCGATGCGCAAGTTCCGCGATGTTGATCGCGAAGTGCATAACGCACATCGTCACGCAATCGAAGTTCTGGCAGTTAAAGAAGACGCAACCAAAAAAGAAAGGCGTTTGGTTCGCGAAGCGGAAACATATTTCGCTGAACGTGAGAAAGCTGTAAAGCAACTATCACGCTTAGAACGAAAGGCCGCAAGCAAACTTGCTGAATCTGGCCCGGTTGCTTCTGCTCAATTCTTCGCTCTCGATATCGGGGCAATTGGAATTAGCCGCAAGCTGCGTACATTGGTTAGCACACCGCCTGAAACTCTCGCGAAAAGTTTAACCGCGTGGGGATTCACAACGGCGTTAAATGCGAATCCTAAATGTCTATCTTCTCGAATCTATTACGGCGTAACTTCTACGCGCCGTAGCTGGCAAATTGAAACGGAGAAAAAATAATGAATTCCTCTCAAACTTTCGGAACCGCCGTACACGCGGCAACTGTTACGGAACAGAATCTGAATGCAGGTTCTCCGGCAACTAAAAGCACGGTAATTGTTGTGCTGTGTCCGACTGTAAACGGCAACCAAATTTTCCGTGCGGAAAATAGCGGCAATGTTTCTCAAACAGTCGCGCAGGGTAAAGCGCTTAATCGTCTGACTGATCTTCTGGCGATGGCAGGCGATAACGCTGGTCATGAACTGATGAGCGCTGCCGCTTCTATCGACGAGCGCTGCAAGCTGAAAGACAGTGCTGCGATGATTCTTCGCTATACTGTAAATGGTAGTGTAGAACGTCTCCAGAAAACTCTGTCTGAGGCCTTGTTTAAGGTCGGCGAAAAAGCTGCAAATGATAATACTACGTTAGCGTCGTATGCCAGCCGTTTTGGTGTTCACGCAATCGCGGTATCTGCGGAAAGTAATTCATACGCAATCGTTACAGCGATTCGTGATCAACTGGAAGCGTTCGACCGCAACGAAAGCAATTTTATCGTTGCGCAGAAAGCAAGTGTTGAGCAAATCAATGCTCCGGTTATCGACTGGTCTGCAACTTCCGCAAACGTTGTTCTGGAAGGTGCTGCGTTAAGTTTTGTAGTTCGCTCGGAAAAAACCCGCGTGAATTTCCTGATTAATCCTATTAAGGGGAATAATGTTGTGAGTAACGATCAGAAAGCTCTGTCTGTTTTCAGCCGCGAAAATCAGGCGTCCGTAACTATGGAAGAAAAAGTCGCTGCACTCGAAGCTCTCGGTTACGATCTCGGCGCTATGCCGGATGAAGAAATTGCGCTGTCCTACGATAGCGAGCGCGTTGATTTTCTGGAAGGCGCTGGCGTTGATTTTCTGGAAGGCGCTGGCGTTGAAGTAAACTCCGGCGACGAAGGCGAAACTGACGACGCCGAAGAATCGGAAGAAGATTCCGAAGAAGGCGAAGAAGAAGAGGAAGAAGAGGAAGACGATTTCTCCGCTTCTGAAACTCTGGCAGAAATTCTGACTAACGCCCAACTGGATCGCGCTCAACTGAAAAAGCTGGTGTTCCTCGCAGGCGGTAAAGTGTTTACCTCCGACACCGAAGAAACTCTGACGGTGAAACTGCTGGAACTGGTCGAAGATAAAGACTACAGCGAATTCTTCCAGTTTGCGCTGGACGCTAATGAACGTCTCGGCGGCGTTGAAGGTTTTGCTGATTTCCTTCACAACGAAAGTGTTCTCGCTACCGACGAAGAAGAATCTGAGGAAGAAGATTCCGAAGATGACGGCGACGAAGGCGACGATGCCGAAGGCGACGACGATGATTCCGAAGATGAGGACGATTCGGAAGACGAAGATGGCGAAGATGAAGACGACGAAGACGAAGAAGATCTTTCTTTCAACTCTGTTGTCGAATTCATCGAACTGATCGGCGGCGATCTGAATCGCGAAGTTATTCGCGCAATTGCTCGCTCCGAAAACTTCGGCCTGAAAACTTACAAGAACGAAGACGCTGCTGCAATCTTCGAACGTGTAGTTGAAGTGCTGAACAATAACGAACTTTCTCCGGAAGATTTCGAACAACTGATTCACGATCTCGCGCAGATCGAAGTTGTTGCCGCTGCCTATCCGGAATGGGCTGAGTACGAAGTCAATCCGACTGACTACACTGAACTGTTTAACTTCGAAGGCGGTTCCCTGTCTCACGAACAGCGCGTTGCCGCTCTCGAAGCTGCGGGTAACGATCTCGAAGGTATGGGCATGGTTGCCGTGCTGAAACTCTTCGAAGAGTATCGCCGCGAAAATGGTTACGGTCAGGAAAGCGAAGAAGCTGCTGACGAAACTTACGCGCTGGATTCTGATGCGGAAGACGAAGGCGAAACTGACGAAGGCGACAACGCCGACGAATCTTCCGACGAAGAGGAATCCGAAGAGGAAGAATCTGAGGAAGAAACCGAAGAAGAAAACGACGAAGCGTTTGTTTCCGATTCTTCTGAAAGTGATATCGGTACTTTCCTGCGTGTTCGTCAGGAACAAATGCTGCTGGTCAACTTCACGCTGACTGATCGCAGTACGTTTGAAGATCTCGCCGAAGAACTGCGCGATCAAAACGGTGTTGATTACCGCGTACCAATCAACATGAACGACGAAGCCGAAGGTTCTATGTACCTGCCGCTGACTGTCGCGAGCGATCTGCTGTCTGGTTCTGCTGCGCTGCCGTTCATGTCTGATCGCAAAACTTTCAACGTGGAAGACTACGCTGAAAAACTGGCTAACACTATGCGCGGTCAAATTTCTGCGCTGCTGTATGAAGGCCGTCTGGAAGCTGGACAAGATCCGTACACTAGCGGTCTGGTGCTCGGTGATTTCGTTGAAGACGAAGACGAAGATCTGGATGAAGACGAACTGAGTTCTGACTATCTGAAAGAACTGGTCGGTGATCACATTCCGATGGCGTCTCTGTACAACGCACATGTTGGCGTGCGTCCGGTTGTAGTTGATACCGAAAGCACTGTTCTGAATACCATCGTGCTTAACATTGCAATGCCTTGCATTTGGGGCATCGGCAAGAAGAAAGTAAAAGATCTGGTAATCAGCACTTACAACCGTGTGCTTGCGCACATCGGCGAAACCGATATTAAAGTTTATGTTGGTTTCACGCTGAATTCCGGTTCACTGGTTTCTGATGAAAACCTGCAATTGGTTGTTCGTTCTGTTGGCGAAATGGCAAGCGAAGAAATCGCGGTGCATTCTTTCTCTTCTAACGATGTTCAGCGCATCGAAGAAAGCGAAGATCTGGTTGAAGCCGCGCATTCTGTCGGCACCGAAAACCTGCCGCTGGCGCTGCTGTCCTCCGGTATCGCTGACGCTGCATTTGCGAACGGCGGTGATCTGATTGTGATTCTGTCTCCGGCGGGTGATAGCGAAGACTACTCCGACGACGAAGACGAATCCGAAGAGTAATCTGTAAATAAATGGTGTGGGGCAAATTGCTCTGCACCATTTTAAGGATTCCTAATGTCTGATACGCAAATTGAAGTTTTACATCGGACACTGTTTTCAACGCGTCAGTCGCTTGATGAGAACATCATGGCACGCCGCGCAACCGAAAAGGTGTTGGATGAGCGCCTGAGTGAATTAGGCCGCTGTCAGGTTCAATTAAGCATTGCTCAAGAGCGAATTCTGAATCTCCAGACTGAATATAATAATGTTGTGGAGAAATCGGAAAGCAAAGCGAAGGATATGGAAGAAACTTTCCGTACCTCCGAAGCAAAGCTGAAAGAAGAAATAGTAATTCTGAACGACAAGATTTCGGAACTGCGTGCGCTCTGCCGTGATATGCCGGAAACTCCTGCGGAACAACTGCTGGAAAACGTACTGCATAAAACGATGGCGTATCTGCATTCGACTGTGGTGTATTTCGCTGCCCTCACGTTGAATTCCAATCCGCAATCTCTGGCTGGTAAAGAGTTGCTTGCGCTGACGAAAAAGCAAACCCTGAATCCGGGCAAATTGTTTTCACTATCTGTAAAGGAAAAGCAGATAGTCTTAGAAAACATTCGTTCGTTTGTGCAAGCAGAACTTGATAATTCTGAATACACAAACATCCGGGCGGTAATTACTGCAATGACCGCTTCGGATAAATCGTGGAAGACGTTTCGCGATAGCCTGAAAAATTCTAAGGTGCTTTTCTCACTCGCATCTGACAAACTGGAATTTGACTCTGCGGTAAACGCGGTCGTTGAATTCATTCTTGAACAATTGAAGTAATGAACGGGAGTTCGAAATAATCATGGCTAAATCAAAGTCCACCTCACTGGTTCCGAAACGCATTGAGCGTATCACGAAAAAAGCTGGTGCAATCGCGCAGGTCAAATCCAAACAAACCGATCTGGCGCACGATATCGAAATCTCGACTCGCGGCGCACACGAAGTTTCCGGTTTCGTGATCGAAGTTACCGCTGACGATAGCGTAACGATCCGCCACAAGAAAGGCGCTGGTAGTTCCAAACAGATCGTAAGCACGTTTACCAAAAACCAGATCATTAGCTTTATCGGTGAAGCTGGCGGCATGGGGCAACTGCTGGTTGACGCGTACATGGTTGTTCAGGTAATTCGCGGTCAAACTGTAAAAGTTAAAGACGATGTGATTATCGCAACTGATATTCAGACTGGCGAAGTCACTCGCATCGCAACCAACATTCCGGGCTACGATGTTCGCGCAATTGTTGACGAAGCTGTTGCTTCTAAAAAGTACGGCACTCCGATTGCAGTTGAAAAGAAAAAAGGCGCTGGCAAGGTAGAAAAAATTGCCAAAGGCGGCAAAGATAAGTCCGGTAAAAAGAAAAAGAAGTCTGACGAAAACTTCTAATTCGGTTCCGGCCTGAATCTGTAAAGTAACGTTGAAGGACAGAATCTGTAAATCAATTCTGTCAGACAGAAACTGTAAACAGTGAATGTCAAACGCCACTGATTAATTTCGGTGGCGTCAGTTAAAAACATTTTTCTCTTAATCTGTAAATAGTAATTGAACAAAGCGTTCATTACTGAACTTTCCTAAAGGATAAAATGAATCATGGCTAAAGCAAAGAAAACCTCTAACGTAGCAATGGAAACTCTGGCTAAAATGGCTGGCCTGCTTGTAGAAGCGGCTGCCGATGCAGAAGTTGCAGAACTTCTCGCCGAAGCTGGTCTGACCGTTGCCGCTAAAGGTAAAGGCAAAGCTAAAGCTGCTAAAGCTGAACCGAAAGCAAAAGGCGGCAAGAAAAAGAAAGTAACTGCCGCACAAATCGTTGAAGCCATCGAAGATGGTGAGTCCATCGAACTCGAAGGCACCGACGAAGAAGTTCTGCGCGAAGCCGTGGTCAAAGCGAAACTGACCAGTAAGAAAAAAGCGGCGAGCCTCGATGAAGAGGAACTGCTGGAACTGATTCAGGAAGCGTTGGGTTCTTCTGATGACGAAGAAGAAGACGACGAAGACGAAGACGACGAGGATGATTCTGATGAAGATGATTCCGACGACGAGGACGACGAGGACGAAGACGACGAAGACGACGAGGATGATGAAGACTCGGACGACGACGAAGACGACGAAGACGGCGACGACGAAGATGATGAGGACGACGAGGACGACGAAGACGAGGACGAAGATGACGAAGATGAAGATCGTGATCTGGAAGACCTCGACGAAGACGAACTCCGCGCGTTAGCCATCGAAGAAGGCGTGTTCACCAAAGCGCAGGCCAAAAAGAAAGACGAAGATGCACTCCGCGAAGCGCTGGAAGCTCACTTCGCTGGTGACGAAGATGAAGACGAAGACGACGAAGACTTCGACGACGAAGACGACGAAGACGAAGACGACGAGTAATTAATCTTCAACTGCGGCACGCCCCGCTAAGTTGTATGACGAGCGCGGGGCAAATGGTGACGAAGATGAAGACGAAGACGACGAAGACTTCGACGACGAAGACGACGAAGACGAAGACGACGAGTAATTAATCTTCAACTGCGGCACGCCCCGCTAAGTTGTATGACGAGCGCGGGGCAAAAAATCTTCAAAAAACTTTGAAGAAAATTTTGTAGAAGTATGTTGAACATGCTAATGTACTTCTACGCAGAAAACGAATTCTGTTTTTACTCCACAACGAACAAATTGAATTTAAGGATTTATCATGTCTAAGAAAGTAATCTCCGGCCTGAACAAACAAATCAAATCCATCGAAAAATCCGATGCCGCTCTGGTGAAGACCATCGAAGGTTTGCAGAAACAGCGCGAAAATCTGGCGTCTACCAAAGACGGTCTGAACGAACAGGTTGCCGCTCTGTCCGGCGAAGCTGCTGCCCCGGCTGCTAAAGGCAAAGCGAAAGCTGAACCGAAAGCGAAAGCTGCTAAAGCTGAACCGAAAGGCAAAGGCAAAAAAGCCGCCGAAGAAAAACCGGCGAAAGGCAAAAAAGAAAAAGCTGCTAAAGCTGAGAAGCCTGCTAAGGCTGACAAGAAAGCTGCTAAAGGCGAAGGCAAAAAAGCCAAAGCTGAAAAGCCCGCCAAAGCTGATAAAAAAGCTGCGAAAGGCGAAGGCAAAAAAGCCAAAGCTGAAAAGCCTGCTAAGGGCAAAAAAGTGAAAGGCGAAAAAGCCAGCAAGAAAAAAGGTAAAAACGCCGACGCAGGTTTTGAATTCGAACTGGACGATTAATAGTTCCCTGCGCTGATTAAGTTGATACGGGTTAGGGATTATCTCCCTAGCCCGTTTTTCGTTTCTGGTCGATTTTTCTCGATAGGTTTCTAAATGGATCTTCACTCACGTTTCAAAAAACTTAACGAAGACTTGCTCGAACTTCAACAAGCTGTTCATCGCGTCGTTCGTATCTCTCCTTCAAAGTTCGCCGTTTGTTTTTATGATCGTCATGAGCAATCGCTTCGAACCAACGTTATTGATTCTCGTACAGCACACGAAATAAAACTCATTCAAGAAATGTCTGGCGCTGAGTTGCAATCCTATGGCGCTTTCGTTTCAGCCATTCAAGAATGGTGTGAAGCTGAATCCCCCGGTGAATTCCCTATCCCATTGGACAAAGCAGATTCAGACAGCTACCGCACGCTGATTGATGCGATGACTATCCGGGAATAGCAACTCTGCAAATCTGTGTCCAAAACGTCGATAGCTTATCTAATACTTTAGTGCTAGAATAGGCGGCGGGGAAATCCGTACATTAGACGTGTGAGGGAATCACGTTCGGAGAAAAATCATGGCGAAGAAAGCCGAAGTAAAAGTTCTAAAAAAGAAAGTAGTAGCCAAAGCGGTTGGAAAAGAAATCAAGAGCAAGAAAAATGCTCAAGAGGGATTCACCGCTCTTTCTGTAATGGAAGGCTTGCGTAAAAACCCCGGTATGTATCTCGGCGAACCGGGCGAAGATATGGCATATCGTTGCGTCAAAGAAGTTACCGACAACGCATACGATGAAGCCGTGGCGGGACGAAATAAATTAATCGAAGTGATCTTCAACGAAGACAAAGATATTTATATCGTTGCTGATGGTGCTGGCGGCATTCCGACAACCGTTAAAAAGATTTACGATGGATCTTCCGAAGCGATCATGACTTCCGCATTTACGCGTGTTCACGCTGGCGGTAAATTTGATAACGCTGCATACAAAACTTCTGCTGGTACGCATGGCGTTGGTGTTACTGCTGTTAACGCCGTGTCTGAAAGAATTCGTGTGTGGTCGAACTTCGAAAAGAAAACAAAAGGCATGGAGTATTCCAAAGGCGAATGCGTAACAGCAATCAAGAATTGGGAAGTCGATGCTGATGTTGTGAAGCTGCTGCAAGATCCGGCGAAAAAATACGGAACGATTGTCGCGTGGACTCTCGACCAAACTGTTGTGAGTATCGACTCGCGCCGTGGTAAAAAACTGCCGAAGGATTACACTCACGCAAAACTTAACGTTGAGCGTACTCGCGAATGGTTGCAGGCAATGTCTGATCTCAATCCGGGATTAGAGATTCGCTTTACGCACATCAAAGATAAAAAAGGTAAGCGCACTGTTTTCTTAAACAAGAAAACTATGAGCGATGTAGTTAAACGCATTGCAGACGAGCGCGAATTGGTTTTGGACGGCAAGCCGTTCGAACTGAAAACTGATTACGTTTCTATCGCGATCAGTTGGGCTGATTATCCGGATACCGATTTGTTGCGCACGTTCGTAAACACGTCTCCTACTCTGGATCATGGCTGGCACGTAACAGGTTTCAGAAGCGCTCTCGAAGCTGCATTGAAACCGTATCTGCCGAAAGCGAAGAAAGGCGGCAAAACATTTACGGCAAGTGATTTGCTTGTCGGTGTTATTGGCATGTTCGACTGGCGTATGCACGGCGCACAATATACATCGCAGGTAAAAGATAAACTTGCTAGTCGTGTTGAAAAAGAAGTTCAGGCGATCATTGAAAAACCGTTGACCGATTTCTTTGCGAAAAATAAATCTCTCGCGAAGAAAATCATTAAACGCGCAGAAGCAATGATGAAAGGCCGTGATGAGTTGAGCGCTGTTATTCGTTCGATGGCTGACACGAAGAAAAAAGTTGCTGGTAATTCGTTACCTCCGTTCCTCGAAGCTGCGCCGCGTTGTAAACCGTTTGAGCGTGAATTGGTTGTGGTGGAAGGTGACTCCGCAGGCGGTACAGGTAAGAACGCTCGCGATCCTTACTATCAAGAGATCATGAAAGCTGGCGGTAAACCTCTTAACGGTTTGAAAGCGCCGCTGGCAAAAGTGCTTGTGCATAAACAGGTGCAAGGTTTGTTGGTGAGTATTGGCGCGGATTTAAAAACACTCGATCCCAAAGCAGAGAATCCAACTCTGAGCACGGAAAAATTACGCATTGGCAATCTTCTGTTCCTCGCAGATGCTGACCCGGATGGCAGTCACATTAACACGCTGTTCCTCGCTGTTATCTATCGACTGTTGCCGGACATGATGCGCGAAGGCCGTGTATGGGTTGTCGATGCTCCACTCTATAACGTGATGTACAAAGGCAAACATTATGGCGGCATGACGTTTGAAGAGTGTCGTGCGATTGCACCTAGCGCGGTAAAAGATAGCGAAATCGTTCGTGCGAAAGGTTGGGGTGAAGTTAACCCTGATGTTCTGCGTGCGATTGCATTCGATCCGGAAACGCGCCGACTCATTCGAATCAATCCGTTTGAGAACGCAGAGCAAGAACGTTTCTTCCGGGGTGTCGTTGCGGAGGACGCGATCTATCGCCGCCGTTTGTTAGGTCTGGTTGAAGTAAATGCAGGGGATGAAGAATAATGGCAACCATTAAGCCGAAGAAAAACGCGAAGCCAGAAAAAACGAAAGTTAAACCTGCTGCGAAATCGAAAGCCGTTGCGAAGAAATCCAAAGGCATTGAAGTTGCCGATATCAAGCCGGGTAAAAAACTCAAAAAGAAAACTGATACTGCAATCACTACCGCAGTAGAAAGTAAGTATCCGCTCAAAGGGCAGAAGCCTGAAAACATTCGTGACGAAGGTTTGGCTGCGTTTACTGAGCGTGAGCTGCGTAAGTATGGATCTTACGTTGTGGAAGATCGCGCCATTCCAGATTTTCGTGATGGTTTGAAACCTGTTCACCGTGCGATCATTTGGGCAATGTCGGATCTCAATCTGTTGCCGTCCGGTGGTTTTAAAAAGAGTGCGCGTGTTGTTGGTGATGCTCTCGGTAAATATCATCCTCATGGTGATGGTGCGTGTTATGGTGCAATGGTTACGGTTGCTAACACCGTGCCACCTGCTGTAGATGGTCAAGGCAATTGGGGAACGCCAACTGATCCATTTGCTGCGATGCGTTATACCGAAGCAAAACAAAGCCGCTTCACGCAAATGTTTTTGCTCGATAAAAACTATTTGCAAGTTACGCCGATGGTTAGCAACTTCTCTAACGATATGAAGTTGCCTCTTCACCTTCCGGCGCTGTTACCGTTCATGTTGTTTGCTGGTACGGTTCCGGCTCCGGCGTATGGTGTGAAGTGCGGAAACCCAACGTTCACTTTCGCCAGCGTTGCGCGTGTCGTAATTGATATGCTTAACGGCGTTGAATACGATCACAAAAAACTCGCGAAGACATTAGTTATTCAGCATGAGTTTGGTTGTAAGAACATTACTTCCAGTAGCGAAATGTTGAACCTGATGCGAACCGGGCGCGGCAAAGTAACTTACGAACCGGAAATGAAAATTGATCTGAAACGCAAAACGATTGTGATTCAGACGTTCGTTCCTCTCGGATTCGCGTCGGAAGACGGCATTGAAAAAATGCTGACGAAGTTCGCTTCTATTCAGGGCGTATCAACTGCGCATTCTGTTGGCGGCGAGCGAAATCCGGATGCGGGTACTTATGGTTGTGCTGTTGAAGTTGTGATCGGTCGCGGTGTTGATGAAGATCGTTTCTATGAGATCGCGCAGGAAGTTCAAAAGCTCGTTACCAAATCCGTTTCGTATATTCTCGGTGTCACTGTTCGTCATGCTGATAAGCCGAATAGCTTTAAGTATCTCGATTATCTCTCCTACTTCAAAGCGTGGGTGACGTATCGTAAGAAACTCGAAGTGCGTATGTTGGATTGGTTGATTACGCGTGCGCAGAAAGAACTCCACTTGCAGGAAGTTTATTTATTCGCAGTAGAGAACAAAGACAAGTTGCTTAAAGCGCTGCCTAAAGTTCTGGCTTCGAAGACTCCTGATGAGGCGCTCGCGAAAGCAATCAAGCTCCCGGTCGAAGATGCAAAAATCATTTTGGATCGTCAGGTGCGTAAACTGGCGACGCTTGAGAAAGCCGATCTGGTTGCGAAAATTAAATCGTTGAAATCCGATATCGCTGGCTGGCAGAAAGGCTTGAAGGCTCCGGGCAAGTATGCAGGGAAGGACACGGAAGATCGTGTTGTTCGTTACTTGAAAAATCCGGATGAGAACAAGCCAAAACTCGGCTACGGAAAACTGTAAATACTAATTGGGATCTGTAGACTAGGAATATTCCTAATACTGTAAATAATAGTAATTAGGAACTGTAAACAGATCCCTTTTCCGCATACCAGAATGTTTTGTGGTATGCTTAGAGTCAAAGACGGCTCTCACTCTCGTTACGAGGTTATTTGAATGAACTCTCCAGTTGTTGCACTGCGCAACCGTATTGATGATGTTGTTGAAGCATTAACTCTCATCAAGAATGGCTCCCTGTTGAAGCGCTCCGATGTTGTTGGTGCGTTGCATGAAGCTGATGTTGAATCGGCAAAGGTTGTCAAAGAGGTGCGTAGTAGTGTCTATAAATCCTATCCTGATGTGCTCGAATGTAAAAGCGGATTCACTGCCGCGCTTACAACCTGCGTATCGCTGGCGGGAATGCTGAAATCAAAATCAATTTCACGTCCTGCTTTCTTGAAGAAAATTTCTTCGGTACTCGAAAATCTGCGTGGTATTCGCACTGACGTTGAGCGTGCGTTGACCTATCTGCCAGAAGACGAGAACAGCGATGTAGAAGACCGGGCAATCTCTCGACGTGAAGCGCGTGAGCGTGCGGCATCGTCAAAAACTTCCCGACTGTTAGAACAAATGCACGCGAAATATTCGCACAAAGTTCCGACCAAACTGAAAGGCGCGATCTATCTGACCACGCTTCCTCTTATGGCGCGGTTTGGAACGTTTTCGATGAATCCGGACAATCTCTCAAAGCTCGGCTTTAAAGTTCACAACGCTGGCCTGCATTCCGCTCCTAGTTCCGATCTCGGAATCGTGCTAGAGGAACAGCTTGTGATGTTTTTCCGCATGAGTGATGCGCTGGAGAATTCAGAGGAGGCGTCAAAGAAATTTAAAACTGGCGGCGTAAACAAAGAGCGAACCGATCTGCAAAAGCGTCGCAATGCAGAACGTCGCGAGTTACGATTGCTCAATCAAAATTTGGAGGGCGTGACAAACATCAATCTCAAGAAAGCGATCAACAAACGAATTGAGAAAACGCAGAAAGCGATTGATGAACTGACAGCAAAAATTGATAACCTGAATGAAAGTGTGAAACAGCACAATTCAACTGCGCGTGTGGTGCGGCAAATGAATAACACCACGGAGATTAGCATACTCAATTACGCTGCGCCGATTCTGGACAGCCTGAACGCTAAGGCAAGCTCCGACTACGGATTGTTTACGACTAAGCCGTTGTCTGGACTCATGGCTGATAGCGATGTGTTTGCGCTCTGGTTAATGCCGAAGCCCACGATTAAGATGTTACTCAAACTAACGAACGGGGATACCAAATTGGATACGTGGTTCCTGCCGTGGTCTAATGGCCGCTGAAAATAGATTGTATGCGAATGAACGTAATGGATTAACGCAGTGTTGTATTTGTGGAACGTTCACGAAAGCAATTCACTGGCACCATACGATTCCGCAATCTCTCGGAGGCAAGGACAGTCTCCAGATTCCGTTGGATGGAAATTGCCACACTGCATTGCACGCGAAAGCGAGCGCGGTTGTGAGCAAGATGCACGGAAAAAGAAAAACTCCCGTTGGTGAATTTTGGGATGATCCGAAAGCTGAACAGGCCGCCGAAGTATGGTTAAAAATCCTTGTCGATGCGATGCTTGTACCACCTGTCGATCCATCATCCAAAATGATTTTGCTCCCGTCAATTCAGGTTGATGTGGAGACAAGACTCGCACTTGAATTGTTGAAGCGTGATACTCCCGGCATAACATCAATGTCGCAAGTTCTCCGCTTCTGCATAGAAGCAACACTTAAAATAAAGGGTTTGAGAAACGATGAGCAGCAAGAATTTTCGCACAGTAGATCTGAAAGAAATGGTAAAAAGCACCGTGACTTGTGGTGATTGCCGTGGTCTGAATCGTGATGTTCTTATTCCTTCTGCTACGAAGCCGTGTGAAAGTCTCGGCAAGTTGGAAGACAGTAAGATGTGCAAACATTTCCGCACGAACACTTACGATCTGCGTCGGCTGATGGAAGAAGGCGGTGATGGTCTTGTCGCTCTGTTCCAACTGTTCGGGAATATGGAAGAGAAAGATCTGCGCATCATTTCTATGATGCTGTTGCGTGAAGCAAACACGCGTAAGCATGGCGTGAAGATGGGGCAACCTGTTTTCATTCGTTACCGTGGGCGTGAGTCTCGCAATTATCTGAACAACTTTATGGCGGCACGTATTCTGGATATCGACGACAAAGAAATTCGTTTGATTTCTGAAACAGGCAATATCGTGCTTACTTACCCTAACACCGGATTGGCTGGCCCGTCTGTTTATTCGAAGTCAGAATTTAAAACGCTGGCGAAGAAAATGAAAGCGGAAGGCAAGATTAACGATCCAGAACGCGAGATCAAAACCGTTAAGAAATATCTGCCAGAAGAAGATGTGAAATTTAAAGTTCCAACTATTCTGGATGGATTCTCTGTTCCCAACATGGACGAAGTTGTGAAAGGCAAGGGCGGCAAGAAGAAACGTAAGACGAACACACTTATTGATATCGTAAGCATGATTGACAGTGGTAGTCTTATGGGCGCTCACGCTGATGACGAAGATGGTGCATTGGAGTTAGGCGAAGACCAATACCAAAGCACAACGAAAACTAAGGTCAAGCCTAAGAAGAAAAAACGTAAGGCTGGCCCGATTGAGTTAAGTGATTATTGATTTGATTCATTTTTGTTTTTAGCAAAATTCGTTAACAAAATCGCTCATGGGGTTATTAGCAGTGAAACAAGATTCTTTGTCAAAATTTATTGAGACTAAACTTTTAATCAAACGGAATTCTTCTGCGTTTCGCGTTGTGTATGCGGCGACGGTGCGTTACTTAGCCTGCGGGTTTAAGTCCATCGCTGAGTATCACAGTATTCTGCAAAAGTACGTTGACTTTAATCAGTTTGAGTTCTCCGCTGCCGACTTCCGTATTCAGGTTGGATCGGTATGCCGTTTTGTCACGAACATTCGTTTTTATGCTTTATCCATTTGTCTTGCGAAGCAGGACAATTTAAAACGCGTTGTGCTCTCGTATAAAAAGTTTGGTGTGCGTCGCCGGGATGCGCAACTGATTTGGAAGCTGATGCTGGCAGATATTCGCTGCCGTAAAATGCTCTTGAAGACAGCAAAGCAAAAACACAAAACGTTGTGTGCTGCGCAAGTTAATCATCACGAATTGCAACTGCGAATGAATCAGATAAACGAACTGACAGAGGTTCTAAATAAAAACATCAAGTCGCGGGTGAAAAAGCAATTGCGTTGGGTAATGACTGCGCACAACATTACGTGGCAAGATATTGTGTGTGACGTTACGTGTAAGCTAATCGTGAGCTACTATAACAGCTTGCCGAATGCGTACTCGTTCCAGCACCAACTGAACTATCTGCGCCGCTCGTTGGAAAATATAATTCATAACATGAACCACTATTACGCGGCGGATTGTCGCAAGCGTATGCAAAAATCTGGTGACGGTTTTGAATTGATCGTTATGTCAGACAATCAACTCAACCGCAATGTTGGTTTGGGTGATTCTGAAAATGAACGAAGCTATGAAGATCTTGCGGAACCAACATCGGCTCCTGTAGAACAACTGGAAACTAATATCGCCATTGAACGTCTGCTTGAGAAAAATGCAGGCAAGAAGCGCGGTAAACTTTACAGTGTTGTTCTCGGACGCGATGAACACGGCTTCTCTGAATATCTGGCGCACAATAACTTATTAGGAAAACGTCTGAGTAACGGAACGGAATGGCTCGTAGCAAAACCAATCGCAACCGTGCGTAAGGTGTTGGCTAAGTGGCTTAACGTTTCGGTAGAGGCAGTGGAAAGCGGCCTCAATACTCTGAGAACTGCGTTACAGATTGCATGAGGTTACAATGTATCGTTGTCTTGATTCCGAACTTGAAAAAGCAGCTTTTACTTTATTCCCGCGCACGCTTGATACTGAATATAAACGTGCGTTGTGTTATGTAGTTTTTCATCACGTTAAAAAGTCTAATATTGCGCAGGTGAGTCGCCTCGTTCACGATATCCATTCTAAATATGCGTACAATCGCGAGGATATCAAAGCGGCTCTCTCTGTTTTAAAAAGTCCTTATGCGTTTCGTGCGGTTGATATGTTCATGGACAGGGATCAGAAAAATCGTCTCGTCCGTGTGGCTCGCGATGCTAATATTGCAGAGTGGCTGTCAGAAGTTGAAGAAAAATATCCGCACGTAACTTGCATGATGTAGGGAACATATGGAACTTTATTCACTGCCCTTAGAAATAA